CTGCGTAATGTTGAATGGCGAACCAGTGCTTACCTTCTCAACAACCCGTTCTGGTGACTGGATTGATCGTATGGCAGCAGTTGCAACCGGAGAGCCAGATTCTATCGTGCAGGCCGAAAAAGAAAACGGCGAGTTTACTATTGGTCAAGCTAACGAAAATCAGGTTCTTGAGGCTGTAGCTGCAAGCTACGTTCGTTTGATTGATTACACTACAAAACAGTTAGCTGCACATTTGTCAGTTTCTTCAGCACTTCCAAAGTTCAAAGACCCACTTCCAGTTGTTGTGGCTGGTGGCACTTCAAAAGCAAAGGGATTTGTCGACATGCTTGAGAAGAAACTTAAAGAAAACAATTTCCCTGTTGAGCTAAAAGAGGTTCGCCATGCAGAAGATCCTCTTCGTGCAGTATCTCGTGGATGTTTAATTGCTAGTGAATTGTTTTAGTTCACCTGGGCTTAAACCCAGGGACGCAAAAAACAACCAAAAACAGCCAAAAAATCTAAATCATATTGGAAAAAAGGGATTTAGATGTTAATAACAGTTGCGAATTAACACGTCGAATGTTTTATCCAGTGGATCATATTTAATTGTATGGGTAAAAAATCTTGGACAGTAGACTGGTCTAAAGTTGACTGGTCTAAAAACAATGCTGAAATAGCAAGAGAATTAAATGTTGACACTTCAAGTGTTTGGTCGAAACGAAAAAATTTAGGACTTGCTTCATCGACTAAGAAAATAAATTCAGGTATTGAAAACTTGCCTAATGGAGCAGCCATAAATTGGGATAAAACTAAAAGATTTAAAGATGGGAACTCAATTAGGCGAATTTTCTGTCTGAGGTGTGGTATTTGCAAACAATGGAGAATGGTTAGGACAGTAAATATAGGAAAAATCAGACAAGGAAAAATGTCAATCTGTTTGTTATGTTCGAAAATTATAAGGAGCGGTCAAAGTAAAACAGGTATGGTAGGAAAACACTATAACAGTTCTGGGTACATTGTATGTCTACTTGACTTCTTTTCAGAAAAAGAACAAAAAATTCTTAAACCAATGTCAGTAACACATAATGGAAAAAGAAATCCTGAAATACTTGAACATAGAGCTATTATGGCACTAAGCCTCAAAAGACCTCTTTTATCAAATGAGGTTGTTCATCATATCAATGGAGTTAAAGATGATAATAGGATAGAAAATCTTGAGCTTCTCAATAGAAATGAACATTCTGGTGAACACAGAAAACTCCTCCTGGAGTTAAGAAAATTAAAAATTGAAAACAAAAAACTCAAAGAAAAGCTTGTTGCAGCAGAAATTTTTTAGAAGGGTGGGTTGAGGGAGCCTTTGAAACTCAGCCACTAAAAGAGGACAAACCTGCAAAAAAAAGGCTGCCCATGAACAACATGGGCAGCCAAAAGGGATTTGCACGCTAATCTATCAAAAGATGTACATCGTGTCATATTCCTTTTCAAAATCGTCATATGCCTTTTCAAGCACATCTTTTGGAATGTCGAAATTGTTACTTGCAAAGTTTAGTGCGTCTTCGTAATCATTCCCTCTTCGATTAACGCTTGTCCAAAAATATTGCGCAGCGTATTGCAAATCCGACTTGCTCCATTGCTTATCCTCGGCCTGTGTGGCATCTTCTGACTTAATGAAGTCGCTTTTTCTCTTAATGAAGTCGCTTTTTCTGCCAATATCTGTATCTCTAAATACCGGTTCCCCCCAATGGGTACGTTCCTCTTCTTCTTCCCACGTAGAACCATAAAGATCGCCTAGTTGATCCTCATCATACTCTGGATCAGTCTCGTAACCTGGTTCTCTGATGGTAAGCCCTTCATCTTCTGGATCAAAATCATCTAAAGAAAACTCTTCATCTTGAACCGAACCAATCATTGTTGGAGGTTGCTGATAATCTACGCCGAGTTCATAATCTTCACCTGGCTTAGGCTGCCAAAGTGTTTCAATGTCTTCTAACGCATCTTTTGCAAACTGTGCTTCGCCAATGTTTTTTCGGTCGCTTTCTTCGGCACCAGTAAGCTTTTTGTAAGCAGTTGAAAGCTGGCCCTCAATTTCCTTTGCCATCTCTTGATCTTCATCCAAGCCTTTTTCGATGGCAGTTTGAAGTGCTTCCATAGCATTTCTTACATAATGCTTAGCATCCTTAAGGCGGTCTTCGCCTGGATTAGGCTCGGTCTTTTCTTGTAACACTCCGGCCAATCTCATCCAACGTTCTTTAAGAATTTTTGTCATTTTTTTTCCCTCGAACCAATCTGGTAAATCCATACTATGGATACGGCGGCCCACTTTTATCGGCCTTGCGATTATCGCATTTCTTGGTTAAGTAGTTTATTGTCGATGATAATTCAAATGGTTTTGGTGGGCAAACAAAAGGAAATAAAGCATGCAAAATCAAAAAAATAGCAGAAATAAAAAAATGAAAAGAAACACCGAGGGCAAATTTAGCGTGCTGCCAATAAGTTTCTCCCTGTTCTCCTGGATGTTCGGTGAAAAGTTTTGAAAGTTTCTGAAGCATGCATTTAAATAGAAAAAGGCGGCCATTCGGCCGCCGTGTCTATTTGTTGAATATGGACAACGGTTTCACAATTTCCTCAGGCTTGGCAGTGTCATATAAATGCATTACAAGATCATAATCAAATGTATCAAACATTACCAAATCTGAGCTGAATTGTCCATTGTCTTCTTTAAACATATTAGTCGGTATAGTAAGCTTGTTTTTATTGTCTAAAACATGTAAAACATGTTTAACGGTATAAAAAACGATGTTTTTATGACAAGACTTTTCAAAATTTTCTGCTGCTTTTACCGTTGTGTGCTTGCGAATTTGTATGAACTCATCTGTAATCATGATAGTTTCTGGAACAAGAAATCTTTTGGTTTTCCCAATTTCAGAAATCTCTTTCGTGGGACCCAAAACAATATTTGCTTCCATTTCTTCTGAACTGGCACACGTTAAGTTACCAACGCCAAAATCGTTTTCTTCGTAGTTGTCAATACCCTCTGGAGATGTAAGCAAAGTACCTGGAACGAATTTAGAAACTTTTGGTTTTATATGAACTACTTCTTCTAAAGTTACTTCCCCTCTAAATGCATGTTGATTCAAATTTGGATCGGTTCGTTTGCTGCCAATTTTTTCTAAATTAGAGGCAACTTCATCAAGTGAACGATTAAAGTATCTATCAATCTGTTTAAAAAAGGTTTGTTTCGTATCTTGCACGGCTTGCCTTTGTTTGCTAATTACCGATTAGCATACGATGAGTTCTTGATTTAGTCTATATTGCGCAGCCATGAATCGTCGTCTTCTTCAAAATCTTCCGACAAAGAATCAATCATAGCTTCGATCTCTTCAACAGACTTGTCTTCCAGACTACGCCGAGGACGAATTCCGTAAACATCCTTGTATACATCCCTATAAGTCTCAATTGCCAAATATTTTGCTAAATCTTCACCGGTTCTTACGTCATATTGTTCCCAATGAGAAGGATCGACAACTAGTTTAAATGGTCCTTTTGACTGCTTGTTAAGAAGCTCGGCATATTCCGATGCAGTCTCCGGATACTTGCTTTCCCCAAGGCACCTTCTGCATGTATGGCTTTTAAAAATTTCTTACGATGTTTGGCGTCTTGGAAGGGCTGTAAAGCCGAAACTTTTTTATATGGCCCATCTACCGAATCATTAGTTCCAAAGTAAGCAGCGACGTCCTGGGCCGCTTCAGGTGATGTTCTTTCAGCTATCGAAGATGTTGATTCTCCTAGTACGGAAGAGAGATATCGTTTAATGTTATGAGTAAGATCATCGAAGACTTCTGGGGCATCTACTGGATCAAGCTCAAGGTCTTTGATTAGGCCAGCCACATGTTTATTAACAACACTTGCAACATGGTCATGTTTGGCCATGTGATAAGACGATTCTTTAACAATACCAGCAAGCCGCTGCCATCTCTCTTTTATTATTTTATTTGACATCTTTTTCGAGGCCGTGCTCATCATCCTGATCATCGCCAGCTTCATCTTGAAGATAGTGTGCTACAACGTCCATCATTTCTGCTGCGAGAGTAAGCTTGCTTTGCACCCAAGCTTCAAGTTGCGCATCTTCTGGAAGCTTTAAAAGCAATTCTTTGGAATATTTGCGGATTTTTTCAAGTTGACCTCTGGCCATAGAACCCTCGTGGTCTTCATCAGGCTCAACTTCAATTTTATCAGGATCCAATTCTGGAGCCATCTCTTCTAAAATTCCCTCAAAATTGTATTCCGGTTGTTTAGGACGATTGCCGAATGGATTACCCATTGGTGCTGGACTTGCCATTCCAAGATTCATAAAACCTTCATTAAGCCGTTCTCTTTCTTCTGTTCCTACAGAAGACTCCTTGAGTCCAGCGAGCTGTTGCCATCTGTTTTTGTTTATTTTATTCATATCAACCTTCCGAATGCCAAGAACCTAATTCTTCTGCAAGCCATTCATCTTCATCAGCAGGATCCCAACCAGGCTCTTCTTCATCAGAGCGTTTTTTGTCTCTCTGCCACTCAGAAGATGAATCATCTGAATCCTGTATATCAATTTCCAAATCATCAGCTTCCTTGAGTAAGCCAGCCAATTTCATCCATCGCTCTTTTAAGATTTTGGCCACGATAATCCTATAAGCTTAACTAGCGGATACTGAATGGTTGTTCCTATTTTGAATTGCCTATTGTCATATGAAAACAAGCTTTTCCACTTGGAGGCATGTTCCACTTTGCCCATTTTGGTAATCCAAGTTCTTCTCTTGTTTTTTCAAGAAGGAAGAGTGGCAATTAAGCCACCAATAAGTTTCATCATACCAAATGTAGGGTTCATACTCAAAGCTAATCACTTTGTTCTCATACAAGCCCCACTTTTTCATATTCAAAGGTCGTTCATTTCTAACAACTGTAATATGAGGTGCATAACGACCAGGCCGACACTTCTGAGACTTTGGAACGAAATTACGATAATAACGAGCAATCTCCGTATCGACCAAAAGCGTTAGCTTATAATTGCTTTCGTCAATTATGAAATACTTGAGCACACCTTCAGAACTAAACATTAAAAATATTCCAGGAATTTTTAAAAGAAAAAGCCATACTATGAGTATGGCAAACATCAATTAGATTCAAAATGTCTTACTTGTCAGCTTTTGCTTTTTCTGCAAGGCTGTTAAGCCATGCAGTCAAGTTCTCATCAACAATAAAATTCCCGACTTCCTTACCTAACTCTTGTAACATTGCTACATCTGCTTCTTCAGACGGTTCAAGCCAATAGTGTAATGCGTACCAAGCTTGTACTGCTTCATCCATAGATTGAATAAAAGTATCGAGAAGCTCTTTTCCTTCTCCTCCTAAGTCTTGTTGTAGAATATCGTTTCCGCCAACCTGTTCATTGATGGCTTCTCGGATCATTTCTCTAAGTTGTGACTTGGTTATTTTCATTTCATACTCCGACAAGCTTAAATAGAAAAGACCTGGCTTTTGGCCAGGTCTTTTCTGGGTTGCAAAGCTGAAATTAGTTATGTTCTTTACTGTGACATTTGGAACACAGGACAACGCCGGACACATTGTTTTGAATGTGGTAGTCAGCAACGGCTTCTGCAATTTGATCTTTGATATTAATCAAATTTTGATCATTTGCTGGTGCATTGCTGTTGTAATAATGATCCCATTTAAATTTTTTAGCAAATTTACGAATTATGGAAGACATTGTTTCTTTGTTGTGATGTATTTCCAAGCCAGGACCAGGTTTTTTACACATGACACATTGAAATTTTGCCGCTTTAAGCAAAGGATATTTCCAATTTGAATAAAGTTTAATACTACTACGACAATATTGATTTAGTGGGCTGATACCACCTTTCCATTGGCTATGGTTCTCTTTGTGAAGTGTCGGTATTGTTCCATCTAAACGTCCTTTGCGCATACGTTTTGAACGTTTTTCAATTTCAACTTTATTTGTTTTAATGGAGTTAGCCATTTTGGCTATGCGGTCGTCGGTTTCTTTTGATAAACCTTTGCCCCAATGTTCACTAGTTTCTTTTAGGTGAAATGGTTTCCAGCCTCCACTTTCAATCATCTTTTTACGTGTTTTAGCGCTGTTTTGTTGGGCTTTGTTTGAAACAAAATTATTTTTTTCTGGTATGCGTGCTGCGTGTCCATGAATAAATTCACGAAACCCACGAGTTATATCAAGAAATTTTACTTCCCCGCCACAACCACAAGCACACGTGGGCTCTCTGCCATTGTAATACAAGTCAACAATTAAATCTTTTGACTTTTTCTTGTGCCCTTTTCTGTAATGGACAGACAAAGAAATAAGTTTTTCATATTGGTTTTTGCACAAAGGGCACTTAAACACAAAACTCTCCTTGAACTGTCTTCTAAGGAGAGTTTACCATGTTGTTTGATATTTGTGTACTGCGAACAAATATATTTTAAAACTGCAAAACTGCGTTATCGAAGCGAATGGTCAATGAGATTTCTGCAAGGTCAGCAGTTGAATCATAGGAAACGTCGTTGAAGTTTGCTTCTGTAATGAATGCACCCTTGATGTCCCAAAGTTGAACTACGGTACCAACTGGGTCAAGCATCTTGAGTTGGATGTCACGCTTGTAGAAATCAGCGTAACCACCACGGCCAGAAACAGATTCAAAGCAAAGACGCACCCACTCCATAACTTGCTGCGCACCAGCAGGTGCGATTGGATCGTGAAGAGTTACTGAAATTGTACTGAAGGTTGTCTTACCTGCGAGGTAACGAGTGTGGTTGATCCAGTTGACTGTAATTTCCTCTGTGGTGTATGTTGGTCTAGCTGCGGTTTTTACGATAAAGGAGTCAATGCCTTCAATAGCAAGCAAGAACCTACGTTTTGCAAGTGGTTCAAACTTAGTAGGAAGCATATCTGTTACTGTAAGTGTCTCTGCCATTGTTTATTCTCCGACTGTTCCTTTGCTTAAATAGTGGTTGCAACGGTTTTTTGAAGATTCGTATGAAATCCTGTAGATATAAATAGTCAAATAAAAAAGTTTATCATCGAACTCCATGTCTTACTTTGTCCTAATTACGTTTATGCACGTTTTTTGTCATGGAAGAATTGGTGACGCACCAATTAAAATGCGTGTGCTTAGCACCGATGCCGAAAGAGCCTGCGGATATCAATTCGAAAAAGACATTCCAAAACCAGGCGAAGGCTTATTGTTTTTGTTTGATGAAGAATCTTCTCGCCATTTTCACATGAATAATGTAATGTTTGATTTAGATTTGCTTGGATTTGATAAAAATGGCCATTTGGTTTGTTTTATTCCCATGAAATCAGGAACACAAACACTTTACAAGACTCCCCCGGTCAAATATGTTGTAGAAACATCAAGAGGCTGGTTAAATGGTTTGAAACCAGAAAGATGTGCTTTGAGAGTTAAAAAAGTAGTTTAATTATCACAATTTTTTGCTATCCTTAACTCTTTGCTGAAGAAGATAAACATACGTCTCGTGAGTGTTGGCTGATGATGCAAGTTGATCATTCAAACCAAGCGTCATGGCATCCATTTCTTCCAAAGTTGCAAACATTTCCTCAACAAATTTTATATAAGCTTTTTCAAGACGAAGTCCGGCTTTTGCGATATTGTGAGCACTGTCGCTTACCTTACAACCTGCTTCTTCCATTATTTCAACAGCGTTGCTTGTAATCATCAGAGGGCAAGCAAGCAATTCATCGTTGGTAACACCGACAGCTTTTTCTATGGCGCCATCAATCTCATCTTGGACTTCAGTATATATCCTTCCATAAAGGTCTTCATGGTCACCAGCGAATCCAGTGCCTTTGGTAAGATGATGAGCTGCGTGAAACCAAAGATGAATTGCTCTAAGATAAGAAACGTATCCAGCGAGCCAGTTCTTGACATCATCGATTTCATCTCTGACATCATCTCTTTGTTGCTCCAAACTTGAGATAGGAGCAAGTCCAGAAATTACTGGTTCAACTGGCGCATTCATATCTGCAACCATGTCAACTTGCTCATCTAATTCTTTATACGGGTTGTAGTCAAGATCAAAAGCATATGAATCACTCTTTGGATCGTAGTCCGAACGCATCCAGGCTGGTGCCCGACGACCACCAATATATTCTTCATCATCAACAACAACAGTTCGAGGAAGTCTTGGTTCTGCTTTTGATTTTAGATCGGCCAATTCTTCTTCTTCGTCTTCACGGGAAGGCCAGCGATCTTCATATCCTTCAGTAAGAAGTCCTGCTAATTTTTTCCATCTTAGTTTATTGCTCATACGTGCTCACCCTTCTAAGTAGTGCAAAAGCTTATCAATTGATAATGTTGACTCAATCTTAGGTTTCTTTTCCTTTTCCACTAATTCCATCACTTGATCGATAATGTTTTTCATGGCCAGCTTGCCAAGCTTAGCACCGCCTATTTCCATCATGCTTAGTTTTTCTTCAAGCCTATCTCTTCCTACGCTACCCATCATTTTTAGAAACTTCAAGTATTTCTCTTCCATTCCTTCTCGGTTTTCAAACCTAGCTAAGGCTTTCACAAAATCTTGAAGATCTAAATTTGGGTCAGCCATGTGTATCTCTGGATCAAAGAAAGTTTCTTCTTCGTATCGATCTAAAACTCTACGTCGATTATAAACATCACGTTTTTTCAAATATTCCTTACGATCGTACTCAACCCATTGGTTACTTTCATGTTCGTAAATCCAGACCTTTGTAATTTGGGTTGGCTTTACAACTCCTATCAACAAACCTTGAGGCTCTGCGCCCGACGACAACATTGTGTGACTCATGTACGGACGAAATGAGTTAGGAAACTTTTCTTTAATCCAGTCGAATATTTCTTTACCTTTTTCCTTTTGCTGTTTACGGCCAATAAAACCACTGTAGTTAGTTCCATGGATGAACTTCGCTGGAACCTTTATTTCTATAATGGCACCACCACCAAAGTTCTTAGCAACTTCAAAATCTGGAGTAACAAACAAGCCCCTATGAACAGGCCCGCCATAATCTCTTGGTATGTCTTGGGTTGCATCAAATCCACTTAGCAAAAGAGGAAGTCTGAACTTAGGGGTCCCATGATATACCGTGATTACATCATTTGGTTCTGCTGATGCGATTTTTTCCACTTGTTCTGGAGATATGGCCTCAAGAAACATCAAAAGCTTATTGAGCTTAATGGATTCGTTTATATTATCAACCATTGACAGTACCTCAGGGTTAACTACGTAGATTTGTTGGTGGCCTCTTCGATAATCAGAACGATCCCAAACCACATCAAAGCCTTTAGAACGAAATCTTTCATCCATCCCTTCAGCGTATCCCATAGTATCCATACTTGGAACGCCCCAAGAAAGTTCGCCAATATCAAGCCACCTAGCGTTAGGATCAATTCTAAATGCGTAAACATCGCCATGCAGCTTAGCCAAATTTTTGCTTGGTGTTAGATATATTGAACGCAAAGGTCCACTAATTCCCTTTTCCGTCCCATGATACCAGATGTTAACATTTGGTTTTATTAGATTCATTTGGTCCAACTAGTTTTACCCGAATAATTAGCAATCAGGAGCATAAATGTGGCAAAACAAACACTGGAAGAAGAAATTAACAAGCTTGTCAAAGAAGAGATTGAAAAGAACAAGTATGGGCGTGTCTTGTCAGAGGGAATGCGATTTCATCTTGAAAATGGTATCAGTTTTTATGACAACATTTATCGTGTAAAGTCGAAAGCGTTCTTTTCCCTAATGAGGGAAATGAAAGAACTTTACACCGAAGGCAAAATTCAACTCTCTGAACAAGAAAAAGAATTGATCGAACAAGGCGTTGGTGAGTTTGCCATCTACGAAAACAAAAAAGTTCCTCTCGGCATTCCGATGATCGAAGGAAGCGAAATGCTTGATGAGGCCGAGTATCAAGGAAAAGATGTTGAACTTGGCAAACCAAAGCGTGGTGGATCCAAAAAGTTTTATGTTTATCAAAAATGCGGGGATAAAGTCAAGAAAATCTCCTTTGGTTCACCAGATATGAGTGTGAAAGTATCAGATCCTGAACGCCGAAAATCTTTTGCCGCTAGACACAATTGTGAGGATAAAAACGATCGTTGTACCGCAGGTTACTGGTCATGTAGAATTGGTCGTTATCCGTCATTGACAGGCGCATCTAAATCGTATCGTTGGTGGTAATGTTTCCGTTCAAAGAAAAGACGTTATCAACTAATGTTGTAATCCGTGAGTTCGACCCAAATGTCGATTCGGAAGAGTTGGTTTGGCACCGAGATAAAGAAGACCGAATTGTTGAAGTAATGCAAGCTGATGACTGGTGGTTCCAATACGACAATGAAATACCCAAGCTAATGGAAGGAACATTGTTTATTAAATCCAAGACATGGCACAGGGTTATTAAAGGTCCAAATTGCAAGAGACCACTGGTTTTTAGAATAGAAAAGAAATAGTTATCTCCATGGGAAACGTTGAACGACTATTAAAATGGCTCCTTGAAGCCGATTATGATGAGAGGGAAAGATTCGGCTTAGACTTCGTTCTAAATGAACCAAGTAGGAAAAAAATCCCTCATGAAAAAATGAATCTTCAAAAAAACGAAAGTTATCATAATATTCTTTCTGTACTGAAAAAAGCAACCAAAGATGAAATCGACTACTGGAGCAACTGGTATCAACATGCTCATCAACACGTAAGAGAATTAGCAGAAAGATATGAGCTGCCGTTGCCAGTTACCGCTGCCGTTGTTGCCGTTCTCAGTCCGAACCTTGGCTGGAAAGTCAATCTCTTGGCCGCACAGAGGCTAATAGAAAACTGGTTGATGCTTGAAGGCGAACGTGATTTGGGGCCACTTGAAAAAGTTCCTGCATACAAATCGAACGTTTATAAAGCTTTGAAGATCCTCGACACCGGAGATGTTGGTCTTGTTGCAGGTCCAAAGGTTTCCGTGTTTTTTCATTCTTTGTTGAATCCCGACAGAGTCGAAAGAGAGTTGGTTCTTGATGGACATGCAATCAATGTGTGGAGAGGAATTAAAACACGTCTCCAAGATCTAAGACAACCAACAAAGGCTGAAAGAGAAGCTATCATTCATGATTACAGAAAAGTAGCAGACCTAGTTGGATTGACTCCACAAGAACTTCAAGCTGTTACTTGGTTTATCTGGAAAGCCGTAAAGAATCCACCAAACATTCATGGCAAATATCCAACGAAGAAAAAGAAGATAAATAAAAAGAAACCAAAATCAGTAGTTGAAGGACTCCTAGAGTACCTGTTTGATCAGTAATCAATTAGCCAAACACTGCTGCGTTTCTAGCTTCTTTTTTTGAATCAAACGGGCCATGTACATTAGGTCCGCCCCATTCTGACTCAGTTGAATAATACCATCCTGATGGAACTACCAGGATTTCATCACCAATCTTTAACTTAAGATCTTTAGGTAAGCGACCAACGCTTATCTGAAGTTCGTCGTATCCTTCTGTATCGGTTTCCGTTTCAAGGTCATGAAGCGAGTACACGATTTTGTCTGCTGCCTTAGATGGCAAGGATGGTAATTTGCCATGTTCGTCAAGCCAGCTTTGATACGTTTCCCCGACCATTAGACCCTCTTCATATTCTTTTATAAGCCCAGCGAGTTTCTTAAGACGTCTTTCTGTTAACATTTCTACTCCAAGTAATCATCATACTTTTTTAGTATGAAGTTTTTGTATGCTCTCTTGAGCAATGTGACACAACAATTATTGAATTCAAGCTTCGTTATTCGTCCAAACACGCTTCAAGTTCGGCTTGTTCAAGGACCGACAAGAGAGATTCGAGATTCAACGCTTTGTGTTCAACAACTTGCTTTTTGTTGATTAGATATTTCATGCGCTCATATGAATCTTTGGCTGCATCTAAAAGCTGCTCGTCAGTTGTCTCTTCCTTGAATCCACCAAGTCTAAAGCCGTAATCTCTAGCCCAAGCACGAAGAAACTCAAGAAGTTGTTGTTTGTCCAACATGACACCCTGATAAGGAATCTTTTCATGCCAATGTCGGTAGATTGAAGCAAATTGCCTCATCATTTCTTCTTGCCCGCCACTTTGAAATTCATCCTCGAAGTCAGTTTCTTTCGGCTCGTCTTCTAACTCTGATAAGGCAGTTTCCAACTGTTCTTGCTTCATTGCAAACAACACATCAAGTTCTGTAGCATTGGGATCCCCCTCTTCATATGCCTTTTGAACTTTTCTATCCAACAATTCCACTTCTTTGGCGAGCTTTTTTATAAATGGTGGATAAGCAACCTCATCTTTTGGTTCCGTTCCGTATTCGAGTGCCTCATGTTGAGCACTGGATTCAAGAAAGGTTAATAACGATTTTAGGTTACTGTTCACTAGTATAAATAGTGACTTTAACAACGAAAGCCTCGTCTTTGACGAGGCTCTAAAATCTTGTTAGTAAAAACTTAGACTATCCAACCAGAAGCACTTTTACACTTACCACTCATCATTTTTGCAAAGCTTGAATATGAAATGCCACGCTCACGGCAATCAGCTTTGGCATTCTCACCAACCACAAACATCTCACCAGACACCTTGTTCTTCAAGACAACACCAGCATATTTACCACCCGCTATCTTGGCTCTATGTTCATCCGACAAAGGTTTTCTTTTTTCACCCTTGCGTTCCACGTAAGTCGGTTCTTCCGTGCCAAGAAACCAACCGCCTGAAGATTTAGTCTTGCCTTTGAGCATTAAATGAAATGACTTATAAGAGAGATTTCTTTCTTGGCACCAAGACCTGACAGAACCTTCAATGGTAACAGTTTCACCAGTCTTTTTATTGGTGACGGTTACATCAGCAGAATGGTTATCCCAACGCTTTTGAGCGTTCTTGAGAGCTTCTTCTTTTTTCTTTGGTGTGTTCCACGTCTTTTTGTTTTTCTTGCTTACAATAGCACACACTTCTGGCGTTCGTGATGTTACTCGCCCGTCTGTTTCTGGGTTAAATGGACGAACATTTTTGCTACCTTCTCTACTTTCTGCTTTTGGACAAAGGTTGTAACATTCGTTTCCTCCATCAAAAAATTTATCAAGGTAAGCCTGTTCTTTAGCGAGTTGTTCTTCCCTGGCTCCATCTACTGTTTCTATTGCTTCAAATATAAATGCATCTTCGCCACATTTGTTATAATCTCTTTGTAAAAACAAATTCGCATGCCTATTTCTGCGCAAATCGTCCCGATGAGAATAAGCTCGTTCTTTTAAACGAGAAGCGGATCCATAATAATAACGTCCATTTTTTGTATTAGTAATTTTATAAATACCACGCTTATTTGCATATCCGTGTAAAAATATTTTCATTACTGCCTTCCACTCTATACTATAGAATAGGGCGCATAGGGCAGGATATATACCCCCATATCTAACACAGTAACAATATCAAAAATAGCGGGTGGGCCTTGAAAACACAAGGGAATTTTAAAAGAAAAAAGCGACCAACAAGTGGTCGCTTTTTCGTTTTTTTGCCGGCGAGGGCAGGAATAATTTAAATTATACCCATGTCAAGAACAGTTACGGTTGCGTAGAAGTCATTTCTGACCATCTTCTTACCGTATCGGGTCATGACGCCCTTACGTGGAGTAAAGTCTTCCTGAGCGTAGATAACTGGAGTAAGGATAAGTGGCACGTATGGTGCGTAGATGAATCCTGACTCAAGGAAGGTGTTACCCTTCAATCCGATCAAGAGCTTGTTGCTTGGGAAATATGGGTCTTTGTAGACCGTGTAACGGTTGTTCAAAGTACCAACTGCCTCTGCTCCGATTACCATGTTGTCACGAACCTGACCGTCAGCATCTACTCTGTAGGAAGGCTTGTAGGCAACAAGGTGCTCAAGGATGGTGCAGACATCTGGGGAAGTAACAATGAAGTTACCGGAACCACGGAGTGTCTTACGGTGAATGGTGTTTGCTGCGTCCGTAACAGTCTCAAGGAGGGTCTGGTACCACTCTTGAATGTTTACGAATGCCATTGGGCCTGGAGAAAGCGTGCTGCTCTGGAGAGCCTCTGCGCCGGTGAACTTGTTGACAAGCTTACCTGGTGCTCGGGACCAGTAGAGGTTTGCTGCTCCTGCCTGGGTGAGAAGGTCGTTCAAGATTTCACGGTCAATGTCAAGCGTAATCATCTCGGAGAGAATGTTTGTAAGCTCAACTTCTACATCGATTGAGTAGAATGCTGTGAGATCCTGAGCCATTTCTGGCGACCAACGAGCCCTGAGCTTACGGGTTTGTGCCGTAACGCTGGTGGACTCAATGCGGATGTCAACCTCTGGGATACGTGGGCTTGCGTCGACTGCGAAGTCAGACTCGAAGCTTGGAATCGTAAGAGTTGAACCGTCAGAGTTTACGCTGAGTGCGTCTGCGATAGCTGCCGAAGCAGTTACTGCATTACCGACAGCTCCATCAGGTGCTGGTGCGGTACCTGCATTTGCAAGACGAACTACGTGAAGCACGTGTGAACCGTTAAGCGGATCTGGTGTGAAGATACCAGTTGCTGAGTTCCAGTTACCACGCTGGTTCATCTGACGAAGGTTAAGCACGCCTCGACCACCTTGATACTTCTCTCCCCACTCAACAGCAGAGTTGGTTGCTGCACCGAAACCGGTGAGTGCAATCTGGTTGAGGTTGTTGAGGTCAGCACCGTTGATCTTGTCGGTAAACTCAGATGCGCTGACAAACACGAAGCAGTAATCAAGTACGCCATCGGTAAGGTCGTTTTCAACACGAGTATCGTACATGACGAAACGTGCGTTGAGACCTTCGAAGTCATCAGCGGTGTCTACTGTGCCACCTGGGGTCCAAATGGAGCCAGATGCCCAGTAACCAACAGAGTCGGTTGAACCAGAAAGGAAACGGCTCTGCTTGTGAACCTTGGAGTAACCATGACCTACAAGGTCATACTGTCCACCGGTTGCAAGAGAACCAGAACGTACGCCAACACCACGTGGGTTGTTGTATACGGAATCCTGGCTGGTGTAAGTTGATGGATCTACAACGCTAGTTGTTGCAAACTGGTTAGCTGCGGTTCCTGCGTCACCACCAACCGAGCTGCCGTAAGTGTAATCGAGGTAGAAAAGAAGACCGGTTGGAAGGCTCATTGGCTGAACCGACACGATCTCGTTTGAAATCAAACCTGCGAAAACACGGCGAACGATTGGGAATGCAACGTTTGTGAAACCTGCAATCTTCCCGCTTGAGGTCAAAGAAGCACCACCAAGGGACAAAGCGTTGGTTTCCTTGAGAAGCTCAGCTGCCTGGTTCTCAAGAAGACGTGCCATGCCATCTCGGTTCATGCCTTTTAGGCCCTCAAGAAGACCAGTTGCTCCCCACTTCTTTACGAGTCGTGGTGAGTCTGCACCAAGCGAGCGACGGTGTACGCCTTCTGCGAGTTGCTCTAAAGTGAAAGTCTTCATGGTATTCTCCTCAAATCTCCTGTTTCTAAGTATGTGTTAAAATATCTATTTTCCGTTAGTCAACCTTTTTGATCCCGGCAAGTACCTGCCAGCGATTTGCGGATTGGCCATTGGAATCATGACCTGCCTGTGGCTGAGCGGCCTCAGTGAGGTTTGCGCTCCCTGGTTTGGTCACCTTAGAGGAAGAACCACCCAATTTGCGGGAAGCTGATGCATGCTCGTCGAGCCTGCGCTTAATTTTTGTGTAAATAGCCTTTGTCTCGGCTACGGATGCACCCTTGTCAAGGTGCTCGACAATTTGCTGTAGAGCCTTCTTGGTGAGTGCTTTTTCAGAGAGTGCTCTCTGAAGGAATTTGCTGTAGTAAACTGTCTTTGAAGTGAACAAGTTGGTCTCTGCGAGCTGTCTGTTCAATCCTTCAACCTGCTTGCCTCTTGCTTCAAGAAGCTTGACAGCCTTTGCGAGCTTCTTTTCAAGAAGTCTGTTCTTACGTGCGAGGTGTTTGAACTTACGGGATTCCATGTGCATTGCCTCTTCCATCTCATCTGCAAGAACCATGTCTTCTTCTGCGGATTCCATATCGTCTACGTCGCCACCAAGGTCAACATCCATTTCGTCATCCTCGTCATCAACGATTTCAACTTCCTCATCCTCAGCACCTACATTGAGATCAACGTCTACGTCAAGATCATCAACACCAAGTGCTGCCAACTCTTCTTCAACCTCTGGCGGAAGGTCTACCGAAAGAACAAGATCTGCGGCATCATCAACACCAAGGTCATCATCTTCCATCATATCCATTTCGTACATGCTTTCTTTCATTTTAAGATTGCTCTTATGTTTCCTGTCCTCAAGGTTCTCATGGGAACCGTCATCACCACCTTCTGGTTCGGCATCTTCCCATGACTCTGCTTCTTTGCCGTCGGAAGCTTCTCTAAGAGCATCAAGCTTACGTTTGATATTTTCCTTGCGGATTGCCCTTACTGCCTCTGCAAGTTCGGCGTCATCAACTTCAAACTCTGCGACTGGTTCTTCGTTAGTGTCACCAAAGCCAGCTGCACCTTCTGCAACGTCATCATTTGCATCAGTGTTTGCGTCTGCGCTGTTCTCATTCATTGAACGAGTAACGGTTTGATCCTGATCTTCCTCATCAACAACAGGCTCGGCCTCATCCCAAGGACGATCGTGCACATCGCCACTAATTGCATCTGCATCAACAGAGCCAGCGGTTCCACCCTTCATCTCTTCGGCAAGCTTGCCCTCCTGAGCGACTTCAACGTCTTCGGGACCACCAAGATGTGGATCAACACCAGATACATCAGCTGCGTGACGTGAATATTCGTCATCAACTTTCAAACCGGACTCGCCAGTGTGAGCAGAATCCTTAGCGAGGTTTTCATCTTCCTCGAAAAGTTTTGCTGCAAATTCTTTGAGACTTGTCATATCGGTACCTTTACCTTGTTCTTTCTTCAAGTAACTATTATCCAAACCTGCCTCTTTCAGCTTTAAGAATAAAAATTCTAACTTGTTTTCGTTGAGACGAGCTTGTTTGTTAGTAATTAGGCCCCGATCTCGCATTCCATCCAAAGCTTCGACTAAATCAAAAAGTCTCTTTTTAAGAGAACTTCTCGTGATGTCAGAAACTCGTCCTGAGAAATAAGCTCGATCAATCCGTTCAGAAATATTACTAAGGACCCTATTGTATTCTTTATAAGAAACCGCCTCTGTTGGAAGCGGTGCAACTTCCTCTTCTTCTTCAGTTGGCTCACCAGCAGCTGGTTGAACTGGTGCTGCTGGACCAGCAGTTTCTGGAGCTGGCACAGCAGCTGGCTCTGTCGGCTGAGTTGGCTGTGCACCTGCTGGAGCACCTGCTGCTTGGAGTGGTGCCTCTCCAGGCGTAATTGTAACCTGATCCGAGTCAGCGTCTACAAAAAGATCTTCGAAATCAACAACGATCTTTCCATCTTCATCTGGCATAGAAGCACCAACCAAATCCTCACCGCCAGGTGCAGGAACTGGGGCGTCCACTGTTTGATCGCCAAGCTCTCCTGCAACCGTTTGAGTCGGATCAGTTGTGCCGGCTGGAGCAGTGGTTGGTTGTGTACCACCCATACCCTGAGGGTCTGGTGGTAGTTGAGGCGAAACCTCCTCTTCATCTTCCTGTTCAAAGAAGAAGTCCGAGGAACCCATAGCTTCCTTCGCAATTACTTTTTTAATGTAAGGGGTGAGTTCTTCAATTAAGGCTTTCTTCGCATCGGCCTCTGCGATTTCCTTAAGCTTTTCAGCGTCCCTTACTGCTTCTGTAAAAAGATCTGTCATTCTATTTCCTTAAGTGAATTAGGCGCCACCACCAGAAGGAGTCGAGGTGCCAAGACCAAGAGAGCCAATGGTTTGACGACCAACGTTTTCTCTTGTGTCGGATGGAGAAGCTAATCCATCTCCACCAAAGGGCCCGCCGCCGCCTTGGGCAGCTTGAGTTACACCAACGCCTTCTGCTGGAATATCAGCTGGGTTTTGACCTTCGGCTGGAACTGCGATGTTTGGAGCATACGGCGAACCTGGTAGACCACCACCGCCAACCACAACCTCATCGAGATTTGGTGCAAGCTCATAATCTCTGCCATAGTTTGTTGGGAGATCCCAGTAAGCAATTGCCTGAACATCGGTACCTCTTCCAGAATCGATCGGGTCTGAAGCATCAAGCGGACCAATCAAAACTGAATTAGCCTGTTCCTCCAATAGAGCATCGTTAATTTCATTACGGTAAATTGGAGAACCTGGGTGTGCAGTTTGTAGTGATTCGGTATCAGAAGAACCGTTTCCACGGGTAGTGGATGGGACATCAACTTTGAATTGTTCGAATGGCATTGCTTGTTTCCTTGCTTACTATCTGCTTACTAAATATTACGTCACTAAAAACTTTTACTTATTCTCATACTTTCCGAATGCTAAAGCTGCCCAATGATTTTTTGGACGGTCGCCACTAAGAGCATTTAGTTGGGCCTGATCAATCTGTTCTACCTCTGGACTTGCTTGTTCGCCGAGATAAACACCACCTCCGCCGCCCATTTCTGTTCCAAGTTGCGATTGTAGGGTCGTCATTGCCGTGTCTGCAAAAATACTTTCCATCATTGCAGCTTGTTTTGGGTCACCTTGAGCGGTCTGCATAGCTGCAATACGAGAAAGTTCCCTAAGTCTTTCATTTGGTGTCATATGACCAACAGAAGAGAATGGTGGTTGCGCCGTGGTAGAATTTTTAGTAACCTGTCCTACAAAATCATTTGGAGCAACCCTAGCTGTTGCAGCAACTGGTTGAACATTTTCTTTGATTACATTGTCAAATGCACCTTCTGTTATTAATTCTCTGATGCACTCTTTTAAAATTTTCTTGAATTGTGTTCTATTAAGCTTCATTTTACCTGTTCCCGTATAAAGGCTCTATAGGTAAATTATTCTGCTCATTTATTATGTCTTTGTTTTATTCTGTTAAAGTCGATAACCATATTTGTTACCAATGCCCTGCAATACTTTCTGCCAAGTCTTTTCATCAATGAATTCAAGGACGTCTTCTAGCAATTCATAAGTTGAAAGGTTTGCTTCGGTTCTAAACCGATCAAGTATCATTTGACGCTTTCGAACAGTGGAAGCCTCTTGTAATTGATTTCTAACGGCCCGCTTTACCATTTCTTTAAGCTGCGTTTTTGAAATACGTACAGGTTTTTTTGATTCATTTTTCGGAACGCAGTTAGGTACTTCTTTCCCGTTTTGGGTTTTCATACCGACCATTTCGTAACCATCCCAGCATGGATTATCTTCACCACTTTCTTGCAAGCCGGATTCCTTAACAGCACCCCAAGCTTTTTTTGCTGCGGTTTCTTTGCTGTCGCCCCCGTCACGTGCACTGTGATAAACTGCCGTCCACTGACTGTAGTCGTCTTCTGGTAGATCTTGTACGCTTTTTGGATATTTACTCTTTGGCATTTTACTCTATCAAATCCATTCAATTCCAAGGACTTCCATAATACCAGAAGCCAAAGACCACGCAGTTTCTTCAATGCTCACATCCCCGTATCTGTCGTTCCATTCGTCAAGAACATTTTCAACCTCTTCGTATTGGTCATCAGAAAGTTCGTCTGGCTCTGGAGCGTTGATAAGGGCTTCTATGGTAGCTCTAAGACTGCCCGCAGATGCTGTACTTCCCGCTCCTGGATTATCAGATAGAGTCATGGCATATTCAAACGCAAGAGAGTCGGCACCCTGAAGTTTCATGTTGAAAGCTTTGCCATCCATTAAATCTTCAAAAACATCTTCCGATGGAAGATCACCCCAAGTCATTGTTTTTTCATTGAGTTCACGATCTTCTTTTTTCATTGCCTGTGTAATTTTTTTTCGACGATATGCAAGATACGCATCAGAACTATCAATATCACCATCGTTGTCGATGTCACGAATTTGACCGACCCCTACCTTTTTCCCCGTTTCAGTTTTCCCAACTGGGTCAAGTGCTTCCTTGACAGCTTCTTCAATTATTTGTTTTATAGTAGTCATTTTAGCAAAGCCCTTCCTTTTCACTTTGAAGAATTAACTTTTCGAGCTTGGTAAGATATTCTTCTTCTTTAGCATCAACCATTTCTTCGTTGTCAACATCTCGATCAATATCTATGCGACTCTCTAATTCCATACCACGAGCCGATTGCTTCATTGCTTGTCGTTTTTTAACAACCTTGGCTTGTTTTGATCTTTCTCTTTCCTTTTCAAGATGCTTTTCAAGTTGAGATGGACTCATCCTCCTGTCAGCCCCTGTAGTAGATCGACTTTTTTCACCAAGATCCATTTCTGTTAATTTTTTTCTAATGATCTTGCGGACCATTTCTTTTAGTTGCGCTTTCGTAACCTTCATTGCTGCATCCTCTTGCAATTTTTCCTGAAATTTCTTAATGAACCTTGCTACACTTTGTTTTGCCCCTAATCCAGCAACAAATTCTTTGGTAAGAATTTCTTTGCCGTTTTTCTTTATTGAAACTACAAACTTGACATTATCAATTCCCATAACGCTCACAAATTCAGCTTTAACATCAGCTTTAAAATCGTTAGAAATTTCTACAGTGGCAAGTGCAGAGCCACCATATGCATTATTTCCGAAAACTTTTTTCAGATGCTTGGAAAGCGACAGCATCTTATGATGCCTATCCCTTTTACGCTTGGAATCTCGACGTATTTGAGCAAGTTCATCAGAAAAGGTTTGGCCGTGCCTTCCCCTGTAGGCCGAAGCCTGTCTACGAGAAGCCTCACGGCCAGCTTCTATTCCCTTTTTGATTGTGGGATAAAATACAGGAGATACCTCAGTCAATTCTTCTTTGACTAAGTCAGAAATGAATCCTTGTATTCTATCCCTATCATTCACTTACAGCTGCCCTTGCAGTTCCGGCACTGACAGCAGCCACAACAGCAGCAACAGTGCTCAGAGTTGAAAAGATTTATTAAACGGTGGAGTAGACCCTTCATTATTTACCTCTCTTATGGGGAAATTTATTCAATTATTGCGATGAAACGAAATTGCCTTGATTGGTAACGACGAAGTCGATGGACAAGAATTCCAAAGTTCTGGTTGGAACAAGGAAAATCTTTCCACGAACCGTTCTGTTTTCAATGTCGGCTTGTGTAGTAGTTGTGGTGTCAATTCTTACAAGGAATCTCTCCACGCCTCTCTGGTCCTGCACCCTCTTCAAGATTGGGTTTACCAACTGAGAAAATCTTGCAAGCGTTTCGGCACGACCAGGTTCGAATACGAAGCGTCGAGCAACACGGCGAACATCTCTTCTAAGTTGAATGAGAAGTCTACGTACATTGACTCTCTCAAGTGCAGAATCACGAGCAAGTAGAGTACGCTGACCCCAGACTACAACACCATCCGATCCTGCAAAGGATACAAGTGGGTTAATCTTGACATCTTGAAGCGCATCCATGTTGTCACGGGACAATGGAAGCGTAGATTCTTCAGTTGTCTGTAGGGCGCCACGTGCAAAACCTGCTGGGGCAAACCATGGGAATCCGACTGCATCATTGAGACCGAATGCACCAAGAACAGCAACCGAAGGCGGAACCTGTCGAATAGTGTTGTTGAGTGTATCCCTCAAGATTACGTCTGGGAAGTAAGCTGCTCCGAAGGAAGTGTTCAAACCTCGATCACGGTGCTGATTTGCGGTAAATCTAACGCTCAAATCCTGTGAGGAAGCAGTAACGAGTTGATTTGTGGTGTCATACTCTGGAAGATCCATGATGTACATTGCATCAAATCTTTCCTCGATAAGCTGTAGAGCGTCATCGGTGATCTGTGGATGTCTAATTCCTGGGATGGTAAGAAGTTGGATATCAGTTTCGGTGTCGTCGGCAATGATATCCAAAGCGGTATCATAAGCCTTTACGGTAGGACCATTCGACACTCCCCTGTTTGTGTTGTCCATTTCTTCGATAATTGCGAGGTTGGTAAGATTGGCAGTGTCTTCATCAAAGATTCTAACACCATCAAATCCGCCCTGGATAATTCCGCTGAACTTAGCAACCTGCCTTACAGATGAATCCGACAAATCGTCAGCTGTCAATGCTCTAACCGAACCAGAGGTAGCTACGTTTCCGGCTCTTACATAACTCCAACTTACAAGCTGGGTAGTGTCAGCAAGATTCGTGATCGGATCTCTTACGATCCTGATGTTCTCAAGAGAGAATAGGTTGTTATTGAACCTATCCGCATCAAGAATACCGGTTTCTGCCGCATCTGCCACTCCTTCATTGTCGCTGACGACAACATTCAACCAATCAGTCTGATGCTTAGGGAAGAACTTGGTGAAGTTGGCAATAGTTCTTTCTGGCTCGGTTGTTGAGTTTGGCTCTTCAACTGAAAGCTGACGAGTAAACTGAATACCCCAATAGAGGCCCTTGTCTACACGACGGCTGGTAACCGAACCAAGGTTAAGGCTTCTGCGGAACTGAACTGGCATCTGTACGACATTGTGAGCTGGATCAGAAGAGCCAGTAATAAGAACGCTGTCTGCAAGTGCTTCGCCTAATGGAGCCAATGGTGCAGTTCCCGAGGTTACCAAGTGTGGAATTCCTCTGAAACCAAGCGGAAGAGCCGAAGCATCCAACTCAACGTTTTCAACGTCTGGCGAGACTTCTACTCTGATAACCTTGGACTGGTTTGGATACTCGCCAGTAGTTTGAATCTTCTGGTTACCTTCGGCAGCATCAAAGTTGTAGAAGGTGTTGAGGTCACCAATCACTCTAGCAATGTAATTGTCGGAGCTTGGATTGAGTGAAAGCCCTCTCCAAGCCTCAGTTGCCTCACGTTTCTTATCGATGTCGTTGAAACGACGGATGAGAAGGTCGAAAGTTCCATAAGGGTTTACATCATTGATTGCCGGAACAATGTTTTCAACAGACCATTTGACCTGATCGTTGCCCCAAGCACCGTCATCCAAAAGATGAATTCTGAAGAGATTTCTTGGCTTGCCGCCAAGCCTCTGTGAAACAATCCAAGGTGATTTTGGCGTAGTGTATCTATCTTCCCAGTTTTCATAACTTGGTACTACGGTTGAGCCGGAGTTTCGAGACAATGAACCAGTTGCCAAGAATGCGATTGGTTCAAATCCAGCTGCCAAACCTCCACCTACAACTTCATCAGTAGTGGTATCGACCACAGAAGAACCAGTAACGGTTGCAAGGTTTGGATGAACCGAGTAATCGGCATAAAGCAAGTAACCTGCCTTTTCAAGGTTGAAAGGATCGGTGTTAAGGGCACTGCCAAGGTAATTTGGTGCGTCAACATCAAAAGATGCAGTAATGACATTGGGAAATAGAGGATCAGTTCCCTTGTGACCATTCAAGAACATCACAAATTCCTGTCTGCCGCCGGAGAGGTTGACGGAGCCTAGGAATGAACCGCTCTTATTTTCTTCTGTGGCAACAAGGTTTGACGCTGGAGCTGCTCCTGGAACCATTGTCGATGCAGAAAGTGACGAAGAAAGGGTGATGATAACACCGGAAGCAGCTAAAAGAACTGCCCTAACGATTGGCGTTCCCTCACCAGGGAGACCAGCGTCAGTAAGAAAACCCGAACCGTTTGCTTCTGACATAAAGGTGTTTAGGAAATACAAACGCCCTAGAGGTCCCCCTTCATTGGCGTACATGTTGTTATCCAATGCTCCACCAGCTTGTGGCTGTTCGTCACCAACAACAAAACCTGCACCCTGAACTTTACCCTGATTCTCTCCAGATTGTTCTCTTCTCTTGGCTTGACCAGCACCAAGAACCCTAAGGTAAGTTGCTGCTTGTCTATTACGAAGCCACTCGCCCACAGCAAGTGGTCCATTTGCCTTGTTGTCTTCTGGAAGTCCGAATACAACCGTAAAGTCCTGCGTTGTTGCAAAAGTTACAGGAACAAATGCAGGTCCCTTTACAGCAGTTCCGATCACACCAGCTGGGATTCCAACAGGTTGAATTGCTGTTGGGCCAGTAAGGTTGATAACCCTGGCTGAAACTCCTGCACTTTTGAAATTAATTTGAGTCATGAATTCTCTCCGATTAGTCGACTAATCTTTCTATGTAACTATTTGCCTGGCTCATCTTATACGGCATCGAACGACACGCCGCTTCTAGTAATGATGAAGTCAATTGCAATGAACTCAACCGCCCTCGTTGGAACGAGCACAATTCGAGCATTGACTCTATTGTTCTCACGATCAAGGTTTGTATTGTTTCTGCCATCAACGATGACATCAAATCTCTCAATACCAGCACGAGCCGAAATGAGGTTAAGAACGCTGCGGAATCTCCTATCAAGTTCAGTGTAAATTTCCGGAGTAATCTGTTCGAAGATTGCTCGGTTGCCAATCTCGATTATCCTGCGCTTGAGTTCATTCAACATTCGAACAACATTGATACTGCCGAGCGCAGACTCGGCTTGTTCAAGCGTGTTTTGTGCGAAGATTACGAAACCAGATTCGCCAGGGAATTTGACGATTGGGTTAATGTGAATGTCAAAAAGACGTTCACGTTCTGGTTGCTTAATTCTTGTCTTTGTAAGCTGTACAAAATCAAGAGCTGCTCTGTTGAAGCCTGCTGGTGCGAACCAAGGATAAGCAACACGGTCATTGAATCCAAGTGCTGCAAGTGCTCCAACAGAAGCTGGAACGGTTACTCTGCGCCTGTTTACATCATCCTCAAGTACGAAATCTGGGAAGTAAGCACCTGCAAACTCATTGTCAAGAGCACGCTGCTCAAAGTTATTTGCAGTCTGTTCGATGTCGATAAATCTTGAAGTTTGATTGTCCCAAATTCTGTTACCATCAGAGTCATATGCTGGTAAATCCATGGCATAGAAAGCAAGACCAAAGTCACGAACTTCATCAGCAGCAAAGTCTGTGACCAACGGATCACGCTGACCTGGAATAGTAAGCAGATTGATGTTAGATGCGATTGCATCAGTGATAATCTCTGAAGCTCTTCGATAAGCGAAAACAGTCTGGTTTGAAGTACCAAATCCGTTTACGTTCTCGTTAAGTCCAGGTGAAGTGAAAGTAGATGCTGCATTTCCAACCTCGCTTCCAGCAGTTTCTGTTGAAGTGGAACGGTCATTAAATGTAGCTGCATTCTTATCAAGAATGTTGACGCCATCGAAACCACCATATAGAATAGAGGTAAACTTTGCAAAGTTGGTGAACTTGTTGAAGTCGGCAGCAGACGTGCCCTTTTGGTAAAGGGTGGCAAATGTAATTCTATCCAGACCAGAAATTTCATCAGTTATCTTGTATTCGAACCCATCTGGCGTTCTGTTACGAAGATAAGCAGCTTCTTTCATGTGGATTGCGGCTGATGATGTAACATCATTGAGTGATGCATTTCCTAGCGCAACACGAGCAAGCGTAAACTTATTGTTGTTGAAATCATCTTTAGCTGAACCTGTAACAAGTACATCAAGTTTTTCAATACCTGCAAACTTAGTGTAGCTGTTGACCAACTGGTTTGGAAGATTGACAATGTTTGGATTCAGTGCGTTGGTGTTTCTAGAAGTCTTGACCCCCCAAAAATAACGTGCATCAGTTAATTCGGTTGCTCCTGGAGCACCTTCGAAACCCGGATTGGTTGCTGCATTTCCTCTTGTTACCTTATAACGGTATGGAAGAGGAGGTACTATAGACCACGCAAGACGTGGATCAGTTGCACCCGACAAAGCAAGTCTTGCTAGGGCCGCCGACCCAGCAGTATCAGAAAGAAGTGAGTTGGTGCTCAATGGAGCAGTTCCTCGGAAGCCGAATGGAACAGCATCTTCAGGAATCTTCTTTTGTGCTACCTGGTCAGAAACAAATACTCGAATGTATCGGCTTCTGTTTTCAAACTTGCCAGTGGTGAGAAGGCGACGATCTTCTTCAGCTTCAGCGTCAAAGTTGAAGCGAGCACGCTTATCTCCAATAACCTTAGCAATGTAGTTGTCCGAATCCGGATCAAGAGAAAGGTTGTTGAACTGCTCAAGAATCTGTGGTTCGGCATCTGTATCATCAAATGTTCTTACAACAAGTGTGAAAGTTCCGTGTTTATCACGAACATTTGAAGACTTGAGAAGATTGGTGATAGAAATCTTGAAACGCTGATTTGCGTATGCGCCATCATCAACAGCTTCAATGTAAAAGAGGTCATACTCAGTTTTGCCATATGGTTGCGAGATAAACCAAGGTGTTTTTGGAGTTGTGAATCTGGTGTCAAAACGACCGAACGCCTCTAGGAATGGAAGAGAGGTGTTGCCAGAAGTAGAAGAAGTGTTAATGCTACCGCTTGCAATAGCAACATCGCCGCTTCCAGTGCCAACATTTGCGAGTTCGGCATCGACTGCATAATCAGCATAGACCACATGTTTTTCGTCGCTGAACCTTTCTGGATCAGTATTCATCAGCTTGGCAAAGTAGTTATCAGAACTTGGATTCAGAGAAGCGGTTAGAATTCTAACGCCAGGGAATCCGTCGTCATTGCCAAACGACGCACCAGCCGATGAAGAAATAACAATTTTGAATTCTCTGCTTGCAGAGTTTACAGTTGCAACGTCATCAACAAAGCTGCTGTACTGCTCGTTGCTGTCATCTCCATTTAGAATTTGAATTCGAGTACCTGACGCAGCGAAAATAACACCACGAGTAAGGTAAACCTCGTCGTTCGAACCCGAGGTAAGAAGTGAATTATTGTCAGAAAACATCGGCATTCCGAGTGCTTCTGAAGCAGTAACAACGTGGCGAGCGACGAGGAATTGAACAGCACCATTAGTAGTAGCTGGGTTAACGGAACTGAGAGTTCCACTTAGACGGAATCCAGCATTTTTGACTGTTCCTTGCAAACGAGTTGTCTCGATATCACTTGACGTCTCATTGGCACCCGCACCAAGAATTCTGATGAAGGTAAGTGCTGTCCTGTTTTCCAGGAATCTATCGACTGCGTATGGCGCAGCATATCTTGGATTTAGATCGCCGAAGCGAGTTCGGAAATCAGCAAATGATCCAACAGTGAATGGGACGAATGCCGGACCACGTTCGGCACCACCAATTACACCAGCTGGAACGCCTACTGGCTCCTGAATCTGGGCTGTTAGATCGATTTCTCTATCGAAGAAGCCTGGAAAGTTAAAAATTTGGCTAACCATGTTCCGTTCCTTTTACCATTACCTGAGGCAATTTGTCAGTATACTCCTAACTAATTAGACACCACCTGAGGAGAAATCTTCTTATTTGAGTGTCTTGATAAACTCTTCCAATGTTTCAACGTCGGATGCCCTGTAAACTGTCTCTCCCTTTTTTTCATTGGACTCTAAAATAGATACGTAACGACGCTTCCTCTTTCCTGTGATCGGGTCGATTATATCTTTTCGAACAGCGAATCTTTCATTTGTTGTTGGAGTCTGTTTTGTTTGGGGATCCAGTTCAATGTCTGTCAATGTGAAATTTTCCGGATTGTCCTTGTTTTTTTGCGGTGGACGATTTAGATGTTCCTTCTCCAACACTTCGGTAGAATATGAACTTACGTCGAAAACTACCGTTGGCGATGAAATCCATCTTCTCACTGGAACAGCATTAGTTGGATGCTGTGGTGCGAAAATATAACCTTTAACCTGAACATTGAAAGAGTACCTCAAAATTCTTTCATCTTCAGTGAAATCATCAATATTTTCTTGATTCGCAAACTGTTCTTGCGTGTAAGCAAGAAACCAGTAACCCTTGTCGGTTACCAACTTGTGTATTCTATCGTTTGGTAGAAACGATGAGATAAACGTTTCTATCATATAATTCATGTGTTGGGTAAACGAAGTCCAAAAAGTTACTTCGTATGTTGCAGTAAAAAACTGTGGCTGTGGTACTGTGATAATTTCCCACATGTTATTCAAACTGGTTCTCTGTTCTAAAAGCCCGCCTTGCTGCACCGAAACGTCGTTTTTCAGTTCGCCTGTTTCTCTTTCGGTAGAATAAGAATTTTTTAAGTTTTTAAACCCCAGCTTATTAATAAAGTTTTGGTAATCCCTGTCTCCCTTTTCAAGACGTCGCTTAATGACAAGATTGCCAGTAAACTGATTGATACCTCTGCCAGTAATGTCCAGCGATGTTTGTTCAATAGATGTTCTTCGGATAGAAATGGCCGGAAGCATCAATTTGTCGTTTCTATCTCTTGGTGGACGCAATCGCTTTGCAAGCACAAATCGTTCACCAGTAGCGAAAATTACAAAAGGCTTTTTAATCTGGATATCTTTGTTTGCCGTCTCTACTAATCGAACAGTAAATCCAATATCTTTGTCAAAAAGTCTGAACAGAGTCATGTCCGCATCTTCAATTCCAACTGGCGGAATCAAAAACGTATCCGAGGTATCGTCACCCTCATATCCAGAATCTACATGTGGTTCAGGATTCCTTGGATCTCTTGGGATATTCTGTCGAGTTTCATTGCCGGACATATGGGTAAATAGTAAGTAAACCCACGTCGAACGCATTTTAGAAATAATTGTTTAGACAATAGAGAATTGTCAGTAGTGTAGATCATGAACTAATGCCGTATAACCATAGTCAAGAAGCACTACACGTCCATCAGCGGTTTTGCCCCAATGATCTAAAAATGTTAAATCTTCTGGAAGCAAATCGTATTTTTTTGCCATTTTTAGAAAATTTCTCACCCACTTGTTTGTCTTAAGATATGAAAGAGCCTTGAGTAATACTTCTGCATAATGATCAGAATTTCTCCTTGATGCCCTAAACTCAAGTTCATCAGCAGCTTTTTTAAAATCCCCCCTAGCTTCATACAAAAAAGTTTGTACGGCATACTGAAATGCTTCCCAGTCGATTCCACCAGTTAGTTTTTCAAAATCTTCATCGCTATTCAATGGTCTAACAAGTTGAGATACCAACCAGAAACCATCAGGATCATAATCAAAAATTTGCGACACGAATGGAGCTACACTGAGTCGGTTGCAACTTCAAGTTCTGCATGATTTTGGGCCAGTCCCCTACGAGGATTTAAAGGATCAGCTAATTTTAAGACATAGCGGTTGCTCAATAAGTAAACCCATCTAGAAGACCCGCTGCCTAGTTTTTCGGTGCCTGTTTTTTCTAGGTAATATGCCATTCCCTTAGGAGTTTCAAGTTCTTTAAACTCCGACCACTTGAAATTACTCCTAATTTCTAAAAGAGTTTGCGACACCATGAAATGTATTTGTTCTTTAAGATTTGCAACTAACATAACAATATATATGATTTTGTTTGTTCAGATCCACGTAACATCATAATGTTTTCTAGCTACATCTCTCGAATAACCATAATCCAACAAAACTACACGGCCATCGGCAGTTTTGCCCCAGTGGTCTAACACGATCATATCGGCAGCCATTGCACCCTTATCAGAAATTAATTCAATAGCAGCTTGTACCATTGGGTGTTCGGGTAATTCAGTTTGATATTCAATAACTTTTTCAATAGCCTCAAGTTGGCTTTTGTAGTATTCAATATTTGTTTTATCGGCCGTATCTTCAGAGTCAAGTCGATTGATCTCTTCGATATACCTCTGTCGCAATTTGCGATGTTTCTCAATGGTATTTTCAAGTTCGCCCTCAAAAACAAGTTTAAGAACCTGGCGAAAATCAGTGAACGAAAACCCAGTTAAATCTTTAAATTCATTTATATTTTTTATTGGTCGAACCAACTCCGAAACAATCCACGAGTAATCATCGGCCGCATCATAGACTTCGGCCACAATTGGTTTTACATCTGGATCGGTAGACAAATCTACTTCATATTTGTTTTGCGCCTTCCCTCTCTCAAAACTACGAGGAGAACGTGGAAGAGGTTGGGCTAGTTGGGCTAGTTTGAGCACAAACCTATTGCTTAACAAAAATACAAGACGTGAAGTTCCCTCCCCTAATACTTGAGTACCAGTGTTTATAAGGTACAAGGCCCTGTCAAAGTGATCATCTATCTTTTTAAATTCAGACCACTTGAAATTACTCCTAATTTCATGAAGTGTTTGAAAAACCATGAAGCGTATTTGTTCTTTCAGTCTCATCATGCAGCTCGGTAAAGGTCAACCAAGTCCTCTGTAAAGCCGTAGTCTAATAGAACTACACGACCATCAGCGGTTTTGCCCCAATGATCCACTTCAAGAATATCACCACGCATAACACCAGCTTGATTCATCAAAGCAAGAGCACCTTGTACCACTGGTGAATTTAACATTTTTTGAAGGTTTGTTTTTCTTTGCTGAAGGTTTTGAACGTTCTTTGTAAACTTGTCAATACCCGCTTCATTACCCTGCGATTGAGCATTTTTGAGACGACGAGACCACATTTGAATGCCCTGTTCGATCTCGCTAAATTCACTCTTGATATCTTCATGATTTTTCAGTATAGAAACAAACTGTTCCCAGGGAACCCCTGTGAGCTTCTGAAATTCTTCTGTGCTTGCAAGTGGTCGTGCAATTTCTGAAACGAGCCAATGGCCATCTTCGCCAGCGTCATGAATAGCGGTTACATAATTCTTGCTTGCCGTATTAGCAAAGACCTGAAGCTCGCCTTTGTTCTGCCCCATTCCCTTTTCTGCCGCTTGAGGAAGGGCAATCTTTAAAACATATCGATTGCTTAGTAGGAAGGCAGCCCTGCTGCTACCTCTTCCAAGCTCCTTGAGATGTTGTTGAGCGTATTGAAGTTTTTGGTCTAGGGTACTAAGTGCCTTAAATTCATTCCACTTGAACGTGCCTCTGATTTCGAGCAAGACACTAGCAACTTGATAGTTTATATATTCTTTGAGTAACACAGCAACATTAAATAGTTTGCTTTTGTCTCAAAGCCTTCTTTTCTGCTTGTCGCACGCCCCGAGGCGTTGAATCGAGTATGAAAATTCTACCACACGATTTATCGTCCCACACAAACCAAGCATATTCAGTAGCGTCAGAACCTTTACCACGAAACGAAGGACGATTTGGAATAACATAAATGTCAGGAGTATCTTGTTCCATCCAATCACGTCTTTTTTCACTTGCCAAAAAGTTAATTCGCAACAACATAACAACGGATTTAGCCTGAGTCTGTGCATGTTTAATCATTGACTCAGCAAGTTTGTATGGAGGATTGGTAATGCACACGTCGGCTTTTGAGCCTGGATGTAAATAAGACGCAAAATTTCCAATACAAACTTTATCAGATACTTCCTCAAGCGATTCTTTAAATCTATCTTGAATTTCAACCGAAGTCCATTGAACTTTCTCATATCCCTTACCATAAGAGGTGATAGAACGTATGATTGCGCCATCGCCAGCTGCTGGTTCAATCCAATTACCAACTGGCAACCTGTGCGATGCTTTTTCTACAAAGCGTTTTATGCACCAATTTGGCGTAGGATAATAATCGAAAGGATCACGTTCTTCGGCCTTCCCTTTAGAGTTGTGTTTTTTTCTTCCGGTTGCACTCATTGCTTACCCTTGCCTAACTTTACTACTTGAAGATCGCCAGCAACTATCCACCAAACCTTGTCTTCAATTAAAACTGCTGCTATTCCTTCAATATGGGGTCTTTTTGAACCCAATGGATCGAAGTCAATTACCATCCCTTTAATTTTAGAAACATGAAGAACTTCTTTAGAAAATTCTTCATAACCCGAATAATGTTTTTCTAACGTACGCCCTTCACTCAATACGGTAAACAAATAAGCTTCTTTATGAGAATAAACAGAAATTTTATCGCCAAAACAAGATTTGATTCATGACTACTAGGAGATGACCAAACACCTTTGATATTGATTCCTTCATGGTATATTAACCGTTTTGCTACAACGATATCACCAGGTTCCATATTAGCGTTTCTTTTTACCAGAAGGGTTTATTGTTCGACGACCGCCTTCGCATATAATCCAAGCATCTGCCATATCAAAATTGTGTTTACTCCACACAGTTTGACCTTTTTTCTTTCCACCTTTAGCTACATGTTTAGCCCACGGGAAATGCGGGTTCATTTTTTTGACCGCTTCAAATATCTTTGTTTTAGTGTCCTTGGACTTGTCCTTATAGTTGATCTTAATCCCAAGGTTTTTACGAGCAGTTCTTACATTGATCATTTTTGGTTTCACACCAAACAACTTATAAGCTGTAAATGAAACAATACCGTTGAAGCATGCAAGGGAAAACAAAGTCTTTGCACTAGAAAATCCTGGCGTAAACTTCATATGAGCTTCTTCCACAAAAATGTGGTTGACAACATACTTTTCTAGATCAACAATCCTAGCAAGTTCCTTTTCAACACGAGTCCCCTTGTCCCAGGTATCTGAATACTTTTTGCTGGTGAGCTTAATTGCATCCATCTTGATAAGATCGTTGGTGGTTGCATTCAAAACTACAAGACCAACAATACTTGTGGAAATATCGAGACCTATGTCTACTATTTCTCGTTCGTCTTCGCTTTCGTCAAAGAGGTCTTCGAACTCTTTAGCATCTTCTGGAGTTCCTTGATTTTCTTTTCTGTCCAAAACTGATACTCCATACCGTTACGGCTTGCATAAGCTCTTGCAACCAACGCTTTCTTTTTGACTGTTGGTCGTTCAAGATGCTTCTCTCTCTTAACTTCAACCAATTTTCTATCTCCGGAAGAGTATGTGATTAAGAAATCAGGAATGTAGATTCTTATTCTTCCAGTTCTGTGATTAGAAACGTATTTGATCTCAAAAGGTTCGTATTGATATTCTACAACATCCGGATCTGCATCCAAGCTTTCGCAAACAACTTTCTCCCAACCAGAGCGATATTTTGCTGGGCCATTGGAACACTTAGGAGAAGTGTGATAACCGGTTTTGTAGTGACCCCTCCCACCGCTTTTCTTTTTGCTTCTTCGACGTCGAGGCTTAGACGGCTTCTTTATAGAATTTTGTGCCATAATTTAATTTATAGTGAATGAACACTATTCATTATAAAAAGAAGATGAAGCCTTCTTACCAGTAGTATCGGAGGTATCTTCTTCATCTTCAGGATTTACAGTTCTCGGGCCTTCATTGAGAGCGATAGGTGCCATGTCGTCAGCAAGTCGTTCTCTAACCTGACGGACATCACCAGTTGCTCCGTCCTCAGTGTTTTCCTTGAGTCCACGCTGTTGCTCAAATCTTTTCTGAACTTGCGATTCTTCAAACACTTTCCTATCTTCAAGAAGCTTTTTAAATTGTGGAAGATCAAATCGTCCCGAGCGAGCAAGTTTGCCATCTATTTTCCAATATACATCATATTCTGCCTGACCAAAAGCATCACCCATTTGCATAATGACATTAATTTCAAAAACATCTTCACCATAAACAAAATAATCACCAATGTCTGGTGAAAAACCCTTGTCAATCAAATCTCTGACTTGAACGTAAACAGAAATAGTAGTTGTGCTTTCCACTGTCCATTTGCCAATGGATTGCCCCCTGTCTGGTTGATCGACCAAAGCATCAATCTTGATGGGATTATCAAATATTTTAACGATCGCTTCATCATACACCGGATGAACGTCCGATTTAAGAATTGAAATTGGATAGTACCAAATGTACTGACCAACAACGTCTTTCACGAACTCTTTAGTCCAGTCGTTGATTAGCTGCTGCTCACGGGGCGTAATGAATAAGCGTGCGATGGTGACCTACCTCTCAGCAATAATTAGGTAGGCCAAGAGGTTATTTAGAATATGAACATTGATGCACTCAACAGCATTTTATCTGAGATGCAGCGAAGTTTGGATGTTCCCAATCTTATTCCGGGAAAACTGTACTGGGTTATCCCCAAAGAGTGCACGTCAATAGAAGATGTGTCATCAGACATATTCGAAGGCTACGTAATTCGTCCGTCCAACAACAAAGATACCAAAAAAGATCTGGATTCATATTGGAATGCGCACTATCTGGTCCTTAGAGAAGTGAAAAAGAAACCTTTCTTTTCTAAAGAGTACGAAGTTCACTCTTTTGACAAACCAGTTATGTTTCTTGAGGATGCGTCTACCGAATTTGATCAAAAGGATTTTATTACTTTGCTTGTCAGTGACAAGGTGTATAAAAGAATAGTGTTCTGTCCAATGAAAATTGATTGGAAACTAATTCCAGTCAACTCAGACGGTCAGGATGATATTTGAAATACTCGGCTACAGCTTTTGCCGCTGTCCAATCATCATTATCGCCATCTTGAAAGACGTGCTTATCAATAGCAAAATATCTCAAGAAGTTCTCATACATGCCAAACAATGAAGATTGATCATTTGGGTTGGTGTGGCCTAAATCTTCAAGAAATTGTTTGTACTGTTGACTTTGACGAATGACTGGTTCTAAGTCTCGAAGTTTGTTTCTGTATTCAACAACCTTGGGCGTACTGTCATTCCATTCTGGTGGATTAACATTCCCGCCATTCCTTTGTCGTCCATAAATTCTATTGGATGTAATTGCTCCCCACTGTTCTTCTAAAACACTTTCAATAATTTGTTGAATATGCTTTTTGCTGTGGTAGGTCATTAGATTATTCCAATTTTTTGTTTTGGCTTATGTTTTTTGCCATTATTGTCAAGGATGTAAAGCACCTCTACTTCTGCATGCTTGTATAAAGTCACTTCCTGTTCGGCGGCAAATGTTCCCATGTTAGCTGTCATGGTTTCATACCAATTTATCCCATTCAATGGAACATTTGCAGCTACCACCCATTTTGGGTGCTTTTTATTTTTACTAAGATAACAACTTTGATGCGAAGGAAAAACTGACCAATACTCTCCTAATTTTGACAAATTTATATCCTATATGGTTGGAGCACTAATGCAACGGTATAGTGTTTCTGGATTGGAGAAGTTGATAAATTTATCAAAAAGATGTTCATACTCCTCCTCGGCAAATCTTAAAGCGTCTTCATATGCTTCCGAGTCTTCCAATTCATCTACATTGCGAAATTCATGAAATTCATCTTCGAGAAAATCAAGTCCGCCGACATGTTGCAACCAACGCTCAAACGTGGGAGGTTCGCTGTTGATTGTTGCTTTTATTTCATTTATATGATCTGCAAATTCTAAAATTAGAATATCGCAAATAAGCTTTTCGAGCTGAGCATTCATTGAAACTCCTCAGGAACCCAGACTGCCTCGTTTGTCCGTTTCGGTCCCAATGACCTCACCAGTTTCTGTATCAATAATTTTTGTTCGCTTGCGTCCATAAGCTCGGTCAGCTTCTGTTGTTGCATCTATCTCTTTGAAACGATCTTTAAGTTCTTCCCATTCATCACGCAGTTCCACAAGTCGCTCTGTTGAAACTTTGCCCATTTGGCGATCCCAAAACTTCTTTGCCATGTGAACGGGCATGCCCCTCACAAGCCTTTTGAATTCATTGAAATCACTTGCCTGTTCTCTAAAATCAATGATCTTTTGATATAATTCGGGACCAATCTTATCAAGAACTTTAATGTCGTCTTCATATTGATGTTTTAGCTCAAGCATACGTTCATACTGTGAAATGCCATAAATTTCATCAAGCTGCACTCGTACTGCTTCACGAACCAAGGTTCTTATTTGTTTCTTGGAAATTTTCATTTATTAATCCAAACATTAATCATAATAAACTACTGATAAGTAGAGCTACTAACCCAATGCAAGAAATTAATTCTTGCCTTCCAAATCAACTTTGTAACCCTTTATATTTTTGAGCTTTGCACTCATAGGTTATATGAAAGGATACGTTTGTCCCCTACCCGAAGCTAATAACATATTTGGGCGGAAATGGTAACATTTGCAATTGTTTCATTTCAAATTCTGCTGTGTTTGCTTTCATTTCAGCCAACTTGTCATAGGTGAGACCGTCGAGAACACTTAGCAACCCACCATCACCAGTAAGGAGGTTTTGTTTGTCCTCACGTGCTTGCTGAATGAGATCGGCACCATTCAAAGTAAGTTCGGCATTTGGGATAGGGAAGTTTTTGAATTTGTCTCTGATCAAGCCAAGTAACTCTTTGCAAAGAGCAAGAGTGTATTGGAAAATCCAATGTTTGGCCCAAGGGTTTAGAGAACGATATTTGATCAATCCAAATGGTACGTTAGCTGGGTGAGAAACGCCAAAAAGTGTATCATCAGGAAGCGGAGGCAATAGTTCACCGTTTACGTCACCACCTATTGAACTTGAAACACCGCCTCCGGGAACAATGCCTGGCGCTACTGATGGAGGAAATGCTACACGGACCCAAAGCTTATCGCTAAATCCGGGTATGAGGTGACTTGGTGCTGGGAAGATTCTGAGATTTCTACCATCAATTCTGTAACGATAGTGAGAACGTCTAACTCTCTGAGCTGTTTCAAGCATGCCTGCTCTGAGAATATCTTCAAACAAGGGAAGAACATAAAAACGTGTATCTGGAACATAGGACTCCACCGGAAGTCCAGAAGCAATGAAATTGGAAGCAAGATTGGAGTTATATACAAACTGGATAGGACCAAAATGGAAAACTTCGACTACTTTCATTCTTCCACGAGAACCTGTTGGCATAAGCTGAAGAAGTGGTGTCCCAGCGGTGCTTTTTAATTCCGTATAAAGATCATAGTCTTGTCTGCCAGTTTGAAGATCGATAGACCCGCTGAAAGTATCTAAAGATTGTCCATAGCCTATTTCAGCGGCGTATGGCTCCGCTTGGCGAACAAGGAAATCAAGATTTGGACGAACGTAATTGTCCGTAAGGTTGATGTTTAGTTCTGCTGTGTTATTTGTAGGATTATTAGGATCAACAGAACCTGTGGCTTGTCCTAATAGACTTGAAAGATTTGACTTAGCTTGGTATTCTATAATGTGAGCGTTAAAAGCTAATGTGGCCTCCTCGAAACAAGCCCATATCATCTTCTTGGTGAGCTCAACCGAAAGAACATCCTCACCCAGTTTCCTCAGCACATAAAAAATGATTTTATCAGCATCCAATTGATAAATTGGATCTGAGTCGTAAAAGCCGAAAGGTGTTGGTCTGATTATTGTTGTGAAAGTGGACATAGCATCAGAGATAATTAGGATGAAAATATGTCAAAGCCCAGATTAGAAATATTGATCAAAGAATATGCAAGTAAAATATTGAGAGAAATATTTGATAACGCACCAAATGAGCTAAATGTTTATGATTTTGACGATACACTTTGCAGTACAGAAGGCACTGTTCACTTAATAAATAAGACAACTGGTAAAACAAGAGAACTATCGCCGCACGAATTTCATGAATATCATCTTAAGGATGATGAAGAATTTGATTTATCAGACTTTGGAGTTATTTTAAATCCTGTTACTTTACCTCATTTTGATCGAATGAAAGCCGACTACAAGCGTCTAGGACCTTACGGGGTTTCTATTTGTACTGCACGACCAGCGGCCAATGAAATTATTGAATTCATATCCCAACAAGGAATGCCGGACGTTGAAGTTGTAGCAGTTGGAGATTTCACGCCTACGGGTGATGTTGGTGAGCTAAACGCTGCAAGAAAACAAGCATATCTGAGGGGTAAGCTTCAACAAGGAAATATAAAAATTCTACGATTCTTCGATGACAATCTGTTTAATGTACAAGCTGCGGAAAAACTTGTGGAAGAATTTCCAGAGGTTCAAATAGAAATTGAATTAGTTAAATAAAAAAGCCACGTTAGACGTGGCTTTTTGTTTCAAACTTATAGTGCTATCATTCTGTGATTTCTGTAATCCTCAATGTGTTGTTTGCGTTATTGTTGAAAACTGCTGAAACTTCTCCGGTGTAACTCGCTGGAAGTTCAAAATAACCATTATTTCTTAGCAGAATCGAGAAATCGGTTGTAGAGGCGCCTGTGCCGAGCTTGATAAATGCCCGAGAGTTTCCATCCATGAAGAATGTTGCACCACAGCGGGCAGTATTTGTTGCAAGAACTGTAACTGATGTAGTATTAGCATCAAATCCTGTAACTGTCGTGTTGGGACACTTTACAGGTGTTGTGGAAACGGAGCCGGTAACTGTTACAGGTTCTACGACATTTACAGTACCTGTGACCTGTAGATGTTCATTGAAAACTGCAACGCCTGAAAGAGCAACAAGAAGATTGCCATCTGCATCATAGTTGTTACCAGAAACAACAACGACAGAATTTGGATCCAGTGCAAGATTACCAGTAACAAGAAGAGCGCCTCCGTCAAAAGTAGCTCCATCCAATTCAGCAAGAACAGATCCGGTAACAAAAATCGGAGTAGAAAAACTATCGCCAATAACCTGAGTGCCGTCAGTGATTCTAACGTACCACGATTCAGGTATAGAGCCGGCGTCGCCCTGTGCAACTGCACCTGTAATAAGCAACGCACCTGTAATATCGACTGTGTCAGTTACTTGACCAGTAATAAAAAGAGCACCATCGCTTGCCAGTCTGAGGAACTGTGCTCCATTGGAACCAGAACCCATAACCAAAAATCCTGGCTGTGTGCCGTCCAAGAATGAACCAGACTGACTTGCGGTTACCGCAAGCTCTGTTCCTTCGGAATCAAACAAAACTGAAAATGGTGATTCTAGACTCATGTTTTTACCTTTACTGCGTTGGTCTTAAGTATATTGTTCTATGTAATATTTCTTATGCGACTTACTTCTGCAATAGGTGGAACAGAGCCACTGCCATAGGTAATTGCGTCGGTAGCGGTTGTTAGAATTGTTGTACCATCAGTAGCATATACGTTCCTGACTATCGTATTCACAGTTTTGTTTGAATTATATGACCAAATCTTCTCAACAATTTTTTTTGTTTTAGAGCTATCCTCATACCAAACAGAAGCTGAAGGGAAAATTTTATTAATATAAATTGCCTCCCTGAAGGAACCGGAAAGATACTTTTCAAAAGGTCCACCGTCAGACAAAAGTATGTGAACTCTGTCATCAGCTTTTAGAGCATCAAAAGCATAAGTTACATCAGTTCCGCCTGTGACCGATGCAGAAACAATTGAGCCGCTTATATTAATAACTTGCGTATTGGTAGTGAGGTTCGTGCCATTAATTCTAGTTGTAATTCCAGATGCAGAAACCGAACTGGTTACATCTGAAGCCATGTCGCCGATATAAATCCAACAATCTAAAAACCCTGGGTTTTCATTTGTCGGACCAACGGCTGGCGGCGTTTCTTGATAAATTAAACCACCAAACTCATAAAGAATCCATTCTCTGGGATCAAGCAACGGAATTTGTTGCAAATTTTTATTTCGTAGAAGTGCCTGGTACCCTGAACCACCAACAAATTCTGTAACAATTTGCACAGAACCGGTTGTGAACTGTAGAACTTGATTATTAACAAAAAAACCGGTTCCAGCTTTTGGATTGGAAGAACTGGTTTCATAGTCGGAAGGTAATTTTGCCTGGAAACCGTGTCTACCATTAGAAGTGTCAGTTCCCGAAACAAATTCTAAAGTTAGTCTAACCTTTTCAGTGGTGCCATCATTAGCATAAAACGAACCTGTGTTTACTTGGAAAGGACTACCCGGCGGGTTTGCCGGAGGTCGCTCTGCAAAAATGGTAGAAGTGTCTTGTTGAAAGCCTACAAAATAACCTTCGTTAGCCAGCAATTGTTTATCATTGGACGTATGTGGCCTATTGAAGAGCTTCTTGAAAGCAATCAGTGCCTGGTTTAGAGACATTTAGATACCTTACCTTTTATGACGTCCACACCAATCTCATGTCACAGATTTCTCCAGACCACTGTGCATTGGCGGTTATTCTTACAACGATGTAGTTGCCGTCCGCTACAAATATGGTGCCAAACGTTCCTTTGTTTGCAGCAGGAAGTGTTTCATCAAACGATCCATTTAAAATTCCTGCTCCATCATTTGGAATCTGCGGATCACCAACCTTTTGAAACGGAGTATAGACGTTCCAACCTGTTTTCTCTGGTAATTTTACCTCCACCAAAAATCTATTATTAGCACCCAAAACTGCACTTCCAGTGCTCCAAGTGCCAGAGCCAGTTATTTGTAAATCAAAATTTGATCTTGAACCACCAGTGTTGTTTATAAACTCACGGTAATATGTTAGGGAACCAGAGAAATCACTATAGTCCACATTGGCCGATGGGCCATTGGCAAACCCACTGAAATCTCCATTCCCTCCGCCACTGTCCGGAAGACCGGGAAGTGCTCTTAAGCACTCATCGAAAACGACTAACGGAAGAGCTGAAGAACCAGAACGATTGGTGGTGCTATCCCAACCAGAAGCTGGAATATCTGCTTGAAGATCGTAATCAGCAACCTCAAGTCTAAAATTTTCATCTCTAAATCTATCTCTTAAAACGGTGCTGTTTGCAGCTTGACTGTTTAAGAATATTTCACCTATGCTCGAAACTCCCCCGTTTGTGAGATTTGGACCAATAGGCTTGGTGCAGTTAACTCTCGCAGTAATGGTTCCTGGTAAGAGTTTGGCTGCTGTGATTGTGCCAGCCTTGTTTGTGATTACCTCTACTTTGTTTTCATCTTCGAGACCGACAACAATAGAAGACAAAGGTTGTGAACTAAAAGATATATTGGTAGAATTGGTAAAAGTAACAGCGTTTCCTGAAGAGTATGCATTTCTATACGCTCCAGAAATAGCTGTGTTGTAAAGAGCTGATCCACCAGTAAAGTATTTTACCCCTGTGAGATATTTTAACCCTGTAAGGTTCAACGTATGTAAGGAACCTGACGGTGCAGTGGGAGCAGCAGGATTGTCGTCAACAACCCAGGCCACCCTGTTTGTTTCGGTAGAGGTCCCACCAATTTCATGAAAAACACGAGCAACATTCCATCCGTTTCTTTGGTCGCCAGGATCAACTGACCACACACCTGTTCTATGTTTGAATAGTGTAAAAGGGTCACCATTGGAAAAACTTCCTGTCTGCAATGAAGAGACGGCTAAAAAACTTCCATCGGCTGTAGAGGATGTTATGGATGAAGAAGTAGAGGTTAGACTCATGGTTACCAAGGTTGCTCCGTTTAGAACAAGCCGAAGTATCCCTTGGTCGGCGTTTCCAAAAGCATTGCCAGGATAGTTTGGAAGATCGGCGGCGACGTCATCATTCAAAATTCCATTTATCGTCGTAGAATTGTTGAACAATCCACGTCTAAGATCACCCGAAAAAGAAGACACGGAATATAAATCGTTGATATCGACAGCTGGCAAAGAACCAGTTCCAGTTACATTCGCATATCCAGACACCCCTTGGGTATTGCCAAACGATAAAATGCCAGCCGTGCCCGTATCCACAACTCCAAGATCATCAAGATTGGGTGCTGGTGATGGCGCAAGTGATTTTAGAATTTCGTTTATTTTACAAATTGCCTCACCGGCTCGTGTGAAAACTGTAAAATCAAACAAACCATCTTCAAATGTACAACCTGAACCGCTGGTGCCTAAAGCAATTGGTCTTGAGTTGATACCATCATGATCATGACCGTGATCGACATTGTGAACTTCATAGTCAAGACTCGTGTTTACCGTTGAACCCGTTACACCAATACGTGTTTGAATGGCCTCAATGGCATCATTCATATTGGTATGTTGTGCAGCGTGACCCAATGCACCCGTAGCAGACAAAAATGTACTGCCTGACGGATTTGGAAAATCATCTAATAAAATTGGAAAATTTGATGTCATTGGTTCCGGTCCTGGTAAACTTAAGCATAAGTAGTAATCTCAAATTTTGCAGGATTATTGTCGGTCTTTCTTGATATTATTTGGTTTACAGCCAAAAATGGATCTTGTATTCTATAGAGACAATCCGGGATTTTTATTAAAAGACATCACTTATTTGTATTTGCAAATACATACAACTTCAAATTGACCAACGTTCTATATTCTCCCAACGAATTTCACTCGCAAGGAACAGTGCTTCTTTTACTCTATAATGATGTTTCCGGAGCTTGACTTCACATCAGATACGAAAGATAGACATAATCCTTGTTATCCTTTGAGAATTTTTGGTCCCCTGTCTCCAGGTGCAACAACTGCACTACTTTCAACCAAAATAGTTCCAATGAATGGTGCCCGAACCTCAACTAATTTTAACATCTTTTGTGGGTTTACATTTCCAAGATCAACAACTTCAAGATTGTCAATAAGATAACAATGACATTCTTGGCGCATTTCAAATTCCCTTCCAACAACGCCTACTGCTGGTCCACATGAGCGAACCATTGGCATTGTAGTGCCAAATCCTTCTACATCTACTTTCTTGTAGTAGACTACCCCTTCACGTAAATGAACAACTTGCACCTGAGGACCCATTCCCCTAGACGTCATGCCCTGTTGATTAGCATACATGGCCGTAAGAGGATCAATTTCTCTCCAATGATTTCCAGCTTGTTGCGCCCTTTGTCTATCTTGAGCTATGTGTGCCGGCTCATGATGTGGTAGTTCCTGAGGATTTTTTTGGAGCTGTTGCATTTTTTGTGCCCAATATTTTTTTTCCCAATCTTCCATTAATTGCTCCTAATGTTAGTTTGTAATAGCTTGAGAAACAATCATCTCAATTTATCACTTATGTTGATATATAATTGGTTCACATCTAAAGAAATAGTTATATTTGTGGATTGTTTTCTTTTGCCAGTGCGTGACCCGTTGCTATTAAGTCCAGGTGCGTTGATTCAAATAGAAAACGACCTAATTGGAGTAGAGCTTGGTTCTGGAAAAGAAGCGGCCCTTTTAAAGGGGGAGTTGTTTATGTATTTGGATGTTCAGCCGTCACGACGTGGACGTGATCATTTCAGATTCAAAATTCTTAAAGAAGAGTACATTTATGTTGAAGCAACGCTAAAAGAATTTAAGAAATGGTTTCGAGTAGTTTACAGACCTGTCTGGTGCAGCTAAACTAAAATTAGGAGGCAGATATGACTACTTTCCCCGTTGTTCTTCAAGAATGGCTTGAGTCTGAAAGTGGATGGGGGCAGCGCCCTGATGGCTATACCGTTCATCTTTCAGTTGATGATTCTAAAACTTTCGTCGAAAATTACTGGGCAGAAGTGAGAAGGAGAAACCCTTCTGGTGTAACTCCCGAATGTTATTCTCGACCATATGGCGACCCTTTTGTCAAAGATGTTGAAAAAGGGGTTTACAACCGTCTGAAAAAATTGAAAAAAGAAGGAAAGTTTGGGTTTCGGATCATAAAGCTAGCTGAACTTGACACTACAGCCGAAAAGAGAGCAAAAGAGAAAGCTGAAAAAGAACGCCAGGCTAAGATTAGAGCCGAAAAAGAAAGAAAAGAAAAGCTCAGGAAAAATGCCCTTGCAAAGCTAACCGAGGAAGAGAAGGCAGTTCTTGGCTTAAATGAAAAGTCAAAGCCAGCTCGTGTTCCTAACAGAGGTTGGCAGTCTTTCAAAATCAACTGGTAATCACAACAGAGACAGGTGTATAAATAAAAAAAGCCCCCGTAATCGGGGGCTTTTTTTTACTTGATCTCAATTCGCTTTCGGGTCAGCTGCTTTGTTATAGGCTTGCCTATTATAGTCAATATTCCTTTGTCGCAGGTAGCTTCTATGGTTTCGGTATCTAGATCATAGGCCGAAACTTGGTAGCTAAATGTGCGACTCGTTTCCAACTCTTTGGAATTTTCCTCTGTCTTAGAGGAGACGGTGAGAATACCAGTTTCTTCATCATAATGAATTTCGATGTCATCTTTTCCGGCGCCTGGAACATCAAATTCTACTTTAAACGTTCCATTGTCAGTTCTTAGACGCCTAATTGGGTATCGAGCAACGTTTGAATAGTTGGGGCGAGCAAGGGAAACACCCCAAGGATCTCTAAAGAAATCATCAAAAAAGCTATCATTAAAAATTGGGTTAACAGAATTAAGGTTTTTTCTTGCTAAAAGTCCCATAATGTTTCCTCCTAAAAATGTTGTCACTCTTGTGACAGCTGTAAGGTAAACACTCAGTGAAGACTGTCAACATCTTGCGATTAACTTTTTAATCATCCATGTGATAATTTTTCAAATCCTCAATTCCCTTGGGTTTGTGTTCTTCATCGTAGTCAAAAACTTTTTTACGACTTTTTTGAAAAGCCTTACTGCCACCTTTTGGTTCTCCACGACCTGTTTTGTCGTCAATGCCAGTGTATGCTTCTTTTTTTGTCTTGTCTGTGGCTGTGTTGTCAGGCTTTCCAGGTTTGTTAGGCTTTGCTCTTTTACGGCGAGTAGCACTTTCTTTTTCCTTTTTGGTCATGGATTGCGCCTTTGACTTCTTCACGCACTTTGGGTATGCTTTTGAACTATCACTTTTTCTTTTACCCTTGTCAGCCGAGGCGCCACATTCAGGATGTCCACCGCTTTTTTTCTTTCTGGAGATATCAACCCACTTTTCTCCAAACCATTTTCCAAGACCGCTATCTTTGTGAACTTTTTCTTGAACGCCCATTTCTTCTTTAACGAGATTTCGAATGATATTCTCAAGAGATTCTTTCTTGGGTTTTTTCTTTTTGCGCCAGCCACCACCTTTGTCTTTATACCATTTACTAGCGTAAGCGTTAGCATAAGCGCTCGGATATACATCATACTTACGCTTTGCTGCTACTTTTGCCCTAGACCAAAGTTCTGGATTGGTTGGTTCATTTTTCGAACCTTCAACCAAGTCTTCTTCGTTCACTCTTTCTTCTCTGATTGCTTCCTTAACAACAGATTCGATAAATTTTTTCAGTTCTTCTGGATCCATTGGTTCCTCTTTTGTTTTGGAATGTCTCTGCTCCCAGTCTTCAGGTACAAAGTCTTTAGGAGAACCTATTTGTCCATAAGCTTGTCTGCCAGGACTATGTTTTGCTGCTGGCATTTCAGCATGACCACCAGAATGATCGACTGGATTAATAAGCCAATCATCTCCTATTGGAGTTTCTTCCCAATTCCCACGCTTGTAATGCTCTGTTCCTTTGTCGGGTTCTGGACCATAGGGGGGAGCAACATACGTTTCTAGAAATACATTTTTCAAACTTAGCGCTTCCCCAAAATCAAATTTTAGCTGTTGTCCTCGCTGCTTTTGCGCAGTCCCGCCGTATCTTTGCGCTCTCTTTTGAGCAATGGTTTCATGTGCTTCTTCAATATCTCTGTAGTTTTCAAGTTGCTTTTGCAGCATTTTCCCAGACAGCTGCTTTACTTTATTTACAATATCATCCCGATACTTGGGATCATGATAAGCAACTGCAAGTTTGATCAACTCTCTTCGTGCAGCTGCTTCTTTGTCTTCTTTTACTTGCGAAGTAACATGTCTGAGTGCTCCATGTCGACGAAGGAAGTCAATTAGTTTACCACCTGTAAGAACATGATCGATGTACACTTGTTCTTTAGTAAACCAATCACCAGGCTCTACAGAAACAGGATATTCATCATAATAGCCTTCTTGCCCATGTGGTGGACGCTGTTTCCACCCGTCGCCATATGAATCGTCTTCTTCTTCGACATCTTTTATGACAACCAACATACCCCAGCGACGAATATCTTCAATTGTTACATCCCTCAGTGACTTTCCCAGCTTCTTGCCAATGTGAAAACGCATCGCTCCAACAGCCATGCTCATGTCGCTCTTTTGAGCAGCGAAAGTTATACCACCAAGTTGTTCTTCCCAGTCTTCTTCATCCAGTTCCAAACCGTAAGCATCTTTTACCCAGTCTCCAAGTTCACCCGTGAGGCCATACTGCTCTATGCTGTCCTTGTGATCAATCACAGTTCCATGATAAAGCGTGCGCTCATAGAGAGCTGATTCCTCAAGCCCACCCTGACCAAACAATTTTTTGAGATGACCGGGTTTAACCCCCATGCCATTCAAACGCAGCACGTCATTGACGTATTCCTCATCGGTCAAGTAGTCATCTTCTTCGCCATCCCCATCTTCGTCTCCTTCAATTTCTGGAACGAAGTTGCCGGGTTTCTCAAGCGAATTGTGACGTGGCCACCCAGGAAGGTCACGATAATTCTTGTCTGAAGGAACACCTCTCATAGCTCCTTGAGCACCTGATACTCCAAATTCTTTCAGCCCTCTGTCTGACCTATCTTTCATGTCTTCTAATTCATCATCATCAAAGCCAAAATAGTCATCTGTTGGATCTTCGTCAGCAGCCATTTTTGAAAGGTCGTCGGAAGAAACTGCTATTGGTTCAATTTCTGTGGGGAAATGCTGTCCAGAGCGAATGCCGGAATTAGATTCACCACCGGGAAATCCTGTGACGGATTGTGGTGCCGGGTACCCACGATTTATTCTTTGTTGGCTTGCAATGTTATAAACCGCTTCCTCATCTCTTTGTTTTTTCAACTTCTTTACCGGCTCAGACAAACCAGCAGCCAGTTGATTTACGCCTCCAAAACCGTATGGGCCTCCCCTGAAAGTTGCAGACCCATCAACGGAACTCGGGCCTCCAGCATAACCAGCCTCTTGTAAAATTTGTTCATGTCTAACCGCCCTTTTTTCAAGTTCACGGAATTGCTTTTCCCAATTATTATTTTTGTTCTTGGAAGACATTGCTTTCATTAAGTAGGTTTTATATATTTAAGAACATGTTGAAAAACTTTGCATTTTTATTTATTGCTTTAGCATCTGGTTGCGTTCCGACACATGCCGAAACGACACCTTCGCACTGCAATGAAAATCATAATGTGCCATCTGCTGATTTTGCCAATGTCATTGAAAACGACTTCGGACAACCAGTTTTATGGAATCAAGAAGCTTTCCCAATACGAGTCATTGTTGATTATTCTATGAGAGAAAAACGAAAAAGAGTTGTGCAACAGGCCATTGCAACCTGGAATCGAGAAACCGAATTAAATATATTTTCGTATGAAGAAAGTGTTCCAATGGAAACAATGGAAGAAAATACAATTTGGATAAATGAAGAACCGCTACCGCAAAATGAATGTGGTTACCAACTTTTTGGTTTGGCTCATCGTTATTTTCGACATGATTTTTTTGGAATAAAAATGTCAATTGCAAGAAGCAAAATTCAACTACACGTTGGAATACCCGACGACAGGGTTTTAAGTACCGCTATACATGAATTTGGTCATGCACTTGGACTGCATCATGATAGAGAAATTCAGTCAGTGATGTATCCTCACAACAATGGACGAAGAGGTTCAATTACTGAAGAAGACATAGAACATGTAAGAATGATGGTGCTAGGACCCAGGCCAGAACCGTTCATTATTTTCAATTTATAAACTAAAATATGAATCCGCCAGAAATGGTTGTAAAAACACCTGACCCAGTGTTGGGCAACAATGAGCCCGACCAAGGTGTCGAATATGTGCCAGCTTCCTCACTTATGTTATCAACGGGAAAAAATGCTCTTCTTAGCGCACTGGAACCACTATTACTAGTGGCATACCGAAAAGTATCCCCTCCCACCCCAGAAATAAGGCGCAACAATTGACTTCTAAACATACCAACCATTCCAAATGGACGTTCGAGTCTATGAATAAAAATTGGTGTTGACTCATAAAAGCTTGAAGTGGTATTCAAAGCAATTTGAGCTTGCTTGTTCGGCTGAATAGTTCCAAACAAGGGGGCAAAGGTGGGCATTATCCCACAAGTTGGGAGGAAAAGCTCTGAGCTTGATAGAGTGTTGCTCATTGGGAAAACAGTACATGCTGTTCCAGCTCTTATATTGCTCCAAATAGTGTCACTGTTGTCAAATAAGTCACTAGACTCTGCCCAAAGTTTCCTATACATCATCAGTGGGGCGGGAACTGAAGCAGACAAACTTGGTAGCGGATCATATGGGCCAATGTATATATGACCGTGATCGTTTGAATCATCATCTTTTACCAAAACCATGATGCTGTCTTCGTCAGCAAACATGTTTAACATCAGTCCATTGTTGTACTGACCCGTAAAGCCACTCGCAAATCCAGCTAAATCAGAACGTTCGTCCCAAAAGGTAGTTGCTCCTGCGTTACTGATAATCCTACTACCACTAATATTGCTCCTCGGCATAACAGAAAGATGTACGTCTGCCAAAGGATTTGAAGCGGTCGTACCCCAAACAGGGTTGCCTTTACTGTCAGAGCCAAAAGAACCAGTAGTTCCATTCCATGGATTAAAGAATGTATAACTACCAGATATGTGATTTATGCCAACAGCGGCGCCAAAACCCATGTTGTTAAATGTGCTACCGAAACCTTCAATATTAACTGGCAAACGACTTGAAGGTACAGTGCTTCCAGAAGTAAACTGAATAAGCATGTACCATTCCCAATTTCTGTTAGAACTGGTATTCCAACGCCAAACAGAAAAGGCTCCTGGGCTAATATTACTTCCGCTGCTTCCGCCATTGGCTATTTCTGTAACATAGCCTTCTGTTTCAACTTGAACCTTAAGAAAATCATAAACAGAGCGGTAAAATAAGGCGATGTTTTTCTGATCAGCGCCAGCTCCGCTACTAGACAAAGATACAAGCAACCTTCCTTTGATTGTTCCGGCCATGTTTATTCTATAACCTCAGTAATTACAACGACGTCTGTTGCCCCTGTCGGAGGACTACCTGTGCTAAATACAAATTGTCCTCCGACTATCCCACGAAATAGTCTAACAACGTTAGCACCTGTCGTAGTAGTTGGCTGCCTTGCTGTTTCTGCGGCCACCCAAATGTCACGTTTTCTTAAGCTAACTGGTTGCGAAGAATAAGCTTGAAATACTTCAGCTTCATAATCAGTTGTGTCTATACCTTCGTAGTCAGCCATTAGCCAATGCTCCCACTAAATACACCATCACGAATCCCAAGATTTTTTCCTACATCAACAGAGCCAGTCCAAGGAACAAGAACAACATTATCTGCAACAGTTCCAATGGAATCAACAAACCAGTTTCTGTTTGTAGAAAAGGTTATTTTAGTTCCATCTGATGAGCGATGTGTTAGGTGTGCATACCGAACCAGTTTAATTAGTTGATTGTTAAGTTGACCAACGTAACCCTGATAATCAGGTTCATTATTATGAACAAATAAAAATGGGTCTAAAGGAATCCATTTCGCATCATCGGAACCAGAAACGTGTCCTTGTATCTCTGAACCCCACTGATCAGTGGGTAAAAATGCACTGCCTATATTAGGTCTTGGAAAATCAACTCTAAGACTTCGTACTGAAATTTTATCTGCTGCAATTATACCTCCGCCACAATTAACAGCAGATCCCGCTGTGCCGCCATGTTCTACGCCTGGATTAAACATGCCAAGCGTATCTTCTGTTGCCTGTACAACAGTTAATGGCGTGGTTACGCTTGAAGATATAATTTGGTTTGGCTTGTATGGTCCGATAAAGCTCATAGAATATGAAGAGTAGTCAGATTCTGCGTCCGGGTTGCCAAAAATGCCAAGAAAACTATCTTCGTCAGTAATAACATGAGCCCGCATATGGCTAGCTTCAGAAGAAGCTAGCCATAAATTTTGCTTGCTTGTATTGTGCGAACCACTTAAATTATTCGAACGAGGAAAAACAAAAAGACCATCGCCAACAGAACCTGTAGTCCAGACGGGATCACCTTTGGTATCAGAACCAAGAGAACCAGTGGTTCCGCCCCAGGGGTTAGACGTGACACCCGATGCGGTATTGGCAGAAATTGCCGCAGCCATCACTAAACCATCAATGCTTGTACCACCTTGAACTAACGCTGGTGCACCCACTCCCGCTGTATAGCTAACAGCAGCTTGCATATAGAAGTACCATTCCCATGAACGATTGGAACTTGCGTTCCATCGAAATACGGCCCAGCAATCGTTGCCAAATGAATTGCTATCGTTCCACCAGCCAGTATCGCCTACGCCTGCGCTAGTTCCATTGTTTCTAGCGACTTCGGTCACAATGCCTAGTGTTTCAAGCTCCTTTAGATGGTCCCAAACAAACTTAAACGCAGCTTTAGCATTGTTGTCGTCGGATTCGCCAAAGAAATATCCGTCAAGTTTTGCTCTAATTGTTCCTGCCATTTTAACCGCTACTCGTTATAACGTATCTTCTTCTATCACCAAATCGATCACGCCTCTCCAGATATGGAGCATCTGGATGCCATGGAATTATCCAAGATGTTGCAAGATTTGAACTATTTTGAAGTGGGTTTATTGCCATTTTGGGTATGCTTGTATTTGTAATACGAGCAAAATTTGGTATTCCTTTCGAAACCTGTAACATAGTCGGATCAAACCTACCGACTGTTCCTTGATATAGTGTCGAAGCCTCAAAAACCCCAGCGGACCGCAGAGAAAATGTTGCATCGTGCAATGCAACCGTTGGCTTGGTCAGCCTTTGTCCGTATTTCAAAACATGAACACCATCAACTGTACTATCTGGTATAGTCAAAAGTCGTATTCCTCTCATTTGGCTATCTTGCTCGTGCGGCAAAATACAAGCCCCTTGTTCATTGTCGCCTGGTTCAACTGTCAAACTTCCAATGTCTTTAGACGCTTCCCATGGGTCTGACGGAGAGAAATCCCAATAACAAACAAAGTTTGGCGTTGTAGTATCCTCAACTCCTTCAGCATTTTGTCGATTAAAAGCCTCGTAGAGTCCCAAATATCCAATCGAATAATCAGCCTGACCGTTGTTTCTGATATATAAAAACGAATCATCATCTGTAATAAAGCTTATTCTACGATGTGAGGCATTTCCACCTGCGTCGCTATCCACAGCGAGTCCTTCACGATCGGTGCTGGTTCTTCCATCTCCCAAAACACCACTAACGCCATTGGCTTCAGGAAAAACAAAAAGCTTGTGATTATTTGAACCAGATATCCAAACTGGGCTGCCTTTGGCATCAGAACCAAGAGAACCAGTGGTTCCACCCCAAGGGTTAGATGTAACAGAACCAGAAATTGTAATAGCGGCTGCTACATGAAATCCACGAGTACTACCAGCTCCAGGAATACTATAGCCAGGTAATCCAGGGCCAGTCGGACCAACGGTATCGCAATTTTGAATAAACATGTACCATTCCCAGCTTCTATTAGTGTTTGAATTCCATCTAAAACATGACCACCCGTTGTTACCAAAACGTGTTGGTTCGTCCCACCAGCCGGTTCCTGGTCCACGACCATTTACAGCAGTCCCATGATTTCGTGCAATTTCCGTAGTTATTCCTAAAGTTTCGAGGTATTTTAGGTGATCCCAACATGCTTTAAAGGCGCCTTGAAAGGTGCTATAAGCATTTGAATTTGTGTCTTCAGTTCTTGAAGATACAAAAATGTCAGGAACTATGATTTTATTACCAGCCATTAAGAACACACCAGTTCTGAATTTACTAGCGTCGTTGTTGGCGACGACGAGCCACTTCCATAAACACGAACCTCATATACAGAGCTTGTGTCTGGGTTAAAGTTTGTTGCGTTAAACAGGTTCACGGATTCAACATTGGTTGGCGAATTGGCCGACGAAGAAAGTTCTGTTATTCCTGGTCCGCCCACATGAACCAACGCCCCTGATGTTATATTATAAAGCTGTGCAAATGCGGTATTTGAAGCTGTTGTAGTAGAAAGAACAGCTCGGAAAACACACAAGTTGGTATTATGCTCTGAAGGTACGAAGTAACCACCACCAACAGCTTGTGGATTTGATGAAGTTGCTGTTGTAGTAGTATAGCTTCCAAGGCTAAGTCTTGTTGGAGGCGCAGTAACTGAGCCGGTCACTCTAAACTCAGCACTACCAACAATGGCAGATTGCGAACCAGTTGTTGTGTAAAGCTGAAGTTCATAAATGGCCTGGTTTGTTGAAAAGTTTGTGGCGTCACGCAAATTAACAGATTCAACTAACTCCGGTGTCACGCTTGTTGTTTCCAACACTGTAACGCCTGAACCACCAATATGAACCAACGAGCCCGAAGTTACGTTAAACAGTCGCATAGAAGCTGTCACAGAGCCTGTGGTTGACGCTAGAACCGCTCTAAGTTTAATTGGGCCGGTGTATTCCGATGGATCAAATACAAGCTGTCCTACGGCCTCTGGGTTGGAGGAAGTGCTATTGGTAGTAGCATAGTCGGCAATACCAAATGACAACAAGCTACCAGTAATAGGAATGCTCTTATCAACCAAACCATTGGTCCTGATTTCGCCACCACCAACTGTAACAAGCTGAGACTCATCCGAGGTGAATGCTTGGAATTCGTAAATGGCCGCCCCGGCAGAGAAGTTGGTTGCATTACGCAAGTTGACTGATTCAACGATTGTTGGAGTTGTGCCAACCGAGGTAATTTCGGTCTGACCTGCTCCTCCAATGTGAACAAGAGCACCAGAGGTTACATTGAAAAGTCTGACAGAAGCAGTGACTGATGAAGAAGCTGCTGAAAGAACTGATTTTAGAATAATGTTACCCGTATAATCACTTGGGTCAAAAATGATTTGTCCAAGAGCTGCTGGATTGCTTGATGTGGCAGTCGTAGTTGTGTAATCGACAACAGAAAGCTGGATTAGGCTGCTTGATGTTGACAGATTTGCACTTACTGTAATTCTTCCATTGGAAGCCGAAGATACCGAAACATCTCCACCCCCAACAATAAACGGTGAACCGTCTGGAAGCACGTTTAAGGCACCAGTTAGGCCAGACTTGAAAAGCCCAGAGCCTGACATTTCAAGCGAGCCTGATTGTTCAATAACGTTAGCCGTATCTGAATAGAAGAAAGAACTTCCGCCACCACCAGGTGCTGTACCATCTACAGTAAGGTTGCCAGAAATATGAACATCACCAAGAAACAAAGCAGTGGAATTTGCAGTAGAATCCTTGCCGCCAACAACTCCAGAAACAACCATGATAGCATCTGTGCCATATGTAGTTTCGCTAATGTTTGCGCCTGGATCAACCGCAAGCCCGCCTCTGGCACGAATGGTATCTGTAACACCGAGCGTGCTTGAAACAGCTACACTTACTCCAGCAACAATCGAAGATGCAGCAATGCTGCCTCCAGCACTAATTGTAAAGGCGACGACGCCTTCAGTGGAAACGAATTCAAAAGAATCGCCAGAGCTAACCTGGAACCGTATATTGTCTGTGTTAAGACCGATTCCAGCGTTTGTGTTGTTGAGCCAGCCATATGAAATACCAAAAGAACCCTCTGACCTCATATTAATACGGCTATCAAAATTTCCAGCCTTTTCAATGGTCATGAATTCTTTATTGGCCGTATCGATGACTCGGAAAAATTCTGGACTTCCTGTGCCAGTTCTTATATCAATAATCGGAGGATCGCCAGTGGAGTGTGCGCTGGCACTAATCACAAATGGAGAATGAGTGTCGTCATTTGCGAACAATGTAAATGAACCACTTGCTACACTTGTAGTAACAACATTGTTTAGATTATAAGCTTGTTGTAGAGATGATGTTTCTCCTCCCCCACTACCAGTTGCGAGCTGCTGCAAGGTTTGTCCAGCTAAATTATTATCATCAAAGAATTGGAGTTGACCTCCAACATTTCTAATGGAGGCCGAACCAAAGAAAATGGAGTCATCCTTAATGAAAACAGAACCAGTTCCAACTGCTAACGTACCAGAAATCCTAACATCGCCGCCGAATACGGAAACTGCATCGACAGCAGAACCAGATCCAAAGGTGCCTGAAACAAAGAAAAATACATCTTCTCCAATTGGATTGGTAGTGGTTTGTTGACCAACTACAATTGATGAAGTTGTATAGAGTGTTGAACCTGTTAAAGTCCAATCTGAGTCGGCGCCGCCTCCACCACCGGTAGAATTGATAGTTACGGCTCCACTGGAACCAGTTGAGAGTGTAATATTGGTTCCAGCAATAAGATAAGGGCTGCCATCGGTTAGTGTTGTAAGCGAACCTGACAATCCACCGTGAAAAACGGAACCTTTGGAAGCCGAAACTACAAATCTATATGGGCGTTTGCCTGAAATTCGGCTACCAAACTGGATTGTGTTCCCCTCAGAAAAACTACTTGTAAGATCAAATCCATAAAGAAGGGAAGCGCTGTTGACAATCAAATTGCTTTGACCGCCAAGAATAACAGAGTAATTTGTAGCATTTGCGCTAAATCCTTGGATTCTGTTCCCAGAGCCAACAAGGATCGCCTCCCATAATGTAGCACCGAGAGTATCAATTCGGTTATTTTGACCTGCGCCAATGAAAGAATGGTTTGCATCAAAATCAACAATGTTGTTTGTGCCAGCTACAATAGCCGAGTTTTTTGCATCAATAGTGTTAAAAGTACCTGCCCCAATGAAGGAATCGGTATCACCATTTTGAATATTGTTAGTGCTTCCGCCTACGATTGCTGAGCGGTTAGCTCCAAGTGCGACAACGTTGTTTGCGCCCGCACCTACAAAACCATCGTCAGCACTTGAAACATTTGAGTCGCCGGCGCCACCAAATGCTCTATCGCCACCAACTGAATTGTCAAAACCGGCTACTTGTGTAGCATCATTGCCGTTAACACTGTTGGAACTGCCGGCACCAATAAATGCACCCGAAAGAACCCCTTCGGAAATTTGGTTTCTTTTTCCACCCACAATAGCGGAATCGCTAGATTGAGTGATAGTATTTGCCGTACCTGCACCAATGAAGTTTCTTGCAGTTGTCCCAGCTGTGCTAGTCTCCTGGCCGTTTGAGAACGGAGTGATTGTGTGGTTGACACCACCGCCTATAAAGTTGAACGGTGAATTACTTCCAGTTGTCCCTCCGGGGAAATTGTCTTGTATTACTGAACCCGAACCTCCGATTACAGAACCAGAGATTCTTACATCTCCCCCAAAAACAGAAATGCTGCGATTGCCAAACAGCGAAGCTGTAGTCCAAGAATTTATAGTTCCTGAAACATAAAAATAATTATCGGAACCTTTCTCATTGGCAAAATTTCCATCACTATCAATAGCTACGGAAGCAGTGGTTCTCAAACGACTATTGTCATCTATCCAATTTCCAGATATGACGGTTACGCTGCTTGTTATAATTGTGTTGGCGGTAAATGAGCCCGAAGGACGAAGTTCACCTCCACCCACTTGCGCAGTGTTTGTACTGCTGTTTGAAAACAGCTGAAGTTCGTAAAGAGCCAACGACCCGGTCGTAAATCCTGAGGCACTCAATAGATTGACAGATTCAACAAGAGTTGGCGTAGTACCAGTTACCGCAAGCTCTTGCTGGGAAGGTCCATTAATATCAACAAAAGTTAGTGAATCAAGGTTAAAAAGTTTTACAGCTGCAATGCCAGAACCAGTTGTATTGGCAAGGATTGCTCTAAGAGTTAATGAAGACCCGGAAAATTCATTACCAGGAAATGCAACTTGTCCAGCAACTAACGGATTCGAAGAGGTGTTTTCAGTTGTAGCATAATCAACAACACCCAACCTAAAAAGGCTCTCTCCTTCGCCAAAAATTTGTTGATCTGAAGTAAGATTACCAGAAATATGAACGTCACCACCGAATACAGCAATAGAATTATTGATTGTGTTCCGCTCGCCGATGCCGCCAGAAACAAAAATAAATGTATCTACTCCAATAGAACCAGTTGAAAACTTGTCAGGATCGATTATGCCCTGATTTGGGCTAGCACCCGACTGCTTCTCCACGGGGTAGACAACAATTCTTGCATTTGTGCCGGAAGATCCCGAAGAGATTATTTGGGTTGTTTGTACTTGACTGGCTCGAAAGTCTTTTGCCATTATTACGTTCCTTGACTAGGGTAAATAGTTCTTCAAAAGAATGCTATGAAATATATTGGATTGCTAAGTGGCGCTGATATTGATCCTGAAGTTGATGTGCTGGTTGCATTGTCTTCTGATATAAATACGTTATTGTCAAAGTTGCCAAAAAAGTCCCAGGCTGTTTTGGCAAAAAAGTCCAAGCTTCCGCCCGAAGGATGACTTGCCGTAAATTCCGTTGCCTGCGAAGCTGTAATGTGTCCAGCTGAAACTTGAAATGTACCCGAGGCTGGCACAAGCGAACTGGTGACATTGATGGGGTAACCTGTTGAAGAATAAACTGCTCGATATCTAACCGCACCACTATAAGGCGCCGACAACCCAATACTCATTGAACATGAATTAAAAGTAATACCATACGGAATTATAAAATCATCATTATTAGGGCTTGGCTCTACCGAAAGAACAACCGCATCGGGGGTGTCAGAAAAACAAGTATCAAACGAAGCAACTGCCGAATCTGTATTGTTGAAGAACACCAAACCCTCATCGTATTCTCCCAGGAGTAACGGAGGTGGTATGGGCGGAATAACAGCTGAAGCAGTGGCAGTGGTCTTAATAATAAAATAATCTCTATGCCGCAAGATTTGCTGAAGATCATAGGAGAAAGTCACACCTGTTTCAGCATCAACCAATTGAGTGTTGACAGGTTTGCGTCTCCTAAAACTATAAACCCTGCGCCATAGATTCCTATTTCGACCGTATTTGTTGCTATCGTCTATCACACTCGGTAATTACCATTCAAGGCTTCTTTTAGTCTTATCATCACTAACATTTATTCAAGATGCCAACCTTTATAACTTTTCATCTTCCTGTTGAGGAATTTCCACATACATTTATAATTCAAGTCATTCTGAATACAGAACTTATTTAGATTGACAATGTAGTCGAATTGTTCACCTCTTGGAGAAACAAGTCTAATGTTTTCGCATCACCTGAGAAGTGGACTTTTATCTCCTTTATATTTCCTTTCAAGGAATAACTTATTTTTCTTTTATGTTCTTGTGGTGAACGTTTGATTCCGGACAATGCTTTGGAAATTTTTTGAGAACGTTGCTTTCTTTTTTCGGCAGCATTACCTTCCATGCATGCTTCATTTTTTGGTGTTTGTTGTTTTTCAAAGAAAAAACGTGTTGATAAGCACGCTTTTAAAGTTTTTGCAGAATTGTAGAACCAATATAAATTTACCGTTTTTAGTATTGGCAATCCGATAAATTCTACCTTTGTCAGAATTGCCATTAAATTTCCTTTTCATACACAACTTTCAATCAAAGTTAGTATAAATCAGAGGACTCGTTTTGACGATTCACAATATTTTTGAACCTAAAGTTGCCAACTTGCTTCGTTCGCCCTTCTTCAAGGTAATATGACCAGCTATGTCATGTTCCTTGAACCTCTCAACGGCAACAGCAAGTCCGTTTGAAACAGAATCAACGTACATGTTGTCAATCTGTTCAATGTCGCCAGTTAGTACAATCTTGGTACCTTCGCCCACTCGTGTAATGATTGTTTTCAATTCATGAGCTGACAAATTCTGTGCTTCATCAATGATCATATATGCATTGGCAATAGAGCGACCTCGAATGTAGGTCATTGCCTCAACCTCGATGATTCCCATATCGAAGTAGTAATTTAGACTGTTCTCGCTATTCCTAGACTTTCTTCCATCACTTGTAAGAAGAAAACGAAGATTGTCTTTTATGGGGGCAATCCATGGCTCCATCTTTTCTTCTTTGCTTCCTGGAAGATAACCAATGTCTTTTCCAAGAGGTTGAACTGGCCGACACACAAGCAATGATTTGTATTTCTTTTTGTCTACAACTTGTTCGAGTCCTGCCGCAAGAGTAATTAATGTCTTGCCTGTTCCTGCGCTTCCTACGATAGAAACAAGGTTGACAGAATTGTCCATAAGAAGATCAAAAGCAAGTCTCTGTTCTAGATTGCGAGGTTTCACTTTCGACAATTCAAAGCCTTCGGGTACGAACCTGATTGAATCGTTTTGCTTTCGAATTAAAAATGGCTTATTTGATCCACCGTTTGTTATATGAACAAATTCATTTGGTTTTAAGTTATCAATTTTATCATTGATAAAATTCGTTAAACTGTCCTTGTCTCTATATTTTTGCCAAAGTTCATGCAATACAGATTTCGTGACATTCAGTTCTCTGATGCCTGAATACATGCTTTCAATGTTTTTGGCTATGACATTTTTTCTATAATTTTCATTGGCAATGCCATAGGCATCTGCCTTTACCCTAAGAAGCATGTCGTTCGTGACTAAAATAACTTTTTTGTTTTTCAGTCCAAGACAAACCGCTAGAATATGATTGTCTGCTTTATCTGCTGCAAGCTCTTTGTCAAAAAGATCGGATTGTCCTGAGGAAGAAACAACTTTCAACTTGCCACCATTAGGTAGCGAAATGCCACGTTTCATAGTTTGTCTATCGGCAACCTTTAATAAGTCATGCAATTGACGACTTACTTCACGTGCGCTGAGGCCAATCTCTCCTTGGTTGGACTTATGCTTATCAAGTTCCTCCAGAACAACAAAAGGTAAAATAACTTCGTTTTCTTCAAAAGAAAAAATTGCGTTTGGGTCGGCTAAAAGAATGTTTGTGTCAAGTACGAATGTTTTCTTGGCCATCTATTAGGATTCCTTCTTACCTCCAGCCCTTTCTTTGCTTATCTTCTTCTTGGTGGGCGAAGAGGTCTTTTTTTTGGCTCTTGTTCTGGATTTGGTTTTTGCTGAAGTTTTCTTATTCCTCTTTTTGGTTTCAATTTTTGGTTCGTTGTCCGATAATTCCTCTGCCGCCTGAAGAGGTTCATCCTTGAACTCGATTTCTACAGAAACCTTGCTGTCGGGAGTCTCCACCTCTTTCCTTTTACGACTTTTTGCTGCTACTCCCTTAGATGGTTTCTGGGTGGACTTCTCCTTTGGCGATTCTTTTTTTGGAGAACTCGCAGCAGCAGGTTCGCTTGGTTCAACGTCAGACAACAATCTTCCATCATCACCAATTTGGTTATGAGGAACGGTAGGATCCAGTCCCTTTTCCTCAACATCATAAATTGCTTTTCTGAAACCCATATCAGTCCTTTGATGATTTATCGAGCTTTACAAGCTCCCTGATCAACTCTGCGGACTTCTTCTTAAGATCTCTAAGCTGTGCTCGTACTCGTCGGCCCGCAGCAGAATTTCCTTTGTTTAGATTTTTTTCTAAGTCCTTTTCCATGGACTCCACACAATGACAAAGGTCTGCCCAAAGCTCCTTGAGTTCTTCAGCTGTTTTTACATCACTCATCTTTATCTCCTTTTATAACACCTGATTCTTGAATTATTTTCTTTCATCAAACAAGTGTCTAAAAATCAAAACAATACTGGGAATATGTCCCATAAAAATTTTGCCAGTCCTGCAATCGTTCCTGTTATAAATATCCAAAACGCTCGCAACATGTTCTTTCTGATAGATATGGTCGAATGAAGCTCTTGTAAATCTTTTCCGGCAATTCTTTCTATTGCATCATGCTTTTCTTCAAGCAAGGCAATTTTTTTCGCAAAATCAGTATGAGCCGTTTCTAGGTGTTCTGTTTTTTGTTTAATAAATTCAATGCCAGCTTCCTGTGCTTTATTGTCTTTAATTGCGGCAGTAACTCTTGAAAAAAGACCATTGTCTGGATCATAAAGTGATTCATGCATATCTTCAATTTTTTTCGTGTGAACGTTTTGGTTTGTTTTTACCAATTGCAATTCATATAAAACTTTAGTGTTGGTATCTTTTATATTTTTAACAGCATCAGATAATTTGGCGAATCCGCCATTTAGCGCTGGAGCTTCTATAAGCAACTCTAAAAGTTTATCAATTTTTTCATCACGTTCTGAGTCAGACATTTATTTTTGATACCTTCTACTCTAAAGAGTTTACATTTATTAAATATGAAGACAGCAACCACATTTATTCCACAGGAACAAGTTCACAGAGAGTTATTTTCAGGAATCAACAATATTGATTCGTTATACTCAAAAATAAATTTAATTCTCCATGAAGACTTGTACCCTCTTGAAAAGGACAGCTACCATTTCATTGGAAAGCTTCTTAAAAAGCTCGCTCCAGCGGACAGAACAACCCGTGCATTGGCTTCTACACTTTTCAAGTCATGTTACCAGTCTGAACTTCTTTCGGCCGGTGGAGCGAATATAGCTTATTTGTTCGGAGTGACGCTTGTCAATGAAATGATCAAAACTTCAATGGAAAAAACCAATGCCCAAATTTTGCTACAGCAATTCGATAAAGTTGTAGATCAATTTAAAAATCAGGTTGAAAAAAACTCCTCGATTCCTAGCCCTAACAACATTCGTGATGTTGTTGATAAAATTTGCGGGTCCGACAAAGTTCTGGCTCAAGCCATTTGGGAAGCTTTAAATCTTGCTGGTCTTGAAGGTCGCATTTTCGTAGAAAATGGTCGGCAAGATAACTTTTTTATTGAACTAAAAGAAGGCTACACTTTTCAATTGAAGCCATTCAAATTTATGCTCGAAAAAAATACCTGGGAACGCCGTAATTGTAAGCTTTTAGTTGTAGATGGATTAGTCGAGAAAGTTTCAGAAATCGATCATCTACTAACAAAGTGTTTGGAAACAAAAATACCAATGGTAATAATTGCTCATGGTTTTTCTGAAGAGGTCGTCGCAACTTTAAAAGCAAACCAGGAGCGAGGATTACTTGACGTGCAACCTGTGCGAGTGCCTTCCGATATTGATTCGCTAAACATTGTCAATGATATTGCGGTAGTTTGTGGTTCTTTACCTGTTTCATCCATGAAAGGTGACCTTGTTGTTTTTACAAAATATGATGAACTGCCCTTGGTAGAACGAGTGAGATTAGATTCGAACGAATGCACAATCGAAAACGGAAGCACGAGAGCAGCAGTTGCTTCCCAAGCTCAATCTATCCTTCAAAAAAGGCAGAATTATTTTTTGCACGAAGAAGTGCAAGAGTTGTTTGACAAACGACTCCGTTCACTGGTATCAAATTCTGTTTTGGTTCACTTGCCAAATTTATCATCTACAAAAAATGATGAACAAAGAGTTAAAATTGATATTGCTTTGAGACAGATCAAAACAATGCTTCATTATGGTACAGTAAATTTAGTTAATGAATTAAAATATTTTTGTGAGGAATTCACAACGGCACCCATTAACGATGAAGAAATTGAACATTTCTTTAAAAAGGTGTTCGCAAACTTTAGCGAGAGGCTCAAACAAGAAAAGGTTCAAAAAGTTCCTGCAATTAGCAGCATCGGTGGTATAATGCTCGCCGGCAAAGCTATTATGCTCCTTATGACAAGTTCAGGCTTTGTAAAATTCACTGGACCCTAAGAAGATCAGGATTGATTAACAACCTAACGTCTGCATCAATTGCAAGTTTCTTGAGCCGATCTTCTTCTACGCCTAATTGCCTTGCTATATGGGTCAATGCCGCATCAGATGCGTCTCTTTTTATTTCGACAAATCCTTGAACGTTGGCAGGCTGGCTAATACTTTGTTGTATTTGTTGTTCCAAAGGTGTTTGACGACCTTGAGGTTGTGAACCACCCCTTTGGGTCTGACCAGGCGTACCTGTTGCTGACGGAGCGCCAGTTTGTCTTGGTGGTTGTGTCTGTCCAGCCGCCGCTGTCGGCGCCGAGCCGGCAGTGCCTCCACCAATTTGTTGTGTCGCCTGGTACAACCTCGACATCGTGGTTTTGAACTCTTCAAACTTATCATCAGGAACTTGATTTTGTCCACGGGCGACCGCAGCGTCAACTCCAGTTTGGTCTTGTTCTTGCACAGAGAGTCTTTTATTTTTCGTCATTGCAATTCTCCAACGAGTGCTTCAACAATTTCTTCGACGCTAATATATGGTTCAGTTGCGTCTTTGCCAACGAGCCTATTGAGAGCATTGCCAACCATGCCAACCAATCCTGCCTTTTGCTTTGGTGCTGCACCAATGAGTATCTTTCTGATGTTGGCAACATCCGCAGCATTTAAAGATTCTTTGTTCGCAATTGCTTTCTCAATAGAAGGCCATGCTTGGGCGATAGACTTAAAAATTTCTACCGTTGCGTTCGTTCTGCCAATTAATTTAGCAATTTCTTGGGCTTGAGGGCTTTGCTTAAACAAAGCACCAAGCTGTGATGCCAGGCCCCTGGCGCCGCCTGCGCTACCTGCTTGCTTAACAGTTTCCCAATAACTAACGAATGCATCAGAATTCATTGCCCTAAGCAAATCTGACTGTAGCTTATCTACCTTTGGCGATAATTTGCTGAGTCCGGCTGAGTCTACAAGTTGTTTTAAACTTGCAACAGCTCCTCGCAATTCGTCAATTTTTGCTTCACTGAGCAATCCGGCAGCTTCTCTAAGGGCCTGCTCGGTAAGCACCTCTCCTTTTCCCACGGCACCTTCAGGTACGGGAACTTCGGCTGGCGGGATTTCTTCCCCAGGCAAACCAGCTTGTCCACCAGTCATTTCTTCTGGAGTAGCTGCCATTGGCACTCTGCCGACCTGTGTTAATTCTTGAAGTTCGTTAAAGGTTAGAGTCATCATTTGTCCAGCAATTTCTTCGGCATTAAGTTTTGGAAGAAGCGATGAACGATAAATTTTTGCAAGAAGCTTTTTTTCTTCTTTTGTTGGTTTCAGAGCATTTGCAAGCGCATCTCTTACAAGATGTGGATCGTACGTTGCGCCATTTCGATTTCTGAGCATATCAAGTCGAACATCCGGCTGTTCCTTTGCAGCATCAAAAATCTTTGCCCTAAGAAGAATTGGCAAATCTCTTGAAAAGAAATCGCTGAAGGTGAAATAAAGAATGGTCAATTTCTTTAACATTGTTGAGGCTTTACGATCATTAGCCTTTCCAGTGATAACCTGTTGCAAACCAGCTTCGGCTGCGCTAAGGTATTGGTTGATTGTCGGAAGTCGAGCGGCAAATTTGCCAAAAGTTTCTTCAAACTTTTGGATGCTGTCAATCAATCTAGAAACAGTAGTTCTATCAATTTTTTCATTTATAATGATAACATTTTCTGACAGCCAATTAATAGCTGCTTCCGAGACAATCTTTTCTTTGCGAGTTTTACTTTTGTTATACTCTTGTCTAAGCGAGGACATATTTTCTCCGGCCTGAGTTGCAATTTCACAGTTAAATAGTATAGATAATCGTGTCAGAACAAAATAGAAAAACTTTGAGCTTGGATGAGCTTATTTCGATGGACAAAGATCGTATCGATCTTAACCCATTTTCTGAATTAGATGAAGATAAGCCTATTAAACACACAAAAGAAGAATTATCACAAGCAAGAAAAGAAAATAAATACTACCTTCCTGTGTTGTCGCTAAATCATGCCGATATGTGGCAATCAAAACCAAAAAGTGAACGAAAGTTATTTACAGATGAGGTAGCAACAGAAACCTGTCTTTCCAATTGTTGTGGAGTTCCCGGAGTATTTTCAGCATGTTGCAGGCTTGATCCGGACGACTTAGAACATGTTCTTGGTCCCGTTAAGGAGAAATGGGTTAAATCTTTTCTGAGATATGCTAAGAAGAAGGGGTGGAACTACAAGCGTAGCGACGTAGTTATAGATTACGAGGAAGGTAAGCTTATTGGGGAAAAATTTTTCAATGGTCACCCCATTTTTCAAAAACCTACCTCGTATCCAATGATGAGGATTCAGGCGATGGGTCCTAGATTTGGTTGTAAATTTTTAAATCCGGACAATGGAATGTGCGGAATTTATGAGAAGCGACCTGACATGTGCAGGGGTTATTATTGTCAGTACGTAAAAAAGAATTTTTTGGTGAGAACCAAGGAGTCTCCCAACACATATAAGCAGTTGGATGATCAAAGGTGGGATTGTGCAGAGTGCGGAGCACGTAACCGCAAAAGCTCAAAAAATTGTAATCGTTGTGGCGCATTGCGCACTGACCTAGAAAAGGAATAGGTAACTCTAAAATGTATGACCAAGAGCAAGTAATGACAGTCCAATGGAACGAGCCTGGTTCCAAGGAAAAGCGAAGCACTGAAGAAGTGTTTAAGCACATTGGCTCCTTCATGCGTGATCCAAATCACAAGGGATACGATTATGTTGTTGCCGTTGGTACCGACTCTCAGATGATTGGCCATGCATTCCAATTCATTTCCGTAATCTCTGTTCACAGAGTCGGTAAGGGTGGTTTGTACTTTTATACTAAGGAATTTGTGCCTCGTGCAAAGTTTCCTGTTGGTGTGCAAAAGATGAGAATGTTTGACGAGGTTACTCGATCATGCATGATTGGCTTGGCAATGCAGGAAGCAATTTCTGTTTCGCCGGAGGTGCACATTGACGCAAGCCCCTCTCACAAGCGTGAAGAATTTACTGCAAAATTCTCAGATCAGCTTAAGGGATATGTACAATCAATGGGTTTTGAGTGCATGCTGAAGCCAGAGTCTTATGTTGCTCACGCAATCGCTGACAAGCACACAAAAAAGAAGTCACGAAAGCGTAGGCGTCAGGAACGTAAGCAAAAGAGGCGATAAGCATGACTGACAGAAAAAAGCTCGAAACAGCAATCGAAAAAGAAGTATTTCACCTCGTCCGTACAATCAGGGAACATACCCGAGATCATACGGTACTAACCGTGCGTCGCACTGGCCAAAATATTGACCCAGAGTCAATGGCTCGTGTTCTCGACATCGTTGATCAGGCAATTATGGATGGCTTTCAACGTAATGTTGATAGATTCATGAAAGGTTTGGATACTTCTCTTTCAAAATACACGGATGAAGAAAACCCTTTGCCGTCTTCAGGAGAGTAGAGCAGGCTAAAAAAGTCGAAAAACGACAAAAGTCTCTCTCTCTCCTGAAGAAGAAAAAGTCGTGGGTTGCCATTGGCTTAGTGGCTACCTGCGCTTTTTTTGCGATAATAGTTAAGCTATTTTTATTCCTATAGTTAACCAAATGCCAGAGTATGTAAAACATCTCGTTGAATGCAAGTGTATCTTGCCGCAATTTAAACGAATGGCAGAGCCGCCATTTCACAAATTTGTAGTGTTCAGCGTACTCGAAGAAGTAACTGCAAAAGTAAAGCCTTCATATGCACAGTGCCCTAACTGCGGAGCGGTGCATCGAGTTAATGAAGTTGGCCTTAGTAAAATTCTAAATAAAGACTCAATCCGCAGTATTTCAACCATAGATGACATCAAACTGACAATGCCACAAAAACTTGTCACCATTCTCGAAAGACATGAATGTGATCTACCAACCTGGCAAGAAGTTCAATTCATCGTTGAGAACCAACTATGGGGTAGAACAGTTATTTTAGCAAAAGAACGTGAGGGTGACCTAATTTTTGGAAAAGTGATGACAATATTGTCAGACAGTCTTCAAAAGATTGAACCTTTTGAGCGTTTTGATGGATTAGTCAAAATCGACAGCAAGTAGTTCACTTTCTACTTCTTCAATATCATCAGAGGGCACAGTATCTTCTTCATCTTGGCCAAGCACATCTCTTATTTCTTGTGCTTGGTTTACTTTTGCCATGTGACCCGGAGCATGAAATGCATTGACACTCGTTGGCGAAGGGGCAATGTCCAACCCCGCTAATTCCATCAAACGACGTTTGCTAATTTTTGTCATTGACCAGTTACTTCTTTCCAATGAGGAAACAACACTTTGTCGATCTCATATGGCCTGACTCCATATTGGTTTTTTAGTTGTTCTGCAACCTTGTCCCAGGACCAGCCATGTTTTGCTAATCGACTAACATAATTTTTTGCCTGAGCTGTGTCCATTTCAAAAACGATGTCAAGGCTATTTGGGTTTCTGCCTTCACCAATTTCGTCCTGATTGGTATCAAAATATCTCTGTTCTGTAGTCGTTCCTTCTTTAAAAAGAGATTTTAACACTTCTTCAAATGAAGTGCTTTCTTTTGCTACGGATTTAGCAGCTTTATTAGGCTTTGCCTGACCTGCTTTTGAGTCCACGGCTTTTTGCACCCGCTTTTCTTTTTTTTCTGTTAAAAGTTCAGAAACAACTTTAAGTCCTGCAAGCTGTTGCCACCTGCTGAGATTAATTGTTTCATTTATTTTGTTTGAAGCATGAATTTCTTCAAGTTCTTTTCCTGTTTCTACCTCGCCTTTTCCAAGGCAAACAGGACAGAGATCCGGTTGCCACATAGGAGCTGGTCTGTTATCTCTGCCATCCTTCAGGCCAGTGCCGTCACATGCTGGACATGTTTCCTTGCCGGTTGAAAGTTTTACTTGCTCGGCAACACGTGCACCGGCAGTATTTGAAGTCATCGGACTACGAGCGTTATTGGCAATGGCTGGTGCAGTTCCTCCAGCAGTAGAAGTCCAAGTATCTTCTGTGCCTTTGCCGGTGCCAATTTCTCGATCATTCAAACGTTCTACCTTGGATTTTTGTGTTGTGATTTGTTCTTCTTCATCGTCTTGGTCAGAAACGCCTTGCATTTCCTCCTTGAAAACAGCTACTAACGACGAGCCGGCCCATGTTTTGGACTCGTCTATGTCTTTTGGCAACCCTTTATGTTTTGTTCCAGCCAGTTTTTCCAATTCCTTTTTAGTCATCGATTTGGCCATTTCTTTGGAAGCTGAACCGCTGGGTAGCTCGTCCACAGTGCCTTCTCTTTTGGCCTGCAATGCAATTCCGGCGGCCTGCTGCTGATCTTGTGATTTTGCTGGCATTATAGAACTCCGATTACACTTTCTGAAAATATTTTACCATGCTTAAGTAGCAGATGAGGTTCAAAAATGACAAATAATGAAAAGGAAGGTTTTGATAAATTCTTAACCGACGAAGACGAAGCAGAAGAAGGTGTGGAATACATCAAACCAGATCTTGAACTAACTCTTTCTCCACAAAAAAGAAATGAATGCCGACAAATTGTACAAGAAATTAAAAGATTTGGGGTAACTGGACAACGTCAATTACTTTATCTTGTTTATCTTCTTGCACTTGAAATAGAAAATCAAGAAACAATGAAAACAATTGTTGAAGCTTGTAAGGTGGGTAGAAAAGATTTGACCGAAGAGAAGAAACTAATTATCGAAACATGAGCTTCTCTTCTAAGTCAATCGTTATTTGCGGTCAAACGCTCGAACAACTTCTGAGGAAATATCGAGCTGAAAGAGCTGAACAAATTATTAAACAATTAATGCAAGACATAAAGGCTAATGCTCCCAGGGCAAACAAAATCCCGCTTGTTAAAAAATAAATAAATTTAATGAACCAAACAAACAAAAAACTACAAAAGCTTATTTTTACTTATCGAAAAGAACGATATGTGAGAGAAAATAAGTCAAAGTGGCAACAAGAAGTATTTGATCTTGTATTCCCAAACATTTTCCCTGGCTTGGAAAGCAATCTTGAGTAAGATTGGAATAAAAATTGAAGGTGTTGATCTTTTTGACCTAATTCTCAATTACAAACTTGCTTTGGAAAATAAACAATTAATGAATCGAGTTAGGAAAATGAGAATGTATCGAAAAGTGATGCAACAAAGGCGTCAAAAAATCACAAAAGGGTAAATTATTCTTCAAGCGAATCCGACATTAGAGTTTTTAATTGAGCTTTCAATTGTGCTTCAGCCTTTTGTTCGGCAAATTTCTTTGCTCTAATTTTCTTTTCCTGTAATCTTTTTTGTTCTCTTAACTTCTTGAGTTTTTGTTCTTTGCGGAAAGCAATGACTTTCTTTTTTTCAGCTTCGGTTAGCTCATTCCAAGTGCGCTTTTTAGGCTTCTGCATCGTCGATTCTGGGTTAGGAGTTTCTCTAATGGACTTTTTGTTTCTAACCTCAACCGTAGAAACGGAAACGGAAGGCTCGGCAGATTCGTGCTTAGCTTTTTCTTCCCTTAGAGAGCCGCCCTTGTTTGTTACAACAACAGCTTCTACTTTGAGTGGCCTAATGAACTCGATGTCGACCTCCGTTGGAACGAAGTAATGATTGCCTAAAATCACTTCAAGTTTTCCACGGTAGTTAGTCTCCTCAAGAAAAGTTTCAGTGCTTGGAAGACGAACTATGACGTTGCCGTCATCACCTTGTTCGGCCGGATAAACCATTCCATGACCATTTTCGGATTCGGTCACAAGAAGTCTAAACCTAGGCTTGGTAGCTCCAATGTCAGATGAAGAGCCTTCGATAGAGATTTTGAAAGCTAGCTCATTTTCTTCATTTAGATTGAGGTTGAGTTTTGGAATGGTCATTTCTTGTTTTTATTCTTTCTATCAATAACTTCACCCTTAATTAGAATCTTCGACTTCCTTAATCGTGCTTCGAGTGAACTTGATACAATGGTTTTAATTGGGATAAGTTTTACTTTATCTGTTGGACAGATTTTAGGTTGGACTATAGATGATGTTAAAGCATAGGCCCAGACCTCAAAATCATCTGCTCGATGCTTCAATTCTTGTACTTCAACTTTAATTGGGTCGTATTCGAGGTGATATTTTTTTTCAACTTCTCTATGTTCCACCGGCTTATTGTTTACCTTTTCAACCTCGGCTCTAATGATAAAATCGAGTATCGTGCGACAATCTTCTGGTGGAAGTTGTGGCTTGCGCCTTCTTGCTACGGCAGCAGTGCTTTTTCCCACCTTTTTGGGAAGAACTACACGTTGCCGATCAATTAAACATTGTAAGTCGAACCCACCGTCGTAAAACATACACGGTTCGTTGTAAATGAATCTTGGGTCGTCGTAAAGATATGGGCCTGGTGGTACTACAACGGTAGGTACGCTAGACATAAGCGCCTCCTATTTGCCTAGTTTTGTTTTAGTTTCACGGTATCCTCTTTCGATCAACCGAGCAATTTCGTCCGGGTCAAATTTGAAGCTATCTTCGTTTACTAGATCTACAGGATCGTAAATGTTAAGTTTTACTTTATTTATGCAACAAACCTCATCAAGGTCCGTAGCAAACACTTCATCAGCTAAAAACCCAGCGGTACGCAACCCCACGTCAAGAGCAGAGTTATATTTTTTATCTTCAGACGGAATAAAACCATCACGAGGACCTGTTAGAACAACATCAATTTCGGTTACGTCTGAGTATTTCAAGACATCTAGAATTGGAATTGTATTTCTTAGGCCACCATCAACCCATTGTTCTCCACCAATTTCTACAGCTGGGAACAGAACAGGAAAAATGCAGCTTGCCCATACCCAATCTACAGCTAATTGATTGTTTCCAGGATCACTCGTAAGATTGACTGAGCGATATTTCCCAGATTGAAGGGAAACAACGCCTACTTCAAATTCAACCCCACTTTTTCTCATTTCTTCGGTGTTCATTTCCTTGGCTAAGATGTCCCTAAGTGGTTTCATGCTATAGATACCGCCCTTCCAAAAGGACCACAAATAAGTCAACACCCAAGGAGCCCAGGGTTTATAAACACTTTTGTTTCCCTTGACGCTCTCTGTCCATATTTTGAAAAGACCTTCAAAATTTTCTGCTTGTTTTTCTGGCGGATACATTGCCATATGTGCTCCAATAAGTGCACCAACAGACACGCCCGATACTACATCATATTGCCTACCTTCTTCCATAAGAGCTTTTAGAACACCCACCTGGTAAGCTCCTTTGGAACCACCACCACTTAATACCAATCCTCGTTTTCCCACAATTTATCTCCTTGCACCTGCATCACAGACAAGCAATTGTAAATAGAGGTAAACAACTACACGCCCAAACCTCTACCGACAACAAAAACAGAAAGTGAAACAGGGCTACCAGTAACATTACCAACTTCAACGCCTTCAACATAAATCCTAAGTCTTCCGTCTTTATCAAACTTAACCATATTTTATATCAAACCTAAAATTGCAAGTGCTTCAAGTTGACCAGGATCTGTTTCAGAAATACAATAAAATGTAGCCGTTGCTCTTTCACCACCCCAAGGTTGATCATTCTCTACCGAAATTCCTATTCGCATTCCTAGCGACGAATATAACTTTTTGACAGCTCCATAATGAAATTGAAATATGTTTCTTGGGAATTTGAAACCTCTATTTGTATTCGTGCTAATTGGCGGAACTTGTGGAAATGCCATGATGGCTTCGTCAATAACTTGATCAGGCGTTTTGTATTGAGTCTTGTCTATCGGTATGCGAGCATTATCTGGCAGTGGTCCGCCATTTGATTGTATTAAGTGCGGTGCAAATACTGCCGCATATCCCTCTGTCGTCATTAAGAATGAGGAATTAAACTCAAGATCGTGTGAAAACTGAACCTCGGCCTTTTCAAGCACCAGAGTTTTATTTGGTAGAGGCTCAAGATACCATGCGGAACTGTTTCTGTGTGAAAAACAAGCCACAACATTCGAACCAGACCAATTCTGCCCGGATACTGGCATAATTGCTCCAGAGGCATAATTTACTGTATATTCGCCACCAGATGCGTGAAATGCTGCTCTTTGTTGTTTTTCTGTGCCGTCTACAAGCACATGCACAGTGTACCCATGGCCAACCTCACCATTGGCAGAGGCGAAAATAAACTGATCTTCGGCTAGGCCCTCTTCGTCATAAACTTTACCGTGGTACATGTCAATCCATGGCGTACCAAATCCTACGCCTGAGTGATACCAAATTGAGCCTGATTGAACCAAAGAAGCACTGGTTACACGCACACTTCCATTATACCAGGTTGTTTCATCACAGAAATTGTGCGTCGCATATATAGTTTCAGAGCCAATTCTACCTTGCAATGCAACAAGAGGCGCCTCGTCTTTTTGTCTTTTTTCTAGAGAAAATACAACCGAACCTTGGGAAGAGGTGTTAATGGTTTTTACCATGAGAGGCTGCCCACTATGGACTGCAACAAGGCCGTCGAGTGTTTCTTTTTCACTGTTGGAACCCGTAGTGAGCAAAGCCTTAAACCAAATATCACAATCATCGCCAGCAGTATCAATGTGACTTAGAGCCTTGGTAATTGAACTGTCTCTAATTTCTTTCTCAAGTCGATCAGAAGCAACACTTCCACTTGGGAAGCTACCTGATATTGAGTACGTGTAGTCATATAGTGTCATTTCAGTTAATCCTTTGCACGGTCATGCTTCTTCCCAAAATCACAGCTGTCGGATCGGTAGTTTTCCATCTAACACTTATGGTGCAATCAGGCATTGCTCCAGAGATAAACGCTTGTCCTGTTATTGAGAAAGCCTCGACATGAGTATCAAGAAAAGAAAATAAACCCGAAGCTACTTCAAGTTCTTTCTTGGATCCTGATAACATGGTGTCATTATAGAATATGGCATATTCTGTTTTTGTATCATCTGTTGTGTGTCTTGCATTTACATCAAATATTACAAAAAAATTCCCAGGAGCGCCTGGTTTAATTATCATTGGTTTGATGGGGGTCCAGTCACGTGAAGTTGTTGTTATTCTGTCAAACCCTGTAAGTGTTTTCAATGTAAAGTTAGGCCAACGTTTTCCATCATGACTATTTATAACATTTTCAGAAATAGAACTAGAAGTTGGTACAAAAAAATTATCATCAAATGTAAAAACTACTGTTTCTGCTGTTGCATCCGTTGACATGTCAAATCTCGATGCTGTGTATGTTGAATTCATTTGATCATAAAGTTTTCCAGGGGCGATTGAACCACTTGGAAAATCTGAAAAGTTAAAGTTATAGATAATATTTGCCATTATCCGTCCACCTTTAGAATTGTCAATGTTCTATCATTTATTTCAACACTTCCCCCTCCGCTTGCCCTCCAAAACCTACCTTGGATAGCCTGGCCTGCTGTTATAGTTACTCTAGCCTGCGTTGCTAAAGTGGCGCTGCCTCCATCGCTCTGGTTGGTGTTACCCCATCTTCGCTCACTTGCTGCAACATCAGTCCCAGCAACAGCGATTCCAATTGCCAGTTCAGCGAAATTTCTGCTGTGTAAACCCCAAGTGCTGAACCAAACCAAATAAGTGCCAGCACCTGGTGTAATAGACATACCAGCAGCAGTTGTAGGCGAAGCGCTTGTTGTTGAAATGTTGCCAGTGGCACTAGCCTCGCTACTTGGATCAATGATCCTGTGAACGTGATCTGCACGAGCAAATGAATTGCTCGTGCCCTCGATAGAGGTTCCACCTGCACCTATGTCCACAGCTGTATCAGTAGGGACATTATGAATGTGATCTGTTCTTGCAAAAGAATTTGCCGTACCTTCTGCATTGGGCAGATCTGGTGTAATTGTTGAAGGTGTTCCTGAAGGAATGTTGTGAACGTGGTCAGACCGAGCGAAGCTGGAGGCAACCCCTTCGGAGTTGCCAGCTTCGGGAGTGATGTCTACTGGCACTGCTGCTGGAACATTGTGTATGTGGTCGGCTCTTGCAAGATTTGTTGAGATTCCTTCTGCGTTGGCCTGATCAGGAATAATTGTACTTGGTGTTCCAGTAGAAACTGCATGTTGGTGATCTTTGCGAGCAAAGCCATCAGCTGTGCCATCTATCGATGTATCACCAGCTTCAACGCTTGAAAGCGTGCCAGAATCATCCACCTCGATATCTACCTCGCCTCCACCACCATCTGCAACAGTAAACCCAAAATTAAAATTAAGAAGGTCAAACGGAGTTCCAGAAACTGGGGAGCCTTGATTGTTGACATTTATTGTAGTTCCCGAACCTGCCGATCCTTTTTCTCCTCTTTCTCCTTTTACACCACGGGTATTTACAATGGTAAGGCCAGAACCATCTTCTCTTAAAAAGAGATTGCCCGCTCCGCTTATTTTTCTAGCTTGCAACTTGAAACTTGCCGTAGTCGGCAAATTCAAAAACACGGTAAATCCAGCTGTTCCTTCGCCTTGAGAATTTAATCTGCTATAAATTGCACCACGTGTTCCACTTACCTCGGTAAAACCATCGCCAGTGTTTTTTACCAGCCTAATTTCAGCAGCGGAACGCCCATTGCCGCCATTTTGGAAGATGGTAACATGTCCACCTACAAGATAGCTTCCAGTCGTATTAACAAGAACGGTTGAAGATGGTTCCGTGTGGCTGAAATCATCTGATTTTGCGTTGGTAAAGTTTAATGGAACGTCAGTCCAAGACGGGGTTGATGCAAGTGCAGTTCCGCCAACAGAATCAACAACGGAAATGCCTGAAGAGGAAGTAATAATTGAGGTAACCGTATCTCCAATGACAAACGAGCCACTTCTTCTCAAGAATGTTCCCTCAGGAATATTGTCATAAGAAATTTGTGTTGAACCAGAAGTAAAGGCGATGACCTGAGGACTTGGAAGTGTACCCTGCAAGTCTCCACTTACAGAAGCATTTAAATTACCAGTAACATTTACATCGCCAACAATTGAAAGAGAGCCGCCGTCTGTCAAAATGGCATTTGAGTTTTGAACAAGTTTGCCTGTTGTTCCATCCCATCTAACAAGAGCATTGTCTGTTGCAGATGCTGGTCCGGTGACAAAGTTCAATGATGATGTTACAACTATGTTCAGAGCTTCTTTATCTGCCGCAGCAAAAAAACCAGCTACAGAAGTTGTAGCTTCTGAATGTAGCGTACCGCCACCCCTGCTACCATGTTGTGCATCAGAAACAACACCGACCTGAATATCATTGGCGTTAACGACAATGCTGCCATCACCATTTGCCACCACATCCAGTGTGCGATCTGTTGTAAGATCGCCACCGCCTGTTAGCCCAGCACCTGCAATAATTTGTGTACTTGTGTCTACCTTTCCAGCAAGCTTGGTATCAGTGTCGTCTCTTACCTCCACAATTGCTGCTTGAACATCCGTTGCGGCAATGTCGCCAGAAGGCACAAAGGTAACTTGTGAGCCGCTGTAGTCCCCAGCAACCGCAACAACTGCACCAGTTCTACCAAAAACCGAATCAACTGCGCCACCGCCAAATGAAGAAGTCGAGATACTAACAATCAAATCACCGACTCGTTGAAGTATTTCACCGTCCATTATGTTGTCAAACGTGATCTGCGTAGCGCCTGAAGTAAAGGCAATGACTTGTGGTGTTGGTAAAGAACCTGTTAAATCTCCTCCGACCACTGCATTCAGGTTGCCAGCAATGTTCAAATCTCCAACCAGAGAAAGGGTTCCTGCATCTGACAAAGTTGCATTTGAATTTTGAATAGCGGTGCCAGTAGTTCCATCCCAACGAACAACTGCATTGTCTGTAGAGCTTGAAATGGAAGGTAGCAATCCGGAGCCCGAAATAGAAATTTTGAGTGCGCCATCATCTGCTAGATTAACAAAAGTTGCTGTTCCATCTGGGCGAAGAGCGCCCAACAACAACGCAGGTTGCGATGAAGTGTTGATGGTTTGACTTTCAGAGACAGCAAGTTTTGTGCCGTCCTCATTAATCAAAATGCCTTCTGGTGTTGAATCGAATGCTGGCATGGTTGAATTATTCTGCTTTTACCTTTAAATTTCCAAAAGAATCTGTTCTTAAAAAGGTCGCAGAACCTGAAGAAGTCAACCCTGCGAAAATTAAGAATGGTGTTGTAATGCCAGAACCTGAGATTGGTTGGCTTTGAGTAATGGCCAACTTCCTCTCTTCTTTATCAATCAGAATGATTTCTGGCGTTGCATCAAAAAAACTACTCATAACAGCTATAAGTAGGTCAATAAAAAAAAGCTCGGAATTACAAACCCCGAGCTTTAATAACAGATTTTTATTTGATTACCCTTGACGATACTTGTGTTCAAGTCTTGCAATCAAACTTGCAACAAGGTTATTTAAAAAACCTACGTTGTAAAGAAGAAAACGATTTCTTTCCTGAACCCCGTACGACGAAAGAATATTGGCCCGCATCATTTCTTCGCCTTCGTCATGCAATTCTCTTGCCTTTTTGATAGTGTCTTTAAGGAACTCATCAACTTTTCGTGAATATCCTGCAACATCATCAGGAACAAGGTCGTTTGTAAAATCAAATTTCTCTTGCAGACCTTTTCTGACGGCCTCTTTGACCATGCCCTTTAATTCGCTTTTTCTAATCTTTTTCATTGTCAGTTCCTTTGTGAGGATAAATAGTAAAGTTTAGCGTTTCTTCTGCGTTCCCATTTCTGTCTTCGGGAGTTTGGCAAGATCACGTGTTGCTTTCATAACCGCAGATTTAATTTCGTCCTTCATTTGCTCCACAATGTAGAAATATTGTTTTTGAAGCGCAGGTGGCATCTCATCTGGTTTTACAAGATTGAGAAGTCCAACAATTTCCTTTTCGAAATCCATTGAAGCCTTCTCAGCCGAGTGAACGATTTGTCTTCGTGCTGTAAAATCACTAGCCTCTTTAAGCTTCGCAACTTTCTTTTGCACAGCTTCACGGACCATCAATCTAAGTTCGTCATCAGTAATTTTCATCTTATCCTCTTTTTCTATTTTCCTTTGATAAATAGAAGCAATCTTCTCGCAACGTCTCGAAGAGTAATGTCTTCAGTATCCCACAATGTTTTAATTACTGGTGTTGCATCATCAAATTCATCAAAATATCTCTGAATTGATGATTTAACTGATTTTAGAATAACCTCAGGCTGACGAGTTGTTTTTAGTAAATTGATTGCCTCGTCAGTAATGGCCATATATGGGTCATCTGGGATTTCAACATCTTCTGGACCAACAGTTGTAACGGTGTCTGCCTCCTCTTCATCATCGGGAGTCAGTCCTGGTTCGCCATCGCTTCCAAAAGAGAATCCACCACCGCCAAAGCCTCCTCCAAAACCACCACCTGCTACATCAAGCCCTTCTTCTCCCTCGACGCCTTCAGTGTCCTCAAGATCGCCACCCAGTTCTCCTCCTTCGAGCCCCCCAGCAGCGCCTCCAACGTCCAAATCTATATCGCCGCCTTCAGCACCAATGTCTAAATCAATTTCCTCTCCACCGGCCTCTGGAGCCCCGGCTTCGCCCGCTGCACCAGCATCGGGTGCCGGAACATCAGCAGGCGTGTCTGCCGGTTCTTCAACTGGCAAATCCTGTTCAAGAAGACTTCGATTGATCTCTTCTTCGATAAGTTGTTTGATATATTTTTCGTAGATGGACATTGTAACCTGAAGTAATTAGTCTATTCTCACCGCTGGTATTTGTTATGAGCAAAAAAGAACAAAAAAATCAAGAATACAAAAATAAAATAGAAGGCCAAAAAGCCGTCGATGCCCTATTTGATGCAATGGACAAGGACGGCATTTTGGTCGATCCAGAACAAGAAGCTAAAAATGAACTCAACAATCGTGTCAGGAAGTTGGAGCACGAGGTTGATCTCCTGAAGGACCTATTAGCTCGTGCCTTGAAAGTTAACGACAATGGGGTTCTCAAAGGCTAGCTGAAGGCTTTACCCTGCCAACAGGTTGTGGCGTTCGAGAAATTTTACTATTTCTTGATATTGCTCTTCTTCTAATGCTGATTCTTTATCTAAGTCTTTCAAGATCCAATTTGGAAACGGCCAACAAAAGTAATAATCTGAACCTGTCATATGTTTTACCACGTGGTTTTTGGCTAGCTTCATCATTTCTTCATTACTGTTCCACACATATTCAAAAAATATAAGTTTTACTCGATAAGCTTCAAGCTCCTTCATGTATCTAAATGGAGCCGGAATTGGCGCCAAGAAAAGTAAAAACAGGAGACATAAAAGCCACCAAAGGCTAAATGGTATTGCCAATAAGGCAAACAGTGAAAACACTACAAGACTTTGGGGAAATAGGTAGAGGAAACCATGAACAAAATTTCCTTGCTTAGAACTTTGTTTGATGTGAATGCACTCGTGTGCAATTATCGCTAAACGACTTTTTACGTCTCCTCTTTCCAACCATCCCTCAGGATACCAAATGGTATTTCCGAGAGTCGTGATGTAATCAGTCATAAATGTTTTGTTAAAAACTTTAACAATAGGTGCAATCAATTTCAAAAGCCAATTTGGATTAGCTTTTGATTTAAGATGTATTTTTTTTGCGTACTTACTACCAACTTCGTCAAGATAAAGTTTCGCCCATTCTTCAGTAGTTCTCATGTGTGCCACCGCTCCTCTTTTAATTAGAGGTGGGACTCTAAAACAAACGACTATTTATTATAAGAATAATTGATGAAGCTCGGTAGTTTAGGCATTCTAACGAAAGAGATATTTGACCCTACTTCTTCTAGATTTGTAGATAAAAATTATGTGTACCTAACTGTTGCCGTTGATAAAATACAAGAATATAAAGATAGGTACCCCAAAATTAAACGTACTGTTTTCGAAGCCAGTTGGTGCCTTGTTGAAAAGACGAAAGATGTTGTTTGTGTCGCAATGTATTTGTCTGAATCATTAGTTCCTGATGAAGTGATTTCTACTGGCGAAGACTTCAAAATATTGTCTTTGGTTGACAATGCCTGGAAATACTACAAAGTGTTGTTTTCCTATGACAACACAGTCCAAACTGTTTATCTTCATGAGCGTTGTCTTGATTTCTTTACCTGGATTCACAAAGAGGATACAGGTTCTCGTGAGGGCGTTTAGATTTCTTGGTTTCTTTAACTGTTGCCGCTGTTCCTCCTTTGGGTACCCCATTCCAATAGCTCAACATAATATTTGAACGATCAACAATCCAACGATTTCTTTCAAAAAGTTTCCAAGTCTCAAAAGGCCCAGGTGAAACAATTTTATATTTCCAAGCTTTTTTCATCAACTCGGTCCAACGTATTTTCTCATGTGGCGGCCATAATTTTGTTTGGTCTTTGCATGGTATAGCCGCAACAAATGGAATAGTTTCTTCTAGGCACACTTCAGCTACTAACATATCAAACCCAAGTGCCATTCCAGTGACAACTGCATCAGCCTCATATTGATGTAACTTTTCACGTATCACTTCTTTAACAACATCTTTATCGTGATCAAGCTTTCGATGGCCCGTAACTCCTATAATAATCACCTGCTTTGTCATATTTACCTCTGATGAAACTTGAAGAACTCAAAAAACTAATCCGTGAAACGGTACGTGAATCATTGATTGTTGAAAGCGATGGTAAAGTTCATATGGGCAAAGCCTATAGGTTCAAAGAGCAACTTATGCAAGTCGTTCAGAATGGCATACGTGCTTATGCCGATCAAATAGAAAGTCAAGACCAATATGAAGGAATCGTCGATCAAGAAATTCAAAAACTAAGAGAAGACTTTGATCTTACTTTATCGATGATCGGAAGAGCACTCTATCAAGTACCTTTCCAAGCTTTCAAAGGACCAAAACCTAAGTAGAATTACTCTATAGTTTATCGATTTGTTTTTAAACAAGGCATGCTATATTAAACCAAGGAGTTAGCATGCTTTTTGATTTAAACGAAATCCCGTCAAAAACAAAGCCAATGGAAATTCTTCATTGGGAACGAATAAAAAAAATAAAAGCTAAAGAGATCGAATCAGGAAAATTTGATGGTTTTGAAGAGCTTGGCTGGAAAATGGTACAGACCTGCATGTTAGAGGATGGCATTGGTTTGGCAGCTCCACAAGTGGGACTTTTCAAAAAAGTGATGTTGTGCCGTGAAATGGATGGCGATGGCTGGGATTACAAATTTCGTTCCGAGTTTCGTCTTTACGTTAACCCAAACTTTGAGCCTCGTCTCGATGATGGCAAATGGGACATGGCTGAATATTGTCTTTCTGTACCAGGAAAAGGATACAAAATTACTCGCTGGAAAACGATCACAGCTAAATGGGTAGAACCTAATGAGAAGGGCGAATTCGTCGAGAAAGAAAAACAACTAGAAGGATGGGCAGCCAGGTTATTTCAACATGAATTCGATCATCTCAACGGTGTTTCAATTCCGCAGCGTTACCAAATTCAGAATGAAAAAAACAAAAAACCCCAAAAAGGAAAGCGTCGTAAATGAAGGAACTTCAATTTACTGCTCTTGTTTGCATCTACCGGTCCGAAAGACAATACCATGAAGCCATAAGAAGAAAAGAAGCTGCCAAAAAGACCCTGACATTGCTAAAAGCATTTGGTGGACCCAATATTCCATTTGATGGATTCTCATGTGACATTGATAAGACTATTGAAGACCTTGAAGTGTTTCAAATTTTACAAAAGTTAATTGAAAAATGAGGAACTTAGTTTACTTGATCAAATTCTATCGAGCTGAAAAGATTTATCGTAGCCAGTTGCCAAATTGGATTCATGTACAAACAACAGCCATTGTGCCCAACGCCAGAAAACTAAAGGTAAAGTGGACAGCAGAGCTAGCTGATGATGTTGCTTCTTATCATACACAAGCTTCTATAAATCAAATTGACAATAAAATGAAGTCCGAAGTTGATAACGAAACTAAAACATAGTTCATATTTATCAGGGTGAACGATAACCTCAAAAATATCATCAAAAAACTGGTAAAAGAAGAAGTTGATTTTCTTCTTGAGCGGAAGAGGGCAAAACCCGTGATAATGTATCACGGGACAAGTTCAAAACATCTGCCAAAAATTTACCAACTCGGAATGATTCCAGACCCAACCGAAGGTCGCTGGAAAGGCGAAGAAGAACTTGAAGCGAGTTCCATTCTAAGCCCGTCAATGCATTCCCTGAAAGGTAGCTATTGGACTGACAACATTGTAACTGCCTATAGCTCTGCTAGAGATGCCATGTCAACTGGTGGCGAAAGCCGAATGATGATTGTTGTAGCTCAGCTCGTGCCCCAATCTGCCAAAGCAGATGAAGACGATGTTCGTATGCCTGTACAACGAGCATTCGCAGAAGCGTTACGCTCACATTTTGGTGCTAGAGATTTAGATTTAGCGGTGCCAATGGCCAAAGGCACCATTGATGCTGACCCAAATTTTTATAAAGAACTTATGTCCGACTTCGCCACAAATTTGCATAACAAACTCAAGACAAGTGAAAAAATGCCAATGGACAAGGCGATGATGCAAGACACTTTCGATGCAGCCATGGAAAGAGTTTTGGGTCACGTTGACATGAAGAAAGGTAGGGCGAAGCAAGCCTATATTGAATCGTATGAATACGCCCTAGAACAAAAGATGGATTGGGAAAAGGCTAGAGAAATTGCACAAGAAATGTACCAGAAAAATGAAATCCCTACATTTAATGTTATAGAAGGAGAAAAGAAGTTTTTACAAGCTCTTGATAAGCTTTCACAAAGATATAGAAAATTTGCGCTCCCTCCAAAAGAAGATGAGTGGCGCCTGCAAACAACCTTAAGAATTACAGAACCAGTTGGTTTCAGTGGTCGAAACAAAATTGTTGCCATCGTTTTAGGACGTGGACAAGTGCTTGAGCTTGTCTATGGGAACCTTCCGCAGCAATTCATTTCAGATTACTCCAAATTTTGGAGTCCCAATTTCAAGGTTGTTGATAAGCGCTCAGGCAAAGTTGTCCACAATTCTCTAAATGAAAGCCAGGCAAGATTTGACCGACACCTGCAAGAAAAAATGGTTCTATCAAATTACAAGAAATATTGTGAGTTAGTAGCAGATGCATATGATGAACTCCCAGATTATGATCCTGAGGCTGTTGCATCGTATAAAGCACTAATCTCACATATTGAGAAAATGTATCAGAGAATGCTTTCCAAGGTAAAGGTTGAGTTTGTTCCTGGGCAACCTTATAATTCGCAGAAAGAAATGTCCGAAGAAGTTAAAAAAACTGGCGTTTTGAAAATATCAACTGATTATAATCAACATGATGTGTTTACACCTGAACAAAATCTGAAGTTTAGAGCTGTTCATGATTATATTGTTCACATCTTGGCTAATGTGGATTTTAGTGACAAAGGGGAAGTGGCCGCTTTCAATGCACATGCTAAACTCTTGCCCAAAAAAGCAATTCCAGCAGCCTTTACCGAGATTGTTGGACAAGCATGTTATGCAAATGCAAGAGGAAGCTTTCCAAAGCAAAAAATTGCACTAATGCCAGGGTTCGATTTAAGAGACGTCGGACAAGTGAAGGGTCATGATATAGAAAAGAAAAAGCTCGTTAGAAAACCTAACGAGCTTGAAGCTGAAGAGGGAAGCGGAATTCGTTAATTCTATTCCACTCGCTTCCAACCCTTATAGGCTTCGTACCTTCCATTTAAAAAGTCATAAAACGTCTGCGAAAAACCCTGCTCTCTTATAAAAGACTTGGCGTTGTATATTTCAAACACTTCACCTTCTGGAGAAACAACCTTGCCGTAATATTTTGCTCTAGCTTTCACCCTAGCTTTAGTAATTTTTTCTTTGTTTGCTTCATACACTTTCTTGGCAATTTTAGAAGCCTTTTTGCGACGACTTCCATCATCACTAGCCCAAGCTTCTTTCAACTTCTTAGATAACTTCGCTTTCGTTTCTGGATTCGACATGTTTTTTCGAAGAGTTTCGGCCGAATTTCCATTGCTTGGGTCTTGTGAAACTTTTTTCTGATTTTCAGACTGCTTCTTGCGGAATCCAGGGTCAGAATATATTTTTTTCATCTTAGCCCTAAACTCAGAATCGGCCCACATTGCCTTAGATTTTTGGGAAAGAACCTTTTTGGTGATATCAGGGTCGTTTGAAAAAACTCGTCGAGGAATTGCCACAGTTGTTTTTGCAATATTATAACAAAGAACTTGATCATCGTAAAATTCGTCCAACAGCGCTTGTTCTCGCAAACGACGTTCTTCTTCTGGTTTCTCTATAGTCTCAAACACTAAAAATTCAAAACAATCGGGCCCGCATTTATTCCAATCATTTTGCAAAAATTTATTCGAGTGTCGATTGGTTCTTAAATCTCCGTGATGTTCGGATGCTCTTTGCTTAAAGCGCTTACAGGAACCAATGTAAAATCGTCCATTAGAATGGTTGATGATTTTATAGATCCCACTTTTATTAGCATTTCCACCATATGTCTTCTTCATGTCTAAACTCCTTAGATAAGTTTAGACAATCAGAGGTCATATGTTTAAATTATCCTATTCCGTCATAACCAAATGCACGATAACCAAAATCTTGCTGACTTCCACTAAAACCAACGAAAGAACCGGTTAAAATAAAGAAATCTCTGCGTAGAATACCGGTTAGTCCGGCAATGATCTCGAAATCGGCTGTGCCACCAGCTGATTGCAGATACAGATCTCTGATTCGAATATCGCCAGTAAAAGACTCACTGGTAGAAAGGGTGAATCTATTCGTGCCCTGAACTCCATTTTCTGTGAAGCCAACATGAAGGTCATTTGCACTAGTATTCTTCACAGTAAAAAACTTTGTAACAAAAGGAAACTCAATTTTTTCAGGAGTTGTTCCCACGCTAGATTGCGTCACATAAGGCAATCCGCTAGCCATATATTCAAGAACACTTGCTTGGCCTGCTTTTCTGTATTGGAAAGTCTCGTGAGCCTGTAATGGGTTTGGTGGTACTGTCATTCTTTACTCCTACGCTTTAAGTAGGTATTATTGTGCAACTCCACCTGCAACAACACGAACTTTATCTGCTGGAAACCAACCAAGCTTTTGGTAGGTGTCAAGCATAACTGGAATGATGTTGACGAAATCATTTGCACCAAGCCCTACAGCTTGTCCCTGTTCTTTGAGTTGGGTTCTGTGACATTTTTCTGGATGACCAACTACCACGCCAGTTGAGCCATTCTTTACGCCTCCTTGACTAAAAACCTGAACAGTTCCATCATGGTTGTGAACTGGACGACCTTGATCATCAAGAACCACTCCATAAACGTAAGCCAATGCTCCACTCTCATCCTCGTGGACGTGACTCGAATTTACAATTCTTACTCTATCACCTTTCATAGTTCTTTTATCTCCGTATTTTTTTTAATTAACGCATTTGCATATAAGCCTACTTTTGCTTTCGGGCCATCGACAGGAGAAGGAAATCTTTTTTTCGCCTCTTCTAAAATTTCTGTTCTTAATCGTTGACCAAAATCGTACCCTTGAAAATATGCAACTGAATTTTCAAACAATAATGCATTGGGACCCTTGCCTGATAAGAAGTCGATTGCACCTAATTCAAACAAACCTTGTTCGGTTCTTGTCTTGTTGACTTCTTCTTGTTTTTTTGCGGCTTCGGCCATCCACTCTTCGGCCTCTTTGAGCAATTGAGCTGACTCATCGTCAACATTAACTGTGTTGGTAGCATTATAAGTTTGATTGGTCATATTAATCACTTTCTTCGTCATATTAATCACTTTCTTCGTCATATTAATCACTTTCTTCGTTTACAATTACACAATTACAAGTGAGCATGAGCCCAACAACCGACGTCGCATGTTCTAATGCGTAACGAGTAACCTTCACAGGATCAATAATACCTTCTTGAATCAAATCTGTGTAATTTTTGGAGGCAGCATTATACCCGATTCGGAAGTCTGGATTTAATCTCATTTTTTCGAGAAGTTGGTTTGCAACAACGTCTTCAGAGACTCCCGTGTTCCTAACAATTGTTCTTAGAGGTGATTCGCAAACATCTGCAATGATCTTTACACCGTTAATTGTATCATCGTGATATTCATTCCATTTTCCAGCTCTAAGTTGGGCTCTAAGAGCTTGTGACGCATAAAAAAGTGCAACCCCGCCACCCGGAACAATTCCTTCCTGCGTGGCAGCCATAGTTGCATTTACAGCATCTTCTACTCTATCTTTCTTCTCTTGAATTTCAACTTCAGTGGAACCGCCAACTTTGATGATAGCAATACCACCAGACAGTTTGGCAAGTCTCTCACGATAACGATTAATTCTTAAATCGTCTAATGTGGAATCAGTTTCTAATGCGGTTCTTAGAGACTCAATTCTTTCTTGAATAGCTGTCCTACGTTCAGTGTTGCCGGCATCGCCAACAATAACACATGAGTTTCTGGATACTACAACTTTCTTGGCTCTGCCAAGGTGGCTCAGGTCTGCACTTTTAAGTGCTACGCTACTTGTAGCTCCAAAAACTTCACCACCCACAACGGTTGATAGGTCGCTAAGAATATCTGCCCTGTGTTCTCCATAACTCGGAGCCTTCACGGCACAAACTTTGATAACACCCTTCATTTTGTTAACAATAAGGGTGTGAAGCGCATCACCCTCCACTTCATCAGCAACAATGAGCAAAGGTTTTTCGGCTCTTGCAACCTTTTCAAGAACATTCATAATATCGCCGATAGACGAAATTTTGTTGCTCGTTGTAAGAACATATGGATCTTCTAATTCGCAAGTAGATTTCTCAGAATTGGTAACAAAAAATGGAGATATGTAACCCTTTTCAAGTTGCATACCTTCGACAACATCTAAAGTAGTCTGAACCGATTTAGCTGGCTCAATTGTTATAATTCCATCTTTACCAACCTTTTCAATCGCCGAAGCAAGAAGTTCACCGATCTCTCGATCACCATTGGCAGATATGGTTCCAACGTTTACAATGTCACTTCTAGAACCTACAGGAATACGATTTTCCTTGAGAAAATCAATGATATATTCGGTAGCCATTTCCATGCCTTTCTTAACATGAATTGGGCTTCTACCAGTTGAAATTTGTTTGATTCCCTCTTTTAGTAAAGCGTGTCCAATAACCGTCGCAGTTGTGGTGCCATCACCGGCTTGGTCATTTGTTTTAGAAGCGACTTCTTTGAGAAGCTCTGCTCCCATAGATTGAAGTCTGTCTTTTAAATTAATTGATCTTGCTACAGTAACACCATCTTTGGTGATAGAAGGTGCGCCAAGGTCATTGTCGATAATGACACTATGACCACTTGGACCCATTGTGCTTGCTACGGCCTGCGCAAGGATATCAGCACCTTTCAACAATTCTGAATGTGCTGTTTCCCTAAACACCACTCTTTGAGTGTTTGGTTCTTGTGGAGCAATTGGTTGGTTTGGATGACTCATATATTACTGATTTTGATTGTATTTTACTGGAATTCTTCTACCATCTTCAGTCATGATGAATTCGCCTTCATAATTTTCATCAACTTCTTCTTCGTCTGGCACGGCCATACTTCTCAACCTGGCCCTAAGAACTGACTTGGGATCTGATGGATCTACATTTTCTTGCGGTTGAAGCGGACCTTGATTGACCGGCGCTCTAATTGCAAGAGATTTGCCAGTTGGAACTTCTTGTCCAGGCGACTGTATGAATTCTTTGGCGTTACTTCTACCCTCAATACTGTCTATTAGACTTGCAGGATCAATTTTTCCCTCGGGGGTTTGAGCCCGCTCTGAGTTTTCAATCTGTTTTCCGTACCAAGCTTCCGTTCTTTGTTTGGCTTGAGTGAGAAGATTGTCAACAAATTCTTCTAGACGTTTTGACATCACCTCTTTGATTTCATCTAGCGATGTATATACATCGCCACTTAAATCATGAGTTTCAACAACCTTCTTCTTGCCAGGCGGTCCTATGGCCACCTTCCAAGATGTAGAACTACCATCAAGCTTTTTGACCACCATTTCCTCAACGATAACAGCAGGAACAATAGCCTCAGCTTTATCAGATAGTACGTAAACCACCTGTCCAATTTCAAAAGATTGTTGTTTTTTATCTGACATTACTTGTTCTGGTTAAGTTGTTTAATGTAATCTTCAGTCAATACAAGGACCATTTCTTGATTGGCAGTGGTCTTACGTTCGTAAACGGTTAGATCCAAAGCTTGAACGTGGTCTTTAAGCTTTCTTTCGTCTGCAAAACCACCGTAGGTCTTGTAAAGATACAGAAGTTTTTCAACTACACTTGGATGCAATTTCATATTAATCCTCTTTTATTTCCTCAGTCTTAAAGAATTTCTCAGTCAGTTTTTCATTCAGATGACGGCCAAGCTCTTCTTTAACTTGTTCTTTATTAGCATGTGAATCTTCCATGCGTTTGTTAACATTTTCATAGACCTTGTCCATGATTTTTCGCCCTTCTTCCTTTGCCTTGGCTAAAGGTTGAAGTCCGATGGCAACACGAACTTTGTCATTAAGTTCTGGAGTTAATTTTTCCTGCAAGGTTGTCATGTTTACAAACATGTGCATCATGATATCAACAATGGGGGCTTCTTCCCCATCTTGGTCAGGTTCAAACTCGCCAGTATGTTTGTACTCTTGGATGAATAAAGCGTGAGGCATTTCTTCTTCTTGTTCAACTTCAATATACGGCAATGCCTGCTCTTCTGATTCATAGAGTATTACTGGAATTTTTACTTGCTTCTTCATTGTAATCTTCTGTCCTAAACGTTATTTCTTGAACTTCTATTCTTGTATCGGATCCTCTAACGGGAATAAAGTAACCTAAAACTGGTGCTTCTAAAAATACTTCTAGTTCATACCAGGGACTTCCCGCTCCTCTTGCGATAGCACTCTTAAATGCATCAAGATACTTGTAAACTTGGCTTGGATCAACATCATCAACATTGACATACCAAGTTGCCAAATATTTTCTTTTAGTCAACAGTCTCATATTCTTCAAGAATGTCGACAAATACATCAAAAGTATCTTTATGTGCTACCTTTTTTTTAATTTTTACAGCACGAATTGCCGCATTCAAGGTTTTCATGTCTAGCTGTTCTTTGTATTCTTCAATAAGATCTTTTCGTTGCTCTTTCAACAACTCCATCTCGTTTTCCACATTCTTTAAACGTCTGACAAATTCTCCAACTGTTTTCTTGAGTTCCCCAAGTTCAGAAGGTTGTTTTTCCGGTCCTTGCATATGATCCTCCAATATGAGAAAGGATAAATAAAGCAAAGTGTCGTGTATAGAATATGTTTAGCTAATTTTTTGAATTAGTGATTGCATCGGCTTGGCGATGCTTGGATGAGTCTTGGCAAGACGTTGTAGTTGCTTCACTAAAACAGCTATATATGATTGCTTTAATTGCGGAACTAACTGTTCTTGAAATTGTTCTAATGCCTGTGAATCATTTTTAACTTCTTCAGGAATTTCTTTCATATATTCTTGCTCATACTTGTTAAATTCTGAACCAATAGCCTTCTTAAGCTGTTCGTATGTGCTTGCAGATAAAACTGGCTGCACCACTGACTGAATCGATTCCAAGGCTGCTGCTTGCATTTGTTTCGCTACCGGACCTTGCTGAATGGCTTGCTGTATTGCAGGGTCTTGCTTAAGTGCTGAAATGGCTGCTCCAATTCTCTTTTTTACATTTTCAAGTTGAGCTTGTTGTTGTGCAGTAGGTTGTTGTTGCGGCTGAGCTTGTTGTTGTTGTTGAACTTGTTGTCGTGGCTGAGCTTGTTGAGCTTGTTGTTCTCGCAACCTTTTAACAGATTCTCCGAATCCTCCAAAGTCACCATATTCGCCGTAGCCGCCAAAGCCGCCGCCAAAACCGCCGCCGCCGCCGTAGGTCGCAGCACCCACACTGGAAAGGTAATCGGGAGTAACATGGTGGACTAATTTCTTTGCCTTTTGCTTTAACTCAGTTACTTTTGGATGCCCACCGGTCAAAACTTCAAGGACGCCAAGCGCAGCATACGGTGCCCTAAGTGCAAATTTTTCTGCAATACCAAAACTTGGGTCAAGCATGAAAGTAATGCCCCAAACATCTCTTCCACGAACTGTGTCCCAGTTTCTCTTAAGGACGTCAGCATACCTTTCATTAATTGTTGAAAGTCTTTCTTCTAACTTTTTTTGTGATTCTTCTTGAATATCATCGATCATACTTGAAGCAAAAAATGGTATAGCTAAAACAGCAGCTTGTTTGGCAAGACTTGTAATGGTGGTTGCTGTAACTGCAACCGTTTTTTCCAGTTCTCCTTTTGCAGTTTTGATAACGTCAGTAAATGGAGTGATAAAAATTTTAATCAACGGGTCTTGGGCGACAATGTCGTCCTCAAATTCATTGATATATTGTTCAACCAATGACTCAATTAGAACTTTTAGCTTTTTCTCTGCGTCTTTTTTCATTATATACCGCTAATCCCCAACCTTTTGGTCGTCTTTTCCATGAGCTTGAATGAAGCTTTGTTTCATCTATGAATAGTTTCTGTCCAGTTTGCTTTTCCCAATATTTTATCACCTCACGATCGAAATCGTTAATTATTTGTTTTTTTGTTGAATAATGCCTTCTTGAAAACCGACTTCTTTCCTTTGGAGGAAACAACTTAATAAGTTCTTTTTTGATTCGAAACCAATCATTTGAGCTTTTGCTCGCATAATCGATAACATAATCAATGATTTCTTTTAGCTCGTTTGGAATCACGTTGGTAATTATTGACGTAAACTCTAAGGTAGATTAAATGAGACAACATATTGGAATTGTTGGCGGTGGGTTCAAACCCTTTACCAAGGGTCATTATTTTCTAGTTGAACAAGCTGCAAGAGATGCAGATAAGATTTTGCTATTGGTGTCTACTAGCAACCGTGTGAGGAAAGGCGAACTCCCAATTTTCTGGGATGAACAAATGGAAACAATTTGGGACAAATATCTCACCAAAGCAATGCCAGGCAATGTTGAGATCATGTTTGTCAAAAATCCAACAGCTACAACTTATCAAATATTGGGTGATGCTGAAAATGACGAAACAAATGACAACACCTATATTCTTTACGGGGATGCCGAAGACGTAGAAAAGTATTACCCTGACAAAACCCTGATTAAATATTTTCCAAGGCTAATGGAAAATGATCAAATTGAAAGACGAGGTTTTGCCAGAGCGGAAAACATTGACATTTCTGGAACCAAAATGCGAAACTATATTATCGCTGGCGACGTAGCAGGTTTTACGGCAGGTTTGCCGCAACCAATTCAACGATATGGTCAAGAAATTTTTGACATCTTAGCTAAATCCATACCTATGATAAAGCAGTCAAAGCCAAAGAAAAAGGCTTCAAAGAAGTAGAAGAAATCTAAAACTCAAAGAGTGTCCAGCTTTTCTCTGAAATCCTTGTCAGATTTATTAGCGCCAACCCAACGTTCTACTTCTTTGCCTTCCTTGAAGAAAACAAAAGTTGGAACACCACGAATACCGAACTCTTGAGTTGTATCAGGAGCATCGTCAATATCAAGCTTTACTATCTTTACTTTATCTTTATAGTCCTCAGCAAGCTTGTCAATAATTGGGGTCACAAAGCGACATGGTCCGCACCAAGAAGCACTAAAATCAACAAGAACCGGAAGATCGCTGGCAAGTACCTCGGAAGCAAATGTGTTATCATTTATGGTATTGGTCATAATTGAATCTTAACACACTTATGTTTTTGAGTATAACTCTTTTGATTAAAAACTTTTAAGACTTTTGTGAACTGAAAGGATGTCGTTCGCAGCTCTCCAGATACGATCTTCACGAGAAAATACTTTTTCGAGAATGTCAGGTCCATATTCCTTTCCCTCTCTCATCATCCAGGCTCCAGGCGTAGAAGGTTCGGAAACGAAATCCCAACAAATAAAATGAAGATCATCTTGAACAACGTCGCCTTCGCCATTGTGTTCTACAGAACCAAGTGCTCTACTTGAGATGCCAACCTTGATTCCAGCTTCAATCAAACCTCGAAGAATCTTGCCCATTGGCAATTGATCCAAAACTTCAACTTCACCCATGACAGTACCGTCATGTTCCATCCAAAGTTTTGTTATAACGTGACTGACGTTCTTAAGATTTACAACCGGGTCATCAGCATGATCAAGTTCTCCAGTGGCCCTGCGTTCATCTACGAGCTTCAAATAGTTTCTGATTTCACGCTCAAGAACATGCCTTGGATAAACTCTGCCGTTTGCATTCAATGTGTCTGCACGTTGTATTACTCCACGCACAATAATTTTACCATTGTTTTTCTCAATAGATTCTTTGACCTGACTTTGGTCATAATCAAAAACTGTTAACTCTTGTAGTAATTTCATGCTGCACCCTTGGTTAAAATATAATTATCTTTTAATCCGATTCAAGTTCATGTTTCAACGAACAAACCGAAAGGTAAAAGGTTATTGTTTCTTCACCTGGGTTATTAATATTGTAACTCTCTTCTTGAATACAATTTTTAACTTCATTTAGTTTGTCGTTTGGAGACTTTCCATTGGTTTTAGAAAGTTCGCCGTTAATCTTCTTGAGTACGGTTTCCTTAATTGAGGAAAGTTTGTTTGTAAGAGCCTTTTTTGACTCCTCACTGTCGTTTGAAAACGTATAAAGACCGATGATTTCTTTTTGATCTTCGTTTAATACTTCACTATATTTGGCATCTACCTTTTCTCTAAAGACATTGATTACCAACTTGTCAATATCTTCTTTCGAGGTTTCGAGAAGGGTGTTGTTAAATGGTGGCAGTTCAGCTTTCCCTGAAACCATGTGATCAACAACCTTTTCTTCTAGATGAGAAATGGTAGAAAAATTTCTTGTGTGTTCATCATCACCGTTTCTCCAGTGATTTAAAACCAATTGAATCGTTGCATTTGTTTTGTAATCGCCAATTTGACGGTCAAAAAAGTTGTCGTCTGAAAGTTCATTCCTAATCTCATGAATCAAGTTGGTCTTTTCTCTATCGAGCCTCTCTTGATTTTGTGTTTTAACATGCCTCTTTACCTGTTCAAGCATTTTATGAGCAATGGTACGGTCCTTTAAATTTGCACTTGAGACCGTCTCAAACATTTGAAGTTCTTTCGCCAATTCAGTTCCTTCACTAAAGTGCTTCTTCCAAAGCCGATCTGCCTTGGCATAATCATCAAATCTAAATTCAACTGCTGCATTTGCCATGTATTGAGCAAAAAATTCGTTTAACAATCCAACGTTTCTTTTTTTATTATGTTTCAGCATTTTCTATCCATTTGCTTCAGTATTATGTTCCTTACGCATGATTAAATAGATGACATTTGACCCTAATATCCAAGCATTATTCTAAGTCGATTTCAATAATATCTTCTATGTCAACTTCTTCATCTGATTCTAGGCTAAATGTTTCCTTTAATGAGGATGACTTAATTTCCATATCCTCACCATTTGATAACACTTCTTCAATAAGTTTTTGGTCTTCGTCGGTTTCTTCGATGATATCAGTTTCAAGTTCTTCAGTAATAATTTTTGTCCTCTTTTGTTGGTTTTTTTGAAAATGTTCTGTCATCCTTCTAAAGATACTCTTAAGTTCGCCAGGTAAAACTGGTTCTGGCTTAAAGTCGTTGCTTTCACCAAATACGAATTCCTCACCATCAATTTCAATTCCCTCCATGCGAGATTGACGACCATAAATGTCACTTAGGGATCTGTTCTTACCTGGATGAAGCATTGCGCCAAAGTCCGGGTTTGCAGTATTGGATCTCCCACCAGCACCAACCCTTCTCTTTCTATTTTTTCGATTTCTCGTCAAGAATGGCGTAGCTTTAATCGGAGTTGTTCCTTGTTTGTAATCAAGCTTATATGGATTCTTCTTTGGTGGCGGACCGACAATTTCACTTCCGCCTCTAGGTGGCGGGGATGGCACTTCTCCCTTCGGAATATTCTCTCCTGGAATGCCATAACCAGCTGGTGAGAATTCATCCGTTGTGGTTGGTTTAAAGACCTCTTCTTCAAATGCAACTTGGTCAAGTTGCACTTCACGAATCTTATCCTCGTAAAGTCCTTTATTGATTTTATTAATGTCGTCGTCCGTTAGTTCAAGCAATACCTTCTGAATCCAACGCTCATCAACCAGTTTAGTTTCTTTAGCTGTTCCTGCAACGTCCATCTTAGTTGCCCAAAGTTCCAGTTTCTGCTGGAGTGCCACTGTAGAAGGATTACTGAGCTTCAATTCAAAGTTGATTAAATCTTCTCCATCAAACCCCTTGGCATAAAGGTGAATCATTGCAAGTTTTGACATTTCTGCAATAATAATCTTCTGAATTGCAGAAATGGTACGGCTAAATCGTACATCAGTCTGTGCAAGTGTCGCCTTAGAGGAAAGGTTTTCATCATAGTTCAAGTAAGGTTTGGGAACTTTGAGTGCTGCGAATAGTTTGCTTTGAATATATTGAACGTCTTCCGTAGCAGTAACATGCTGGCCACCTGCCAATGTTTCAATTTTAGTACCTGACTGGTTGCCTCGAACGGGGATATAATAATCCTCGTCGATTGCAAGTGGGTTATAACGCAAGTCCTGACGACCTGATGTTCTATCAATGACAGAATGAGAACGTAGCGTTTGTTTTGCTGCTTCCATGTAAGAAGGAACATCGTTTGGCGCTACATTCCCAACATCAATGTAGAAAACTCGACGCTCAGGTGAACGGACAACTCGATAGACCAACATGGCATCTTCCATCATGATGAGCTGACGCCATATTCTTCGTGCTGGTTCTAAAACGGCGGTACCATAAGGCAAGAACAAGTCATTGCCCAAGATTCTGAAGTGTGTAACCTGCCAGTTTTCCAAATAAACGTTTCCTCTAGTAAGCCACTTGAAGCGAATTGCATATGGGTCCTCTTCGTCGAAACCTTCTTCACGTTCAATATCGTTTACTGGAATCGGCTGTGCATTGATCACGCCAATGTCTGGCAGAACTTCATTATAAAGGAAAAAATCTCCATATTTGACAAGATTCCTTGCCCAAACTCGGATGTTGAATTCTACGTTCAGAACATCATAGAAAAGCTCTTCTAAAGCTCGTTTGATCTGAACGTTGTCTGAAAACACATGGAAAGAATGTCCGTGTTCATCGCCTCCCACAGATTCGTCAGCATAAATGTCCAATGCTGTTGCAATCTCAGGAGTGTTGTGTGAGATGACACTGTCAGTTGCGAAATTCTTATACCCATCAACCGTAAGGTCATATAAGGGAATTTCTCCGTAGTATTCAACCGAAACCACCTTGTGGTTTTCATAACTTGACACAAATTCAGTCCAAGTTTGGTAACCTGCCTCCTTCAAGCGATTTTGAATTGGCACTACGGAAACTCCAAGCGCTTCTGCAATCGCCTTTTTGGTCATACCTTGCTTGTACACGTCACAAATCTTACCAAAAGACACATCGGATCGGTATCTCGGGTTCTGCTTTCCTGCGTTGATCCAGCTTTCACTTCTCCAGCCAGGAGAATATGCCGTTGCAAAATCAATCCAGGATGTGAAACCCTTTGAGGCCAACTTTCGCTTGATGGTATTGGTGTCTGTGTCAAATGCACGTGCAACCTTGTATAGGTTGAAACTGTTTGTGTCACACCAGTAAAGGATACGTTCGAACGTGATGTCTTTACGCTCCGCAGGATTGTTAGCTTTCATCCATGTACTATGTTGTCTCTTGAAGTTTTCAATCCATTCAGAATTGGTTTTGTAATCCCATTTTTTACCATTGAGAATTTCAGCATGCAAACGACGATGATCCTCTGCGCTCATGACTTCAAGATTCTCAATCCTATTATCGTGTACCTTGAAATTCTTATGATGAACAACCTCATCCTCAGTCAATGACCGACCAAGAATAAACTCGGCCAGCAACTTATGTTCAGCTGTCCATCCATATGGATTTTCTTCTCTGTTGACCGTATAGATTGTTTGGTATAGGTTTTCCTGACCTTCAGTTCTATCTGAGGCAACAGAACGTCTGTAGAATGGCATCATAGCATCGCCAGGCTTCAGATCACCAATTTCACAATAGGTACCATCTCGCTTCATTAGGCGATGATTACTTGTTCCAATAATTTCTTTGCCTGAGTCGAATGTGACTTTAAACGCATGATCTGTTCGTGTCTGCCGTGCCTGTCGTCCAACTGCTGGAACGATTTTTTCTTTTGAGTGGTCCCAAGAGTAAACAATAAACTCACCATCAAGGCCATGCTGCTCAGCTAACTCTTTGATGGTTTTGTATCCACCAGGAACTGCAATTTTTGTATCCCCATGAAGGCAATACTCCATCTCAGCAAACTCAGCATAACGAGCCATACGATCGAGCATTCCGTATGAACCAAGCACGGAAAATGGAGAATTTTCTCGGCCAAAGCCGAATGGTGCAGGGGCACGATATCCATAATTGCCCTGAATGAGCTTTGTATCATAGTACGAAGCTACATTCTGGCCTTTGATCCTACGCTGAATTGCAGGGCCAGATCTAAAGAGCCTCGTCAGACGCTGGAAAAAACTTTCATTCCGAGCCATTGTTTTCCACCTTTACAAATTTCCAGCCCCCCGTTTGTTGAAATTTATCTGAGCAGACACTGCTAATATGCCCTTGGTTTAATTTCAAATCTCTGGCAGCTTCGGCCATGCTTTCATAATATAACACTTCACTAGAAATAATGTTTGTTGCCTTTATTTTGCTTTTGGGACCAAAATATTTTCCCTTTAGACTTTCACTGATTTTTTTCTTTGTTTTTTTTGAATGCGTCTTGCCAAAAAAGTGATTTTTCTGACCAATCATCGAATTTCTGATTTTTTCTTTCGTTTTTTCGCTGTGGCCGTTTCTGATTGAGTGGTTTTCAGGAAGCGGAATTCCCTTTTTAGATTCGCTCATTTTTTTACGAGTTTTATTTGAAATTTTTCTTTTGAGTGCTATAACTGACAACAAATTTTTGGTTTTTTCATTGTGATTTCGACCCAACCAGCTATTGGCAATTGGATTTAGGTTATAACAATCTGACTTTCCAAAAACCTTGTCTAAAATTTCTTGTTCCTTGGAAATCAGTAATGATTTCTCTGTTGAATGTAATACAAAAAATTTGATTTCACCGTTAGTCTTATTAAAATCTCTTTGAAGGAAGATATTGTGATGCTTATTTTTTCTTAGTTGAGTCAGGTGAACATTTTTTCTAGTATAGAGGTTGGTAGCACTTCCAACATAAAACCGGTCAGTTCTTACATTGTGAATTAAATAAATCCCAGACTTGCCCATGTGAGCTTTGCGCACCAGGGGAATAAGAGCATGACTTTCGATTAGTCTTTGAAAGAATGATTCGTTGCGTGCCATATTAACCTATCAACGTCTAATTATGCTTGAAATACATCCAGAGTGTATATAATGTCCAAAACTTCCTTAAAAGAAACTTTCGCATCTGTAAGCATCAATGACCAACTTATTCTTGAAGAGGGTATATTGGATGAAGAATTTTCTTCAATTATTAAACAAATAATTGATAACCAGCTCAAAAAATTTCATAAGAAGGGGAAATATGAGCTTAGCAAAAAAACGCTTGGTATCTTGAAAAAGTTAAATAAGCTTGGTGTGAAAAAAATGTTTGATACGGACCTTGATAAAGCGATTCCAGCTATTGAGCGTGAATTAACTGATGGGGACGACGATGAGCGCAGCATGGATCTCATGAGCTTTATGAAAAATTTGTCTGGGCAACCTTCGCAGAATAGTAAGGGAAAACGATATCCTATTATGAGAGGTGGCAGACCAATTGCTTGGCGTACCAGGAAAGAACACATGAAACAATCAAAATATAGTCTCAAAGCTTTATTTTTAGAAAGTGATGACATTGAAAGTTCGGCTGGCGGGATAGTTGAAAACGAGCAAGAGACACGATATGGTGTACAAACTACTGACAGTGCCGAAGTTGATTACCAATCTAAATTGAACATTGCCTCGTCGAACAATATTCCAGAAACACCACATGGCGACGATGCTGACGATCGTGAAGAAGTTTCTAAAACTGATGTTGTCTCGGCTCTAACACAAGACAATGCTCGTTATGGTGAATTTGACGAAGCACTTGAGGATTGATTTTTATGAAAACTTTAACCAAAACATTTTTACCAACCCTCAAAGAAGACGTGTCTATTACGCCCAATTCCGAACTGGAAATAACCAAAGCTAGGTCGCCAGTTGAAATTGCTCGTAGGATTGTGGACCTGTCTAATGGAAGACTTAGACTGAGTGGTAAAAAACGTAAATCCTATAGAATCCAAAGGCAAAATTCAAAAGTGGAAGTGCCGTCCGATGAACTTGCCGACATTATTAAAGAAGCTGGGGCTTCTGTCATCAAGATCATTCCGCCTGGTGCGCCAGGGTCAGACTCAAGCAAATTCAACACCTACGTAATGCGTCATGGAGAGTTTGAGTTTTTCATTGTATTTGGTCAGGGCACAAACCGAGGTCACGATTTTGAAACTCAAACAATCGAAAAACTTAAGGCAAGCCAAAAAGCAGCAGTTAAGAAAAACAACAAAGCTCGTGGAGAGCTTCACAAGATTTTATTAAATGCTTTCAATATCAAGACATCAGATGTTGCAGAAATTATTCACGTCGGTTCCAAGAGAGTGAAGAGACCAATTCTAAGAGGTCCAACTGATGTTGGTGAAATGATCTCAGACCTTGATTTTCTTCTTAAAAATGGAAGAAAAATTCACATCAGCCTTAAGAATAGGGAAGGTAAAACTTTAGCAAACTCAGGATATTTTTCTGCGTTCATACCAAAACTTATTAGAAAAAACATAATTGGTTTTGAAAACGGGACTCATGTACTGGATGAATTTATAGTTGATGGGTGCGGAGTAGACAAAACAAAAGTCGTCGAAGGTCTGAATGATTATGTTCAGCACAAAATTACAAACCCGCCTTATAGAAATGTCCCAGTCAACTACGATGAAGAAATTATAAAATCATATCTTGCAAGTGCATATGGATATGGATATTGGTATCTCAGACCAAAGATGGCTTCACAAGGACCGGGATACCAACTAATCAACCTTGCCTCTGCGGAAGATGCAATGGAAAAGGTTGGCGACATTACAAGTGTAATTGTGAACTACCCTTATTGGAATCCAAAAAGTAGTTCTAAACAAGTTACCGTTAAGATTTACACCACGACCGCTTATTACAATGTAGAAATAAGAAACAGCCAAGGCAAAGTTCACCCAAACGAGATTAAGGTTCGTTTGATGAAAATGTTTGACTAAAACCTTCCATATCTTTGATCTTCACGGTCAATTCCAAGTGCTATTAAGCGGACCGGCTCTTCACTGTCTGGGAACTTGTATTCTACTTCTCCATATTGTGAGTGCTCGTTAGGTCCAGCAACTTTATACAGTCTACCCTTGACCGATTTATCAAGCTTTGTTCTTACTATGTTGCTGTTTTCATCTAAGAAGTGAATCCAGTGAAGATAAACCTCACGGAATAACCCGTCAAAGGTTGCTCTAAAAACTCTTTCAACTCCAGTGGTCATTCTAAGTGGCGGATTCATATCATTCCTCATCGGTCATTTCGTAAACATCGTCTGCGTTAAACCAAAGACAATTGTTTTCATCAATTAATACTTTGTACAGCGTTGGCATTTTGGTTACATCAAGATTTACCTCTTCGCCAGTTACAGTTTTTAACTTGGGCGAAAACACATCGACGATTATACCCTTAAACGGTTTCCCCCAGGTAAGCGACAGGTTTTTAGTTTTATTCAAACTCTCAATTTCCTTTTCAGTAAAGCCTTCTTTTTGTTCTACAGGCTTTACACGACCCTTGAAATAGTCTTCAATTTTTTCAAATCCATGGGCATAAAAAGAAACGTCAAGCTGCGTTGGAAGGCTTGTGGATATTATTGCCGTGCCTCCAAAAGTTGTTGGGCTAATGGTGGCATTGGCAGTACCGGTCGTGATTTTCCAGTTGTTTGACGAGCTAAATGCAGGAGGTCTGTTCCATGTGGACATCCCAAGGTTGCCACTATTACCCCTACCTTTGCCAGAACTTTGGTTTAGATAAGCATCATAAAGTTGTTTTAGAGAATTGATTTCTTCACTAGAAAACTTGCCAGTAGTATCGATTACTTCACTATAATCATATGAATGATTATCAATGTCAAGAGATTCTACGTACCAACCTCCCGTGTTTGTCTGCGGTTCAACATATGGAACCGTTACTGTTCTATGCGATATAGAACGCTGATAACTTGGAAGAGTAATTTTACCCGTTGTTTGTGTCGCCCAATTATTTCCGTGGCCACTGAAAGCGTTGTGTGTCTTTATGAAAACAAGATTTCCAATTTTCAACTTAGTTGAAATATTCTTTTGTTTATTATCCGTAGTCATGAATTTACCATTGTTGCTGTTGAGTAGGATAATATAGAATAGTAAAAGTGTAAAGTTTGATTAGCTGTCAAATAGAACCCGAACTCGCTTAATTATAAACCACCAGGTCCCGAGGGTCCAGGGGGACCGCTTTGGCCTCCACTAAAATCTACACCTTCGCCAACATATAGATAATAATCTGTACCTTCTGGGTCACCCAAGGCACTTCTATTTTGGAATGTAGGATTTCGATCACCAGTGTCGGGATCTAGCTTAATGAGTGTGATGATTACATCACCATTTGAGTTGAGAGTTTTCAAAACTCTGTCACCTGGCAACAGCGTTGTAATCAACTCTTCGGATTGAGCACCGGGTTCTACCTTATAAAAATCAAAATCTAAAGGCTGTTGGTTGACATCAAATAAGCTTGAATCGGGTACAAGATACTCAACACCATCTTGTAAAAGAAAAAAACGTTTATCAGTTGTTATAAACGGAAACGCCATATTGCCAATTTAAATAGCGAACAAAATATTCGAAATTTTAAGAGAGTGAGTTTATTCTCTTAAAAACGCACCATGTGGCCATGGGATAAAGTGGTCCATCCATCGGTTGTATCTAAAGAAGATTCTAAAAACCTTCTCATCTGTCAGTAAATCAAGCCATGCTTGTTCGTATCGGTCTACCCCGAAAGAAACAATCATGCCTACTGTACCTGCTTCTAAGTCCTGACTGCCGCTCCATCTAGCAGGTGTAGCGGTTTCCCATTTTTCCCACTTCTCTTTATTTTCGCACTTTGGGTATCCGGCGATCAAGGATTTTACTTGAAGAAGCTTTCCTTCATGTCCTTCAAGTCCATTAGGATTGCTCATTTTGCGTCTTGACCTCGACAAAATAATGAAGCGCTGCGTCCTCCATACAAATGGAAGTCGGCACTTCGATTCCATCCCATTCAATCACAATGTGTCGACATTTATTGGAACCGTGTCCGTGATAATAACATTGCGAATGTGCTGATATTTTTGGTTTAATTGTACGTACAAATTTTACAATGACACCAACAGGAATTTCAGTTGATATCCAAGGTCTATCGCTAAAACCAAACTTGGCTATTGTTCTCAATAAGAGCATATCGTTATTACCTTTTTTCATCTCGGTCTTCTTCAAAAAAGTCTTTCAAACAATACTTTATCTAAGTTTTATTTCGATTCAATGAGTATCACAAAGAAAAACAGAGTTGTAAACGACGTTTTTTGATTTTGTTAAATTTATTTTATAAATTAGACCAAGCTCAGAGTTTGGTTTTACGACAGTCTGATGATGACGAAATAATAAAAAATACATCTCTTACAGAGTATTTTTTCATGTCTATTATTGCCAATACTATTCTGTCCCCCCAAAGCATTTCTATGTTCAATTTTCCCTTTTCTTTTTGAGAGAAAGAATGAGATACAACCATGAAAGTGTCACCTGGTTCGGGCGTTTTAATAAGCTTGGACCCAGGTTTTGGTAAAAACACGACAGGAGAAAGTGTTGATGGTTTAATAAAATTCTGGTCTTTTAGTTGCAATAAGTTGCCAGGAACAACGTAAAATCTATCCGAGCCTCGTATATTAAATTCATTAACAATTTTTTCAACCTGCCGCCAATCATCTTGTTCCTGCTTCTTGTTTATCCACCTCTCCAAAGTTGCCTCTAAGTTCTTGTGAGTATAGATTAACAATCTTTTCGTCAAAAAGGACAGTAATTCGGTGTTGAAGATGGTCTGTTTCTTTTCTTTCATGTGCTGTTACCATTAACTCATCTTCTGTATCTTTGCTTTCTACCACAGTAACGTACTCGGTTTCAGAAACCTTATATTTGATGAGACTGTGTTCGAGAAACATAACAACTGAGTTGTTTAGAATTTTAGAGGGAGCTGGAGAGTTATTTACCTTTATTAGGGAGCCTTTTCTCCACGGGGCTTCAGAGGGCACTTTTCTTTCTTTAATTAAATGTATCCATCCTTTAGACGGTGTTTGCTCACTACCAAATGAAAGCGTCATTCCAACTTTTTTTGAGAAATTGCTTTCGTCTGTTGTCATTTAAAAAAGTTTTCCTTTATTGGTATCATTTTTGTTTTTCCAGTTCTTAAAACTTTTTCCCGATAATGAATACGGGTCCCAAACAAGTAATCACACCAAGGTTTTGTAACACAATAGTTGGCTTCTTGGTTTTTACCCATGTGATGTTCCCAGTGCCATCTAAGATGAATTTTTGCCCAACCAGGATTCTCATGAGCTATTTTGTGCGTTATATAATAATTGAATACGCAATAGGTTATTGTGAAAGCAAACACGGGAACTATAAAGAAAAGCCAGGAATGTGCTAACCATAATAACCCTAGTCCTGCGGCTTCCTTTCCTCTTGCATTCCAATTCCAAATGCTTTTTTCATAATCATCATCATAGAAATTATGCAACCTAGATTTTCTATGATGATCAAACCAGTGAAATGAAAAAGATGATTTTTTCCTTTTGCCTAAGTTATGCAGTAGGTATTTGTGCAGCAACCATTCCATAAAGTTGCCATAAAACAACCCAAGTACAACTTGCAACACGAGAAAAAGTATAAAAATCATTGCATTCCTTCACCTATTCGCATAGTCGGAAATGCTTATAAATAAAACTTGCAGCTTGATATAACTGATCAAGTTTGTCATTTCCGTGCCAATCAACTTTAACTATATCTTGTCCACTCAGGAATCGCAAACATGTGGTCCAAATTGGTGAAGTTAATTCCTTTTTAGCTACGACATCTAGCACTGGTGGCTTCAATTTCATCTTATAATGCCAACAACCTAAGAAAAGAACAACGCTATCCTTTGAAATTACAGGCATGATATACATATTTCGACCACTCTTGTCTGTTATTCTTTTAAATTTTCCTTCAAACGGAAGGATGCAATGCAACAATAAGCCTTCACCATTTAAGCTAATTTTATTAAAACTAGATGTGGAAATCTGTGGAACAGCCTTCTTCGCTTCTAATGCGGCTTTCAGTGCTGAGATCCTTTTCATAAGGTGTTGCTCCCTTCAGAGAATAAAAAAATTGCTCAAATCTCTTTGCTTTGGATTTCCTGGTCTCTTCCAATTCAATCCAGCACAGAACGCCATTTACAAAAAATCAATTATGATGAGCCTGCGAGCAGCTGATCTTCGAGCACCAATGCAAATGCACAACTCTCCCTCTTTAACATAAAAGGTTTTGACTGCATCGTCTCTTCTTGGCAGTCGACGACGATATTTTTTCAAATCTTCCAAACTATTTCCTCGGCGAGCCCGGAAATCTTTCCTGACCCTAAAGGGGTTGCAATCAACACCGAAATATGTGGTTAGCCACAAATCTGTTTTGTCAGTTATCGGTCGTTCTGGGATGTGAAGAAAATCCAAACTTTTTACGAGAGAATATGTGTCAACTTCACAACAATAAAGTTTTCCCTCGTGAAGAACTTCAAGAGTATAACGTCGGGCTTCTGCCCCAGAAAAGAAAGGCTCGTCCTTTTCTTTTTCTTCAATTGAAATTTTTGTGAGAAGAACAACATTTCCTGATAAATTGACCGTGCCAGAGTAATGGCGGGGACTCATGAGAATTTTTTTGCTTTTGTCTTCAAGGTTTTGAGGTTTGAAGCATGGGACTGTGTCCTTGACAAAAACTAATGTACCAGCCTTTACATTTGCAAAATCAAATTTTTCTTCATTGACATTAGGAATCATTCCAAATCCTCAATGGCTTGAGTTATATTTGAGTCTTTTTCAATGTTTGAATGTTCGTATGTGCCAGTACGAAGAACTTCAAATTCTTTGTCAAAGTCCTTGGTCATATACATATACTGAGATTCTTCAATTAAGAAGATTAATGTTCGTTCCTCCGTCTTTATATTTAGAAAATCATAAAGTACAAGAACTCCTTCGCCTGTTTCAAGTTCAATAAAAGAACGATCTTTAATCTTCATTACATGTTCAATATTTTGCTTGATCCGCAAAAGGCTACCCGCTCCGTTTGAAACGGTTTTAAAATTTTTGGGGTCATCGTCATCCTGAACCGAATTATCAATTTTGAGCTTGTCCATACTTTCAGTTTCCTTAGCCATGTTTAAATTTACTCCTAAGCAGATTGTACCACTACCTGACTAGCAAGATAACAAGAAACCCTGCGAATTAGGTCTTTTGTTATTGGTTTGTTGATTGTAATAAAAAGATAAAAAACAAGTTTATAATCCATTATTGTCGTTCGCCCGAAAACATAACCTTATGTTTTCAGAAGTTGGATTAAAAATCTTTGTATTACAATCTGCGTTCAAAGTTTTTCGTGTTTAAATCCAAGGATTTTGTATGTACCATTCTTCATTGAATTCTTTAACCGTCATCCATTCAGTCCATTGGATTTCTTCAGATGAAATATATTTGAATATGCACCTTCCTCTTTCATCAACAATAGAATCAATAATGCAAAAGAACGGCCCACTGCCAGTGTCTTCACTGTCAAGCAAACGTAACAAATCAGAATAAATATAATACTCTTTTTTTCGAACCAACATTCCCTTTTTGGGCACAACTGCTGGTTTTTGTTTTCTTTTATCAAAAATTGGTTTTGACCATCTCTTCTTTTGACACCATGCTGACAGTTCTTTAGTCCAGTTGGAAGACATCATTATTCTCCAGGAGAAAGAGAAAGTTTGTTGTAGAATTCATTATATTTAGGGGTTACCCAATGCGTAAAGTATACCACACGTTCTTGCCAAAGAAACTTTGACAATATTGAGTATGCTGCGTTCTTTTCAGCAGATTGCAAGTAAAGTAATTTTTCAATAATGTAATCAAGAAGGAGCAGCACTTCGCCTTTTGGTACGTCTACAGTTTTTCGAACTCGATATAGTGTAGGAAAATTTGCCACAGTATTAGCATATGCTGCTTCCTCAAATTCTTGAACAAAACATGCTTGAATTTTATCGTTAAATTCATTGTCGGCAATGACCTGATAAAGTTTACCTACCACAGGCAACTCTATCTTATAATCAAGCTCATCCTTAGAAACGATTTGCCTTTTTTTGTTTCTAACTTTTTCATCAAAGTTATCTGGATTATGTAGATTCATTCGACCCGCCGGTTTTCACCAAACCAATATTGGTTACTATGTTACCAGGATGAATTGAAGTAACTTTCTCTTCTATTAACCAATCATACATCAAATTGTCATTTCTTGTTTCAACACCTACAAACATAATTGTTTGGCCTTTTTTTATCAAGATGTGTTTTTTCTTATTTTTATCATTTTGGGTTTGGCATAATGTATGTTGCGTTGTCAACACTTCAAATACAGCACCTGGTTTTATATCACCATTTTTTAAAACAAACTCAAATAACAATTTTTGTTTTTCTTCTACTTCTTTTAGTTGCCGCTCAAAATCTTCAAGTTGCGACACGAGTTTGTTGAGTTGATCTATTGGCATAAATACGTTTTTTGTCGTTGATCATTTACAAAACACTTGCTTTCGTAAGTTTATTCATCATCTACAAAAGCATCAACCCGAACTGGATTACCTGCCATTGCACCAGACCAAAAATTGACCAATGTTTCTAATTGCGGAAGAAGTAATTTACAAGTTATTTTTTCTTCATCGTCGATTTTATATTTTTTATTCAAAAGCTGAGTAGCTCTATTGTGTTCTTTTTGAAGAGATTCGTGCCAAACATCCCCTGCCCCCATTTGTGATACCTCAAAATTCATTGGATGAATATTGCAAAGCAAGGTTTTGTCGTTTATTAACCACTTGTGACGGATTTCGTAAGTTGGTTCTGAGAGGGGTTCCCCTACGTTAGAGCGATGTATTTGAATTAGTTGATAACCCAACGACATAATCTGACTGCTTTTAGGCAACGTTTCCATCCAACTAGAAACAAAAGGTTTACCATCAGCTTTATTGTTAAAAAGGTTTAACAAATATGAACAGTTTGTGGTTAATAACGAACCAACACGTATATTGTCCATTGCCCAGGAAGCACGATTTTTATGTTTGACCATCAAGTCATGTTGAGCTTCATCATCAAACATCATATTGATGAAGTTTTCAATCTTTGAATATATTTTGTTTTCACCTGATTTATCAGGCATTTGGACACTGTATGTTTGCTTTTTTTGCCTCATGAAAAAATTGTAGATTTGTTTTGTCGAAAGAATTTACTATTGAGTTTTTTGATTTAATTTTGTTTTTTCGTAAGTAACGTGGTCCATGTACTTTCCAGTTTCACGGATTATAAATCCCCAATCTTTTACTTTTTTGCCGCTTGTGAAAAGAGTCCAAGTAGAACCACCGATTAAATCAATTCTATGAAAATCATCAGACCTAATCACGTTTAAAGAGCCAGGACCAACAACTCTCTTAATAACTTTGTAGTTTGGTCCAATCTTCTCTTTCTTAGAGAGTCTTTCCTCAACATAACCACCAGTCAATATCAATGATACCGACTTTGTCCAAGGATGGTTGTGTAAATCTCTGTCTTGGTCACCTCGATAAAAGTAATGTAGATAAAGACCTGGAAATCTTTTGCTGCTATGCTTTAGATAAAAACGAAGTAGGTATTTATCACCTTCAACTTCAATTGTTCTCACTCTACTTGGAAATGCTTTTACCAATAGCCAGCAAAACTTGTCAATAGTTTTTTCAATAGTGTTTAACAAGACAAAGACCTCGCATAGCTCCGAAATTAGTCTACCAGAATCCAAATATCATCTAAACCAAGTTCATACTTTCTTAGGAAGTCATAAACTCTTTCATCTGTCCAAAAGGCAACTATTTCGGGTAGTGGATTAATAATTCTAATTTTATCTTCTACAAGCCAAAGAGCTGAGGAAATGATTTCCATTGAATCGGCCGCATACCATTCAGTTGGTTTCAAATACATCAAAGGGACACCGGGACTAACAAAATGCATACCACCCGTTATAGGATAGCCATCATTTGTTTCATCAAACCGCAACCAATATTGCGCAAAATAAGAAAATACCACATCTCCCGGTGTTAGTGTTGACAAATATTCGTAACTGTCAAGCACAACTTTTTTATATCCTTCAGGCGTTGGAGGAACAATCCTTGGATCCAACGAGCGAATTCTTTCTCTGCTTAATCTCGTCATTCTACACTATTTTACAGCTGATGCAAAACCATAGTGAATCAAATCATCAACAGACCACTCTGGATTAATGAACAAACAAATGGTTTTGGGCGTTTCTTCCAAAACCATTAAACACTTGACAATTCGATAAAACCACAAATCAGGAATAAGCCCATCAGGTAGACTTGTTGATTTTTGCTGCCAACGTTTTTCACATTCAATATCTGTTAGAAACAAAAGCAGAAGATGGGTGCATATATTGTCTATAGCTTAGCGAATGGCTTTCTCTACTCACGTCTTCGGCTGCTCTAATAAATTGCCCCACTGAAATTGCGGGTGATTGCCATTTTTGACGAGCCAAGTTTAAGAGCTGAAGAAGCATATCAGACCAATCTTCAACCATTGTGTGAGCCTTTGCTTTTACTTCTGATGACAGATGCCCTGGAACTAATTGATTGTACCCATTATTCGAATCTGCCCAATCCTTCAATTCAAGTAATGGATACCACCTTGACCACCAATCCTTTTCTGTAAAACAATCACCAAACAAATCATCAACAGACTTGGGTTTACCCATGCCAATCGTGTACGAAAGCCTGATAAACATTTCTTCAGAGCTTTTAAAGCGACTCTCTCTTTGAAAATCTGCTGATGTATATGTGACAATAACAGAATTTTTGAAATTTTTATTAAAAGCCATTTATTTACGCACTCATTCGTTCAAAAAGCCGCTTTTGCTGACCAGGACCTGAAACGTTGTGTGGCGAAAGCAATAGAATTGCCCTACGGGTCTTCCATTCATCGGCATTCTTGTCCATAGGATCGTTCGGCACAACATGATTAGTGCTCCGAAAACTCGTAAGCAACAATTCTACTTCACGTTGGAATCGAACAACTCCTGCCCAATCATCCGGATTGGAAATCATTTCTTTGTATAAGATCTGATCTTTGACAACTAAAGCAGTGTCTTCTGCATGAAGATACTGAGGATAAAACAGTCTGTGCCTCGTCCCATGGAAATTGGCCAAATCTGTAATTTTACCTTCTTTGACAATAGTTTCTTGAACAAAAGGACGCATGTCATCAGTTATGGGATAAAATTGTGCCACATCCTTGAATTTTATCATCTCTCCAACTGAGAAGAATTGGCCATGTTCTTTTATCTTCCAATCAATCGCCATCTGAAGCCATCGACGCTTTTCTGCAAGAAATTCTCGACGTTCTCGTCGATTGGCAAATTTATGGCTATGACTACCACAGAAATCCGGACTGCCATTTCTACCCATCGTCATTTCCCAGCGAATAGCTGGATCGGGTATGTTGACTTTTGAAAACTGCATTTTTGCAGCAAAATCGCAATCTCCTTCTAAGCGGTTGAACAACATTGCTAGAAGATCGTTAATGCCAATTTCTAGCGGATCATGGTTTCTTCTTTGCTCTCTTGATAGTGTCATTCGACTCTTTGTCATCCTAAATGAATGTGTAATGGAAGATGCATAATAACGATTGACCTGCGCTAAAAGCTTCGACCATGGCCTTCCAGTTGACGTCGGTCGTCGGGAAAAACCATCCTGCCCACTCTATCGTTGGGGCCCATCCGTAATGTGTGTGTTTGTGAAAGTCCTTCACTTCAAGCAATGTCCCAGGTGACCAAAGGACACCTCGGGCCATTTTATTCGTGACCTTCGCTCGCCTCCTTTCCAATACGGCTTCGACTCGGGCCTCGGGCGTCACCTCCCTCAAAAGAGGGTCAACGCCCTCGTGGCCACTTACAAAACGGCTCAATGATTCAAAATATTCCGTGATCAACCCCTCACGGGATTTTTCCAATTTGTTGCGGTCAATAACATTCTTATTTTTATAAGGCGGTCGATCCAACTCATGGATACGTCTCGTAGTGCTATCCCAATTTTGAGCCCATGCCTCAAATTTCCTCGGTTCCTTCAAATACCACTTACGGGTCTCCTTCGATAAAAGCTTAAACTTTGATACCGTCATCGGTTGATTCAATCTAGGCCCAACATGTCGATCCTCCCATCGCCTCCTGCTTGCAGTCAACTGTTCAGGTTTAACCTGTTTGCATAGCTTGCGGAATATCTTGTTAAAGATTTCTTTATTCCTTTTGTTGCGACCAGACATGACATATACTCCAGAGATTTTTATTCACTTTCTTACACATAGATATAAAATCCCAAAACGAAGGCAAACCACATCAGACAATAAAAGTCTGCCAGCTTTGTCAGCAAGCAAGCAAATAAATGACGAAATCAATAGTTGGCTTTTAAAGCTTTAGCTAATTTTTCTATTTCTGCTTTTGTGTGGCGTTCTTTGACTTCCCCAGCAACCGTTTTCATGCCTGTTTCACCCATAATTTGCTTCAAAGCAGGCGGTTCTTCTTCAAGCTTCGGCAAAGATACATCTCTGCTTTTTTCTTTGACCTTGCCAATAATGGCAGGGTCAAATATTAGTCCATGCTCTTGAACAAATAACGGCTCCTTACAGGGGCCGCCAGAGCCCTTGGCCACCGTAACATAATAACAACTAGGAATTAAACCCGTCCACACATCCTCCCTGCCTCCTCGTAGGAAGACTTGGATTTTAGAAGAAAAGGCGGTTCCCAAATCTTCATTGTTATCTTCTTTCTCAGCTTCTGCTTTCTTAATTTCTGCTTTCTTGGTCTCAGAAACTTGAACTCCAATCGAACCATCCTTCCTCTTGAAAACTTCTGTGTCTTCAGGTTTGGATACCATTGCCTTTTTTGATTGAGTAGATACTTTTACCTCCCGAGAAAACCATCCCGTGTAAAGTAAAATTTCTCCCTCCTCTAACTCACTAGGACGGTTTATTCCAAGCTCCCATTGACCACGGATAGAAGAATCACTAGGACCAAGATCAATCTTGATCAATGTTCCCTTCTCCATATCAAAGTCTACTTGATTAAAAATTTCCTCAAGGTATTTCTGTCTACTTGCTTCTGCCTTCAAAAAAACTTGTTCAGCTTTTTCGTTGATTGGATGGTTATCATATTCCTCATTAAATGCCTTCATGACCCGTTCGAAAATCTCTGCCGAAATTTCTTGAGGCGTCTTAATATTACTCATCTTTGCTTTCCTCAGTTTCTTTTGCTTTTATCCATTCTAAACTTTATCCGTCTAAAACTTTAAAATCAATTCCAATTTTTTGGGCGAACTCATCTTCTACCTCTATCTCATAAGGATTCAACAATCCTATAGGTACCGATGCTATGTAAACTCGGTCTCCTATAAGCCATTTTGGCCCTGTGAGCATGCAAACTTTTTCTGTGCCACGGTTAGACCTTAGTTTTATTTCTTCCCCTGGAGGGTCTGCCCAGCCCAAGTAAAGCATGGTTTCTCCAGGAGATAACCCAGGGAACACTTCAAAGCATTCTGAAAAACCCCCGGAGACTATCGTAGGTGCTGAATAAATACCTATCTTGTCACAGATGCCTGTGCACTCAACCAACTCACCGGGTGCTAAAGCCTGAAAGAATTGCTCCGTGATTAGTTGCTTACTTGCCTCAAGTTCTAACTCCAACTCCCCAATCCGTTGCTGAGTGTCATCTACAGAATACTGAAGTGCTTCTGCATCCTGTTTGTTCCACAAAGGAGCCCAACAAGGTTTCCCAGCCCTGTCAAGTACCCATCCTTCTCTAAGATTCCCCTGAGAATCATAAGGCCCCTTGTCTTCTTTAGAAATAGCTGGAGAGTCTTTAAGCTTATCTGTACCGCCTTTTTTCTTTCCACTCATTTTCCCGTTCCTCATTTTCTCTTTTATCTCTAGCCCACAACTATCTCTAGCCCACAACTATCTCTAGCCCACAACAGGCTGGAGTATACCTGTAGGCACACGTTGTATCCATACCTTGCCGTCTAAGAGCCACTTGGGTCCTGTAAGCTTCCAAACTTTTTCAAATCCACTAACAGACCTAAGAACAACCTCTTCCCCTGGAGAGTCAATCCAACCCAAAAACATCATAGACTTCCCTGGAAGTAAAGCAGGTAATAGCACATAGTATTCTCCTCCCAAGAACGCTCCGGTTTCATAATAATCGACACTCACCTCAAAAAGCCCTCCAACCCTAAGTTCCTTATAAAATTCCCTAAACGCAGGATCATCCGTCTTTTGATAATGCAATCCCTCCAAAATTATCTCCTTGCTCTTGTGAACAGTTTTCACCTCTACGAGAACCACCATTAAAGCAACTATTCTCAACTCAATGCTACTTCAATACTAATATCCGCACAATATTCTATAAACAACCCTTTTCAAAATTCAAAATTTCCCAAAAATTTTAATTCCCAATTTGATTTCATACCCCCCCCTTGTCTCCTACCAGATTTTCCACTCTCTTTTGTTTAGAATCTTCATTTTAGGGCCAAATATTGCGAAAAGGGTTTTCATTTTCAAAATTTCCCAAAAATTGTTTTTGAGGGTCAAGCACCTCATATGCCAGTATAGGACCCCCACTGATCTTGTCCGGGGGGGGGGGAGGGGGACCCCCCCCTATAAGCATGGGGGGTTCGATAGGGGGTGAAAAGGGGGGGGCCCCCCCCATAAGAAAAGGGGGGCTCTCACCCCTCTTGAGTCGTACGACTTCTGTAGTCTTATGGTTTGAATGTTAGTTGAACATGCCGGACAGGGAGAACTTGCACTCTCCCCCCTTACCGTTCTCCCTGGAGAAGAGCATGGTATCGGTCTGCCTGTCACAGACGGTGATGGTGGCCTTGGGGTGCTGCTTGGCCAGGCGCTTGGCTTCCTTCATGTGGGAGTCGAGGTCATTGCCCTCGTAGAAGTCGTAGGGGACGTCGGGGTACTTGATGAAGAGGGTGTATCGCATGGTTAGAGATTGCCCCAAATTGATGATAATGTGAACCGATTAAAAAGAAAAGCCGCCCCGGAGAGCGGCTTAGTTCTGGACGGGTTGCTATCAGGCGCCGACGGCGAACCGGAGCTTGAGCACCTTTTCCTCACGGGGAGTCAGGGTGCGGAGCACGGTGTGCACGAGCGACTTGGAAGCGGCATCGTCGACCGCATCGGTCAGGCTGTTGCCGGTGTCCTCCACGAAGTCACCGAGCACGGAGTCACCATCCTCGGAACCCACCTGACGATCGAGGGAATCGCAGGGGCGGACGTACTGCCACAGGCGAGTAACCTTGTCCTCGGGAAGCTCCAGAAAGGAAGCGACCTCAGCCGGGGTCGGACCCTCACCGTTCATCTCACCGATGAGCCGAGCGGCGGACTTGAGCTTGCCCACGACCTCGTGGACGTGAACCGGGACCCGGATCGTGCTCGCCTTGTTCTGGAGGGCACGACCGATGGACTGACGGATCCAGTGAACGGCATAGGTGGAGAAGCGGTGCCCACGGTCACCATCGAACTTCTCGACAGCGGTCATGAGACCGATGTTACCCTCTTGAATGAGATCGATGTAAGACACGCCGAGCTTGGAAGCACGGCCACGGTACTTCTTCGCCACGTGGACCACCAGCCGGAGGTTGGCCTCGATCATGGCCTGACGAGCCTTCTCGGACTCGGGGTGTTCGGTGTCCTGGGCGATGGCAGCGAGGGCGACCTCATCCTCACGGGTGAGGAGGTCAGCGGTGAGGAGAGCGAGGTAGGCGTCGGTAGCGGTCTTCGTCATCGGCATATTTTGATATTACCCTAGCTGGACCCTTTTATGAACCTATTAGACAATTTTTTTCGAGAAAGGTTGGGGTCCCCGTTTGGGGACCCCCTGGGCCTTAGAAACTGTTGTAAAGGTAGGACTCGAACCGAGCCCGAAGGACACCCATGGCGGCCTCGTGGGCCGGGGTTCCGCAAGGGAACCCGGCGGAAGCGATCAGGGAGGCGGCCAGCTCCTCGTTGAGGGCAGGCACCGTCCTGTTGTACAACTTACGGGTCACCTTGCAGACGGTGACCGGAAGCTGCATGGCCTTGGCGGCGGACTCGGCGGCGGGATAGGTCGTTGTGCTCATGGTTCTAATATATCCGATCCGGACTGCCTTTTGAACCGATTAGCAAAAGAAAAGCCCTGAAGGGCGGGGACCCCTTAGGGGTCCCCATGTTGGGTCAAGCGACCTTGCGCTGGTCGTTCCTGGCCCAATGGGCGCCGAGGCGCTTGGCGCAGATTGGACCGAGGCCGGTGTCGATCGACTCGGGGACCGTGAGGGTTCGGGCGCAGGCGCCACACTCGTTGTGGTGGCGGACTTCCACGTGCGGGAAGCTGTCGAGGTTCTCCCGGCGAGCCTGACGGCAGAGCCAGTCGAAGCCGGCAACAGAAGCGCTGCTCTTGGGAAGGCGACTCTTCGCCGTGAGCTTGAACTCCCCGGTCTGACGGATGAGGATTCCGATGTAGGTGTACGAGCCACGCTCGCCGTTGTCCGGTCCAGTGAGAACGGACACGAAGAGGATGGAGGCGTTTCGGCGCTCCTTGGCGGTCTTGCCGGGGGCCTGGATCCGGTAGGTGTAGTGACCATCGGTGGTGCGATTCAGGACGGTCACCAGCGAGCGACCGGCGAGGAGGAAGGGGAGAACGGCGGCGGTGGAGAGCTTGTGCGTGCCCTTGGGGGCACCGTGGTGCGTGTTGTCCATGGTTAAGAGAATACCCTAGTAGACCTCTTTTATGAACCGATTATCGAAAAAATGTGGTTAGCCGCCTATTTTCCTTATCCTGTTAGGATGTTCAGGTATTGCCCATTTTCTCGTAAATTACCTCGACTTGGAAGGACTTCCCATCCCACCAGTGCTGGACGACCCTGACAGCCTTGCTTTCCTTTTCTAGCTTCCTGGCTCGGCCAATAGCATTCCCATCGGTTTGATAGGTCTGGACGAAGTACCAGCGCATGTCCCAGCCCTCATGGGGGCAGATGCCGTACCACACGTGATAACACGAGCTGAATTCTTTGTGCTCTTCCTTTTGTTTCCCCTTCCACTGTCAATCATTGACTGCTTCAAGCGCCCGCTTGCGGGCGGTGGCCTTGTCGGAGAAGTAGCCGAGTCGGAGCCACTCCCGGTCCTGGTAGGAACACTCTTCGCCGGGATAGAGCATGATTTCGGCAGCCCAGCCGTAGGTGACACCGTCCTCGATCAGGGGGTAGATGTTGATCTGGTCGTTCTTCGTGAGCGGCTTGTCCATGGTTTAAAGAATACCAGTCTAGGGTGGGATTATGAACCGATTTTCGGTTATTCAGATATTCCTTCACTTATTACAGGTCCGAGCGTTGTGACCCTTGCCACCGCAGCGACCACAGGTGTTCTGGCGAGCCCGAGAGTGCTTGACCTTGGGCTTGGCACCACCCTTGCTACAGGTCCGAGCGTTGTGACCTGACTGACCACACTTGCCGCACTTCCGAGAACCCTTCCTGCTCGCCCGAGACTCGCCACGAGCCGACTCACGGTCCGCCATGGTGCGGGGCTTGGGAGCCTTGCCGGAGGGCGTGCTCTTCGTCGGACGCTCGATCACCGGAAGACCCATTGCCGCCGAAATCTGGTCCGGCACCGGCTTAGACTCTGGCCCCTTGGCCGGCTCGGACTCGCCCACCGGCTTGCGAAGGCTTGCCGGAAGGCTGGCGATCGACTTGCGCTGGCGACCACAGGTGCGAGCGTTGTGGCCGGACTCCCCGCACTTGCCGCACTTGCGGACACCCTTGGAGCGACCGTCGACCTTGCCATCGGCACGCTTCTTGACCGAAGCCTGCGGCGTACCCTCCACCGGACCACCAGCGAAGGCCCACACGAAACCGTCCTCGGTGACCTGTCCCGCCTTGGTGACGTCGGTGGTCCACTTGATCGGACGAGCACCACCCATGGTCTGGAGCGACATCGAACGCTCCGACGGGGACCAGCGATCCCACGGGTTGTGCTTGGCGTTCCGAGCCTTCATGCGAGCGATTCGGTCCTGAGTCGTGGTATCCATCTTTTGTGCTCCCTCGATTGTTTTTAGAATAACAGATTTAGGGCCAGGTCTAAACCCTTATGGGAAAAAACTTTGGCCCTCCCAGGAGGCTACAGGGCCCGTGAACGGGCTCTCAGGATGGTGTCGCAGAGCATCTCATGGGCAGTCCCTAGAATGGGATGGTCTATGTCCCCGTTTCGGATCGACTCTTCGATATGAAAGCTGGCATCCTCCTTACACTGCTCCAAGGAGCCATTGGCAAGCTCGCAGGCTTCCACGAGGGACCCACAAGAGGTGCAGTGCATCCCAAAACGGGAAGGGTAGGACAGGGGCTTGTACATGGTATCAGTCTCGATTCTGTAGAGAACGAAGCTCCGTAAGTAGGATCTGCTAGATCGAATCCAAGGTCCGACTCACATCTCGGTGATGATGGTACTTGGGAGTGTTCTTCTCGATACGAGCCAAAACTCGCTTTAGAACATCCTCAGCCCTCGGTTCCTTGTTCAGCATGGTACTAGAATAGCCCACGGTAGACAAAATGTGAACCGAATAGGAATAAAAAAGGGGCCCGGAGGCCCCTTCCCCTCTCAGAGGACCCGACCACCAGGGCCGGAGATCACGTCCACGTTCCTTGCGTAGGTCCAGGCCACGTCGGCGTAGCTCTCGTAAACCTTGCCGTAACGTCCGGTCTTCTTTTCCTTGCGGAAGGTGCCACCCTCCCTGGGGAGGGCGATTCCGACCTTGTCCCCATACTGGGACTCGCCGATCCAGAACACGATCCCCTCGGTCCCCTGGGCGACCTTGCGACCACGGGTCACACGGACCCACTTGTCACGCTCGACGGCCCGCCGGTGGCGCTGAATGTCCTCCTGGCTTCGGTTGTAGCTCTGAAGCGCCTTGGCGTACTTCTGGGCAGCCTTCCACGTCTCGTAGACCTCCAAAAGCCACGGATCGGCGTCCACCTCGGCACGGGTGATCTCGCTGATCGCCTCGGAAAATTCCGAGTTGGCGATCTGGATACGCCGGAACATCCCACAAGGCCCCTTCGGTCCCTTTTCCATGGTGGCGTAATCCACCACCGTGGTGGAGTGACAGCCAGTGTGCTCACGGGTAGGCTCGTAGACCACCGCATAGGTGATATCGGCCCAAACGTCGCTCATGATGCGGACGTTGTAATCGACTTCGATCCCGACCACGTGGCCCTCATGGCTCGTCTCATCCTCTTCGATGTAGTAGAGCCCGAGGCACTCGTTCCGACCGGTGCTCATTGAGAGCTTGACCTCGTCGTCGAGGTTGCTCAGGTGGATTCGGGGGTAACCGATCTTGGATCCCGTCTGCTCCTCGATCTCACGGCGCTGCTCGTAAGAAATGGTGGAGCTGACCTTGATGTGACGAAAACGAATGGCCATTTTTTTGCTTTCTGTCAGGTGCTTGGGTTGCGCCGGCCTGACTCCCGGTCGGGCCGTCCCTCGGCCCATGATTAGAATATAGCTTATTCGCCCTTGGTTCTGAACCTAATAGCGAACTTTTTTTCGCTCAACAGGGGGCGAGGCTGAAGTAGTGAAGATCCCACGTCTTTTCGTCCTTGAGCAGGCGAACGACCTCGGGACCGCAGCAGTCACAGAAGGTCAAGACTTCGACCACGAAACCCTCCTTGTGGAGTTCTGCCTGAAGCTCGCAGGCAAAACCGCCAATGGCACGAAGCCTGGCAAGCCGCTGGGCGGCCATGAAGGGAAGGCCGTATTTACGGTACTCCCGGAAGAACTTTCGTCGAACGTATTTCACAGTTCCACCTTTCGCTCCCGGACATAGACCCCGTGGTGCCACGGCTCGTCCTTCTGAACCTTGGCCCGCTTTGCTTCGGCACCCTCGGCCGTGAGGTGGATCGAAATCACGTCGTTGTACTCGTAGTCCATGTACACGTGGACGGCGTAAACGACCATGCCAGACTTCGCTTCCATCTCGTGATCTCCCAACACTCTTGAATATACGATAATCGACGAGAGATTTAAACCCTTTATGGGATTTTCTGGATTTATCGCAAGGTGATATTGATCAGTTCTAGAGCCTGTCGCAGCCCTTCCCTGTAGCCTTCTTCCCACCCTTGGGCTCGGGCGACGTTCCGCCTGGCGTCCTCAATTTGGCCCTGCAATGCCTGGACATCCTTTTGGAGACTGTCAGCCATATTGGACGTATCCAGGTTCATCATGGTTTTATTATAAAATAATGGGGCCCGGATTTGAACCCCATTATACCTTATTCACTTGCTTTCTAGCTGCCGGAGAACCTGATCCAAGAAGCTGTTAGGCCAACCACCGTCGACCTGGCGCCGGCTCTTGATCCAGCTCACAAGATCGTCAGCCTTGCCCTGGTACACGTCCATCATTGGAGCCATCCAAAGCTTCCGAGCCTGCACCGCCAGAGCGAAAGACTTGCGGTGTGCATCCGGGGAACCCCGATCGGCCTCCTCTTGGCAGATTAGGTAATCCTTGCGGAAATCCTGAACCAGTACACGGAAGGCATCTCGGAGCTTCTCAGCTCACTCCACAACGTGGTCAGGAAACAGAGGCAGAGCATCGTCGAGCTTCTCCAAAAGAAGCAACTCCACGAGCCCACGGGGCGAACTGAGCACACTGTCCCGAACCTTGTTCAAGGCAAGATAGCCAGCGTTCTTGACCTTGATTCGACGATACGAGGGGTCACAAACCACGATGCCCTCGTGGTCCTGGGGGTTACGGGATGACACAAAATCCACCATTGCCTGCAACGAGCCGAATCGGTACACCGGAGCGTGAGGCACCTCAAGCACCGGTGCCAGGTCCACCGGATCAAACTCCACCCCGGTCTCTCGGGCACGAGCACCCAACAGGGTGATCTTGTAATCCTGATAATCAACCACGATACGGTTCATCGGCGTCGTCAGCTCGAAGATGTACGTGCTCTGCACATCCAAGTAACGAACGAAATCCTTGAAGTCACGACCAGTGGTATCACGGCAGGCGTGCTCGAAAAGCGTCCGAAAGGTGTACTGCCCGAAACCATCGATCGGGAGATCGGCCTCCGGCACCCCACGGGTGGCAACATGCCACTTCTCCACAACATCGTCGAAGTAGAGGATCGTCAACGTTCCATCCATCTTCTCGTAGAAACAAGTCTCCGGGTGATCGAGGTCGACCGGGGCAGCAGCCTCCTGGCCCAGATTAAAGAAACGGTTGAACGGACGGGCCAGAATTCGGGTCTCTCCAAGCGGAGCCTCCGTCACGATCGAACCCTGAACGGGCGTCAGGATCAAGCCACGGCACTCCTGTGCCAGCGGATCGCTGTCCTTTGCCTCGATCTGATCGTAGTTGAGCGAGAACTTGTGCCCGGCCACACGAGCCTTGACACCGTGCTCGGCCTCAAGCTCGGCCAGCGAGCGCTCACGGAGGAACTTCTGTACCAACGTCGTCATAGTCTTTAATATACCAAAATCCGCTAGCCTAGTGAACCGAATATTCTAAAAGTTACACCAGTCAAAGCAGACCAGCCGTCCATCGTTGGTGTACCCAACCTGGGGACCATCTTCATCTTCATCCACGTCGTCAATCCAAGGATGGTTCTGGGCCAAATTTTTAGCAGCCCTGTACGAGACTCGTTGCACTCGCTCGACGCAAAGAACCGACAACAGTCCCACTCGTCGATGACCCAGCACCCGAGGAATGGGAAGGGTTACTACCCTGTAGTCGGCCCAGGGCAAGGTCACAGAAATCTTGGTGCCTAGCTTGGAATAGTGCAGCTCGGTCAGGTTTGCTTTCACGCCAGCAACATTGCTGGAAACCTTAAGAACGCCATTGGCGTTCTTGTGAAAATAGCCGGTTCGATGTCGTCCCTCGCCCAGGAGATCCCAGCCCTTCGCATGCAACTTCTCGTCCAACCGAATGAAGTCCCTTTCAAGGAGCCCAGAAAGACTCTGACTCAGAGCAGGCCAGGGGACAGTCTTGCAACTATCCTCAAACATGAGCCGAGTCGTGAGATTCTGAGGCTCGGGGTCAGGGGAAATGGTCGTCGTCTTCTGCGTGTCGTTCGTCATGGTTCTAATATCTCATATCCGAGACTGGGTTTGTACCGAATAAAAGAAAAACCCCCTTCTCCGGTCAGGGAGAAGGGGGCTACGGCCAATGCTAAGACCTTGGCTGGTGTCAGGCCACCGCCTCGTCGAGGCAGACCGGCTCCGAATCGGGCACCTGGACGCTCTCCGGCTCCGGCGACGCCTCGGCGACCTCCGGCTCGCTCTCCGGCTCGTGGGCCCGGACGAGCTTGGTCACCCGGTCACGACTGATCCCGAACTCGCTGGCGAGGGCGGTCAGGCTGACGCCGGCCTCACGGTGACGCAGGAGAAGCTCGACCCGGCCGGCACCGAGAAGATCCTCGGTCGAGATGCCGTTCATGAGCACCTTGACGTTGCGGGGCTCACGGGGGAGCAGGGCCGCACGGCCACGGGGAAGGCTGCCGAGGGCGAGCTTGAGGTACTTGCGGACGGTGGCCGGGGTGATCTCGAACTCGCTGGCGAGGGCCTCGACGCCGGGCTGGTCCTCCGAGAAGTAGCGACCGAGAAGGGACTCGACGCCGGTGAGATCGAGAGCGGGCTTGCGACCGGTGGAAGTGAGCTTGGGCATGATTTGTTTCCTTTGGTTTCTCTGTGAACTTGGTTGGTTGTTGGGAGGCTTTTTAGGAGCTAGCCTCAACCTCCATGATTCTAAGAATCACAGACTTGGTCAGGATTATGAACCGATTATCAATTTTTTGAGGTTCATCTTAAATGGAATCGGAGGGACTTGAACCCTCAACCCCCTGCGTGCAAAACAGGTGCTCTCCCAATTGAGCTACGACCCCGTAGACTGGGCAGACCCTAGCTTGAGTGCTCTCCGGGGACGTTCAACGTCCCACCGCCTCAGGTCTTTTACCTAGCACTTAGACCCATAACCTTTGGCCGGTTCCTTTAAGGGAGAGCCGAGGCCATTTGGCTCTCCCCGAGTCCTCGCTTGCACCCCCTGCCATCCCTAATGGGGTAGGTAACTTATGGGGGCTTGTTTTACTGGCCCTCTCGGGTGTCCTAATACTAGCTCGACGAGAACAACGAAGCTAGCTAGGTGTCACTTGTCCAATGGTGCGGCCCTGCCTTCCTTGGGTTAGCCTCTTGCCTATGTTCTTGTTATAGCATGGGGCGGTTATTTTCTGAACCGCCTTTTTCTTTTTTTCGGGTCAGTAGGAAAAGGTCATCCCATCCCGGAACTCCACCACCGAACCCGTGGGGAGCTTGACGAACCACTGGTGGTCCTTCTGGAAGACCCGGAAGCCCAGGCGGTACTCCTCAGAGACCTCGTTCATGCGCTTCTTGGTGGTGTACGTCTCGTGTCCACCAGAGTTGAGCGTCACCGTTCCTCGGCCCCACCGGACCACCTTCGTTCGGTGGTAGACGCACGCTTCCATCCCCTCACCGTCGTCCAGAACCGTCGTCGCTCGCTTGCTGCTGTACCAGGTCATTCGTTGTCTCCCTCTCTATGGTTCTTAGAATGCCATAGTCTGGCTAATCTTTGAACCCTTTTTTGTTTACGGAGGACAATTTCCGAGATGCGTCTCGACACACCCATAAATCATCCCTCCAAAACGGCCAAAAGTTCATTGGCCTTGTTCTTGATAGTCTCAATCTTCTCGAAGCCCACAAAGGTGCCCTCAGAGCCCCGGAGAGCAACCTCGCTCGTCATTATGACCTCGGCCTTTTTGACGAGAAACAGAACGATCTTGAGCCCCCGAACGGTCTCAAGCATAGGAACCGTTCCCATGGCGCTGGAAACCTGCTCCCACTTGTAGCTGACCGCATCCTCCGGTAGGGCGTGCAGGGCAAGATTGCTTCGGATCTTGGTGAGGTCTGCCTTCGTGATCGTCTTCATGGTCCTAGAATATCCTATCCCCCTTGGGGTTTGAACCTAATATGGATAGAATTGTGGGTACGGTACCGCTTCGTCACCTTTTCAGGCCCCACGGGTCCCGCTACGGCTCCCACCGCCGGCCTCTCCGAGGCTAGGGGCTTTTTTTGTGAGCATCACCTCACTTGTTCATAGGGAACTCGCCACCCCTACTATGGGCTGATGAGGCCCAACCTAAACCTATGCGTAAGGCTGAAGATGGTACACGGCAGCCATAGCGAGCTTCCTGTACCTAGCTTCACCTCCATGAACCCGATGGAACCAATCGATTCGATTTTCGTCGGTGCAGTCCTCGTGGTGGAGAATGGGCGGAACTTCCAGAATCTCGGTATCCCAGGTCATGTCGTCCCAGGCCAGCAGGAACTCCACGTGCATCACCGGAGACTCCAGCTCGTCGGCCACATCACAGAGCCCGAAAGCCTCGACGCTCTCGTGTTCCCACCATCCCCGACGATCCGAGGTATCCATTGGAACGATCTTGTGACCACAAGCAGGGCACCAGTGGTCCACGTCCTCACCTCGAACCATGTACTCGTCACGCATTTCAAAACCCATGTAGGTCTCCCTTCCTTAGCCTTGAATATATCATATTCAGGCCAGGTTTGAACCTTTTTGGGGATTTGGAGCCGAACGGATTCAGCCCTTGTGTCACTCCACGGTCTGCCCAGCCGCAGGATCCTTGCCTGACAGTGTCTCTTCCCAGGTCGGGCGAGGAAGACCCGAGGCCAAATTCACCATCAGTACCTCGATGTAAGGATGCAGAGTGAGCAAAAGCTCACTCCCTTCAAGGGCCTTGCTCACGGTAAGCTCTCGCCAGGCTTCCTTGAGTCGGTCATCCGGCAAATCGTGCATTTCCCGTGCCAAACACATGGCAACCTTGGGAGAAAGTTTAGCGTCACCCCTCATGGCCTTGATCTTGTCTAGAGCGTCCATTTTTACCTTCTTTTCTTTTAAAGACCCAGGGCCTCATCGAACAAAAACTGCTTGTCCGCACGACAAGCCTTACGGCTGCGGTCCTCCCGGATTCGGTCCTCACGGGACTCGTCCCGATCGTCCCACTCGCCCGGAGGGTCCATCTGCTGGTCGAGTCGCTGTAGCTGTAGCTCCAGAACCCACCTCACGTCGTTCAAGTCGAAGAGGAACGGGGACTCGGCTCCGTCAGGGTGCGTTTCGATCTCCCGCTCGATCTGACGATCGAGACGCTGAATGGCCTTCTGGAGACGCTTGATGGCCTTGCGGTCGAGCTTACGGGTCCTGTTGTCTGCCATGATTAGAATATACCTTATTAGGGTGGGGTTTTAAACCTTTTTAGGTTTTTTCAGCGGCTCAGAGCCTCGTTGAGAAGCTCCTGCTTACGGGCACGACGATCCTTGATGGCACGGTCCTTGCGGATGCGCTCCTCGTACTCCGGGTCGAAGTCATCCCACTCGTCCACCAGAACCGGGGAGACACGCTCAGTGCTCATCTCCAGCCCAGCATCCTCCTCCTGGAGGCGACGGGACTCCAGCTCGACCAAACGAGTCTTACGCTCCTCACGGCGAGCCTGCTTACGGGCCTGCTTACGCTTACGTCGGTTACTCATGTTCTTAATATGTCCTATATTTGTTGGATTCTGAACCTATTTCAAGAAAATTCGGCTAACTGCATATTTGATACCTCAGATGTATTCGGTACGCCCCCAAATGATAGCCTTTTCTTCGGGATACATCTCCTCCAAGGCATGGATGTCGTCAAGACCCGGCTTCATAGCCTTAGCCTTGGCACGAAGCCTGCGAAGCTCAGAATTCAAGTTCTGAATGCGCTTGGTGGTGCGCTTGTAAAGATGAATGTGAACCCAAATACTAGTATTATTTACTCTGGTACCAATGTCCACCCTGACGCCTAGACCACTCCCCTACCTGCTTATTACTGTCCCAAGCTGAGTAGGTCACCATCTGGACACCACTTTCCAAGGCTTGCTCACAGACCTTACGGGCTTCCTCGTGAGAGAAACATGCGTGACCATATCTGAACGAATGAACGGGACGGGTTTTCAGCGGCTCTACGTCTTCGGGGTGCTTCTCAGCCCAGGTCGGATTGTCCTGGGCCAATTTGGCACGCCACTTATTGGCACGCTCCCACTCCTCATCGGAATAAGGAACGTTCTTGAACGTGGTGTAGAATATCAAGGTGGGCTTGGTCATCTTAAATTTAGCTTATCCCGAATTTCTCGATATTTGAACCGATTATTAATCGGTTCAAATATCTGGATTCCAAGGCTTCTGTCCAGGCTTCACAGCTCGCAGCACGGTGCTAGCATGACGGAGCGCATCACCACCATTGGTCTGACCTTTGTTGTAGTAATACGCAATGAGTTGACCCAGCTCTCGGGCCATATCCAGCCGACAGCGCTCGTAGCCCTTCTTGAAGGCTTCTTCTTCCCGTTCAGTAATGCTCACCTCCAGTCTCGGAAGGCAGCCCGCTTCTGGGCCGCACGGGTCTTCATCCGCTTCAAGCGACGGTCCCCGTGCTTACCAGCACCAGTCTTGAGGATAGCGGCCACGGCAGCGGCACTGCGTCGCTTCACGTCCGAGACGTTCTTCTTGTTTCGCTTGGCCATGGTCTTAATATATCAGGCCAAAGCCTGGTTGTGAACCTATTACGAAGCTTTTTCCCAGAACTTTTTGTACTGCAAGCCCCGACGGGTTCCCTCCACCTGAGTCACCATGTACTCCGAAGTGACCAGATCACGGGTGAACAGGGTGAACTTGTTGGCCTCGGTGTCGTACAGGACGAGACAGGCTCGGTGATACATTTCCATGTCCGGCAGACAGTATCGAGCCTCCCCGAGCTGGCGATCGAAGTCCGGGATGGTTCCGTTGCGGTCTTTGAGCTTGATGAGCATGTTATTATCCTATTATAGACGTTCTAAGATTTACACCAAATAACTGTTATTCGTTAGCGAAGACGCTCGGCCTGGTAAGTGAAATGATTCCGAATATTTGTGGACAAACCCATCAGAGGTCCAGTGTCCCTGGTGCGCTTGGTTGCTCGTCGGGTTCCAGGGGTGAGATCGGCAGAAACCTCCACGAAGTTTAGGCAGAATTGTACCCAATTGGAGACTTCTGTGGAGTTGAGTGTCCCATGATGGTGACGGAATTCCAGGGTGGCGTAATTGGAATCGAAGTTGATCTTATCACCACCAACAGTAGAAGAAACCTCAAAACGTTCACCAAAACGCAATCTAAGATTCTCTTCCTTGTCGGAAAGACATGCAACCATATCTTTCCAGTCCCTCTTGTGAGAACGACAAAATGGGTTTCGGTTTCCACGACGACTCTTTGTCATCCAAGAGTCGATCAATTCTTCATTTTCTGCATAGCGCTTGAGAATGTTTATCAGAGTCGAATTGGTGATTCTGCTATCACTCACGTGGACATGAAGCCCACAAGACGAATTCGTCTTACAGCCCAACTTGGTGAGAAAACGACAGACTGAACGAACCTCGGCCAAACCTTTCTTTCCTCGGAGGATCGGGGAAGAAACCTCAATATGCACCCCAGGTCCAGTGATAGAGGCATCATCATGCACGAGCCAAAACGAATGATCACGGGCAACGGCGTCATCATGAGCCTTGATGCCCTTATCTCTGAGAAGCCACGCCAGCACTTCCGGTGGAGGTGCACTGTTGAACTCAAGTTCGACACCAAACGGACGATTCGGGATACTCATGTGCTACAACTTACCTTTTCCGGTTTCCCAGGTAAAGAGAATTCACTCTTTTGGCTTTAATGCCTTGATCATGCCCCTAATGCGGCGTAGCTCGGCCTCACGGAGCCTCAGAAGCTCCTTATCTTTTTCGGAGGGGTCGCAGAAGCCATTATTTTGGCAAGCCTCATGGAGGCTCTTGAGAGCCTCCTTGACTAGCCGTAGGAGATCAGCTTTTGCGTCTCCGTATCCATTTCGATATTCGGGGCTTTTTTGGGACATGTTCAACCCTTCGGGGCTACCATTGCCTTGTCCTTCCAGAACTCGAAAGACTCACGGAGCATGGCGACCAGCTCAGAATCGCTTAGGTTGGTACTGGTGCCACCGTCGCTACCGAAGTGGTTGTGAAGAAGCACCATCGGACTGATGGGCATTTCACCCTCGACCGGACTGGCATTCAAGGAAATGATCTCCCAATTCCCTTCCTCGGCCGGAAGCTCGTTATCTCCACCCTCCGCAAGCACGGTGGAAGCGTAGAGAACCACGAAAGCGGTCTTGGCGGGCATCTTTTCTGCACCAACCACGCCGATCGACTTCCGAGGAGACTCGCCGGGTCGACGGGCCTTGAACTCTCCCACAAGGTGGTCACCCTCCTTGAGCTGAACCACGCCAGAAAAGAAATGCTGGGGGTTCACGTGAACGAGAATCACGCCATCCCGGTAACCGGGTTCGATGCCATGATCCTGCTCGATCATTAGCTCGATCGAAACACGGAGGTTTTCCCAGACGTCCTCACAACCTGGAGGTCCCTCGAAATGAGAAAACTCCGACTCCGGGGTCTGACGCTTGACGAAGCTGTTGACGTGTACCTTCATGCTTATGAATATACCATGCCCTAGACTAGGTTTGAACCTATTTCTGTTAATCGGCTAGGATTTCTTCGATTTCGTTCCAAAGCCGATCGCAGAGACCTGGCACATATGCTGCATCCTTGAACGCAGTATGCTCCTTACGGTACATCTTCAGGAGCCCTGGATTGCCGGCCTTGCCTGCTCGTAGGTTAGCCAGGCGGTCACAGACCTTGACAAGGAGGGCTGGACGGTACTGAACATAACCCTTAGCATCGTTGGCTACGATTTCTTTGAGTCTCTCGTGAAGTCGGAGCTTCTTTTCCTTGCGGTTCCTACCGCCTGGATCCGTAACGATCCAGACACAGGACGCCACAGGATCCCCGAAAGACATGAACACGTCGTAGCTCGACACGTCCGTATCCTCGACCACATCGTGAAGCCAGGCAACCGCTTCCGCTACCGGACCCCAGGGCCGAGCCAAATCAGCCACCTCCCCCAGATGGGGACTGTACGGATGTTCACCATATCTCTGGTCCCCATGATGTTCCAGGGCGAATCGACGAGCCTTTTCTACAAGTGCGTCCGTGATTCTAAGTTATCACGGGCTTTCCTCAGTTTGCACCGAATTAAATAAAAAGGCCGGTCACCAAATGGGGACAACAGTATTTTTCTATATGGGTCTGATTCATGGATAAAATCCATATTCGGTTCACACCTGATGACTTATTTACTAATATGGGAACCATGGAGCACGTACGTTACGTCGAGGTTCATTACTACCGAAACGGTAAGCACGTTAGCAGTGACGTTAATCAGTCCCTGGTCAAGGACCACGAGGGAAATTATTTCGTGCTCCTCAACGAGGGCCACCGTCATCCGGTTAACGGCGTTCAGCTACAGCCGGCTCTAAAGGCTGGCTGGGTCAAGATTTACTGAGAAAGAGCAATAATGTTCGTCAAGACACAAGTCCGCCAATTCATGCGGGAACAACTTTCCGACCATAGTCACCCGGACCTTTGGCAGGGTGGTGAGGTCAACTGTACCCGCCTTGCAGAGAATGCCGCTTGGCACTTCGATTGCGATCACTGGCTCGACGATCCAGGTCATTGGGTTTGGGATGTAGCTGTGGACGTGGGCGAACGGGCCGAGGAAGCGTTCGAGGCAGAATGGACCGCTCGTCAGGGTGGCCGATGAGGCAGCGAGTCAATATCCGTGAGATCCTCAAGGATCCGATCAAACGTCGGGAACTCTTCAGCAGGGTGATTGTTGCCACTCAAGCCAGGGAGGGAATTGTCACCACCCTGAAGCAGGCCAAGAAAGCCTACGACAAAATTCATATTCGGTTCATTTCTAACTCCGAATAAGGTATATTCAGAACATGAACAACGAAGACAAGGTTTTCATCCGCTTTACCGATGCTCCGGAGTCGTACGACTACGGCAACACCTCGACGGTGTGCCATGTTGGCACGATGACCTCCGGGATCAATAAGGGACAGCCGCTCCGAATGGTTCGTATCCAAACGGAGCACTCGCTCCGTTTTCAGGAGCTCCGTTACCGCTCGGGGTTTAACCTGTTCTGTACCCTGGAAGAGCTGGAAGAGATGCACGATCTCATCGGCGAGATCGATATGAAAATTGCCCGTGACTGCTGAGGAAAACATGAACAACACCGTTATCGTCTGGCTAGAGGAGGAATACGGTTACCGTTACTGGCGGTGGGACACCGGGATGTCGGAGTCTGAGCTAGTAGCCTGGTGGTCGAGTCTCGATTCTGTCGTGCCGTTTTATGATAATATCGAGGCTCTTCCTGGGACCCTGGTCCAGATGGACGATGACGAGTGGTACGAGGCAGTGAAGAGCAATTCACAGGATTGTCAGGGGCATATCCATTGGGATAATGACTCTGTACTGAGCGTTCCTCAGCGGGAGGATGTGATCTATCACATCTATCACGCTGGTTTCGATCCAAACAGCTAAACCGAGGAAAGAAAGTGTCGGCCTCACTAAAGGTCAAGCGCACGCTCTGGAAGCGAGACAAGGGACGTTGTTTCTACTGTGGGGAGTCTCTGACTTGGGACTCCAAGACGGTGGACCACGTGATCCCCAAGTCCAAGGGTGGTCCTCACCGGGCGTGGAACCTTGTTATCTCTTGTTTGCCTTGCAACAAGACGAAGGGCGACAGTAACCCGACGCCTGCTCAACTCGATATGGTTTTGCGGAGGAAGATCCTCCATGAGACCAGGATTTCGATTGGACAAGCAATCGAGCTGTGCAAGAAGGGCGAAAATCTTCCTGAGGCTGAGAGGCTGATTCAGCTACAGCGAGAAGTCTCGAAAATGATCCTAATCGGTTCACTCCCGGACGACTTCATGCTAGTATTGAAGGAAATGGGAGGCAACAATGGCTGACGGTAACGAGCGGGTCGAATTTCGAGTCGGGCAGACTACTCTGGAGAAGACTACGACCGAGCGGTGCTTGAGTCAGCGACTCAAGCCTGTCTTTCCGAGCTTGCTTCAAGGAACTGCCAAGGAAGAGGAATATATCGCTCGGATGATTCGTCGTGACCGTGAACTGGGGTGGGGCTGATGCAATCGAAGCAAGGCCCATGCCAGGTTATGAGAATTCACAGGAAAGGGTTCGTCGACTGTCACCAGATGGTTACACTGTGATGCCGAAGGTGGTTTACTAAACCGCCAATAAATTATAGTCGATTGACAGATGCACTAAAATGTGGTAGGGTTGAACAATGACCAAAACTACCACAAGCGTGTATATCAACAAAATGAAGGACAACCTTCTCACCCGAGAGGGCGAGGTTATGCTCGCCAAGCGGGTACTCAAAGGTGGACCAGACGGTGATCGTGCTCGAAACGAAATGGTCGAGTCGAATCTTCGTCTGGTTATTTCTATTGCAAAGCGCTACCGTGGTCGAGGCATGGACTTCATGGCCCTCATTCAGGAGGGTAACATCGGGCTCATGCGAGCAGTAGAGAAGTTCGATCACACCAAGGGATTCCGTTTTTCTACTTACGCAACCCACTGGATTCGTCAGGCGATTGGTCGAGCCCTTCAAGATAAAGCTCGCACCATTCGTATTCCTGTGCATATGCAGGAAACCATTGGCCGACTCCGTAAGGCCATTCGGCTCATGATGGAGGTCAACGGCTCCGAACCTTCTCCAGAAGAACTCTCCGCTTTCTTGGAGCTGCCGAAAGATAAGGTCGTACGAATTTTTGAATATATCAAAAATCCTCTGTCGCTTGATATGAGCATTGGAGAAGAGGGGGATGCTTCTCTTGGCGATTTTATCGAAGATACCGAGGTTTCATCTGCCCAGGAGCAGTTGGAGTCTGAGTCTCAGGCCAATATCGTAAAACAGTTGCTTCGCACTCTTTCTCCGAGAGAAGAGAGGGTCTTGCGCTTGCGTTTCTCCATTGGAGAGTGAGCATGTATTGGCTTCAGAAACTTTGGAAAAAACTCGTTTTCTGGTGGACAATGACTCGTTGCGTGCACTGTGATACAACGGTTCGCAGGAGTGTCGGAACAGGCACATGTTTGCGTGGATTGCCACTTCGAGAACAAAGAAGAAACTTCCCCTCTTCGCAAAAGAGAGGGTAACCTTCTCTTTTATCTAAAGTAATATGGAAGATTGGGGCAAAACACTTTCTAGGTACATTGCGGCCTCAGAGGCCCGTGTGGCCTCTTATAAAAAACTGGTGGGCCAAGCATACAAAAATAAAGATCAAGAGCTTGTGACCCTGTTCAAGGACTGCCGCAAAGAAGAAGAGAAATGGCTCAAGGCTCTTCGTGCGGAAAAGACCGACTGGAATGCCAGGTGTTGGCTTTGCAGCAACATCAGAGGAGGAACTTAGTGATTAAGAGAAAGTATAAGGTTTCGGTTTCTACACAGGTTTTTGTCGAAGCCAAAGATTGGCGAGAAGCTCAGAAAAAGGTGGAAGAAGTCATTCGCCGAGGGGAACTCGACGAGATGTATCAGGAAGAGACCCATGTGGAGCACGTAACCGAGCTGGATGAAGATTGGAAGCCAATCTAATTTAGGTAAAATTGTGGCTGCATCTATGGTAGCCTACCAGTGTTTATAACAAGAGGTAAACAAATGAGCAACGACGACGGTGATATGACATATGTGGTCCAGCAGCCGCCTTACAGGCATAATGGTGGCGATTCCTTGATGAAGAACGCTTTGGGGCAGGGTATGTGTCCTTACCATCGAGGAGCACCAATTGCCCGAAGCATTTACATGCACAAGAAGAAGCACTTCTGCTTCCTCTGTCAGGCCGGACACGGCGACACCAAGCCGACTCGTCAGGAATACGAGAGTTTGCTCCGCAAGGTCGACGACCTGCGCCTTCTCGTGGAGAAGAACAACTCCGAAAAGAACCAAGCCCTCCTCCTAGCAGCTCAAGAGGAACTGGAGAACCATCCCTGGCCCACCATCCTGGCAAATGCCAAGGAACTCGCAAGTTCCTACTGAAACTTTCCGCCCCTATCAAATTACATCTATACTGTAGCCACCAATATTCTATAATCGGTTCACACCTTTGATGAGCGTGCAGCTCTGGGCCTTTAAAAGAAGGAATGGAAAATGTTCGGATACAACAGCAATTACAATGTACACGTGCCCCTCCTTGGCTTCACGAAGCTCTGGCTCAAGGGTGCAACCAAGTCGCAGGCGACCACGTTCATGTTCCTGGGTTTCGCTCTGAATGTCGGACTACTGTTCGGCTTCGCCTGGCTGTTTCAGCTGCTCTGGGCCTGGTACGTTCCGGCTATGGTGCCCATGCTGCCCCATGCGATCTCGTACTGGCACGCCTTTGTGACCACACTGTTCCTCTGGGCTTTCATGCCTAAGAGCAACAGCAAGAACTAAAATCGGTTCAAACTTGGGCTCGGGCATGCTAACATAGAGATGTTCTAGCCAGGCAATGTCCCAATGGTGGGAGAACCTGGTATTGGGTCCATAGCTCAATCGGCAGAGCAGCGGGCTTTTAACCCGACGGTTGGGGGTTCGATTCCCTCTGGACCCATCAATGATATGAGTAAGATTTTAGTCACCATTTTTTCAAAGTGGATGCAGGGACTTTGGGTGACCTATAGTTAAACATTTCACGGGGCCGTGCTGGAATTGGCATACAGAGGAGACTTAAAATCTCTCGGGCGCAAGCCCTTGTGGGTTCGAGTCCCACCGGCCCTATAAGCGAAGCATTTTACAGTAAATTGATAAAGTTATGTCACTGTCAGCTCCTCCCATTGTTGTGCTCAACACGACAAAGGTGCACTGTGCGCTTTGTTGCCTAAAACAAAACAGAGGACATACCATTGATCAGCAATGCGTCGCAAACAAACGACAATACAAAATTTGTTACGATTGTTTTGCTGACAGCCAACGAAGAACTCATCGGCACAACAGACGAGCAAAAAAGAGAAAACTGCCTGGCAGACTGCAATCTCGGGCCTGGGCCCAGATTTTGCTTGATTACAAGCATAAATGCAGCTATTGCAGAACATTTGATCTCAATTTACAACTTGATCACATCCACTCGATGAGTGATGGCGGTTCCAACACTGTTGACAACATTCAACCCCTTTGTGATGATTGTCATCGCTGTAAAGACAACCGAGAATAACTAAATTCCCCAATGGGGTTCATATTCAAGCTAATTCCTGCTAAACTAATAATGTCCCCCGGCGGTTGCCTCCTAACAGGCCCGCACTACAAATGGCCACCACCGACACTGCTGGACATGCACAGAGGGTGTAGACTCTGTGGGTCGCAACTTCTACACGCTTGGCCCCATCGTCTAACGGTTCAGGACAGCAGCCTTTCACGCTGTTAATACGGGTTCGAATCCCGTTGGGGTCACTAGCTCTTATAGTTCAAGCAGAGAACATCTGTGTTCCCATTGGGAAATTGCTCACAGAAGATCCCGAGAACCAATGTCGACTTGGTTCGTGCTGCAATGCCGGGTAGGAGCCTAAATCAAATGCTTACAATTGCAATATTTCTGTTTAAAACTTGGCTACATGTCAGGTTGTTTATCCTGGGAATCATGATAGGTCATGCCATCAGCCGATGGTATATCAATAAATTCTGGTTACCCAAAAAAAGCATAATGTTTGGACCTTACAGGTAAATCCAGTTCCACCTTTCGCACAGGAAACGAACATGAATTTCGTTACGATTGAGTACGACCCCGAACAGGAAATGTGGGTGGAGGATGAGAATGCCTCCGTATGGCCCGAAGATTATGTTGGAGGGGGCGGACCCTTTTATATGGCCGCCAAGCTATCTGGACTCCAGTGGGAGCATCTGGACAAGGTCCAGAGGTATCAGTTCCGAATCCTCTTCGAGGATGATCAGGTCAAGGGGCTTCGTTTCCTGGGCACAGAAGCACGTTGGGGTGATTTTGTTCCAGCCACACAAGATCAGCTCGTGCTAAAGAATCCAGTATAACTGTAACCCAAACCTTTTGCTAATAGGTTCAAACCCCTCTGGCAATATGCTATATTCGTAGCATATCAAGGAAAGAGGAGATAGCGAATGTACAGGCACACCTTCGGTCAGTTTTTCGATTTCGTCCGAGTCGATGGCCAGAGCTATTACTTCGAGGATTACAAGCAGCTGTCCAAGACGGAGCGCACAGCTCTCCGTGAGGAAGCCGTCAAGCGCTGCGGCGAGGCTAACCAGCGCAAGTCCGATGCCTGGAAGAAGTTGACAGCTCCGGTGGACGAGGAGTGCCGACGAAGGATCCAAGAGCTGGAAAAGCTTCCGAGGTTCCAGAAGCGCTACCGTGGCCGTGCGGAGGACATTCGCTGCGAGGAAAAGCTCCTCCGTGATGCCCGTAACCGTAAGCTTGGAGAGCTTCAGGGAAAGCTGCCGTCGGTCGACGGTTGTACCTACCCGGCAGCTGTCCATGACGTGTTCACGGTTTGGGAGACCATGATCGAGACGGATTGGGAAAAGTTCGAGCGCCTGGTCACCAATCACGATTGGTATTACCACTACTCCGATGACTACAGCGTCTACGCAGCTGGCAATCGACGGATGAATGAGATTCGCTCTCTCATGGAGAAGCTGGGCGACAAGGCTACGGCTCTCTACAACGAGAAGTGCCCTTGGTTGAACGAAGATGGAAGCCATGCGGCTTCCAACTGAAGAAGGAATAAAATGAGGGAAGATCATTTTGGCAGGACGTTTAAGCGAGTTGGGTTCGGTTTGGGCTCTGGTTCGCTTTTTGTATCATGTTGAGCCTGGCGACCATGGGTGGTATCGGATATGCTATCTGGTGGGGGCTGAGCATCGCAGAGCGTGCTGTGGAGACCCAGGAGACGCACCAGGTCCAGGAGTAAGATCTCAACATCCGGACCATTTCGAAGTCATCTCGCTATTTTCCAAACCCGATGGTCCGAAGGTTCCTAACTGCTCCTGAGGAAAACATGGCAAGTCTAACTCATGAGGATGTGAAGGAAATCGCCGAGCAGAATAAGCTTGGTAGGGTTACCTTCGAGCAGCGCATCGCTCGAAATACCGGCGGTACCTTCGAGGTTGGCCTTGTGGGAGACCGAGTTTTGTTTGCAAAGCGGCATAGTCTCACGGATTTCTTCCACCTCTGCAACGAATTTCGAGGGCTTGCCCCCAATGACGGGGAAGGTCCCCTAGACTGAAAGGTAATAAAATGAGTGGATTCAGAATCGATGATGTGGTCACGTTCGGACGTCCGAACGGCGAACAGACCCTTGGTCAGATCGTGAAGATCAACAGAAAGACCTTGCTGGTCCAGACTCTGGAGGGCCGAGGAAGGGGCGGTCGAACCAAGGTTGGAGCCAAGTGGCGGGTCGCCCCGAGCCTCTGTCAACTGGAGGAGCGAGGCGGCAAGGCTGTGACCGATGCTCTTAGAGCCGAGGTCGGTGCTACCTACTCCATCAGGAGCCCCTACAGTAAGGACGCTGATAACCTGGTGGCGAAGGCTCTGGACAAGCTCACTTCGGATGAGACCAAGGCTTTGGCCAACTATTTCCGTCGTGGCTATATCGATACCTCCACGTTCTGAGAATCACCAATATCCTAAAATAGGTTTACATCTTCCTCTAGCTGTGCTACCTTATAAGGACTAATGAGAGGAAAAGAAAGGATGCGACTCTGGATGTTTAAACTCATGTGGCGGTTGGGGTCGTTCGACCCCTGTACCACGGCAACGATTCTCGCACATCTTACGGGAGTGTGAAATGTTCGAACTACACTATAGCATCGATGGCGTCAAGCACTGGTGGCGTACCAAGGCTCGTTCTGAGGCTCACGCCAAGAGCAAGCTCTATACCAGGCACAGCGACCGCTACGTCCTCGTGATCGAGGTGTTTTGATTTCCACGAGGTTCTTGTCCGCAAAATCCGTTAATGAGTTCAAAACAGGATGCCCATGTGGTATCCTATTTTTACATCATGAGGCGGGCAACGGCGGTCCTGGGCGATGATGTATCATCGAGTTCAAGAGCAAAATCCTTCAGGAGGATTTTTCCACCAAATACGTCCAGGACGAGGACGATGATCAGGAAGTGTGGGCAGTTACCTACGTAGAGTCGCACCCCGACAAGGATATGACTTTCCTGGGCGTCTTCAGCTCCGAAGAAAAGGCCGAAGAAGCCATGTGCAAGCACATGGCCCAGGAGAAGGTCCGATTGCCCAGGGCTTACATCTCCGAATCGAACTATCATTTTCACGAGTGCATCCTCAATACCTCTTATTAGACTAGTATAAAATGAACCGCAAGCGACATGATATCGAGACCGATGTAAAAGTCGGTCCCTTTTATCTTACGTTCCATGTTGACCGTTCTGGATGGCTCAACCTACACTTCGTGTCTCTGCTCCTGGAGGAGCCAAAAGCACTGATGATCGCCGGGCACAAGTGCCAGCATCCCCCAGACGAGGCGGACGACCCAAATGGAATGAAGCTTCCAAAGCTGGGCAGGGGCGGTTTCGTCTCTGGCTATTTCCATCGGTACCCTTGGTACTGGCCCCTTTCAGCAAAGGTGCGCTAATGTACAGAGACCCTACGCTGGCAGCCAAAGAAAAGGAAATCGCCAGGCTCCGTGATGAGCTGGCGAGAGCCAAGGCTGACGATGAGGAAATGTTCGAAAAGGTCCGAAAGGCCGAAGAGGAACTTCGTCGCACCAAGGAAAAAAAGGCTTCGCTTAAGCATTCTTTGTCTCGCCGGCATTTCTCTATGCCAGCAATGCCTTCTATACCGGCAATGCCGAGCTTTCACAACCTAGCCATTGGCGGGATTTTCTTGTTCATTGTTGGAATGATTGGATTGTCCGTATATCAGTATTTTACTGATATTCAGGAGGGTGTGGTCACTTCCAAGGAGTATCACCCCCCGGAGACTCGTTGCACTACGGATTCGGACGGTCACACAAGCTGTACGACCTATCCCGAGTATTGGACGGTCGACATTGCCTATCGAGGCCAAACGGCTACGTGGTCGGTTTCCGAGGGCGAATATAATCAGCTTGACCAGGGGGACTGGTACTGCTATACTGACCTTATCCATGATGCAAGCGATTGCACAGGACCGGAGAACAAATAATGGTTAAAACAGGACAGAGAATTCGTCTTATCGAAATGGACGACCCAGAGGGTATCCCTCCTGGCACCGAAGGAACGGTCACCTCAGCGGAACTAATTTACCTCGGCGCTCCACAACAGTTTTGGCAGATTTCCGTAGAATGGGATAATGGGTATTCGTTGATGGTTTGTTACCCCCCGGATAAGTTTGTCGAGGTTGATGGTGCATAAGCTTAATATTATTTATTATGAGGGCTTCGCCAACCGAGACCTAAAGATCAGGATGGCCAAGCTCAGGGGAGAAAATCCTTTCCGACCCGTCTCTGTTCATGCCGAAGCTGGATATCCGATCGTGCCTCGACCAGGTGACCGTATTTATTTTCCCCTGGACCCTCAGGATGCGAAATATTATTCCACCGAAGACAGGGATGGGGTTCCCTACCTGGGTGCAGTTGTCCAGTGGGTGGAGCTAAATAACGGCTCAGAGGATCTCTATGTGGTGGCCACCGATGAGGGACACAAGGGCAGAGGTACCTATGAGGGGGACTACCATGCAGACGTAAAGAAGGCGCTGGAGGATTGGGGCTAACTGAACACTTGAGCAGTAGCCACCAAGGCGTCCCCGTTTAGGGAGGCGCCTTTTTTCGTTATCTGGTTCATACTTTCCCTTGAATATCGTATATTTCAGATACCCAGAAAAGGGAGTCGAAATGGTAAAGTGGTATGCGATTACCACATGGCTGCAAAGCTACGGAATTATCCTACCAGTGTCATCTCGCTCAAGGATGATACCGTAGTGGTTCAGGTCTCGAATTATGAGGGCACTGTACTTCGTACCTTTTCAATCTCTACTACGGTTAACGCCAAGGAAGTGAAGCAATAATGAACAATAAAAAGAACTACGAAATCGAACTGCTACCCTGCTATAAGTCTTACAAGGCTCCTCCGGCTCCTGACCTTTGGAAATATGCCAATGAGTACGCTCGACACCACGGGGTTCTTTACTGTTACGACGACATTCGATTGTTCTCTGGAACATCCCGTGAATTTTTGAAAGCTATAGAACGAACCGAGAAGGCCGACCCAAATTTTAAGCCTTATGAGGTCGAAAAGTCAGTAAATCATTGGGCTAAGAACATGTCTTATGCCAGGATTAATTTTGCAATTACACCTTCTGGCCAGGTGTTCCTCCGTATGGGAGGCTGGTCCTTCTTCAAGACCATCGTTTGGGTGAAAGGCGCTCCCCATCTTCGATACATGACCGATGAGGTGGATGGTCCGAGCGAAACGCATCGGCATCCCGACTGGCAGAAAACCCGTAGGAAGCTTGAAGTCCTAGAGGAACGCCGATTTCTTCCAGCTTATAAGGAAGCCCGCAAGGCTTGGGTCAAGGAACAAAAGGAAAACGGTAATTGGGGCGAAGCTCAGGAAAAGAGAAAGGCCCGCAGACTTGCTCAACAGACAAACCGAAAGATGGCCGTCTGCAACCAGGTGACAAATCTGATCCAAGAGCTGGAACAGTACCTCAAGGATATCAACAATAAAACTGCTACCCAGAATCAAGTGGGTCAACTCTACAGCGAGATGATGAAGCTGGCCAGCTTGAATAAGAGGGTCAAAACCCTCTTCCCAAAGGAATAAGAATATCTCCCAGAGATGAGACCGATCCCGGAAAGCCACCCGATGGAGATGGTCCTCTTGAACGTCTGAGAAGCTTTCAGGACCGCCAAAATAAAAGAACCGGGCCAGGAGCCCGGTTCTTTATTAAAAGCCCTCAGAGGGCCGTAGAGCGCTCGCCTTGGACAAGATCAGGGTTGCACTCCCGCATGACCAAGACTTCCCCCAGGCGACTTCATCTTCTAGGTGGGGGCAGGCCAAGAAGACTATTAAGGCCAGAATTTTATTTCCGTTGGACCAAGTCAGCACCCGGCCTTATCCGTGCTGTTTGGGTGCAACCTCCGGGGAATCTACGGGCTCTTGCCCTAAAGAGTAAGATACAGAAACCTATCAAACCCTATGAGTCTGCTACTGCAATTCTCAAGCAGCCTCGGTGCTCGTAGATGCAGACTGTGTGGTGCCCTCAGTAAGGACTTCAAAACTGGTAACCACACCACTGTGACGGTAGCTCCAGAGCGTAAAGTTCCGACCATCGTCACCCTGTAGATGGAGTCTAATCTGACCGTGTCGGCCACGGAGCTGCTCCACTTCGGTTACCGTGAAATCACCCGTGTATTCACTTTCGGTGGACTGAACACGGACAGTGGCACCAACAGTGCCCACGAGGTTCTTGAACTGCTCCTTCAACTCAGCTGCCTGACCAGCATTGGTCTCGAACGACTTCGGAGCATCCGCCTCGGACTCATGACCAACCATACCCGCAGGAGTAGTGAAGTTCAGAATCACATCAGAGTGTGGGGTGCCAGTCGTAAAATTCTCACCATCATCGGTCTTGAGAACCATCAGCTGGGAACCGCCCTTGCCACGTCCCTTCTTCGTCTCAACAAGAGTCGCCTCAACGGTCTTGCCAGCAAAGCCACGAATGCCATCATAACGGGTGTTTGAAGCACCGCCAGGCATTGTGCTAAGAAACGTCACAGAGACACGGTCCCCGGTAGTTAGTGCTACAATAGCATCTTTTAGGTCTTTCTTATCCATGGTTTTAGTCCTTCCTTGTTTACCATGTCTCCTTCTTGAGACACTGTCAGTTCTAACAAACTCCTTATCAGGTTTGTACCCTTTAGAGTTAAAGCCGTCCCCAGACTGAGTCAATTTCCTGTTTCTGTTTTCATTTGCGATTTTTACATAATCGACGATTAGATTATGATCGAAATCACAGTTGATACTGTCCTGGGGGATCCACCTGGTCGTATTAATGATACGAAAACGTAGTCCGATCGGCGTATTGATAATACGTGCAATTTTAACACGAGTGCCTTCTGGCACCTCAAATCTATCGATAAGGTCTCCAGGAATTGTTTTCGTTAGAACACCCTCGGCAATCACAACCTCGGGAGTCTTCTTTCTGGAAATTCTTCGTGATCTTGCCATAGTACAAATCTATCACAGGACGTCCAACTACTGAACAGCTTTTATAATAAAACTATCAAGAACTATTATCAAGTGTTAAACACAACGAACCCTTGGCCTTTCGACCAAGGGTCCTTTTTTCTTAGTTTTCTAGCTTCAAGCTTTCTTAGTTTTCAGCTAAGTCTGGCTCAGACCCGCTCGGTGCTTTCGGCCGTCTCCATGGCATCCTCGGTGGTCTCGGCCACCGCCTCCTCGGCCGACTCCTCGGCCGACTCCTCGACCGTGGGCTCCTCGGGGCTCTCGGGCGCCTCGGCCTCCGCACTGACCTCCGGGGCCAGACCCGACTCGTCCCGGAACTTGCGGATCCGGTCACGGCTGAGGCCGAACTCGGTGGCGAGGCTGGTCATGCTCTGACCCAGCTCCAGGCGGCGGCGCAGAAGCTCCACACGGCCCGAACCGAGAAGATCCTCCACGGACATACGGTTCATGAGGGTGCGCACGCTGATCACCTCACGGGGCTTGAGAGCGGCTCGGCCTCGGGGCAGGGTGAGTCCTGCCGCCTTGAGGTACTTGCGGACGGTGGCCGTGGTGAGGCTCTGCTCCTCGGCGAGGGTGGAGATGGAGACGTTGCTGCCGTCCATGTAGCGCTCCAGGAGCGCCTGGATGCCGGTCACGTCGAGAGTGGGCTTGCGGCCCGTGCTACGAAGTCGATCCTGAGTCATGATTCCTACCTTTTTCTCACAAAGTTTTGTTTGGTTTCCGTTGGTTTTGCCTTGCGGCCCCCCTAGGGCCCGTCAATGGTTAGAGAATAACAACGGTATCCATGGGTATGAACTCCTTTTAGGATTTTTTCTGCATTCTTCAGCGATCTCAATAACTTACAAATTTCCCCGCCATCCGGTTCACATACCTGAAGGAATATGTCATATTCGTTCTTCTGGACAGCGAGCAGGTCAGCCGCCATTTTGGCTGTCACCTGGCTGTCACAAAGAAAATCCGACAAACGGTTTAAATCACGGAACGAATAAGTTATATTCGATTCAACATCAGGGGGCGGCGTCGCCTCGAAAGGAAAGAGGGAAACATGAAGCTTGGAATCGGACAGCCCACCGTCGATATCGATGGCAACATTCTGGATATCGAAGTTCCCCCGCAGATGGAGGTGGCGATCCCCACGGGGCATCAGCACATTGATCTGCTTTACGCTGGCGATGGGATTATCGCCGGTACGGTCTCTCTGGTGAGCGGTGGGCCCGGTGCGGGCAAGACCACGCTAATGCTCCAGTTGGCCGACAACCTGACTCGCATGGGGCACAAGGTAATCGTCAACACCGGTGAGGAGTCCCTCTACCAGGTGCGCCGTGTGACGAAGCGTCTCAGCCTCAAGCATGGGTTCATCCCGTCGTACAACCGAGACGCCGAGGATATCATCGAACATTGCGAGCGCATCCGGGCTAAGCACCCCGGCAAGCAGCTTTTCCTCATTCAGGATTCGCTCCAGTGCCTTACGGTTCGTCCGGCCGGTGGTCGGGGCCGTCCGCCTGGCAAGGACAAGCAGCAGATCATGGCCCTAGAGAAGCTTACTGAGTATGCCAAGAACAATTGGGTCACCCTGTTCCTTATCGGTCACGTGAACAAGAAGGGTGAATTCTCAGGTAAGCAGACGATCAAGCATATCGTCGACTGTCACCTTCATTTGTCCTATGATCCCGAGTACGAGGAGCGAGTCTGCGAGATGCGCAAGAACCGATTCGGTGTCGCCGGAACCTTCTACAACTTCGATCTCACTGCCAAGGGACTCTGCTTCGAACAGGCCCGAGCAGCAGCGGCAGACGACGACGATGAGGACGACCTCGACGAAGCTTGAGCCATAAACAAAAATAACGGCCTGTTCAGGCCGTTATTCCCCTAAACGTTAAGGAAACGAAACGATGACAAATAAGGCCGAAAAGATCGTCGAAGAAGACGTCGAGTGTGATTATTGCCACATGGAAATCTGGGGGCCAGGTGTTCCCTCGGGCTACCAGGAAGGACAGATCGTAGAGGGCATTGAACGCAGCGGCTGGATGCATAAGCGCAAGAAGGACTGCAAGGCCAATGTCCAGGAAGAAAAGTATCTCAGAATTTTTGAGGACGGACCGGACGGGGCACTCCCTCCTCCAACTCCACCTCCCAACAGGTAATCCTGAGTGATACCCTTTAGAAAGGCGGCCCACCCCTGGGGCCGCCTTTTCTTTTATTCGGTTTAAAAGTGTCAGCCGAAGTGGTACCTTTAAAATACTCCAGGAGGAGGGGAACGGCAACCCTGCCCGATGATGTATCAAAGGTGATACCATCTGGTTTATGGGAAATTCGGTTCACAATAGTCGTACGAATATGTTACGCTAAAGAGAATGAACAAGGTAACCGAAGCATTCCAGCTGGGTGATTGGAACACGCCAGGATGGAACAAAGCAAAAGAGGTAACCGTTTACCTCAATAAAGTTACCGAGCCTATCACACTGAATTTTGAACAAAAGATCCATCTGCTTACCCTTTGCATGGAAGCTGCTATCGAATCGAGGGATTGGGTAGAGTTGCTAATTGCTGTAGCAGATGAGCTAAGCCAGAGCTAAAATGTATCACAAGCAGCGATTCGCAACGAAGAAAAAGAACCCAAACTTTATTCACAATGGAGACATTTGCTTCTTCAAACAAGCTCAGCAAGTGTTTCCGTCGGATGAAAGCTGGGATTATACTGAGAGTATCCAAAGGGTAATCTGGCCCGGTGAACATCTCGTTTATATCAAACGAATGAGAAAGGGTCGCTCGAACCCTTGGCTTCATTGTTTTGAGTCGTACGGCCTCGAATACGTTTATGATGGCTCGATCAAGGACTTTACCAAAAAGCAAATTCCGTACCGTGAGGATGGCTCAAATGAGAGGTAATGCTAAGCAAATTTTGAAGCTGGATGGACTGAACATCCTTCCAGAGGGCACCAGAATCTTTATTCGGGATGCATTCCTGTTTGGGGACATCCGACAGAGGATGTGTCGTATCATCGGCTGGAATATCGACATGGAAGCCAGCCAATGGCTTGGAACACCCGAACTGGAGTATCGAGTGACACTACCAAATGGTTTAATCTGTTGGGTGTCGGCCTCCTTGGTGGAGGGATACATCCTAGGAGTCTAAGGTAGATTAGAAGGCTTCGTGTTCCCTAAGCCAACCTTCATCAATAGTCCAGAGAAGCTTACCTTCTCCCCAAAGTCGTACGATATCAAAACCAGGATGCGTACGGCTTATTTCTTTAAAGACCGCTTTAAAAGCTGATTCCTTGTTGGGAGCAAAAAAAATTCTAGTAATAGAGTCTTCCCAACATGCAGCTTCCACTTGATACTTTTTAAAGTCGGTCATTATTTCCTACGTTCCTTTTTAGTTCGAGCTTTGCCACTAGCTAAATTGATCAATCCCTCCCCAGGACGCTTCTTGCGACCATGGGGTTTATGTCGTTGACCACCCCGATGACCAACCTTGGAGCCGCTCTTTTTTCTAAAAGGGTTGCCTTTCTTGATTTTCCTCACCGGGATATTCAAAAGATGCCGTAGGGCTCCATCACCAAGATAGAAGAATTGTTCTCCCTCTTTGGTCATAAACTCCATACAAGTCGCACCATTAAACTCTACCGTTCCAAGGTAGATAATCCATGTACCATTAGCAATCCTTGTAATCGTACGCTCTTCACCCGGTTTAGGAAAGCATGGAATAAAATCAAATCCGTGCTCAATACAATCTACCTTTAACTCCTGACCTCGGGTAAGCGGCTCATCTGGAGTATTTACTGCATTCCTCGGCTGAGGAAGCATCCAGGGCTGGTCTGTGAGTCGTGGATTTTTAATTCCCTTAGACATATGTCCAATATACCATATTGGAGATTAGATGTAAACTTCGGTCATGTCGTACGATTTATTACTTATGAAGTCGTACGTTATCGTCGATAATTTCCGAATCAATCTGGTTGAAATCCACGAGTTTCGCCCAAAAGTCTCCTAAGGACTTCTTCTGTTTTCCAGATTTCGTCTTTCCGGCATAAAGTAACCGGAATGAAAAACTTCATTGAAAATAAATCTCACTTTCTTCTAAGAAACTGGAACTTGTTCTTGATGTTCATGTGGAAATACTTTCCAGCTGAAGGGGCTTCCGTAAGTTCCTTGTAAGTTTCCTCAGGGACTTCGATGTACTCGTAGATTCCACCATTGGAAAATGTAAGTGTCATTACACTCATAAAAGGATCATAATGAACTTCTTTTATGAGCAATGATTCAACTGAAGAACTAACTTCTGGTTTTGCGTTCATTTTTATTCTTTGGTATTCTAACGTGTTGCGCCAAAAACTTCTTCGGCTTGTCTCTGGTAGGAACTGTATAAGCTACTTTACCATCTGCCAAAAACTTATAAACAAATTTATTGTAGCCAAGTGTAACACTACCTGGGCAGGTTATTGTCTCCAAAAACATCAAAGGTTGTCCTGGAATCAGCTCAATGACTTCACCACGACCATCAGGCCAACTTGTATAGTTTTTAATTATAACACTTGGAGCCTTGGTAAACAAAGACCAACGGCCCTTAGCCAAAACTAATGTCCCCGGTTCAGGAACTTTAAACTTGCGGTTGGGCATTTGCCCACTCCTCTACTTCTTCAGAAGTCATTTTGCTCAAATGTCCAGAATGAACAAATAAAACCTGCTCGCCATAAAAAATGCTACTAAAGTCGTAACCTGCCGAAATCAACAAAACTACCGAACCATGTGGTATAAAAAGATATGGTTCCGATGAACTTGGTTTCAAAGCCACACCTGGGAGCCACGCAGGATAAGCTCGTGGTCTGGTTACGTTGTTGTATTCAACTGTGTTGTAACCAATACGAACAAACTTTCCGATGGCTTCATCAAGATCTCTCATATCCTCTTTTCTGAGTCGTACGAAATACGAGTCGTACGAAATATATGAAGGGGTATCCAGACAAAGAGGGGCCGGGGGGCAGAATTGCCCCCCGGCCGGGGAAAGGGAGGTTGGGATTTTACAGACGTCGTCCTCGCTTGCTACGAGGCTTTGGAGCAGCCTCAGTATCGCTGACACTGTCATCCTCGTCCGGATCCGGAGGAGTGAGGTCCGTGATGGACTGACCAGAAGCACGGGCGACCATGAGCTTCTCGATGTAGGGGTGAACCTTGAAAAGGTTCTTCGTGTTCTTCTGAAGCATTGCCCAGGCACTCATGCAGGGCTCCGGGGGACAATCGTGCATGAAAGCAGCGAAGTTCTTGGCCTGACGAACATCAAGCTGGTTCTTTTCTTCCTTCAACCAGTCACCGAGCTTATGAACCGCCTCGATGTACTGCTCGTTGGAAATCTGGCCGTTCTGACCCTTCGACAACCTCTTCTTGGCCTTCTTCCAAGAATTCAGAATGTCGGTGGCCTTAATCTCACGGTCACGCTCCTGGACAAACTTGGTGAACTTCGAACCCCACTCGGGCCCGATGAAACCACCGGCCAAGTGGTACAAAAGACCTGCCTTGCCGACAAGATCCTTATCGTCGGTATCAAAAATGCCAAGACGCTGACACTCCTGATCGAGCTTGAACCAAGAACGACGGTCCGGGTACTTCTTGTCCGCCTCGAACGTACCCTTGTGCTCTAGAGCCTTCGGGTTTGCACGAATGAACTCGATGGTTGCTAGATGACACTTGCCCTCTGCCCACTTGAGCCACTCGTCCTCTGACGGCTCCAGCTCAAAAGTAACCCAACGAGACACCTCAGCCGGGTCGCTCTGTTCAACCTGATAGTTCTCGCCGACGTTCTCAGCAACGACAATGTGAGTGTCATTGTGAAGCTTGGCACCATAGAACACCTTGGAATCTGCTAGCTGGAACACAGCCTGCTTCACGCCCTGTAGAGCACGGTTGCGCTCGTCGAGGAAGAGCATAACAGGGAACTGGCATGCCTGGATGAGCCAGTCGCACGGACGGAAAGCCGTAGAATTCCACTGGCGCTCACCGTCGGTGAGCTGCACCATCTCCGGGAGACCGATGATATCACCCTCCGTCATCTGAGAAAGACGGCGCTCGACGACGGGAATGCCGTATTCGTACTTCCACTCGGACGTCCACACCTTCTCGCCATTGAGAACGGTACGAACCTCTCCACCAAGAGCCATCATCATCTTGGCACAATTGGCTGGGTCCTTGTAGAAGTCGGACCGAATCTCGGAAGCTGCCTGGTAGACGGCCTCGGACTTACCGACAGCGTGGCGACCACGTACGCAGATGGTGATATCGGAACTAACATGGCGAAGCACCCGCTTGAGACTTTCCATGCCGACAATCTGACAAAGTACACTCATAAATCTATTCCTTACCTTTCAACCTTTTCCCTGTGGGATGACCTCTAAGAAGGTAGCACCTCTAAAGTTGTGAGTGAACCACAACTTCGTTTTATGGTCAATGACCATCTACTTCATTTTTATCTCGAAGATCGATGTCTCCAAAATTGGATTCCATGTAGTTTACCACTGCCTGCTCCAACGGAAGCAGCTTTTTGGAGTCGCACGAAATACGTTCGTTGCCACACCAAGGATTCGCCGGGCGAAACACTGGAATGACTAAATCGTCCATGATGAAACCATACCACCATTTCTTCTTTTCTTGAACCCCTTTTGGGATTTTTTCCAAACCTGGAGTCGCACGATATGGAGTCGCACGATATATTCCAAAGGGTAGGGGACCTATAAGGAAAGCCCGAAAATATTAAAATCCGGTTTACTTCAGGCTTTTGGCGATGTATGCTACCCCTTGTGAGGATGGGATCCGTATCTCTGTTGTGATAATCGAGACCCATACTTAACCTAATGGGAGAAAATATGTCAGATAAGACCACCGCTCACAAGGGACTGCCAGGACAGGAAATGTCGGAGAAGAAGACCGCAGGTGTCTCTCCAGAAAAACTGAACGATATCAAGGCTCAGGTCCGTGAGCAGATCATCGAACGTCGCATGAAGGAACAAGGCATGTCTCGGCAGGAAGCCGAGGCTGCTGCCGATGCCGCAATTGGTGAGATCGCTAAGAAGGCTGAGGAAGAGCGCACCGTAGGCGCCCGTGAGTTCGACCACGACTTCCTTAAGGTCTACATGAATGATCCGTTCATCGGAACGGTGTCCGCAGAAGTTACCAAGATCTCGGACTATGACATGCCTACCGCTTACGTGGGCGTTCGTCCTAACGGGCGTCGTCATGAGGTGGTCATGGGCTTCAACCCGAATTTCTTCAAGTCGCTCTCCCCGAGTCAGCGACAGGGCGTCATCAAGCACGAGATGTACCACCTGATTTTCCAGCACATTTTCGAGCGTGCTCCCGGTGATAAGGATTATCAGGTCCTTTGGAATTGGGCAACCGACCTTGCAATCAACTCCATCATTGGAGAAAAGAATCTCCCAGACGCTTGCTTGATCCCCGGCAAGAACCCCATTGATCCTGCTACCGGCAAGGAAATTGATGGTCCCTACGCAGAGTTTATCGCCAACGCTCCAAAGATGGAGTCCTCAGACTTCTATTTCGAGAAGCTCCGAGAAATCGAAGAAGAGCAGAAGAAGAATGGGAACGGAAATTCCGTTACCGTCGCTGTCGGTAAGGGCATGTCATCGATCGATGACCACGGAAAATGGGGCGAACTCCCTGAGGAAGTCAAGGAGCAGATTCGTGACAAGGTCCGTGACGTTCTCGAAAAGGCTGTGAAGCGTGCCGATCGTACCAACGATTGGGGCTCGGTTCCGTTGGAAATTGCGGAAATCATTCGTAAGATTCTTTCCAGGGAAATCGACTGGCGTTCCATCCTTCGTCAGTTCATCGGTCGTTGTCGTTCCATGGAGCGTAACAGCACCATCAAGCGCATCAACAAGAAGGCGCCTTACATGTTCCCAGGCTACAAGCGCAAGTACAAGGCCAACTTTGCTTGCTTCATCGACCAGTCGGGTTCCATGAGCGATGACGATATCGCAATGTTGTTCTCTGAGCTTGAGTCCTTCGCTGGTGAAACCGACCTCGATGTCTATCACTTCGATACTCAGGTGGACGAGAGGAGTCACACGGTCTGGAAGAAGGGGCGTCCCTTCCCTCCTGCCCATCGTACCCGCTGCGGTGGTACCGATTTTGACTGCGTTCGGAATTTCATGAACCTCCCCGAGAACCGAGGCAAGTGGGCCGGCATCGTTATGCTCACCGATGGCTATGCTCCGACCATGGGTCAGATCATCGGAACCCGTGTGATCTGGGTCATCACCGAGCATGGTACCATGGATGCCGTCCGTAAGGGCGACCTCGCAGTTCAGATGAAGCGAGACAAAGCTTTCAAAAGGTATTAGACTGTTCTATTTTAGAAAACGACGTTAATAAACTAAAGCAGGTCAAGCGCTACGGAGAAAAAAGAAAAATGAGGGAGCCTGATCGTTACATCTACAACCCTGGGGAATTCTCACAAGGTCAGGCTCCTTCATATTTTCACACTTATCCTGGTAAGCCTATCCTACTACAGGTAGGTAAGCTCTATACCAGAAGAAAGAACACGGAACCTGTTGCTTACTCTTCTGAAGATGACCGTAAGATTACAGGGGCCTGGGCCTGGAGATGGGTAGGCTCTCCTCCCTTTGTTTACATTGGCGAAACAATTGTTCAGAGAACAGATGGAATGTTCTCTCCTTACACTTACTTTTCTTTCTTCAATCAAGAAGCAAAAATTTGGATCGAAAAAAAAGATCTTCGATACATAAAAAAGTTTCGTATGAAAAATAACTAAAGTGACTTGACACAAAAGAAAAGCATGACACCTTAATTGCATGACACCTTAATTGGTTGTCATGCTTTTTTCTTTAATATTCTTTCTTTTGTTTACCAAACACTAATCTCTAAACCTTCTTCATAAGAAGTTCTTTCTTTCGCTTTTTTTGTTTCTTTTACAGGAACCAAATAAAGTCCTGCTTTAACAATGTCAAGGTATTCCTGAAAGTAAACAATATAGAAATTTGGGTCATCCAACGAAGGAAGAAATTCTTCTTCAAGAAATGTAAATGTTCTCCCCACCCTAACATAAGTCACCACCATACCCAGGGCACCAACCGGTACCAACTTCGCACTATAAGGAGAATCAGGAAACCTCAATGGCTCCCGACCACCATCCTGATACGCAATTTCCCTTATCCTGCCCAACAACATCTCTTCTCCCTCAGGTAGAACAGATGAGTCCATCCTCACATACCAACTAAACTCAATAGCATGTTCAGTCCCATACCCCCTCTTCATTAACCCAGGATACTGACTCACCCTCCTAACCAATCCCTTACCACCATAACTGTGCCTCGTCTCTACCAATGTACCCGGACCAAAAAGATGATTGGACCACCTAGGACGATAATCCTTCAATACCACAGTAGAACCAGAACTACTAGTTGATGCAAATCCCCCAGAAGATGACTCCCCCAAAGTTGTTTCCCCCTTAGGGAGAGATCGAGTCAAAATGTGCGTTTTTGTATCCATATCAACGTTTTCGTTTTCCCATGAGAATCGTTCCGTGAAGGGGTATTACCCCTAAAGCACCCCTAAAGCTCTCTCAAAACCCCCTCAGTACCCTCTCTTGCCTCATAATCGCACATAACAGGCCAAAAGTAAACATTCTTTAAAAAACCTCATCTGACGGAATATAGAAATTGTTATGAAAAAAATTATGTGTCTTTTGTTAGAGAAGTTATTGGTAGTAGGAGTGGAATATTTCTTGAATATGTGTTAGAGTTCTATGATATTTGAGTAGTAACCATTTGGTATAGAACCAGGATTTATGGACGTTATCGAGATGATTTTGTCATACAGCGATATCTGAGAAGGGTTGCCACCAAATGTGACCTATATGTTTAGTGAGGCTAAGTTTATTGATACAGGAGGGTAGTTCTACTAGTGGTCTATTGTTAGGGTTTAGTATGTTGTATTTGATGAAACTTATAAGTGCAATTTTCATTTGTGTGCAGTTTACAGTTTGGCATATGGGTCATGTGGTATTTTCCCTTCTTTTGTTAGTAGGAAGAGGTTGAATTCATAGAGGGTTTGGAACCAGACTTTGGAACATAGGGAGACCCAACCTTTGTCTGCGTGTTTTTGGCAGTAGGCGATATAAGTCTGTGGGAACCACCATATGGGGTATGAGTTACAAGCTGAGCAGTGGGGTGGGGAGAACTTTAGGTAATCTGAGATGGAGGAGTATTGTTCACACCAGAGTATTAGTTCATTGGACCACTTGGGAGGGGTCCATATGTTGTGTTTATTTTTCTGGAGGATATTGGGATGATATGTCATATGGGGGGCGCCAAAAACTTATAAGAAATGGTTATTTCTTAAGTTTAGGAAAGATTTCTTTGATAAAGTATTGATATCGAATCCATCGCCATTGTTGTTTTAGAAAATTGGTTAATCCTGAGGTGACATGTTCTTCGCAAAAGCAATCGCCTGACTGTGGGCACCACCAAGTTATTTCATTGTGACATTCATATTTTTCATCTACGGTAGAGACAAAGTGTTGGCATTTATGTTCGGTAGCCATGAAATATTCATAATCATGGATGAACGGCTTTATTTTGATAAGCAGTTCACTGCTTATTTTTGGTGGTCTCCAATCTGGTTCTGAGAGAATATCCATGATTATCTTTTTTCAATCAAGCATATTGGTGCTAATATCATTTATTTTATTGTACCTTCATTAATTCTGCTTAGAATCAAATTATATCTCTTTTTTCGTTGGTATTGTCGTCTTAGTTTTGAAGGGGCGTGCTCAGAGCAATAAAAGCTAGTACAAGTTTTTTTTATTTGGAAGAAGTCTGCACTATGATTGCATCCATCGGCATTGCATTTGATTTTAAAATCCATAGTCATTTCTTTGTTCATGGTAAGACTATTCTAAAACTTTCATTCCATTTTTCTTTGCTTAGTTCGAGAAGCCGATAAACTTTTTCTTCTAACAGAATGTCGCTTCGAACGTAACAGCGATTTTTATATATGAAAACCTCAACACTGACCAGAAGCATAAGTTTGTAGGGGGTGAGCTGAATTTTCAAATTGTTATGATCAAGACACGAAAGCCATGTTTGGTTTACAACCAACATACCAGGCTTGGCTTTGTATATATCCATTCGTTTGGTTGCTAAATCTTGCTTACTCATGGAGCCGCCAAAATTTGTTAAGACGACAATAGGTAAGCTCCACTTTTATTTGCTGCCAAATGGTGTAAAAAATATCTTTGAGAAAATAATCAATACACTCTTCGCAATAAGTATCTGTAACAACAGGAGCCCACCAAACTCCATCCTTGTTACAAGGTCCTTGTTACAAGGAATGTAATTGTACTCAAATGATACCAGTGGCGAGGTTTTTGCTTTTTTGACGACGCAAAGAGGCTTTTGATTTAAGAATTGAATTTTGTGTCTGTGGTTATCATATTTCATATGTGGCAACATTAAATCATGAAACTCTTTCATTAATTCCTTGGACCACTTGGGAGGTGACCAATTTTCTGGAACCAATTTGGTCACTTGGCTTGTTTGCGTCATCTCGTTTATCTCCTTAGTGTTTATTTGACAAACTTCTCTAATAAGCCTTTATTGTCCAGAAAGTAGAAATAGCTGGTTATTAGCCATTGGCGATATACGCTAGATTTATAATTTGGTGTTGCACATGCTGAACAGTATGAGCTTTCGCTTTTTATCGGGGTCCACCAAATGTCATCCGAATTTGATTTACAATAACCGTTGCTGCATGTTAGTTTTGTACCCCTGTACAACGGAAACTCTATTTTGGAATGCAGTACCACGTCGTGGTAATAGCTAATTCTTTCAGCAATATGTTGTGCATACTCTCTTGTATACCTGGGAGGGGTCCAAAAATTGGGCGGGGAAAAGTTTACAGATGATTTGTATTTTTTATTCATTAGAAAAGCGTGATATGAGGATAGGCTAAACAGATTTCATCTATTGTCATTTGATATAAGCTACGAGCCCACTTTGCCCGCATGTACTTTTTCATTCTTGTGGTCACATGAAAATCACAATAGGCATCCACGCAATCTGGGTGCCACCAAACTGGATTTCTCTTGCATTGTAATTCTGGACTAAAACCAGGAACAGCTCGATGATAACAGTGTGTTTTCTTCCATGGTGGAGCAAAACAAGAATCTTGATTTTTAGCTTTTAGCTTAGTTACCAGCTCAGATGAATACGAAGGAGGGAACCAATTTTCGGATGAAATGCCCATGCTCAAACCATAGCACATATGAGAAAACGAATAAAACTTATAAAGTTTCCTGATAAACCTCTGGTTGCATTTGCAAGAAATGTTTTTGCATCCACATATATGTGACATTGTGAACAAAGCACCTTTTATCTCTTGAAAGGAACTCAATCCAATAAAATGAAGTGGGGTCGCTCTTCATTACTTCGATGACCTTTGTTATCATAACAATTTCATGTCTGAGAACAACAGCGGGTTTGAAATCGACTGTTGTAAAGTAGTAGGTGTAGTCATTGACTTCGATATTTTCGAGAGCCTGCCAAAGTTGTCCAACTTTAATCATTACTATTACTCGCTTCTTTAAACCATGCAAAGAAAAAATCTTCAGTCGTGTGTTTGACAATAATTTTTTCGCCCTAAAGCAAATGAAAATTATAAGTTGGCCGCTTGTCGAATGTCACTGAACAAGGAATAATTTCCGTTACGATCACATATTTGCCTTCATGTGATTCGTGAGGAGGAATTCTTAGTTCGTAAATCTTGCCTATTTTTACTTCAGGCTTCATTTTTAAGAGGAGTGAACCAAGCTTGCCAGTTTGTTACCGGAATCTCTATGGTATGAACATGATCTTCATGCAGGAAGATAAATTCGGCCCAAACTTTTTGTGCTTTCACCACCGTAAACGTAGCGCTTATAATCATGACTATGTCACCTTTACCAATATGGCGTTGATTAAAGCGCAACTCATCTTTTGATGAAAACAAACTACCTGCTTTACAATCTCGCAGTTGAAGCCAATCCCTAAATATTTCCGAATTGACTTCAGAATAAGATGTCAGTATTTCCATTGGGACTTCAACAAACCTGGAATCGACATCTCTTATTTTCATTGAATTACCTCGAATAACTCTGGTGCCGAAAAGCCCATTTCTGTTACAAAAATGAGATCAAGCATTTTTTCTTCAAATAATACTCTAAAGTGGTGCTCTATAATGGGGTCTGCTCCATGAGTCTTTTTACCTAGAGGGATGCTCCAATAGTCCAAATACAAGAAAGGAGCATTCTCATTTTCACATACAAACCAATAGCCAACTAACGATTCCTCTTTATGATCATCATGCGAATGAAATTCGTTATCATTGGCTACACGTTTGATGAAAAAGTCTTTTATAACTCCTGGAAACAAAAGCTTTTTTTTCTTCCGATCAAATCGGAGATATGAACCTGACAGTTTTATCAGGCAACCCTTTTCTAGCTTATGTCTTGAATTCGATTTCATTTTTTATTAACTTGTGCCTATTGGTAGGATAACACACAAAGACTCGTGTTTCCCCCCAAAGAGATTCGATGAATCTATAACCCTCGGTGCTGTCAGGATTTGGAAAATATTGTTCGAGATAGACACCAGCCGTCCACACTGTTTGAAAAGATGTGCTTAACAAGAAGAACCAGTCTTTGGCCTCATTAAAATTCTTATACTCGTTGATTAGAACGAGTGAATCCTTGGTTTTAAGCAACAACTTTTCAAGTTCAAAAAGGGTTATGTCACTAAAATCACGGTTGTTGTCGTCAAACAATTTCAAAAGTTGTTCACTATTAAACAACATTCCATTTTTCGTCACAGGACGAAACAACATTCCGGGCTCTAGGCTATCCATGAAAATGCTGTTTTCTTTTCTAACTAACTCTGTTTTTTCCCTTGCCCGATCCATTCCTTCCCAATGAGGCGGGAAGCGACATTTGAGTTCGTTATTCATGTCAAATCGTCAAGTTGCTTTTTAAGGGAGGCAAGCTCAGATTCCAGCGCTTGGATTCTATTGCGGATTTCCTGACGTTTTGCTCTTGTTTGAGGGTTGATTTTGACAACTTTTGTAACTCTGCGAGCTTTGATGTCACCACCAGCACCCCATTGCCAAAATCCTGGAAGTTCTACTGCGTGCTCGATGACATCGTAAAGCACGCCCTCAAAAATGCCAAGGAGCGGCTGGTGATGAGGTCCACCGAAATCACAATTCGGATCTTCTCCCCGGACTTCCCAGGTATTGGTTTCTTCAAGGGAGTGCTTTTCAAGCAGCATCTTAGCGCTATATGTCTTCATGTATTTGTCAAATTTGTCACTCATTTGAGTCCTCCGATTTTGGGTTGGAAACTACTTTCCAGGCTTGATTGGAAATCGACAAAGTGCTTTCCAGTAAAGATTCGTTTACTTCCACAACTGCTTTCCTTTGGCCAAATAGCAATGTTGTCTTTCGTACTCTTACAACTTGCTCAGAGTATAGACCTCGAATCAGAATCAACAAGTGTTCCCACCAAAAGATTGGTGGTAATACTTGTTGATATGGAAACTCCTCAATTTCATCAAGAAGTACAAGTCCAACATGAGCCTCATCAAGCAGTGCCCCAAGCAGCATTTTGTCTGCATCTCGGATAAGGGGACGCAGTTTTGCCGATGGGTTTTCTACTCGGATTTTCCAGGCTGCTGAATTGATGTTGAGCCAGAAGCCGATTTCTGGTATTATCAACGTTCCGGGCTTAAACAATTTGATATGTGTATGTTTTGCCATAGATCACCCAACTGGTTCGAAAATCTGTGAATACCAAATATCTGGATCGGAAAACAGTACACCAAGTTCTTTTTCATACATCAATTTACGTGACAGTGAAGATGCCTCTGACACAACAATGGGTATTTCCCAATTGTTTTGACCGTAAGAAACCATCATATTAAGAAAACAAATAGGATGTTTCTTTTCAAGTTCGGCATATGTGCGTCTGAAATATTTTGGTATCATACAAAACGCAGGAGCTTTTAAAATCATATAAACATCATTGGGTTCAACTCGGTGTAAAAAGTTTTTCCAATCGCTTCCCTTGTGCTCATCCTCCAATGTGTATCGATAACCATCGGCAACCCAAATTTTGCCCAAGGCTGTTTCATGTGTTTTGTATAACACCCTTCCAGTTTCAAATACTGCTTGCTGAGTCTCTAGCGTATTATGAAGTCTGTCTTCTTTGGGCTTAATCAAGACGCCAGGTTTGAATTTTTCTGATAGATTCATCGCTCAATTATCTTTAGCTCGTTTGAGCACTTTTAGAAAGTCATCAGGATGGAAATCGGTTCCGATGGTTTTAAATGTAATCTCATAAAGAGTCTCTTCGTGTAGAAGATGGTAGTGGTGATAATACCAAACGTCGTCCCATGCGTGAGTCGAGGCCCATGGAGCCTAAAGGTATAGTAATATCTAGATTGAATTTTTCACTCATTTTCTAACCAATCTTCTAACCATGAGCTATCTACGCTTTCATGCAATTCTTGCAAAAGCTCCTTTTGACGATCATTGAGTTCATCAGCGGATGGAATGTGAACCGTTAGATTGACAATCTGCAAGCCACGTTTGCCCGATCTGATGTTCGGAAGCCCTCTTTCCTCTATTTCCAAAACCTTTTTTTGTGAAATGCCATTTGGTAGGTTAACCTTGATGGTTGACCGTTCTCCGGGCTTTTTACCAAGAACTGGAACATTGATCTCACCGCCAAGAACTGCAACGGTGTAAGGAATCTTTAGTTCGAGATATAATTCATCATTATCATGTTTGAACACAGGATGTTCAAGAACCGAAATTTCTACATAAAGGTGGCCAGGTTTTTCGTCTTTATCAGTGGAATCATGTCCCTTGTTTGAAATACGAAGCGTGTTGCCTGAACGAACCCCCTTGGGGATCTTTATGTTGATCTGTTCGTTTTTGTCAAATGTCTTATTTCCCAAACAGGAATTACAAGGTTTGGCGATATATTCGCCAAGGCCAGAACAGTGAGGGCAGGTGGTAATGACGTGCATAAATCCATTTCTACGACCAACTTGACCCGAACCATGACATTGCATGCACTTCGCCATCCCCCCAGGTTCATTTTTGGCACCCGAGCCATCACAAGTGCCGCAACGTTCCTTGCGGGTGATAGTTATATTTTTGGAACAACCCGTGAGGACTTCTTCGAGCGTGAGTGAAACAGTTAAACCAATATCTTTGCCAGGCATGGTTCGTCTAGCTTTTCTATGCGCTTGAGCACCTCCCCGTCTAAAGAAATCATTAATCACATCATTGATTTCATTGTCTCCCATTCCAAAATCAAAAGGATTGAAAGGGTCAAATCCGCCAACATTCCACCCGGCTCTAGGGTGTGAACCACCCATATCGTAAACTTGACGCTTTTGTGGATCTTTGAGAGTCTCGTAAGCCGTTTGAACTTCTTTAAATCTTTCTTCGGCTTCTGGATCATTTGGATTGCGATCCGGATGAAATTCCATAGCTTTGGCTCGGTAAGCTTTTTTTATTTCCTTTTCCGAGGCATCTTTTGAGACGCCTAAAATTTGATAAAAATCTTTCATATTAGGGGTTTCTTCTGGGATTGTTATAGAATTTGTTCCAAGAGATTTGGATTGTGCCCATACTTGGCTTTAACAGCTGCGATCCATGCTTCGGATTTGATTTTAAACATTTCGGTGTTGCGTTTACGCTTGTTATAAGCTTTGCAAACGACACCTTCAAAGGTTACACCGTTAACCTCACCTTTGCGAACTTGATTCTTAAATTCTTCATCAACAAGCCCATAATGGATGAAATTTGGTGTGTTGACTGGAGTCGGATCGAACAGCTCTAAAAACCTATTTGGAGGAATCATGCCTTGCTTATAAACGTCAACATCAATCAGTGTAAGCTTATGATCGTCGTTTTCCTTGTGTGAACCAGCAAAAGAATTAGGTCCCCAAAACTCAAAAAAACAAATTGCTTTATCAATCTTGTTTTGAGTAAAAATGCTCCTGAAGGTCTTTTCCTGAGTGTTTGCGAGCACCTCAGCTCGTGTAAGGATTCCCTGATCTGAACCAAGTAGTCGCTTGCGAGTTCCAAACTTATTAAAACCACGCTTGGAAGTCCACTCAACTCTAATATTGGAACCATCCAATTTATCAAAAACCCAAAAGGCAGTACAATTGCCTTTGGGTTTGGTTGGAATTGAAGGATACTGTTTCATGGTTTATCCTCTAATAAATGAGAAATCTTATTATAAAGCAACTGATTATATTCTCTAAATGAAGAATTGGGTCCCAGTAGGTCGTTCCAAGTGATCCACTTGATTAGTATGCCATCCTCAGGGCAATTGGGATTTTCAGGAATTTGCTGGGCTGCCAAATCGAGCTGTTGATAAACTAAAAATGTAGTAGTTTCGTAGTCAGCTTCACCATAACACGGATGAGTGAAAACCTCTATTAGATTATTTGTAGATAGATAAGTCCCCGTTTCTTCGGCAAACTCTCTGACAGCAGCTTCCCTGACAGATTCGCCAGAATCGACCTTACCCCCAACAAGATTGAAGTCAATCAGGCTATTCCGCCGAGAGGCGCCTAAAATTCGGCCATCTGGTCGAATTAGTAATATACATGCAGCCTTGCGCATTTTATCTCCTACGTTATAGGAAGTCAAGCCTACAAGGCTGCATAGCCTTTTTGAAGCTATTACAACAGTCCTCGTCGCCTAAGTTCATCAGCGGCATCCTCGATGAGCTTCTTAGCATCCGCTAGCCCCAAACCAGTTCGGGCCCTAGCTAACTTGATTGCATAAATCTTGTTTCCAGCCTTGATGGAATCAATCTCGGCCTGGCTAATATTGAGGTGGGCGTACACCTTAGGTGCGCCCTTGGGATGCCAACGGACAGTAATTTCACCCGTCTCAAAATCCACAGCCTGAACTTCCATCTTTTCCAGAAGATCAACAAACCTCAATGAGCGCATTACCCCCTCAAACGAAATATCTTCGCCGTCAATCGTAACGATAATGCAGCCCGTGTTGAAGTCAGCATGCTTAATTTTGACTCGATCAATCTCCGAGATGTCTCGGAGATCAGCAAGAACCGGATGCTTGAAAATAAGCTCATCATTTTTCTCGGCAGGCATGACGCATTTTACCTTTCCAGGGCTAGTTTTTCACCACACTTCTTACATTTGTAAGAAGCTTCGCCCAACTTCATCTTTCGTCGGCGTTGAGAGGAGATTTCCCACACCTTACAAGCACAAGATGCTTTCCATTTTTTCGTTCTGCGTTGCTTCACAGGCTGAACGTTATGACAACGCTTGGCCTCGACGCCAACACTTGCCATGTAGGATTTCCAAGAAATCCCGTGCGGCTGACCTTTAACATAAGTTCCCTTGTGATAGTCGACAATATGTGCGCACTCGTGAAATACACACTGACGCCGACCATCTTCGTCCGAAAGCTTGAACAGGCTCAACGAAAATTCCATGAAAAGCTCGCAAGCCTTGCCGTCCTTCCAAGTGCATCCTGCACGACCTCTTGCGGAAGTCATCCGCTTGTTCAAATTCCACGGAACCTGATCAATTAACTCGGGTGCGCCCATGGCTTCAAATGCTTCAGCCATCCAAGTATTAATCTGACCACGAAGGCCAGAAGTCTGGCGAGGAACCTTTTTCGGTCGCTTTGTATTTCGAGAACGACCTTTGGACTTGGATCCTCGGGCATTCATCGCCTTTGGCGGTGCAATGGTCACTGTATGCTTCCTTTCCCTACATACAGAATATATCGTATTTCGACCTCGGTTTAAACTCCGAACAGACTTTTTTAAAATGGGTTGAAAACACCATATTCCTGTGATAGATTTGGTTCATGACCAAGGGAGAAACCAAAATTCTCGAAGATGTTCGCCAGGCGTTGACGCTGGCTCTTGAATGCGCCAATGATATGAGTTTTCAAGAGGATGACATCCACAGCGAGAATTGTCGAGCTAACATTGTTAGCGAATTGGAGCATTCGCTCAAAATGTTGAAGATTTTGGAGGAGGCATGATCGATATTTTTCATTGCTTCTTTTGCAATAAAAATTTGCTTGGAAGCAAGCGTTCTAAGTTCACAGAAAACAAGTATTTTTTCTGGTGTGATAAGAAGTGTCATGATGCCTGTCAGGCCAAAATTGAAGAAAGTAGCCGACCAAGCAGGGAATGGTCGGCTTTCATGTGTGACGAGGGCCCATGTCCAAAAGAAATGCTTGACGAGGCTAAAACCAAGGGAATCTTCGAAGAAAAGGATTTGGCCCGTATCGGGCCCTTGACGTCTTCGGCCAACAATAGCGCTACAAGGACTGTAAAATCCTCCAGGAGAGGTACTCGGACCTGTAGCAATTGCGGTTGTGCTGGACACAATGCTCGCACTTGTGGGCGAAAAAAATCAAAAACTCTTGGAGGGATATCCAGCCCCCATGAGAAGGAAACGGTCAAACGAAAGATTTCCAAAGGTTCTCGACGAAAGCAATATAAATGCGGCAAATGTGGTGGCCTTGGGCACAACACCAGAACTTGCGGAACATGAAATGAAGCTTGCGGCCAGAGATATTATCCACCCTCACGGAGGAATAGATTTCCGTCCAAATAGGCGCTTCCCAAAAAGATCCAAGGTTGTTATTGGTGCAGCCTTGTTCCTTGGGGGTCTTTTCTGGCTGTCAAAGCTTTTGAGAAAATGAAATGAGCGAACCGAAAATTAAACCAACCGATGAACAAGTTTGGGCTGCTGTGTTCGCAGCAAAATTTGTTGCTGACGCTAAGGACCGTGCTGAAACAAAAGGTTACGGTTGGCAAGAATGGGTTGGTGGCGAAACTGATTCTGCGCTTGGAGCCGCAGAAGACGCAGCAACACTTGCTGATTGGGCAGTCGCTGCTTTAAGGAAGGTAAATAGAGATGACTGACGAACGATATACGCTTACTGCAAATCAAATGCTCTTTGTTCGGGAGGCCGAGGAACAGGAGCTTGAGGTTGACTACACTTATAGTGGCCGTGGCATGTATGGTGCATACTGCCCTGCTGTTCGCCTCGAAGCTGAGGATCTTCTTCGGTATAAGTTCACGGCAGCAGTGGCCAGGGACAGTTTGGGTCTTGGTATGGTTGTTTACGCAAGGATTTGACAATGTTTTTTCTTTGGCGCACTTTTCTTTGTATACTCGCTATTGCTATGATTTCTTCTGGTGGTGCTTGGGCATACATTGCAGCAATTCCGATTGCCATGTTGTTCGGAAGCGTTGAAAACGGTGTTATCCGTGAAATGCTCACACTTGAAAAAAATAACCGTGTTCGCCAAGAAGAAACAATTAAAAAAATTATGGAAAATGGAGATAACAAGAATGTCTAGCCAAATCGGCCGGTTGATCATCCTGCACAAGGTGCCCTTTCCTTATCAATCAGAGGAAGAGGATGAGTTTGTATTGATTGAAATTGTTGAAACTCGACAAGTTCCAGCCGTTTGGGAGCCCGACAAGACTTATGAGGGCTGGAAAGCTCTTGGCGAAGACGGTGTCCATTACTATTGCAATTGGTCGAGTTTTCCAGATGATTCGATGACTCCATCTTGGAGTTGGAATGACGAGCATGAAAATATTTGGTATGATGTTGCTCAAGGCATTTATGCGCCAATTCCTTTTCGGCCTGATTTTGTAGATAGGTATCATGCCGTAATTCATTATTGTGAGCGTCACAAGCGTCTTGATTACTATAACAAATCGGAAGCTTGGAAAAATATTTGCCTTGAAGAAGGGCATAGGCCGAGCAATCCTTGTTTTGATTGCTTCACTAAAAGACCCGAAAAAGAAGAAAAAGCACCTAAGACATGGGTTGGTTGGAGAAAATAGTGATTATTCATTTTTTCACGTTTGAAAAACTCAAGCGAGAATATGCGGGCGGACCTGACCAATATGTTGCAGCTTGCGATTACCACATCTTTGAAGAGAAATGTGAGCCACCCGAATACTTGCCAGGTGTTGCTCCATTTTATTATGGGACAGAGGATCCTGTAAAGGTAACATGTAAAAGTTGCATGCGAAGCAATAAGTACAAAAAGGCTCTCAAAGCCCTTGCGGTTCAATCTGCTTCCGATTTGTAGTAGCTTGTTCGATAGGAAGGTGAAGTATGCCCCATTACGAACTAAGCAAAGAACAAGAAGAATTTGTAGCCGAAGCGCAGAGCAAGGGTTACCAAATCGATTACAATTATTCCAATCGCTTTGAAAAGGGAATGAAATGCCCAGCAGTTCATGTTAATTCCATGAAGTCTATTTCTTTTCGACAAAAAAACATTCAATGGGACAAAACCAGTAATGGTTTTGTTATTTACGCACCTTACTGATCATGGAACTTGTAATTCCAATATTGTCAGTAGTTTGTGTTTCGTTTATATTTTGGATGGTGGTCAAAGGCTTCAAGCCACCCGGAGATAGAGATGTCTAAAGCAACATCTTATGAAGTTGTAGAATACGATTCCAACTACGTCGGCATCCATAAAATAGCAACTACGTCGGCATCCATAAAATAGATGGTCCATACACGCTTTTTGAGAAGCCAGAGCAGTGCTATTACGCTGCCAGGTTCACAACTGATTCAGCACCTCCTAATGTAATGACCACTGGTCAAGTGCTTAAAATAAAAGGCCAAGTAATGGCTGCTCAAATTATCATTTCAAAAGATGTGGACCCACGCATTTGCTGGACGCATTACCACAATCTTGTACCCATTCTCGAAGAAGATGCCTGATAACATTTTAGAGCAATTGTCAGCAGGCAGTTTGGTTCTTACCAAACCAATGCAAACTACGCATGAACCGACGACAATTCAGTGTTGGTGCGGAAACACAAGTAAGAAGCAATGGGTTTCAAACCCAGAAATGCTTTATCTGTGTAATATCATCCCCAAGAATTTACTTGGTCAAGTTGTTGACACGCTTGAGTTTTCATTTGATGGCAGCAAGTTTTTCCTAGTAAAGCTAATTGTTGTTATCGAAGGTCATGTTCGTTCCTTTTGGGTGTTTGCTCAAGAACTTGAAATGGTGAAAGATGAAAATTACGCTTGATTTTATTGTGACCAATGAGGAACTCGAAAAAATTCGAAAATCCTGGCAACACAGCCCTGAAGGATTGGCTGCAAATGTAGAAAAACTCATAAAAAACAAAGGTCATCTTGATGCTTTCTATCTTGGTGTTGAAGATAAGATTCGACAGCGCCTTGAAGAAGATGCTATTGCAGCAAATCCAGATCTTGAAGCCGTAAAGGGCGAAATTGTGCGAACACTATACCTTTATAATGCTAATGATAAGCACAATCGTACGGCCCTTTATGACGTTTTGCAAAAACTAGACCCCAGCCTGGCTCGACGAGTCAAAAACGAAGGCCCGGATGCAGTTTATTCCGAGCGTTTCGCAGATGAAGAGGACATATGAGCACCAAAATTTATGTAGCTGCCCGAGTGCCCCAACTAAGATTCTCAGAGTCTCTCAAGCTCATGCATCGCTTTCTTCTTGAGCAAACTTATGAGATTTATGAAGAGACTATGAATTCATCAGAAGTAGCCGAATTAATCGAAAAGAGAACAAAGGGTTTAACAGTTCCAGATACAGACCTTAGGTCGGATTCGCATGTTTATTACCTCAAAGTTTCTAAAAGACTTCTGCAAGGAGTTTCAAATGGATCTTGTGGAATGCGGATTAAATGTTTGGTTCCATGATGATGGATATGTTTACATAATCCCCTGGGGTCGATCATCCATTTCTGACTCGTTGTCAGAGCTGATAGACCAGATTGACTGGATTGAAGAATATGGGTATTGGAATAATACCGACGGTCCAGAACAAATCAGCGAAGATGAGTGGGATGCTCGTTCAAAAAAATGGGTTGAAGTTGGCCCTAACGACAGTTATGCAAATTTTGCAAGGTCCAGACTTTCACATGTGATTTGCAATTCCAGTGATACTTTTGGACTCCTCTTGCTTGAGGAGTTTCATCGGCAAAAGAAAAAAATTTCCTGGTAAAAACAAAGCTCCCACTCGGGAGCTTTTTTATTACATAGCATTGGGAAGTAACTTTTGCAGTGTTTGAACTTGAGCTAAGCTACTTTCAATATATTTTCGAAGCTTGCCTCGCTGAAGCCTGCCTCGGTTTTTAACCGCAAGCATATAGGTTCTTTCAGCCCAATCATGATAAACTGCTAAAATTTGTGGAAGTTTTAGCTTGGCTTTTGCAAGCCTTTTAAATTCAGGTAGAATGAAGAAATCGACATGCACTATGTTGCCGAGCGGCATGGTGTTTCCACCTGATTTTTCTTCATTGAGAATCCGTTCGGTTGCATTCATCAAATCGACAATTGCATCAATCTCCATTGTCATTTCAACCATTTGTTGCTCAGTATACAATTTGTAACTCCATCATAGCTGATAAACTATATTATCTTCAATGCTATAATCAATTTCGCCTTCAGCTGAATCTTCTTTTTCGATTTCATTTTTCTTTTGTGGTTGGTCGATAGAGATGTAAAGAGGTATTGGTTCAAACTCTTGATTTTTGGTTTGCTCTCGCCCTTTTTCCTTAAGCCATTCCCAAAACCTTGGGTCATTCAAGTGTGCCATGTTACCTCACTATCATAAATAGATGAACAAGTCTTCGAATCTATTTTAAGATTCAACATTTACTTTATAAGCATCTTTCACATATTGGTTATTAACCATCAAGTTCTTTATCTGTTTGTTCAGTCAAAGTCGGCGCAGAATAAGGTTGAGTTGCCTGGCGAATTTTTCGAGTCACTTCCCTGGAAACCCTATTGGCTACATTTGTAGCCTCTGGCAGCTTAGGTGTGGGAGTTATTTCAACCTTTTTATAGTATTTGTAACACTCTTGAATCTTTGCGAGGATGTATGCGTCATTTAATCTTTTGGCGTGGTCCTTGGCCTTTTCTAAAGTGTCTGGCTTGGGCCGTGAGTAGTTATGAGGCTCCCGAACCCACTCACAAACACGAACATATGCAATAGAAAAAGAAATAGAACGATGGCAACCTGGTTTTTGCCACAGAGCTTGGTTGTCAATTTTAATTTTGTGCGTCATTTTCATTGCATTAATCAATGTGTTGTTTATAGTCGAATTCTTCTGGATAGTGACTCAGTACAACCCATTGCCCGTCAAGGAATTCCTCGCCCGTAATGGCAAAACGCATGTATTCCGAGTTGAGCATGTCTGCTCGTCTTTTTAGCAGCTTAATCTTGTTGTTATAAAGCCTTTCTTCATCATAAAGAAGGCGATTTCCGCTTTTAAATTCACGAAAGTGGTTAGGCATTATGCTGCCGCCAGATTTCCACTGCCTAATTCTAAAAACTCTATCCATTGCCTTTTCCTGACCAAATATCTACAAATCTCTCATTGATCTGAATAACGTCAGAACCCCAAGTATATAGTCCACGTTCAGTTAAAAACAATGGCTGGACAAACTTGTCTAAGGTGCCATCAGAAAGATAAAACCGCACATACCCTACAAACATTATTCTTGTATTCGCATCTCTCCCAAACCCAAGCTTGCCTTCATGGCCGACGGCCGACAATCGGGCGCTTAGCCAGCCTGGTGCGTAAATATGCCCAGAAGAAAAGTAGCCATCTTCTTGTTTGACAAATTCGTATTTATCTGTATGGACCTTCTCCATTAAAAACCTCTTTTTTGAAGATAGCTTTTATAACATGCTGCTCATAACTGGCAGCTGCTAATTCCCAGCCTTCATTACCAAATTTATTTAACTGTTTCTCAACTGTTAAATCATGTGGCAATGTTGGTCTATGAACTGTTACTTCTTTATATTGCCATTGTTTCATTAATAAACTTTCCAGCATTGAGGACAGCGCAGAGCCAAAGCAGCCCACTCAAGAGGTTCGGCACACTCTTTGCAGTATCCTCTACCACAATTTCCCTGTTCAATAACATTAAATTGCGGCCGCCCAAAAGAACCTTTGGTTACACGGAAAGTTTCAACAAGCCCAACACCACCTAAACGATCATAATCTCCAGAACCAGACTTGACAATTTCTTCAAGCTTTGCTCTAAAGGCAGCTTTATGGCCTTCTTTGTATTCCCAATCGATCACCCGAAAATGGAATGTGCCAAAAACCATTCCTACTCCATGGAATAAAAAAAGGTCTCCAGGTTCAAGTTTATTAGCAGGTTTGTTCATTGCCTTACCTTTTAAAATTAATTGATTATAAACACCACTTACGTTTTATTTGGGGCGTGTCAAGACTTTTGAGGAGTTCATAGATTTTTGAAGCTTTCAAACCAGCAACTTGCCACAAAAAAACATTCCCTCTTGGCGCAATTTTATTATTTATATTGACCTTAATTTGGCTGGAAAGACAAGACTGGATCCAGTCTAAGATTTGCTCTGTTTCAATAACATTTATTTTGTATTTACCTTTATATTTGATAATTGAACCATCACCATCTATATAGCCTTTAATCCAAGCCAGTGACTTTTTAGCACGCAATCTTTTGGGAGGTTTTAAAACCAATGATTTGTTTGGAATAATATTGTATCTATTTTTCAACACTGTTGCGATTTTTGCAGAGTTGATAATCACTCTGGCACTTGGTTTGTTGTTGTAATTGTATTCCAACACCTCTCCAGAGAAATTTAAAGAAGATTTAAATTTCTCTAAATGAATTTTATCTTTTGCTGCAAGCCAAAGAATTAAGCTTGTTTGATATTTGGTTTTTACTATTGTTCCATCCGCTGCAATAAACCCGGCCCAATAACATGAACATAAAGTGTCTCTGTTGAAAAAGTCTTCATTGCAAAAATTTATTTTTGCCTTTTGGCTCACACTCAAATTTTTAGCTTTGTGTTTTATAGCATAAATTGACCTATTAGGTAATTTTTCTGCTAAAAATTTGTTACTAACCTTCCCGTACAGTTTTAAGACTAACTGCTCTTCTTTCTTGGTCCATCTTTTCTTTTGTTGCATCAAAGTTAAATATATTCTCACGACTCATCTTAAGAATGAAATCATACATCACAATTCCGGCAGCGACGCTAATGTTTAGATCGTTGTGAATTCCAAACATGGGAATTGAAACAATGTTTGACGCTGTATTTAACACTTCGTCAGGAACACCAAATTTCTCAGAACCAAAAAATAAAATCGGATTTTCGGGATATTGAAAATATCTAATATCCTCTGTATCAAGTTGGTCATTTCGCTCAAAAACCACAATGTTTCGATCGGTGTTTTGTTCAAGAAATTCATTCAGGGTAACTTTAGACAAATTTTCCCATTTATGAGTGCCCATTGTAGCTCTTTTATACATTTTGGTAAAATCCACCTGCCAAATTTTGGCACATAAATTTGCGTGACAGGTGCGGACAATGGATGCCATATTAAAATAATTCTCAGACGAGTAAATCGCCACATCAAAAGGATGACGAACCTCATCAAGAGTTTCACGAATTTCTTCCTTAGTGAAGTCACTTAGATCGGGAGGCGTAGTCATTAAATTACCTTTGATTCTGACACAAAAAATTCGTCTATGGCGCACACGTAATCATTCCAAATGGCTCTGATCTTAAATTTGGAATGTTTTCCAAGGTAAAGCACAAGATCGCCCTCATTGGCTTTTTGCAACTTTCCATACGTTCCATTTGCGCTTTTGGAAAAACGAAAAGGTAGGGGGCGCCATCGGGATTGGCAAGTTTATAGAGTGCTCCAACCTTCCTACGGATTTTTTTTGTTATAATAGTAGACATTTTTATGCACTAACGTTTCATCGTGAGGCCAAAGCTGAACATGTGTGATAAACATCATTGGTAACAGCTTAGCAACAACGCCTACGATTTTGTCTTCAGACAAAAAATAAAGATAGTTCACCGGGCGTTGCGAGGTCTCGGTAATAAAATGTTTTCCGTTCTTCCATCCTAGAAACAAGAGTGGGGTACCAAACCTATTGGATACCCTGGGCTTGACGAGCACCCCGCCGCCTGGTATAACGTTGGAAATGTCATCGCCAGGTTTTTCAACCTCAAGCCAATACTTCGTCTCTTCGCCAGAGAAGTCATAATAGACTTGACCTACAGCAAAGTCTATCTTTGTTCCAAATTGGAGGCAAACTGCAAGAGGATTGGTATTAACTTCAACGCTGTCGCTGTTTCTTGTTTCGGTAGAAGATGATTCCTCGGGAGAGGTCATATGGGCTGATCTTGATCTTGACATTGTCTCCTACCAGCAAATTGATTTTATTTTTTCGAAGTTTTCCTGCAATTGTGCAGAGGATAACGGTTGGTTCGCCGTTCGGCTGCAACTGCTCAAGCTCTACCCGAAAAATGCCCTTGGTGCTATCAATGATAGTACCTTCCATTTCAACGTGATCACTGCTCATGTTTGTTTTATACCACAACCTTTCTGGGATTTCAACCCTTTTCATTTATTTGGATACTTACCCAAGATTTGAGCCTGGGCAATTACCCATTTGGGAAAATGTTTTGTTGCATTCAATGACTCAATGCCTAAAATTTCTTCATTGATGCCAACATCAATTATTAGCCTACCAAGACCTTCTACTTGAACTTCTACAGCATGCGAATAAAGTTTCTTTGAAAGTTCTCTGCCAAAAAAACTTATGTAGCCCAGATCAAACTCTGGCTCCCAAGTGCAAGCTGGAAAGATGGGTCGCATGAGCTTTTCTAGCTTAGACATTCTTGTTTGCTGACATTCCTGATCTTCTCTTCGATGTTGAGCGAAATATGTTCTCGCTCGCCACCGCCGATGCCATATACTAGCTTAATGCCGTGCTCCAAACAAAACTGTCGCTCGGGCGTATTACCCTTTGTTCTAATTCCGCCATTTCCAAAAACGGTTGGCATTATGCGTTTTAAAGCTTCGACAACAGTCCCATCCGAATCATCGACGCCAACTACTTCGTCAACATCTCTCAGAGCGAGCAGCAGTTCTCTTCGCTGCTCAAAAGGCATTAAAACATAGCCTTTGCGTTCAAAAACCCATCGATCTGAATTAAGAATGATTACAACTTTACCAAAGTGCCTTGCACCTTGACACATTCTAATGTGCCCTATATGCAGGGGGTCAAAGGCTCCTGATAAGGCTATAACCGCATTTTTGCGAGACAAATCTTCAATCACGTTTTTGTTTCGAAGAAGAAGGTTATGGAGACTAAGGGAATCGAACCCTTAACTCCGGCGTGCAAAGCCGGCGTGTTCCCGTTAGCACCAAGTCCCCAAGATGTTCTTAACTATAGTTCAAACAGCTAGAGTTGTAAACCGTTCTACGGTTTTAGCTTCCAACCACCTTTAATTTCTTCTGTTTGAAGCCAATCCGAAGAAGTCCAAAGTCTTTCACTGTGAAATATAACCATCTTGTGCAATTTATATACGTTAGGGAATTCTCTTGTGATCAATTTCACAAACATAACTACATTGCTGTCACCAAGCAGCACATGAGGTGCTCCCGATGTCCAAATATTGGACACCTTATCAAGCTCTTCTAAACGATAACAATCAAACCGGAAATGATGTTGGTTCATTGGCCCAATGAGCTGTCCAGGTTTAAACATTTGGGTAATTCAACCATTTATAGTATTTGTTTCCACAACGTGGACATTTTTCTGGGTGTCCTTTTAGAGGATTGGAAGACCATTTGTTTCCACAACCTTCAGGCTGATGAGCACCGCCGACACACTCGTAAAGAAACTTTCCGAGCCTGATAGCTTTATCATGCTTCTTTTTAGAAAGTCTTTCTGCTAATGATCGACCTTTTGGCTTTTTCTTTTTAATCATGTCACCCAATACGAACAATTTCGTTAGCTAATATTTCTACTCCATAACGATCAAGAATTTCAACTACGGTTCTAGAAAAACAACGAGTCGTCTCCAAATCAAAATTAACTCGATAACCGATCGTAGATACCATCTTACCACGATGCACCATCGAACCCGAACCTCGATTTGGAATTTTGAAAAAACTTTGCAGTTCCTTTAGTTCGTTTTCCAACGCTGCCGGAAAATATATTAGCGGATAGTGATACTTTACTGTTACAGAAAACTGTTTAGGACTCCGAAGAAAATTTGGGGTAACTTTTCTTTCTTTTGAAATGGTTTTTAGTCTGAATCCACTGGAATTGGTTGTTTGCGGGGGCACCGAAAGATAAGCTGTTGATGAACCTAACTTCTTTTGCAAATTTCTTTCTGCTTTGGTAGATTTTATATTACAAAGTTCAATTGGTGTTTCTTCAACTAAAGTTTTGTCTTCTGTATCTTCATCGATAGACAGGTCGATGTAATACTCTTCTTGAGTTTTTTTTGGTAAATTTTCCATAGTTTCTATGCAATTCCAATAATTGGCTGATAACCAAAATCTTCAAGCGCTTCGTATATTATTTGACAAAAAATTCTAACAGTAGAATTACTTTTTACTATATTGGGAATGATGAAAACTAATTCTGTTAGATGATTTTTATTATCTTTCTTTTCTTTCAATTTTAGGGAGGCGCCATCAATAGCATGGGCTATGAGAGCCACGAATGCTTCTGCGTCTATATCTCTTGTCTTTGATTGATAACTTATCTCTATTTTCATGTAGTTGTTTGTGGTGTCACGCCACTCAATCGTGGAGTACACCATTAGCATATGGTATTCTAAGAAACATCTCAACCGAATATCGATTATTCTTTTGAGATACACAACGTACACCGTCAGTGTACTGTGTCAACAGTGTAACCAAATCAACAATCACTTTCCCTGTCTCTTTGGATCATTTTTTTTATATACTGTTCTTCCTTTTCAACAGAAGGAGGCGGAAACGCTGGTGCCCACTGACCATTTTTTTGTCTTTTGTCCACCCACATAAACTTGTTAAAGGTGGACCCAGTAGTGACAAATTTAATTGTTATCTTAGATTCATCTGTTTCAGTCATTTGTTTCCATTGTAAAATATTAATTATGATCCATGTTCATTTTGAGCGTGTAGGCGCACACCAAGAACTTAATAAGAAATGCGGGCATGATTTAGTCATGCCCGCATTTTGTGAAAACCACCATCAGTTTAGTTAGTTTAGAATTCCCAAGTGTATGAGACGCTGTGCTTTTCGTAGAAAGAATATCCTGCGTTGTTCCAAGGTTGGCACACGAGTTCTCTTCCTTCTTCTTTGGCAAACTGCCTTGCTTTCTCTAAAAGCTTAGAGCCGACGCCCTTTCTTCGCCAAGACCTGGCCACATAAACACCAATTTGTAGCTTGCTGTCAAATCGTCGTCGATTAATGAAAGCCCATCCAATAATTTGCCCTTGCTCCCAAGCAAGAAGCATCCACCCGGTTTTCTCATGGCGAATTGAGTCAAGCAGTCCTGAACCAACTGCATGCCTACCCCAGCCTCCGTTAGTTAGAAACTTTAGTCGCTTTAAAACTTCAGGACGCTTATAAATCTTAGAGCTTGGGTAAAACAATACTTTCACTGAAAACCACCTCTCTGTGCCAATCGTTAACATAGCGGATGACTGCAAGCTCTTTGGCTTTAGCTTCAATCATCACATCAATATCATGACCGTGCGGGTCAATGTAATTGAAGACATAGTCTGAGTGTGCTTGAGGCTTATAGTAATCGGAACCATCTGCATTACGCTTGGTTTCTGAGTAATGCGTTTCTGGCCTAATCTTTCCCCATGTAGACGCAGCTAGAGCCAGAGCCTCAGACTCGGTTTGTCCACCATCACAAAACTTGTGATGATGATAGTCAAATACGATAGGAACGCCGATAGACTTGTAAACACCCTCGTATAGATCCTTGGTAGAATATAGACTTGGTCTATCATCATTCTCTACGGTCAAGCGTGTCTTAACCGACTCAGATAGCCTCTCAAAGTTTTTACAAAAAGCTGCAAGGGCCTTAGGTTTATCACCATATGCAGCACCAACATGAATGTTGATGCAGTTGTAGACGCTTCTAGACAGGCCCATGAGGTCAAACAGTTCACCGTGGATCTCCAGATCCCGGATCGTATTCAAAACCACTTGCTCTTTGTTTGCGCAAAGTTTATTGAAAGGACCAGGGTGTGATGTTAGACGCTGGCCATGCTGAGTAACAAAATCACCAGAACGTTTTAAACTTTTGGAGATTTCTTCAAAGTCTGGGAGATCGGTGAGTTGATATTCGGATGCCCAAGGAAAAATGTCGGATGATACACGGAAATATTTGAACCCGTGCTTTTCATTCCAGCGAATGATTTTTTCAAGATCCTTGACATTTTTTAGAGCAAGTTCTGAAGCGTATTTGATTCCTTTGGCATCAAAGGTTTTACGAATCATAGACCTGTTGGTCATGTTTGCATTTTTCTTGGGCTTGACGTTTGAAAGCGTCAAATTGATGCAGGCATAGCCCAGCGTCGGCCATTTGGTGACATTTGACATGAAGTGACTCTACCGGATTTGAAATAACTGATAAACTTAATTGTGTTTTGATACAGGAAAGTGGGTTTTGTAATAAGAAATCCAATTGTCATTCATGACATAAGCATCTTTGGTTTCGTCATATTTTGAGAAATATGTTATCCATGCCAATGCCTCGGCATGCGGCATTTTTCTAAAACTGTTCTTACGGCCCCAATCAGCAGCCCTAAAAGCTGCCCTGAGCACCTCTCTAAAAATCGACTCCATTGAATATTCGTTCAGCATTATCCTAGCTGCTTCAACTGGTGGTTCATAGCTGCTGATGCCAAACTTCTTGTCTTCCACTTCCAGCGAAGAAAAAGGTTTTCCGCTTTGCATTATTTTGAGCATTTCATCAACATGATCTTGAATAGCTTTTAGTGAAGAAGACAGTTGCATAAATTTTTCAGTTTTGGCAAGTTGCCACTTGTCTTCAAATGAAGAAAATCGAAGAGCTAAAGCTCTCAACTCTTCGCTATCCTCAGTCTTGTGTGAAAAATTAAAACTCATTATTTGATTTAAATTCTTTTTCTTTTTTTATTTCCCGACACTGCACACAAGAACCTTGGTGAAGCTCACGATATGTTGGCTCATATCCACATTTGCCACATTCGTAGCCTTCTGCTATTTCATCACAAACGCAATTGTCGTCATCTTGTCCACATGTGTTACATTCAAACATTGAGCTGCCTTATCTTTTCATAGACTTCTCTATTGTCAAAAAAAAGAGACGTTGTTCCTCGCAAAAAAGGATTGCGACACAATGACTCTTGGTACAAATATCGCTCATTGCCATAATCCCAAAAAACCTTTAAAGAACCTGTTGCAATCCAACAAAAAGGTGCGATCAAAACTGCCAACAAAAAAGAAATAGCCACGACAGGAACAAATAGCACAATTCCAGCTATTCGACGAATAGGTCCAGGGACTCGCATACGAGCTTGAATGATCTTTTCTTCGAAAAAGAGTTCAGGTTTCATTGGCATTTTTTCCTTGTTTCTATAAGGTCCAAGCATTTTCTTTTCTTGCTTGCGAATAAGCGCAATCAAATATGACAATCATACATGGAAAGCAGGGTGTCGTCCGGAAGTTCATCAAGCATTTCCTGAAACTTGACGCACCAATCTTCGTACGAAAGATTTTCACCACGCATGACACCCCACCAGCCCATTTTGCCACGTTCAAACCATTCACCATTGCGAACAATGGCAAGAGGAACAAGAGCACCATTTCGGCACTTGTCAACGTATACTTCTTCGTAAAACCCATAGTCGTCTACTGGGCAGCCCCAGAAATGACCTCCAGAAACCTGTTCCCACTTTTTGATCACTGGTTGATCATGGTACTTCTCACGGGCTACGTCCACCTGCTTCGGATCAAAGTTATCCCCAACACCGCAAATGCGGTCACGAATTTGTTCCCAGGATTCGGGCCGCTTGCTAAACTGTTCAAAACAGGTGCGCCATTTTGCAAATTGCTCCCTGGCCTCGGCAACTGCTTCACTTCGAGCACGCTCAACGTCAATATCCCTTAATAAGGCAGCATCGGCATATCCACTTGGCGCAGGATTTGTCATGAGTCCGGGCGAACCAGCCTTTCCAGAAGTCCCAGGCTTTAGTGGAAAATAACCGGTCCAGCGTCCGCCAAGAACATACCAATCCCACTTGGAAAGTGGATTATAGGTCGACATTTGGCCAACCACGCCATTCTCTACGAGATGCTCGTCGTCCCATTTTTCAGAGAGGAATTCAGCTATTTCCTCAGGAGTAGGATCCCTATTGCCAATTAATTGCAGCTTTTCTTTGGCAAAGTTGATTGACCAATCATTGGAGGGTCTAAAGTAAGGCTCGACCCTTGTATGTTCGTTATAAGGTTCGAGCTGTTCCTCAGGATCGGGACCGATAACAATTACACTAAAATGAGACATATTTTCACCTAAACATCACAGTCAAGCGTACCAATGCCAATCCAACATTTCTCTTGTAAATCAAGTAGCTTCACAATTCACCAAGTTTTTGACCATTTTTACCATCTGCATATGTGAGTTCTTAACGCAAAAATATTTTCCATTTAGGAAAAACTCATAAACGATAAATTTTGAATAGGCTTGTCCTCTCGGTTCAAGATAAAATCTCCTGTCACGACCATCGAAAAACATTTCTCTTTTTGCGACGCACAATGCAGGAGAATCAAAACGGAACCGTCTCATAACCATATCAACCCAAACATCATCGTTTGGCCCATATAACGCAGGATTGCCCTCGTGGGCCCTAAGAAGTACAGGCATGTAGGAATCAATTGCTTTATTAAAAAGAGATCCCGAATACCTTGAAGACATCTTTTTCCAAGGGTCGCTAGGCACAAAAAGCTTGCCAACTATATTATCCTCGTAATGCATTTTACAGTGTAATATTATTTCCTACACCAACATTATATTTGTAATAATTTTTGGATGCTTCAATGCCGTAACCTCTGCGCATGGTCACATTGATGCGCTCCCCTACGGTTTTTTGTGTTTTGGTTACGCTGTGCTCCCATTCATGCTGACAACGACCTTTCATTATCAGCAAAGAGCCATGGCCGGTTTCAAACACGTGTTTGCGTTTTTTATCATTTTTATTCCTAAGGACAAACTTCCGGGAAGAACCTAAAGACAAAGAAGCGATTATTGGTTCGGGTCCCAAAAACTTTTCATTGTCAGAATGATATGAGATTGAATCCTTTCCACTTCGATAAAGAAAGCAAAGCGCAAAGTTAAAGTCTGCATTGAACACCAATTGGATTTCATTTTTCAGCTCAAGCAAATGCTTAGGCCAAGGCCGGGGTTCGCAACCCGATACTGGTTCTGGATTGTTCCAGTCATGAAAGCCATATGCAGCGCTTAGCCGAGGAGTTTTAATTTCTCCCCAAGGCTTTTGATACTTTACCCAATTCCAGTCAGTTTGACTGCGAATCGTCTTAAATAACCCATCCGCTGTTTTAGTAGACAGAAAATTGGGGAAATGAAGAAATATATCAGTTTCTTCAGCTTTCATTTGCATGGACATTTGCACCTATTTTTCTCTTTGAGCGCTATACCTCTAGCGTTCCAAACAGAGAACAACTTATTGATGTCATGACTCAAAAGAAGATTTAAACCACATTTCTGCTTTGCTTGGTTTCACTTATTTATTTGTGGATTTGGAGCCACTGAACTTTTTTCGAGTGCCAAAAAGGTAATCCATGACAGGTACAGTTACAGTGAAGTTCTTTTCCATGTCGCCACCCATGTGGTGGTCATAATGAACTCGAAAATATTTTTTCCCAATATCTGGCCTGACATGAGAAATAACGTGAGCAAAATAATGAAATGCGATCCAAAAAAGCGTGCCTATTGCAAAAGGAATTGAGACCCAAAAAAGAACGACATGTGGCAATGCCATTCCCAATATTCCAAAAAATTCAAGAGTTTTTGGATTTACTGTCCACATGGGGTCGTTTGTATACGACGGATCTCTATAATCATTTTTCAATGTTGCAACATGATGTTCTTGCAAATGAAAAGAGAGAGGGCGAAAATTTTTCATGCGTTTGGCAAGTGCATGAAGAATGTATCTGTGCACAAACCATTCAACAAAATTACCATAAAGACAGCCCAGTAAAAAAAGAACAAACCCCAATAAAAGTTCAAGCATGACCACAGCCTCCAAGGACTATGTATGATTCACACTATCAAAGTAAATTTTTTTGTAGTGATTTGTCTTAAAATATTTTTGATTCAATTTTGACTGGTGGCCTACCTTATTTTTTCAACCTTGATCCTGAAGTTAACATGTTTTTCATCGTCAACAGTAATTGAAAGCACCTCTCCGGAAAAGTTGACATCTGTAATCTTTACATCGTTTTCACGCTCGAAATCGTCCAGAAACTGGCACCAATAATTTCCGAGCACATGAGCATCGCCATTAAACCCCTTTTTCAAAAGGGATTTAACGAATTCTATATTTATTTTGCGAGTTTTTGACAAGGCAGTTTCCCCAGGCGCTCAATAGTATATCATGTTGTAATTTACAACAAATCAGGAGTCTCGCTGTTTTCGCTATGTATCAAGCCATGTTTGTAGGAAAATCTTGCATCCAGGATACAGCTCTTGGATTAACTTATAAAGGCTTTTTCCCTTTTCGGTTAAACTGTCGTAAGTGCAAGTCCACTCTGTATTAGACCAGCCAGTTGAGCCAATGGTCATAATGCAAAGATACTCTCTACTTCTATGCTTGGCGGGATGTTCTTCGACCAGGTGCAACCAGGGGAAATGAAAATCTTCTTCGGTCTGATCATTGCAATTTTCATCAGAGTGGTCATCGCCAATGTAACACTCATCATAGATAAAACTTTGAGTACCACCACAGCAGCAACCCCACTTGTCATAGTAGTTTTTGTCGGCTTTGGCATCATAAACAACCAACCTAACAAACATTCCACCTTGACCATCCGAGGGCAAGTCAGGATCATTTACTGGGAAATTGACAAAACCCGAAACTGCACTGGTTCGGCGCCTGCTTTTTTGTTTGTTACTCATACACTTCCCCAGGCCAGTTTGCAATGTGCCAATTGTGTTCATCCATAATTTTAATCACTTTTTCTACAAAACTTCTCATGACGAGATTGCCCTGAATTTTCGCAAAGATGACTTGTCCTTTTTTTGCTAAAACAGCATATCCGGCACAAGCCCAAAAATAATCTTGATTATATTCAACAATGCTATTTCCAACGTTTGCAATAAACGTGGAAAACGTAGTCGCATTCCTGCAAAGCTGAAAAAAATCTTTTCCTGTCATTGGCGGCCATGCAGATTCAAAATGAACACCAGTATCTTTGTATTGACAAAGCTCGTGATTGCGAGCACAAGTATAACAAGGTTTTTCCCAATAGCCATGAGAATCCAACTTGCCACAACCAAAAGTAAGTCGTCCACAGATTCCATAGGAAACCGAGCAATCGGGATTGTCACAGGCTTTTCCACGCAGAGTCATTTGTTTACAATCTCCAATACTGGAAGCACGTCTTCAAGTACCCAAACAAATCGATCCTCGTGAAGAAACTTTCCAGCATTTATTTTAATGTGCATGTCCGGCTTAGCCCTGGGAAAATTATGATAATATCTTGAACCCAAATATTCTAAACGCAACTCAGTAAGCTCGTCCATTTCAACAAACAAAATGGGCGGTTTTTCTGTGGTCGCATAAAGATAGTAATGATGCAGTGGTCTTTCTGGATTTTGGCTCGCCTGTGTAAATAAGATAATTGCCTCCCTGTTAGAGGGATATTTGGAGCTTTTAGGCCCAATTAAGCCTTCTTTGGGCTTGTATAGCTTTCCAGGAATTAATTTCATTTACTGACTTAAACTAGGCCAACAACAAAAAAGCTAATCCTGCAACGCCTAGCAATAAAAGTGAAACGAGGATTTTTAGGAATGTGATGATAATTTTTTGAGACCAATTATTAGATTCTTCTTCTCTGAGTTCTTCTGTAATTGAAGCTCCGGGCCAAGGATAAAACTTTTCAGCTGCTCGGAAAGTAAGCCCGGCAAAACGCCCAAGTTCTTCGCACAGACTCATGTTTGAATCGTAAGTGTCGTCCCTGGGACGACTCCCGGCGCCAGAATGTTTCGCAAGATGACGAGAAGTCACCTTTTTATAGCATTCGCTTGCAGCATACAAAAGCGTTGCTTCTTGCGGTTCCAAAGAAAAATTATCGTTTCGCTTTACCATTTGACCTCTCGATTACAGGCAGGTGCTCGCTTTTCTCCCATCGCACCAGCGTTTGTAGAGTTTTGCCTGCAAAATTTTTGATGCAACACCCAAGAATGCTTGCATTCTTTCGCCCTCTGCATCAATTTGAGCCCACCAACAACCACCTTCACACGGAGATTTTGAGCGTTCTGCCTGGTGTCGCCTTACAGAAATGTCTCAAGAATAGGTTCAGACACTTACTTGAGATCGCTCTTGCCCTGTTTCCAGGGGTAAATTTAGATAGCACTAACGGATTTGAACCGTTAATCATGAGTTTTTAGAAGAAACCATGATATAACCAATGATGCTATCTTAGGAAACCAGCCCGGATTTGAACCGGAGTCTCCTCATAAAAATGAGGTATTTTTCCTGTTGTAAACTACTGGCTTCGATTTTATTTTAGTGGGGCTTCATAAGCATCAATAGAACCTTCACAGTAGAAACCCCACAGTAGGACTGCTCCGGTTTTTTATAAAACAAAAAGAACATCTTAAGGCGAATCTCTTGCCATTTTCTTACTCGTTTAGTGTCTAAAATATTCAATGCTATTCCAAAATTAAATCACTCCAAGTCGGAAAATAACTACTTCATTGCGATCGCCTTCCTTCATTATTATTTTGAGGATAACAGTTAGCATTACACTCTAATAGAGTGTCGCTGATTCAAGCGTTTCAATCTCAACCTCGTTTCGAGGACATGTTCAGTATAGCATTGACCAGAGACTCTCTGAACCGCTTATAAATTATTGTTACCTTGCTCGGATTCCTCCTCTTGCTTTGACCAGCGCATCTGTAGCGGAGCCTTTTTACCCATTTTATGTTACCTTTCTAAAGAAACGAGTGAATGAATCAGCCTTGCCGAATCGAAGGAGCCAAATCTTACCCTCGTGTAGAACCTTCACTCTATAAGGTCTATCATAATGCAAATGCGGAGCTGGTTTCAACTGGAATATGTCCAAAACCAAAAGAGGTGGCTCAGAAACAAAATAGGCTTTTTCTTCATAAGAATACTTGTCTTTGTGAACTAATCGAATTGAAATAAAATTGCGACTGTTCTTTTTTAGTTTTACTAAATCACCAACTCTAATCATTATTGCTCTATTTGTTTTTCATTTTAATTTTAGAAAGTTGCAAGCAAAGCAATTAGAGCAAAAGCTCCTAACGCAATTAGGCAAAAGCTGACGATTGAAAGTACAATAAGAACAATTCCCACCCAAAAGGCAACTTCGGCAACATTAGATAGAAAGTCAAGTATACGAACAAGCATTTTCTTTCCCAGGTCGGAGGGTTATTTATTTCGATTTCGATCCGCTTTGGCATATTCTTACAGGGGCATCAAATACTTGCAGCACTCTATTTCATTACCCCATAGTACATAACTTGTTTTTTCTTCATTGAGAGTAAGCAGCATTTTCAGAAATCTATCTTTTTCAGTTTCGAAAACATCACCAAGAAATAGTAGCGTATCACCATAACGAGCATAGTGTGCGCTATTGCCTTCTTGTTCATAAGAACGAAAGTTACTAACATAGTAGCTTTTTGGGTTTGAAACAAACCTCAATATCCGTTCAAGCGGATCGTCATCAACAACTGTCCACAAACTTCCCTTGCCAGCCAAAATAATTGGATTGTTGAAAACTACTGTTATTGCTTTATGAAAGCATCCATTCTCGTCTAGATATGCAACGCTTCCTATGTCTAGGGACAATGTCACTGATACCTCTTTGCAGGATTGACAACCTTCATAACACCGTACTCGTTGTCATTGATCGAATAATAAGCACGACGGATGCCATAGTTGAAAAGTACATGTTCGCAAATTTCACACGGCTTTGCCATGCCAAGCCCACCAGAGGGCTTAATACGAACCACATAAATCTTGGTTCCCCGAAGATCAAGCTTGCCTCGTGCCCTCAAAACAGCATCCATCTCAGCATGGGTGGAGAGGCAGTAGTCACGCTCACCTCGAACGAGGTCTGCAAAATGCTCAACAAATCCATTGGTAGACTTCTTGTTGAAGCCAACACTCAAGATGTTGCCACCCTTTACGATAAGGGCACAGAGGTAATACCCCAACAATTCATCATACTCGTGTTCAAGTGCAAGCTTTTCTGCGGACTTTAGATACTTTAACATTTTGCTTCCATGTTTGGTTGATATAAAAGCCTAAACTTGTGCCCAAACTCACAAGAAAACATTACCACTTTGATAATTTTTTCCCCTGCTAGAAACCGATGAACCTTTTGGGAAGCACCTTTTGGGAAGCACCTTTCCCGAAATATCTTCCCTTGAAGGGTCTTCCGAGCGATTTACCAACGCCCAAAAACAAGAATTTGGTATCATCTTCAAAACTTTGGTTTGTTCTAATTCCATCATCGGTCTTGATGTCCAAAGTCTGCCCTGTCCGCAGAATATACACCTTTCCTACTCTTTGGTCATGTTTCGGCGTCGGCATACGTCTATGTTTTCTTTTGTATCCCACATGAAGAATATAACAAATAGTCAAGCCAGATTCAACCACAATAAATAAAAACCCCCCCCGGAAACCGGAGGGGGTTTTTTGTCTTTATAGGCAAACTAAGGCTTGGCTATCAGGATAAAGAATAGGTAATAGCACCTATCCAATGGTAGGCTGGGTCTTTCCCTCCACCCGGTCTTTAATTGCACCAATTAGCTGTTCCACGGAATCTTGATCAGGATTCTGCGTCCAAGCCGTGCGCCAAACATAGCCGAGAGCTTCATACTCGTTTGTTGCCAAAAAGGGAGAAAGCTGACGGTAGGTACCAGCAAGTTCAACCCAGCTATCATTTGAAAACCCACTAAGCACACCTTCCTGGAAGGAATCCAGGAGTTTGTGAATGTGCTTAATGGTACGCATTTTATTGCGTTCTGCCCGACGACGGCGCCTTGTTGTCTTATCACTATCTTTGGATTGACTATCGCTGTTTTTAACAGAATCCTTGCTCATTATATCACCATGTAAATGTTTAGGGTTAGTTTTGTGGCTTGAGCCACTTAGGAAGAATATCATCCAAGCTAATGCTTGTAAACCAATTGAGGCTGCTCTATAATAAGATATTAAAAATATTCAAGGGGTTGGTAGCGCAGAAAAAATATCTGACTTTGTCGGCGTCGAGCAAAGTGAATATAATTCGACCGGTGAGTCGGCATTCATAATATTCTGGAGCGGAGGAAACCACCAAATAAATTCTTTCTTTGTTGATTTTAGTTTGTTCGTATGGCTCTTTTGGGGAATCCCAAAGATACGTTTCAGAAAAATTCTGTATCTGTGTCGAACGTACTTTAAATTTGACTAGCGAACCATCGGGTATGGTATCCCACGATTGTAAGATTTTAGACATGCTCTGAATAGTCAACTGGTTCAATATACTCTTCTAGTCCAACCACGGTCACCATAAAACACAATGACTTACCTCGAAGGAATGTAACCATGTGTCTTTTTATTTGTGTACCATGCCCATATTGTAGAAAAAAAGTGTCTTCTGTTGGACTGTTCGTTATAAACAGTATTTCATTTTTCTTTATTCGAACATGTCTTAAAGTTTTTCGTTGATCCCTAGGAAGAGATTGTTCGACATGCCAATCAATAGAAATTTCACTAGCCTCAAAATCTGATTTCGCAAGTACCAGTTGGCCGGGCCGAATATCCACATATACTAAATAGCCAAACGACCATGGACTTACGGTTGACAGACATTAATGATCCTAATTGCTAGTTTGTCAAATGATCATATCTCCAATGGCGAGATGCTGATAATCAATTTCAATTGCCAATTCAGCGGGAGAAGGTCGCTCCTTAGCAACAAATCCAAAATCAACAGCTTGAATTCTGGCACCGACGAATCGCCAAGTGGATAAAACTTCCTTTTCATCGTCATCCAAGAAAGCGATTTCAAACTTCTTAAATCCTTTTTCAGCAGCCGTAAGAACCTTCACGAACAGATCATTTTTGTGATCACTTGCAAACCCTAACAACAAAAGACCCTTTTCCTTGTACCCCACTCCTGGATTGAAGATAAATTTAGGAAGGACAATGCTTTTGGGTTGGATATCAATATGATCGCACTTTAAACGATAATGATCGTAGAACGACTGCCGACCTTCTTCAACTGGCTCTGGCAGATGAAAAGTTTTGCCAGCCTCGATGGGAGTAAAAAAATTTTCGGATGATTCGTGTTCTTCTGACATACGCTCATTCTGTTTGTAAAAGACAAGTTATAAAGGCTCATCAAACCAAATCTCGAACCTTTTTTAGGTTATCGTAACCGTGTCGGAGTTTAAACTCTAGGGTTTTTAGCCAAGGCCCTTGCAGCTTCCTCGTGTGTAGAACCCCAATAATGATCTTCGCCTCGACAAATCGCAGTTAGCTTATTGGCCAAACCTTTTCCTAGGTGACCCATCAAAATCCACCATAGCACACAAAAGAGCACAGACCAGCCACCCATTAAAACTAATGTAATTGGTAAAAGAATGAGTGCTTGAACAAGCGAAAGCAGATTTGCACCTTCGGCCTGTTCTGTGTGTACATGTTCATGTATTTGTGTTGGGTGAGGAACTTCTCTTTCTTCTGGCCACAGATCAATTTGCCTGTATAGCATGGCATGAGCAGTTATGGTAAGACCACCCCACCACGAGCGCTTGTCAAGCCAACTGTCTTTTTTAAGTTTTGCTCGAAGAACTCCAGCTTCCCACTTTAAAGTCCCCTTTTCTCCCCAGAGAAGGTAAGCGCCCAAAACTGCAAGCCATCCAAAAATATCATTTGAAATGCTCGCAACATACAGGACCAACCTGGTCCATTTCCACTCACTTAAAATTACCACGGCTTTTTCTTTTGTCATTTTATTTCCCTTCTTAGAATGTTGTAACTTTAGATTCGGTACCATCATTCTTAACTTCAATTATTCTATCAGCCACTTCTTTAATTTGGGTAACATGAGAAATCACCAAAATTGTTTTAAAGTATCCCCTAAGAAACGTAAGCATTTCCATGGAACTTTGAATATTTTCTTCGTCTAAAGCGCCAAAACCTTCATCAATGATGAGGATGTCGGATTTTGGAAGTGAGGAAAGATTACTCAGGGCAACTCTCAGTGCAAGGCTTGCCAAAGTTTTTTCCATTCCAGAAGCCAATTCAATAATTCTTGAACTATGTCCGTCTTCAATATAGACGTCCATTACATTTGATTTAACATCAGTTTCCAGTGATATTTTGAATTCAACAATTCCTTCAAGAATTTTATTCAACTCTTGATTGATAGCGGGAAGTTGCGACTTCAAAACCATTGCAGGAATTCCTGTCTTCGAAAAAGCCGCTACAATAGAATCGTAAATCTTAAGCTTTTTGATAAGAGATTTGGTTTCCTCTTCTTCTAAAAGAAGCCGCTTCAATGATTCTTGTTGGCCGCCAAGCTCTCTAATAATGTCGGTTTTCTTAGACTCTAAGGAATGAATAGTATCTCTTATTCTGTCGAGCGATTCTTTCTTTCGTTCAAATTCTTTACCTTCAAGAATATCAACCGTCTTTTGGAGCCTGACAAGCTCTTTCTTGGTTTTCTTGATTTCAGCTTTGATACTGGTAATTTGAGAGCGTATGTGATTTCGGTTATTTCGGGCAGACTCTAACTTAGAAGAAAGTTCAAATTCCTCCCGATCGAGCTTTCTGTACTCCTCAATGCTTTCCTTGATCCTTTTGGCGATGTACTCCTCAAAGGTAGCTTCAGCATTAGAATACTGTTCTGAAAGCTTGTTTACGGTTTCTGCTTGTTTGGCAACCTTTTTCTTATCTCGGTGACCATCACGAATATAATGACAATCTGGAAATTGATCGCCACAAGGTACAACGTTTAATTTTTTTACATTCTTTTTCTGGTTTTCCAAAATTGCTTTCTGCGAATTCAACTCATGCTTTAACTCATGCATGGTTGCTTTTAAAGCTTCAAAGCTTTCGAGTTCAGCGTTCAGAACATCAATGTTGTACTTACGCTTGGCAGAAGTTGTTGTTTTCAAAGCTTTGCCTGTGTCTCGAACTGTTTTTCTCGTTTTTTCCAGTTCAGTTGACTTGGCCATGTACTTATCTTCAAGTTCCTTGATTTTCTTTTCAAGTGCATCTATTTGTGCCAAATCAACTTCGGCTGCACTCTTCTCATGATGCATTAGCCAAAGCTTGATCTCATCCTTTTGTTCTCGATGCTTGAAAATTCTCTCTGTGAGAACCTCAATACTCTTCTCAAGGTCGCTAGCTCTTTTACGAGCCTTTTTGATTTGATTCACGATAGATTCAGGCGATAGATAACTGCCCTTTGAATTTAGGCTATTGTAATCATCTTTGCAAAGCGAATAAAGTTTTTCAAAAATGTCAAGTTCGAGGAATCTTGCTAGAATCTTTTTTCTGTCTGTCGGCCCCTCTTTGATAAACTTGTCAACTGAGCCTTGCGAAGAAAGAGCCGTCAGCAAAAAATCATTCGATGTGCCAATAAGGTTTCTGATTTGCTTGTCGGTATCGTCTCTACTGATAGAGTTCTCAGAAATTTTCTTCTCAACACCATGCTCTTCATCCCATTCAATCCGACAGAAATTCAAAGTAGTGGTTGTTTTGTCAGGGTCATATTTTCTCTTATTCCTCTTGGGAATGACTCTTTGACTTTGACGTTCAATTATATAATCAGTGCCACCAACACTAATTCGTACCTTTGCTTTGCAGTAGTTTTTGTTTTTGTTGATTATGTGGGCAGTTTTCATTGGGCCACGATCAGTCGTATTGTAAAGTGCGTACATAATGGCGCCCACTATCGAAGAATTGTGAGTTGGAACATAATTTCGACCAAACAAAAAAGAGTGGTCTGGGCTATCTACCACCAAACATTGGACTGGAATCGAAGGAACCGGTTTAATGTCAACAACATAACGTCGCTTTGTTCTGTCTGCAAAAGCATTTTTTACTGCCCTAATTCTGTTTGCTTTTCTTGAAAGTCTGAAAGGACAAATATCATTTTTATGTGGCGTAAAGGAAACTCTATATCTTTTGCTGATTGTTTTGCCATAAAGCTTAGCGTCTTCAACTCTGATGGTTGTTTTAAATCCTAGACTGCATGCTAGTTCTTTTACCTGATGAGCAAGTTTTTCGTCACATTGGCAAAATTCCACCAACCCTGACTTGGAACAACTGCCATCTGTGTCCATAAGACCTTGCAATAAGGAAATTCTTTCAGGTACAGAAGCAATCATATACATACTGGGAATATGCTTGTTTCCAAGCACACCTAGACTACGGAGGCGGGGTGACAACAACTTTACCGTAAATGAACCTGGTCGTTTCTTCTCAAGGATCGTTTCACCAGATTTTTTTATGTTTTCAAGAATTTCTTCATCGAAACAAGTAATTTCTGAACTGTGCGAATGGCCATCACCAAGCCAGCAACCTAACACGTATGGATCAAGGGGTAAAAATCGTTTTGGGTATTGTACTGGTGAACAATTTGTAATTGACCAATGGTTTACTTTGTTTTTACCCACAGAAAAGGTTTGAGACTCAAACATTTGTTTGGTGGTAACAACTTTTTTATGTGATTTTGTAAGTTTTCTCTGTTTGGCCATTGCCTTGTGATCATTAACGATCCATTGATGATCTGCATCAGCCACCACCTTAGTTCCATCTGAAAATACAAGTTCATAGCATTTATGCTCTGTATAAATTGGACTTTTTGCAGTAACACGACATGGCCTACCATTAGAATCAAACACAAAATCGTTCGTAGTGATCGACTCAATTGTTTTCCATCCATTTATTGTTGGTATGGGCGTATTAATGTCTAGTGCTTTTCCGATTCGATTAGGACCGAATACTCCAACCACGCCTTCAAGATCGTTGAAGTTAATCCTATTTCCTTCCCCATACCTGAAAATATTATCAAACTCAAGTGACTTGATTGACCAATTGCAATTCTTCGTAAGACTGTCAGCCTCTCTGACCATTAGCTTGGACATGTAGCCTCTAATCAAATTTTCAGCCTCATCTAGTTGGTCAATATCAAAATGATAGTTTTGAGCATGTGCTCTGATATAGTCAAGATAAAGACGAACTACTGCATCTGGGTCTTGCCTCAATCCCTTTTTGGAGATCTTCAGCGAGTTGGATTCAACATGATCCATCTTTGAAATGATGTCATATTTGAAAGTTACTTCGCTTGCTTTTCTAACTTCTCTTAGATCATGTACTAACTTTCTAGCTTCGATAGAAGGGATAGCAAATGAAGAAGAAACTCTAAAACGAGCGCCTGGCAAAAAAGCTTTTTCACCCCTGCTTTCAACAACCTTCTTGATTGTTTCGTCTACGGTTCCTTCCCAATGTATGGTAACAAACGGGCTATAATTCTCCAATTTCTTAAAAGAAACATCCCAATCGTCTCGTGTGCGGATGTCCCAAACAAGATAACCTTTAGTCTCAGTTTCACCAAAGTTTTGTTGGATAAGAGAGCCAGGATAGCCCATCCATGGCTTTTCAACACCATTCTTATCTTTGCGTTTTGCCAAATACTGCTGTTTGTGAATGTCGCCCAGAAGCGCAAAATCAAACTTAGTAAAGTCCGAAACCTCAGCTTCGCAGTTTTCCCAAGGCAATGTCCAATTATTGTCCATTACCGAGCCCGCAACAGAACCGTGATAAAGAGCTATGTTGATTGCTCCCTCTACTGGCTTTACACTTGGCCAACCTTTTTGGTCAAAGGGTGAAAAAGCTCCGATATAAACATCTTGATCTTTAAGATCATCGACTTTGTAAACGCCCGACTTACGAAGCAGATGTGCTTTGGGATGATCAATCGATTCATGAATCGGGGTAATAATGTCCTTACGATGCAAATTAGTAAGGTTGCCATCATGGTTGCCAAGAAGGGTATATGTCGGAGCAATGTCCGCAAGAGAGCGAAACATCCAAGCAAGTCGTTCAATAATTTCAGGAGTGATGCCCTGAGTTTTGGTATGAAAAGTATCTCCAGTGTTAACGATTAGATCAACATTGAGTTCTCTCAATTGCCTGTAAAGTTCTTCAAAAGCTTTATTATATTCCCTATGCCTTTGAATACCTCGCCAATGTATGTCCGAGATATGAATTATGCGCATAATATGTTCCGTAAATCTTTCTCAAATAAACGTCATTGCATTATCGATGCAATTTTCAGTCTAAGATGATAGTTTGTCGAATATGTCTTAGCAGAATTTAATAGATCGATAAACTCTGATTTCGATAGATCACCGACATCTTTGGTTTTATCCCTATGTTCAACAATTTTCACTGGTATATCAAATTCTAGAAATCGATTGGCTAATTCAAGTTGTTTACTCTGACCTTCTTTGTCGGGATCAAAAGCTAAAATAACCGGCGTACGATTTTTGATAATCTTTTGAAGAAGTTCATATTCGAGCGTTAGTTCTGATCCTAAAACGCAAGTTGCATTTGCATTACACTTCAAAAGATCAAATGGTCCTTCGACAATTGTGAGTGCTTCTTTCCAATCAATATTCAGTTCATTGAATATGACGTTTTTTCGGTTGCAGTATGGGTTATTGTATTTCTTGTTAGGGTTTCGGCGCCAGCTTCTGCCCGTCCAATAAGATAGTGTACCATCACAATCAAAAGATGGAATAATAATTCTATCCTTGCAGCCTTCTTTATAAAATGTTGTTATGCCAATTTTCCAATACCAAAGTTCGGCCTGAGTTTTAATTCCACGACTGTTGAGATATTCAATAGCCTTTTCAAAATATCTTCTCTGATAGGTATCGAAAGAAGTCAAACGAGCTGAAGCGTCGGCCAACAAGGTAAACCCTTTTGGAAGGACTATTGGCTTATATGTTTGTGTGACCTCAGCTTCGCTCGCTTTCAGCTCCTCAGCATCGAGGAACGAATCTTTATATTCTGACAAATGTTCAGGAGCCCACCTTGCTAACAATTTGTAGATGTTCCTATTTTTGTATCCACAGACCCAGCAATGAACAAAATGTGGCTTGGTAGTTTTTATAGCTAATTTTCTTTTTGAATAACTACCACCTTTTGCATTTCTACAGAAAGGACAAACTAACTGTATATTGTTTTTACGACCATCTAATTTACCATCCCCAAAAGACCTTTGAATAAAAGATATAAATTGTCCTTCAGTATAATGACTCATCTATATCTCCAGCCTTTATATTCGGTTATTTCTTCACGTAACAACATACAAAATCTTGAGTATGATAATTTTTTTTGCTTTGAAAAGTCTCTAATATTTCGTATTTCTTCATAAGAAACACCCTGAGGAGAGAGTAACACTCTTTTTAGTTTATTTTTACCAACGTTACCTTGGTTTTTTAGGACGATATCATAATTTTTTGACAAACACCAACGTTTATAATGTAATCTCTTGCCGTTGATTACTTTAGCAATGCCGCTTCTGGCAAGATTATATTCTTTGCAAAAATCGACGATGCCATTTATTTTTACCAGCTTCCCATTGGGTGACATTAATTTTATTTGTTTTTTCCGCCAGGCACAAGATTTCTTAATCTTCTCTATGCGGTTTTTAGAATGTCTCCTCCCAGTCAAGGTTTGACTTATTTTCATTTTACTATACTCTGTTAAACAATTGCCCGGTCCTTCTGCATGCAATGTTAGATTGTACGTCTTTTTGCCATTCAATGGTTTCAATTTATTAAGATACTGTTGTTCGACAATAACCAATTTATCTTTGGGCACATGTTTTAGTAAAGCAAATTCAAAAACATCCTCTCCGTATTTCCAATATTCTCTTTCAAGATATTTATTACGATATTTTTTAGCGAATAAATTAGACAAATGCCTCAAATATCTTCGTCGAAGGCATACAGCTCGACCAATATAAATTTTATTATTTTTAGTATTAAAGTTGTCAGTTCTTATCACCAGTTTTTGTTTTTCATATCTGTCATTCTTAACAGATTTGCACATAGGGCAAACAACTGAGATGTTTTTTCCACCATTAGACAACCGCCCCTTGTCGAAAACTTTTTCGATAAAGGTAATGGCTTGCCCTTGTGTAAAAAACTTTGAACTCATAAGTCTACAGGATTACACTTATCATGACTAGCGATTACAAATTGATCATCAACAAGCAAGAAACAAGTTACTGATGGTGTTGCTTCTTCGGGCTTTTTAATGACGTTCTTCTCCAGGAGAGCTTTGATCTCTTTTTCAGTATGGCCCCAGTGGAAAGAAGCAAGCACAATAGCCATTTGACCATTGGTTATCATAATTTCATTTCCCAGCTTGCCATCAACGCCATATTTTTCAACCAAATGACTAAAATCATCATTGGTAACGAGCTTCGCATGACATTTTATAAAGAAATCAACAACGCCTTCTTGGGAATAAGAAACAACACTTACTTTTTTATTTCGGCGCCCATGTATTTTAGTGTTTTGCAAATAAACTGTTTGTCCAGCCTGTAACAAATATTGGTGTAGGTGCTCTTCGATATCTTTCACGTGGCAACTCCTTCGTCTGAGACAGACTACATAGGTTGATTTGCGTCATAAACCCTATTCCGACGGGAAAACAAACAAGTTTATCAATAATGTTTTTATTCATTTTGGCGTGCTAGATTATTTATCCATTCTTCATACATAGGTTGCGTTATACTTGAAACTTGGCACAACCTCTACTTATCAGAACAAACGGAGTCTTCGAATAAATGCGAGCTTTACTCAAAAGAGATGCAAATATTATTGAGGTGCCTGACGATTTTGCAAGACTTGAATCCATCACTCAAGACGGTTATTTCATCTACAAAATTAGGTACAGGGTTGATCCTGTTAAGGCAGTAAGGTCTCGAGCCTTCATGACCGTTATTTCCGCAACTGAAAAACCTCAAGTGCGAAGGCAGGTTAGAACTTTTACAAATTTCAATCCTGTTTTGATCAACAAACGACTTCGTATGAGAAGGGCGCTTACAAAAGATATTTTACGTCAAGAAGCAGCCGATAGAATTGTTACAATCATTAGTGACATTACTCGAAAAATCCCAAACAATCAAACAATTTCTTTGGCGAGAGCTACATTTACCTCGCCCCCAACAATAACAAGAGTTCAACGTGTCAGGCCGGCTTTGGTCAACACGATCAGACAGCAGAATTTAGCATTGCCGATTCTGGATAGGAATACTACCAGGATTCCAAGTATAGTACAGTCCGATACTTTGGCTGACGCCAAAAGAAGTGTGAGACTTCGTTCAAGTCGTCTTGCATTAGATCGCAAAAGAGATCCAGCTTCATTTGTTGGTGCGAAAACAAATTCTATTGCGTCCGCCACAAGAGCTATCAACGGAACAGTGTCGCTGAAGTCACCAGCGGCTCAAACAAATATTAGACTTGGAACGCCCTTGGTATCAACACTGTTGAATCAAAAAAATTACGCCAATCAATTTCAACTTCGAAATTCTGCGTATTTCAATGTTCCTCTACGAGAAGAATCAACATGGATTGAAATCGAAGAAACGCTCAGGCTCCCAGTTGGAAGTCTTTTATCAGAAGAATTTTTCCTTACATTTGAGTTGAGAAACAATCGAGAGCTTGATGTTCAAACTCTAACTCGTTCAATTCCCCATAGTGAAAATATTGCAAAGTTACAAATTCCTACTGAACCTCCAGAGATTGTCGCCTTTTCTGTGGGGGCTCTGGGAAGAACGACACTTAGCGTCAAGCAAAAAGACCGAAATGCAACAAAAATAAGAATATTTCGACGAGAATTAAACAAGGGCAATCCAGCAATTGATGCGCAATATGACTTTGTTGGTGAGGTAGAAGCAGATTTTGGAGAAGACTTCAAGAAAATAGATGATTTGTACGCTTCCACAAACCCAATCATTTACAGAGCGGTTCCAGTGAACGGAGATGAAATTCTTGGAGCCGAATTTTCTTCTACGGTAATTGAACAAAAGTCACCACCTTTTAGCAGGGGTAAATTTAAAAGACAGCCGTATTTTGCAAGTTTAGATCATGAAGTACAAGGCAGAAGTGTTGTAATAACGATTAGAGATATTGCGCCCGGCCCTATTGCCATGCGTTTATTAAGAAAAGATTTGTCTATTAACCAACAAAATTTTTCTATTGTTCAACCAAGTGGCCAAGGAAGCGAAACTATACTAATTGAAGTTGATTCCAACGCTCCAATTGTTATTGAAGACAACCAGGTAAAAGAAGGAAGGATCTATGAATACAAGGCTTTATTCATTTTTGACAGTGGGACAGAAGAAATTGCAGCAAATAATGTCATTGTTGAGTTCTTGCCAGTTTCAGCAAACATTCTCGAACTAGAAATTGGAGAGCCGAATGTTGAACAATCAGGAGATGAAATTGATGTAAGTTTTTCAATTGAAAAAAACATCATTCAAACTCAGGGCGATTTAATAAAGTCATTTTTAGAAGAACAAGGTATTACAACCGAATTCCAAGAACAACTTCTCGCCAACAGGGAACAATTGCAAAATTTGTTTGGGGTGAGAGTCACTAGAAGAAATCTTACCACCGGAGAGCTGGAAGACTTTGGGATTATTTCAAGTCCAAATTTCTCAGACAAACGATTTGGAAGAGTAAGATCTGTAAAACCCTTACAAGGTGGACTTGACTACAAATATAACATTACCGCACATGCGAGAGACACAGAGACCCTATTTCCTACACTAAATAAGCTCGTCAACCCACGAACAAATGTAAGCTACAGCTTTTCACCTAGCCGTTGGCGACACCCGATTACCCTTCTCAGGGGTAACGTGGTTACCAGCAGAACTTTGGTTAGAAATCATGCTAAAAGCACATTTACATTTGGTCGAGTCGTTGACAATCGGTCTCTAACAGTGTCTTTGGCAGACATACAACCTTCCTTGCTTTCTGGCAAAGCTGTTCGATTTGGGGAAAATAAAGTTTTAGTTCAGTGGAAAGTGCAAGGTGATGTCAATAAAATTGACCACTTTATAGTTATCCTAGAGATTTTGGGGATGAGAACCATCGTTGGTAAATCACACAATATTACCAGCTCAAATTACTTTCAGTTTATAGACAATCTAACAAATAAAGAAAGTGGCGAACTGACTTATTTTATTGTTCCGGTATTTTTTGACTATAGCCGTGGACCTGAACTTAAAACAAACTCGGTATTGATTTAATATGGCAACAAGAGTACGCAGATTAAGAAGAAGTGCCAACAGCAGTTGTAAAAGACTTGGAGGCTTGAGCGTTCAAGCGGTTCCGGTTACTTCCACTCAAAGGCGTACAGTCGTAACTGTAAACCCTTCTTCAAACAATCGAAGAAGGGTGGGACGCAGTGCCTCTGGTCGGGTGGTCATACGTACTGGCGGAACAACAAGAAGAGCTAAAAGAAGAGGAACAATTCAAGCTATAACGGCCGTCAGAAGCAATTCAGCACTGGCTGTTAGGGCGGCAAAACCAGTTCTTAAAGTTGCTGCCACACGAGTAAGGGTGCCGCTCACCACTACCATTACAAGAATTCGTGTGCCGCTCAGAGTGCAAATCCCGACTCCCAGAATTCGATTCCAAGTTCCGCTTATTATTCGCCCGCCGTCACAAAGGTATTCTGAAGACACGCTCGATGTTTCAGAAACTAAAATTCAAAACGACAGTTTTGTTCCGGTTGAAGCGGATGGCATTTCTTCTTTTGTACCTGAAGTTCTTCAAATAACAGACTTCCTTCCCATTTGGGGTAAAAATGTACAAAACCGTCGGTTTTTTCAGGATTTTAATGCGACCGGTCGTTTAATTGACGTTCAGTACAACACCTTATTGCTCAGACGAGAAACCATAAATGACCTACTAACCAACATGGCTGAAAGCCGGAGAACAAATACTCAACGCAGAGGTCGGCAGGGTCGCTCACAGAGAGAATTGAACTTTCAAATTGATAAATTTGAGCAAAAAATTCTTAGCGAATTGCAAAGAACCGGCAGAACAGTCAATTATTATCGACAATTCATTGGGGCTGCTGAAGTATTCAAAACGTTGTTGGACCTAAAGAACATTCCCAAGGCTAGTTTTGATCGACAGTTTCTTACATTAGAGGATTTTTTCCAGCGCAGAATGCAATACACATCAGAACAATTTAAAATCTTTTCTGATACTAAAATCATCCAACAGCTCCTTGCTGATTTCAAAGAAATTGCTGAAAACTATTCTACCAACCTACTTGGTTTAATTGACACTGATCGAGACACGGATGACAGTCCTGTCTTGCTCGATAGAACCTATACGTTGAATGATGGTTTTACATTTACTATTGACCAAATCAGATCAAGTGATGCGGCTGTGAATGCAAGTGAACGTGCATTCTTTAATACGTTTTTGAATTCTTTGCCGAGTAATTCTGACGATAGAATTAAACTTCTCATTACGGTCTTAAGCAAAGAATATCGTGTTTCTAGAGGACTTGGTGTTCCAAGTAATCAAAAGCAACTTAGCGAAATTTTTGCAAGTGGAGATACGGGTTCTCCTTTTGACAACATTATTGGAGTTGTTGGAGATAATATTTTTGAATCGCCACTTGGTCCAGAATCATTACTTTCGCTTACAACTTTGGGTATAGATGAAAACACATCAGTTCTTCCATTTGAGAGGAAATACGTTGATACTGATGATTATAAGAAAACATACGTCCCTGGTAGTTCATATTTCGTAGATAGCCTACTAAACATTACCAACAACGACTTTAACACCACTCCATTTGAAGAATATGCAAACCAATTTGCTAGGAAATTTTCAACCGCCAATGGAGTTATTTACAACTTGTTTAGCCTTGGACGTGAGTCGGCAATCTCTCCTTCAACAATGAATGACAGATTTCTAGCATCGTTCAGAAACTCAATCGAAAACACAACCAACATTTTCTCTCTTAATAGAGACCAGGCTATTGTAGCTGCCATTTTTAAACTTGCAAACAATGACAACGAACTAAAAAGCAAACTGTTTCAATTTTGCTTGTTGGTCGGCTTAGCTACAAACAGTTCTTCAGACTTAAAGCCAATATTTCGACAACTTGCGTCTGAACTTAGAACAATAAACAACTTGTCAGAAGTGCGAGTTTCACCAGGTTCAACACCCAGCTTGTTTGGGGGGTTGCAAACCTTAAGACCTTTCATTGAGCGCCTAGCTGCCGACATAGAAAATCGTGTACTTGCACTGACAACACCAACGCCCCGATTTTCTTTAGGTCTAACCCTTAGAGCAAATCCACAGTTTACCAGATTGCGAACAAGAACTAGTCAACGTACTGCTTCTGTATCGGCCTTTTCACGTTTAAGCGTTTCTGCATTAAGAAACAACCAAACAACAATTAATATCGAAAGGTTTGTTATTAGACGTGTATTGCTATCAAATATAGATCCAAGAAGCTCCTCTATTTCAAATTTCATCAAAGAATACGTAAATATTGCAAATGATTTTGCACAAGCTGCGGCCTATAATGGTGAAACCAATTACCTGCTGCCCGATCAGACAGGAAGAACTAGATACAATTTTATCAGTACCTCAACTCAACTTTTGATTGTTTTTGAAATATTGTCAAGTTATGTTGCAAAGTATAGCTTTGCCAGCTTTGATCGTTCTCCCTCTATCTTCAATACTCTTATTACAATTGATGGTGAAAAAAATGACTTTGTAGAAAGTGTAATTGATGATATGATAGGAGAAAAATCTGTACCGGTTATTGTGCCAGCAGATTACGCAACAAGATTGGCAAGAACGGTTCCTAATATAGTCTACGGCAGACAAGCCACTGCTACAACCGCCATTCGTCAATCAACTTCTGCCGTTAATAACCTGCTTCGTCCTACTCGTATTACAGTTAGACGTTCTGGTGCGTCCACAAGATCTTCCAACCCAACATCTTTTGCTGGTGGTTTTCTAAGTCGAGTAAGAAATTCTAATGAAAGAACGCTCATACAAAACAATTTAGGTTCCGCATTCTTGGGCAATCAATCTATTCGTCGGATAGGCTTAACTCGTTTCACACCTCTATTTTTCAGCAAAACTTCAGTGAACCTAAGAAACGCATTGTTTGCAATTAGAAGCAAAATTTCAACCGAAGATGCGATCATTAATAACATTCTGAATATTCTTCAAGTTGTTGACCGACGAGTTAGAAACGCAAAAACTAGATTGCTTAACGTTTACAACCAAAATACACTACAAGCGTTCTTGAGAGAGAATACATTAGATGATCTTGAAATTGTTCGCAACCCAGCCCAAGTTCGTGCAGCTGCGTTTGCAATTGAAAGTTTTGTGAACAGAACAAGGAATTTTGGTCGAGTTGGTCGAGCAAATTTCACCTATTTCTTGGATACAGAAATCATTCAACCACAAACCAGAACTGTTTTGTATTCTTATTTGTCGCAAAATGATTTCCTATTGCAAAATCAGGCCGACAAAAGAATTAAGCTTGTATCTGTAGGTGTTCCTGCCGGGTTTTCAAGACAACTTTCGGATCGCATTCAGCAAAGTGCAATTAACGCAGACACATTCAAAACCAAACAAATAGATGTCGTATCTGTCAATGTTTTTAAACGAGACCAACGTTTCGATGATATAATCTTTAAGCCACAGTCTTTCTTGTTTGATTTAAGTCTCTTTCAAGATGAAGACCGAATTGATGCCACGCAACCAAGAGACAATGAATCCTATGACAGAATTGTCAATAGAATTTCCGCTAAAGATTACGAAAACATCAATAGTCCTAAAAAAGTTTCCTATCAAGACATTATAAACAATGACAAATATGACTTTTTAACAAATGAACAGAAAAGAAATCTAATAAGAAACATTACGTCCAGCAATTTAATTGAACTATATCTCAGATTGTTAACTGGAATGAGAGTTGAAGAAAGCACTTTCGTCAAAAGAGAAATTAATCCAGGCACAGCTCTGGATGAAGAATTTACCAACATTGTCTTTACTTACATTAGAGATGTTTTGGATATAGACGTTCCTGAAAGACCGATTTTGGAACTTTTGGTGGACCCAGAAGTCGATGAAGAAGCCAAGGATATTCTTAGACTGTTTATATTTGGTGATATTATTTTCGAACCAGAACGCTTGCGTAATCAAGTAACCAGTCCAAAACTTTTTGACAGAGTTTTCCACATTGCTCTGAATACCGAGGAATTTGAAATCGATGAAGAACTAACGAGGGAAACCGAAAGTGGGAAACTCGCACTTGAACAGTCATTTGTGCAAGAAAGGCTTGTTAGAATAGGCGACCGAGTTTTCTTTAGACCAAAACTCAGTAATGAACTTGTATTTGAAGATTATTTCGTAACCATAGAAAACGTAGTATGAGGACCACCAATGGCTGAATCCTTGCCATCAAAACGATTTGCAAACGTAGACGTACCAGAAGTAACTGAGTTTACTGCTAATTTCGATTACAACTTCTTTGTGCCAGACGAAAGAGAAAATGATTCAGGACTGGATTCGCCAAGATTTATTCAAAGAAGACCTGCCGATTCATTTGACAATTTCTTTATCGACTCTATTAATTTTCAACGCTTTGTACCAAGATTTGTGAGATTTGGTTGGAAACCAACTATAGATGAAGGTCGATCAGAATTTGTTAGCAATCCAGAAATCAATGCAATAAGCATTGGTGACAATATAGACAAAATTCATAACGAACAAACATTTACAACCGACGATTTTACAAACATGTACTTCCAAAATAGCGATTCTGAAAAGAAACTTAATTTCTTTATTAAACGTATCTTGGAAGAAATACGTGAAGGGCAAGAGCCCGAGGAGGATGAATCTCCGCTTGATGTCATCAAATTTTTAACAAATAAATTTGGTCGAACAAAAACTGGAAGTTCCATCGATCCCAGATTCCTCACAGAGGTCTTTCTTAATTTCACCAGAGAAGGATACCGTTTTCTTGACAGAGACGGCCAGCAGATGCTTGTTGAATCTGTTTTAGATGAAATTTCAAATATTCGAGTCCGAACTCAAATTAATAATAAAGTTATTCAAAAAATGCTTAGGACTACATCTGAAAACAGTCTTAACATTTACAATGATGAATCTTCTAGAATGCTTGAAAAGGCCAGGCAAATACAGGAAGAGGCTGTTGACGCCAAAAATTCTTCTCTTATTGATGGCAGGGATTACGATTTTGAAGTTCTTGAATTCATCAATTTTAGAAAAGTAGATCCTAATGCTTTCGATTCTACAGTTCAAGTGATTGGGTACATAATTGACAAATGGGAACTTAATGAAGAAGGAAATCTTCTTCCGATGGATCCTGTTGTTATTGAAAATCCAAGGGCTGACTCTGCTGTTGACTTACAAGTACGGTATGGAACCAGGTATGTTTATTCAATTAGGTCAATTGCCTATGTTGAACTTCAAGTAGAAGACTCGGAAACAAACTCGGTCGTAGCATTGAGTTTTTTGGTTTCATCCAAACCAACAAAGCAAATCACAGTTCTAACAGAAGAATTTATTCCACCACCACCACCAGCAGACTTCAACGTTGATTGGTGCGTCATCAGTCAAGCTGCTAGGCTGATGTGGAATTTTCCTGTTAACACTCAGCGAGATATTAAACACTTCCAAGTTTTTAGGCGTTCATCAATCGACGAGCCTTTTCAATTAATCAAAATGTTTAGTTTTGATAATAGCACAATCAAGACTCCATTTAATGAAACACCTGACCCTGAACTTGTTGAAAATCTGAGTTCACCCAGAAATTACTTTATTGATAAAGAATTCACCAAGGATACTAGTTTCATTTATACTGTGGCCTGCTTAGATGCGCACGGATTTTCCTCCAACTACACAACGCAATTTCAAGTATCATTCAATAGGTTTACCAATAAACTAGAAAAAAGATTGATATCCCTTCCAGGTGCTCCGAAACCTTATCCAAATGCATTCCTCGAAGAGGATACTTTTGTAGATACAATAAAGACATCAGGGCATAAAAAGGTAAAGGTGGTATTCAATCCTGAATTCTTAAAAGTTACCGATTCACAAAATAATGATTTACGCCTACTTAAAACGGACAATGGTTCAGAGTATCGATTACAGCTCATTAATATCGATATCCAAGACCAACAAGTAGTTAAGGTAAGACTGCAAGACAAAAGGACTACTTCACAAAAGAATAACGAGTAGTAAGAAGGTTTACAAATGGGATTCCTGCAAGGAGACACAAACAATATTATTTTGGACGCCGTTTTGACAGACAAGGGAAGAGAATTCCTTTCTAGAAACGATGGCAGCTTTTCTATCGTTAAGTTTGCACCAGGCGACGATGAAATCGATTATACTATCATTCAGAAGTTTGGACGAACCGTTGGCAAAGAAAAGATCGAAAAGAATACTCCAGTATTCGAAGCACTTACAAACCAAAGCCTCGCTCAAAAGTATCGCCTTGTTTCTGTTTCAAACCCTAGTCTCATCAGGCTGCCCACTCTTGGCTTTAGTGGTGAAGGGGTTGACGCTGTTAACAACATTATATCAATTGGTAACACTACCCAGAAACAAAGAACTCTCACCATTTCTCAAACTATTCAGGATGAAACTTCTATTGATGTTGAACTTAGAGACCAAGCATTCATCGTTGAGATGAACAACCAGTTCATTCAGATTGTCGGTTCGTCTCCTGACGATATTGATGGTCAGCAACGTGCAACATACATCCTCACCAGAGATGCTGGCGAAACTTCTGTTGGTGGTTCACGCCTCACTTTTACCATCGCAACAAAGGCTATCACCGAATCACAATTCCAAATCTTCGGTGCAACATTCAACAAGAGCCTTATTAGCACGTTTGTGAAAATCTCAGGCGTTCAATCTGGCGCCGTTCTTGAGTTTGAAGTACAGATCAACAAGAACACATAATTTAGGAATAAAGAATCATGGCAACCTTTAAAGAATTCGCAGCAGAAGATATCAAGACCTCTAGGTCTTTCCTTAATCAGTTGGTGGATATCATCAACACTGACATTTCCTCGCCTTCAACCAGACGTCCTTATCAAGTATTCGTAACTGGTGGAGTTGGACCAGGTGTTACTAGTTCTTTATTCCAAACGGTATATGACCAGGACTTCACCTTGCAGACTGCTAACCCTGTTTTCGATATGACTTTTGGCCTTTCTACGGGTTCGGAGGTTGTTAGCAAGGCAGGTTTTACTATTGACGCCAATGGCAAGTATCTTTTCCCAACAGAAACTGTTATGATGAGGGAAAAAATTGATATCTATCGGCTTATGGCCCAGAGCCTTTTAGGTGATGCTAATGCTATCTTCACAACACAGTCCGGTTCCAACGCATTCAACATCAACGAAGCAATGTTTATTTGTTTTAAACGACTGTTTTCTCGTGACCAAATTAAAAGAGAGACATTCGCTATCAAATATTTTCCAACAGCTTCAGCCGTAGAGGGGGCCACTGGTCCAAATATTAATAAGGCACCAGATTCAACTACTAAGATTCTTACTGATATTAATTCAACTGTAAATAAACAATTTACTTTTGGTGGACAAGTTTCAACTATAGTTGATTCAGCCAACACAAACAATCCTCTTGGATTGCTGTTTATAGACAAGGGTGTTTTGGTTCTTGATTTGTCAAGAAGTTTCGATCAGTCGGTAAAAATTACTGGCTCTATTGATGCGGTTACTACGACTGGTTTAACCAATGTAAGCGCCACTCTTGATTTCTTCATGATGTCAGCTTCCATTGATGATTTTATTGACCACATGGCGAGCACCCGCTTCCTTTCGGGAACCGCAGACCAAACTGCAATCACGTTCCAAAATATTACCAACATTAATAGTTCACTACTGTTTGCAAGACTAGCAGCTGATGAATTCAATTACTCTTCAAACCCAACATATCTTGATTCAGATGGTCGAATTGTGGTCATCGACGAAGGCCAAGAAGAAACTCAGAGAAGTTTTACGTTTGTTACGAGCGTTGGTTTATATGATGCTTTTGATAATTTATTAGCTGTTGCTAAACTTAGTCGTCCTGTTTTAAAGGACGACGAACGTGATATTACTTTTAAAGTAAGATTAGATTATTAGCGGTAACTAAACTATACAGCCCTATAGAACCTTGCTATACTATTTAGTATCTGGCGAGGTTTTATGATTAAAAGACTAACATTCGAAGATATTAAAAAACGATTTATTGATCAAGGTCGAACGGACATAGAAATTTGTGAAGATGACTTTCAAGGTTGGAAGAAGAAATCCAAGTTTTTTGATAAAGTCCAAGGTGAATATTTTTGGTCTATTCCGTATAGGGTTTGGAAAGAAGAGATAGTTCATCCAAAAAGAGTCGCAAAAAAAAGAGAAGAAACTCTTCTAAAAAGATATGGTGTCAAACACCAATCACAACTCAAAGAAGTTAAAGACAAAATAAGCAAATCTCATTTGGAAAATTTTGCGGATCCAGAAAAGGCAGAAGAAATTATAAAGAAGAGAAGGGAAGGTTGTATTAAAAAATACGGCGTTGACAATGCCTCGAAAGCCGAAGAAGTTAGGGAGAAAGTCGTAAAGACAAATTTAAAACGATATGGTGCGCCTGTTCCAGCACAATCAAAAGATGTTCAGGAAAAAATTAAAAAAACTAATATTGAAAAATATGGTGTAAACAATGTCATGAAGTCTCCCGAAATTCAAGCCAGATTGAAAAAAACAGTAAATCAAAAATATGGGGTTGAATGCATCGGAGCCTCAGAAGTCGTACGGGAAAAAATTCAGCACTCATTTCAAAAAAAATACGGCGTTAACCATCCTTCAAACCTACAGGAGATTAGAGACAAAATAAGTAAATCACATTTGGCTAATTTTGCGGATCCTCAGAAAGCTAAGGCTATTAAAGAAAAACGAAAAAAGACATGCAACAAACGTTATGGCGCCAAGTCTCCTTTGGAAGCAAAAGTTGTAAAGACGAAAATTAAAAAAACACTTGTGAGTAGATATGGTTCAGTAAACCCATCAGAAAATTTGATTAAATATCGGGTTAAAGAAACAAACGAGTCTGTTGTTTCGTGGTTGGGAAGACAGACGGAGCCAAAGCCATCAAAACTTACTTTGCAAAGATACTGTCAATCATACAAAGATCAGACTTATTTTCAAGAAGCAGACTTGTTTGATATAGTACATTCTTGGAAGGAGCAACAAACAATGCTTGAAATTGCATGTGAGAAATTATTTAAGACAGCTCATTTCAATGAAAAACCAAAGCAAATCGGTAAATATTATCGACCAGATTTTAAGTTATCATCCCAAATTTTTCTTAATGTAGATGGTTTGTATTGGCATTCTGATCAACAAAAGAATAAACGTTATCATTTTAACCTAAGAAAAGAATTTGAAGAACACAATCTCAGGATTTTTCAATTTAGAGAAGATGAGTTAAGAGATAAACCTTTGATTATTAAATCTATTATCAACAACTCTCTTGGAAAAACCAAAAACAAGGTCTTTGCACGAAAGTGTAAAGTCCAAATTGTTAAACAGGCAGAAGCTACAGATTTTCTTAAAGAAAATCATTTGATGGGTTACACAAACGCAAAGCATTTGGGGCTTTATCATGACAACAAGCTTGTCTGCTTGTTGTCTTATAAGCAAAGAAAACATGTTTGCAAAATTGAAAGATTTTGCTCTATCTTGGACACCAACGTAGTTGGTGGATTTTCTAAATTGTTGTCTCACTTAGAGAAAAACTATCTAAAGCCAGAAATAACGGAAATCCACAATTGGGTAGACCTACGTTATGGCACAGGTAAGCACTTACTTGATAAGAAATTCGTCGCCAAAAAAGAAACCTTGGGTTGGAAGTGGACGGATTTTAATCAAACTTACAACAGATTAAAGTGCAAAGCAAATATGGACAACAGGAACCTAACTCAACAACAACATGCAGATGAGTTAGGTTGGTTTAAAATTTACGACGCAGGCCAGCGACTTTATGTGAAAACTAAACTTAATTAGTCAAATGTCATAACATATCTAATGTTATGGTTTCAATAAGAAGAGTGAGAGGTCAACCCAAACTTAAAAAAGAAAAGTGCGAAATTTGCGGTCTAAAAGAGCCCGGTGCACTTGAAGAACATCATATTATTCCACGGAATGATCCAAGAAGTCATAACAACAATGGTAACTTGGCAATTCTTTGCGGTTCATGCCATAATTTGATTCACTCAGGCGAAATTATTGTTCTAGGTGTCTATAAAAGCACAGGTGGGCGCATTGTTATGCATCATCGCAAAGACGAATTACCACCTTTGGAAGAACAGTTTTGGCTAATAAAAAATAACAAAAAAGTTAAGACTCGTTGAACGCACTGTGAGACGAATGCATAAATTATGCATTGTTCTACTTACATTAGGAAAGTAAATGATTACACGACTCACGCCAGACAACTTCGAGTTTTTTACTTTGGTAACCAACCCAGAAAGAACCTTTGTATCAAGCTCTACAGGGCTTACAGGAGTCGTTAATGTTTTCCCTAGACGCTCTGACTTTGAAAAAGAAGTTCAGCCCCTGTCGCTTTTTAGTGAATCTTTTTACAGAGATGAAAATCTTGATGAGCTTAGAACAATTGCGGTAAATTCAACCCAATCAAATATAAGAGCAAACGTAGAAGCTTACATTAATGGAGTAAATAATCAACAACCTTCTGTAAGGAAAAGGCAAACTCAAGAAGTAATTCGATTTACCCCAAGTTTTAGATTTACTTCTAACACTCTTAGAAAGAATGTAGTTAGGCAAACGCTTATGCCGTACTACAGAACAGTGTATCCAAGAGCACAGTTCAACTATGCAAACTATCATTGTTTGAATTTCTTTTCAAGCAGCCAAAACCCTACTGGCTCTGCCATTCTTTACCCAAACTCAGCTTCAATTACAAGCTTCGTTTCACAGTCGGCTTACGAACTTTCTGGGGCGTTTTCTTTCGACTTCTGGATGAAGCCAAGATATGTACAAGATTCACCCGAACTTGATTACAAGCCTGGGACTTTGATGCAACTCAGCGGTGCCTATGCTATTTCGCTTCACACTGGTTCAAGAAAAGACATAAATGGATTCCCGTCTGGGTTTAGAGTAGCTCTTGCGCTTTCTTCGTCGGCAAATATCCCCCCGAGTCAGCTTACTACTAGTGATCCGTATACGTTCTGGACAGCAGACAATGCACTTGACAGAAACAGGTGGCATCACATCACCTTTAGATGGGGAGGAGAAAACTACAACTTTGGTTCTGGTTCCATAATAGTAGATGGCCAAACTAGCACGACATTTACAATTACTGAATCTTTATTGCTTGGACGTAGAGACCCAGGGCCTGGCGACCCATCAGTTCTGGTGGTTGGAAACTATTATGAAGGTAGCAACACCAGTCTGGACGCAATGGATCGTTTCTTTGCATCCGATACAGCAACTCGTGAGGGGTTGATTGAATTAAACGGGACACCTGGTGTATTTGGTCCAACAAACTTTGATTTCACCCACCCATTAAATTCCGAGGTTCATGACATCAAATTCTATGATAAGTACCTGACTCTTGATGAAATAGGCGAACTTAGCGGCTCTGGACCACGATCCCTGAGCAATCTGAAATTCTATCTTCCACCATTTTTTACTCACGAAAGCCCATTCAGAAGATTTTTGAATGGGTTTGGTGGAATATTAGTTACACCTTTCTTTACTCGTGATGGTGAAACTTTTACACCGTTTGCGGCTGAAATGGCATTCGGTGCTGGAGGTCACTATATCAATTTGGAAAACTATGTTCGTGATTTTGCTACCGGTAACTTCCCAAGACTTTGGGAGTTGACTGGTTCTACCTTTGAGCCACCTCCTACGACAGAACTTAGCGCCAATGCGTTTCTATACGGAACCGGTTCTGTTCGCCAGCGATTGTTTACAGTGTGGCCCTGTGACAATGGCAAATTCTTACCTAACTTTGATCTACTTGCCCCACTGTCAGGAACAAATTTCGTTGATGACCTGGGCGCAAGAGAATTAGGTGTTGTTACTCTAAACAACATCATTACCGAAAGTCTGAAAACCAGGGGAATAGTGACCTCAGGCTCATTACTTGATGATCTTCTGGGCACTCAGCCAGAATCCGGAAGTATTACCGCACTTCCAGGCGATAGTTTGGCTGTTCTGCACCGCACAAGCGATCCATCATCTAACCAGGTTGTTTTCTTCGATATTTCGAATCTTTACTACGGCAATCGAATCAAGCCAGGTTCATTCAAACTTGTTGATACTGCACTTACCTATTCTGGTGGCAAAGTTGGCATCACTCTCAGAGATGACTCACGTGGAAACCTTTATAGGGCAGATGTAAGTGGTTCACACGCAACTTGGGCTTCTGTTGGAAACATCTTTTACGATGAAGGCATTGTGCTTGTAAAGCATCCACAATTGTTCTTTTTGGGCGAGCGTGAATATGAAGTCTCCTTCAGAGGAGAACAGAATGTGCATGTACTAACAATTAATGCTTTTGCAAAAGCATTGAAAGAAACATCATCTTCAAATCCTTCATATATGCCATTCAATACAACTGGGTCGTTGGCAAACGTAACGGATCCGAAATCGGTATGGATTACTGGTATCAACATTCATGATGACAACCTGAACGTCATCGCAAGAACAAATTTTGCGCAGCCTATTCTCAAGAGATCGGGTGACAAATTCTTGTTCAAATTTAAGTTGGACTTCTAATCTTCAAGCTTGTCGATTACCACCTCGTTAAAATCCTTGATGCGTTGACAATCAACCGGATCGCCTTCTGGCGTAACGATACATCCGTTCAACGTAGAAACAAGTCCATTCAGAATTGATGACATGATAACATTGTCTTTCACCATATCAGGATCATCCAAGAACTGCTTGAGGGTCATTGCATAATATGCGGCGTTGTCGCCACGAATGAATACACCTGGCCAATCATCACCAAAAGCCATAGGTCCGGTCTCTGCTCGTCTGTGTTTTTTACTCATTTCTGTTTTGTTTTGTTCCATGTCCTGATACCCATGTATGTCAACACAACCATCAGTATAGGCCAAGGCAGCAAAGCAATTAAACCCCATTTGGTTAAAGCTGCCTTGCTCAAGAAAACTTTGCTAAACAGCTTAACCTTAATATTCACAACTGTTAATTAGTTTGCGTCATCAATCATTAATTGATAAACCATTCATTTTGCCATTTACCCAAGGAAGCAGAATAGGTTTGACGTACTTCACTAGCTGTGAATACCTTGTCGGTGTAAATTCTAACAAAAATCAAATCCCCTTCCCAATTGTCACTAATTGTTCCGTTGCCGCCAACATAAAATGTTTGACTGCCGCTGAAAGGCCCGCCGGCAATTTGGTACTTGCCTTCAGCGTCAAACTGACCATTGATATAAATGGACTGAGTAATGAAAACCGAAGAAGCGGCTGTTACCTCACGGGTGCAAACCACATGGAACCATTGTTCAAGAGGCAAAGATGACGAACTGTTAGTAGCAAGGTTTGTACCTGCATCATCATCAAAATCAAACCTAATCCTGTTAGGGGCACCACTTCCTTGCTTCCAAATTCTAAAACAGGCATCATCGTAATTGCCAACCAAAAAATCCCACGTTGCGGCAAGACTGAGATCATGCTTTGCGATAAATTCAACGGTCATACTACCGGTGATAATAATAGAATTAGAACCAGATGCAATAAACTTCCTACCGTTGTTAGCTTTAAAGCTAAATTGTGAAAGCGATGGTGCTCCACCCCCTCCAATACTTCCTGTGCTAACTCTTAGCAGCGGTGCCCAGCCGTCGGCCACTTGTGAACCGCCATTTATCACGAAGCCGGAAACAGAATCGGTAACGTTTGTAATTGTCCTTGCTATGCCCTGTGTAAAATCAAAAGCATGAGAAAGTCCGTCTGTAATAACTGGTGTAAGCGAGCTAGAAAAATTTATGGTTGTGCCAGCCGCAGCTCCAGCCACCTGAGTAACAAAAGATATTCCTGCTGGCACAGGATCGCCAGTTGACCAAAAGGCCCAAGAACCACTTGCCGCAATAAATCCACGAAAGGTAGCCATCACCTATAAATATGACCTAGGCTACCTTTTAAAGGTAGCCATCACCTATAAATATGACCTAGGCTACCTTTACAAAATTTCGCTTTCCGATTTTGATGATTGTTCCAGGCTCAGGCCAAAACAGGGGGTCTAAAACCTTTTCGCCGGCGATGGTGACTCCACCTTGTCTAACAAGCTTTCGAGCCCTGTTGTTGCTTACTTCACGGACAAGTGCCACTATCTTCAGCAGAAGATCAGCCTCGATTACTTGAATTTCATCTGGTGTTTCCTTGCGTTGGACAAGTGATTCAAAATGAACTTGTGCTTCGTCTGCCTTGTCGGAACCGTGAAATTGATTTACAATATCCCAAGCAAGCTTCTTCTTTTTTACCATAGGATGACCTGGAAGATCAATTAAATCAGTCAATAGTGAAATCCACTCATCGGTCACATCATCCGGGATAGACATCACCTTTCCAAACATCTCCTCTGGAGGCTCGTCCAGCCAGATGGTGTTGTTGAAGGTTTTACTCATCTTTCGTCCATCGGTGCCCCTAATGATGGGAGTCATAATGCAAACTTCGGGTGACTGTCCTTCTGATTCCTGAAGACTGCGTGCCACCTGAAAGTTGAACAACTGGTCTGTTCCACCAATTTCAACGTCAGAATCAAGCACTACAGAATCCCAACCTTGCAGCAGGGGAACCAAAAACTCATGTAATGAAATTGGTGCGCCTGCTTCATGACGCTTGCGAAAGCCATCACGTGCAAGCATATTTGCAACCGTAAACTTGCTAGCAAGATTAGCAAGAAAGAATGGAATAGACATACCGTTGACAAAGTCACGGTTTTTATGAACCTTGAACCCAGGAAGCAATACTTTGCTTGCTTGTGCAAGCAGTTGTTCTGCGTTTTCCTCGACCTCTTCTTCCGAAAGGATAGGACGAGTTTTGTCCTGTCCACTCGGATCACCAAGCTGGGCTGTCAGAGTTCCAAGAATGAGATCAAGATGATGTCCTTGTTCTTGGAGTTTTCTACAAACTCTTAGAGGGACAAAGTGTCCCAAATGAAGACGATTTCTTGTTGGATCAATACCAAACTTTATTTTTAGTGACTTTACTGATTCCTTTACAAAAGATTCTGTTCGTTCAGGAAAACAGGTAAAGACACCTCCACTGTAGATCATTCTTCAACATCTTTATTCTCCAAACAAAGGTTAGCATCCCCGGTAGGATTCGAACCTACACCCGGTCGGGTAGAAGCCGACTGCTCTTCCAATTGAGCTTCGGGGACATTTGGCAGACCCACCAGGACTCGAACCTGGAATAAGAGCTTAGGAGGCTCCTGTGATGTCCCTTTCACCATGGGTCCATTCACACTTTACAAACTATGCTCACTATAGCATATAGCTTCTAAGTTGTAAACCTTTAAAATGTTCCGGTCATCAACACCACGGCAACCAATAAACTTAGCACAAAAAGCCCAAGACAAACGAGCTGAACTCTTCGGTACCATTTTTGAGCTTTTGAACCTTTCCAATCTTTTTTAACTTTCGAAACAATAAGATCAACAGGAACCGAAAGAATCAAAAGTGGAAGCAAAATGGTAACAATCCAACTAAATACTGCGAGTACAATTTCCATAACAATAACCCTCTAAGGCTTAAGTAGCCTGTCAATCCAGTCTTTGGCTTGCTTTAACCGCTCTTTCATAACTAGAGCCTATTTTAGAATAAAGTTCTACCGGAGAAAAACCTTCGTGAAGCGTGGATCCTTGGAGATATTCTTCAGCTTTTAGGTGACAAACATCTTTACAGAGAGAAATACCGTTTTCTTTAACGTATCCACCGTTTTCTATTTCATTTCTATTTGTTATGTGATGGCAATCTAATATTTCGCTAACAAAATTATATTTTTGAGGGTTTTGTTTTAAAACCAAATCTCGCTTGCCGCAAATTCTGCAAGAAAAATTATCACGCACAAAAACCTCTTTCCGAAAATTGTATCTTATAGATTTTTTTGACACTGCACCACCTTGTCACATAAAGTTAAAAATCTCTCTAAAGGCAAATCAAATTTCATCTTATTGACATCTTTATGTACCCACCAAACATTTCCTTCTAAATATCCTTTAGTGTTATCAAATTGGTAGAAAGCTCATTTTTTATATGAGAAATAGAGCATCCGTCTAAGTATAATTTAATAATTTGTTCTTCTTTCATTAGAAAATGATAGCTAGTTTGTACTCCAATGCCTAATAGCTTAGGCTAACTTTCTCATTGAAATCAAATATCATTCACATTTAAAACAGCCGATCTAAAATTTGATCTTATTTGTTTCTTTTTGTGATTCACGGCTAAACACAGTTCTAATTGCAAACAAAAAAAGCTCATAGAGAGTTTTGCACAACAACAAGAAAAATATGAACGAATATATTGCTACGATAAGCAGTCCAGCGGCAAATATGAATACAATAGAAAAGAAAAGAAGAAAGATTTTTTCAGGTAAGGTTTCTTTCCTCTGTTCTATGTTCACATGGATAAATAGACTATCCCACCTCCTGGACTGTACCAAAAAGATCAAATGGATCAGTTAGCAGCTCCCAATCCTTTAAATTGTTGCTCATAAACGGCTTACCACCCCCAGCTCGATTTACCGCAACCGTCACGTGGGGTCTTTCATTCTTACTGGGGACGTCAGAGGTGACCCCGACGGCCAAAACTTTATCATCGGCTGCAACTGACACCACGGTTAATTCAGCCGGCGTACCGAGCAAACTAGGGTCTGCTGGTCCCTTACCAATCGGGCCCATGTTGATGGTCATGTGATGAGCAATAACGTCCCACCCTGCTGGGACCAGATGAATAAAACGATTTATGAGCCGCTTTCTACTTTCTTCGTCGAGAACTATTGCAGTGTACATATATCACCTTCGGTTTGAGAGATTGCCATTGTTATCCGACTCTTCCCAGATAACTTTCTCGAAGAATTCACAAAGTTTATCTTCACCAAATACGCCGACTCGACCTCCGTCGGGGTAATGGTGCCATATAGTTGACCACCCTCTCACTTGAAGCGTTTCAGATTTCTTTGGATCTTTAACAGTAAGGATGTAATCAGCAATACCCTTCTTTTCCCAAGAAACCAGCTCCCATTTAGGAGCAACAAGAGTTCACCTGCAACCATTCGCAAAACAAAGTATGCAGGAATCGCAAATATGCAAAATGTTACCAAAAACACAATAACTTCCATACCAACTCCAAAACAATCGGAGCCAATCTAACATGTTGGCCTGATGCATTCAACCTGTTTACTTTCTAAAATGTGGATGACATCATCATCTTATGGACAAAGACAAACCTAATGTATGGAATGCCATAAAAAGATGGCGCCAAAACCGGCTGCCATCCAAATTCCAAAACATTAAAGATATGAAAGTTCTGCCAATGTATTCGATTAAGTTCTCAGCAAAGCTTAGAGGCAGACTGTTTCAGGTTTGTTCAACCTATAGTCATATGGACTACGTTCACCTTCATTTCTTTAAAAGAGAAGTCGGAAGGCTTGGAACCTATAAAAAAACAATACCCGTCGGCGAAAATGTATTTGCCACGGGTAGAGTTGCTGATTTCAGAATCAAAGAAGAACGATCGAAACAAAACGCAATTGAAGTATTCACCACAAGAGGCATTGGTTACGTTTTCTGGAACGAATTAAAGGAATTGCAGCCGTCAGTTGACGTTTGACTCAGAGTCATCTGCAACCTTTTCTTGCATCTTCTGTTGTACCTCTTCTGCTTTTCGTGTAAGCTCTTCAATCTGAGCATTGTAAGCGTTTACATATTCCTCTGTTGGATACACAGCGCCATCAACAAGTTCAAGGCGGATGGCACGCATGTGGTCAACAATGTTCGTGCCAGTTAGAATTGAAAGCTGTACGAGTTCTCTTACAAGAGCAATCGCATCATCGCTAAGCCTTAGATTTTTTTTGTTTTCTTCACTCATTTCATACCTCTTTAGCTGACAAATAAAGCATGTAGAGATATTACTCGGTTGTCCAAAGAAGAACAAAGTTTCTTCAGCTTAATTGCTCAATATCCAGCCAAAATCTCGTTCCTTCAAATTTTGGAATATTGATCGAGCCAGCTTTGGCCATCTTTGGCAACAGGTGTTTGGCCTTGTTGTGAACATCTAATATTAGAGCATCGTGCAATACAAACAGTGGCCTAACATAAGAAAAGCCATCCGATGCCATCAGTCTTTCTATTATGTTCGAAAAGCCATTTAGAGCAACGTCAACCGCTGTCGATTGAATGAAGTAATTCACAAGCACGTATGGTGGTGTTGATTCTGCAAATATTGGACGTCTGTACATATTGTAGATGAACTTGCCGTTATTTTTTTTGTACTCTTCTTGTAGCTTTTTGCGAAGTTCTTCTACACCAAAATGCTCCTTAATGGAGTTTACGAATTGTTCAGGGTAATCAATTTTATCTCTGAGCTTTTTGATTAACTCATCATCACTAGCACCATAAATCATGGAAATGATAGCGGTCTTAATCGATTTTCGATCGACATCTTCATCAAGACCCATTTCTTCAGCCACAAACATGTAAAGGTCTTTGGGCGCTTTGAGCTTATCGTCTTTGAGTGCAAGCAATATTCTTGGTTCTAATGATTTAAAATCAACATAATATATCCCACCTTCATCACCCCATTGAGATGTAAGGACTTGGCGGTAGTCCTTGCGGAGATGTAATATGCCTGGACCATTCTTAACAGTCAAACGACCTGTTATCGATGAAAATCGATCATAGTTGATTTTTGAAGCAAAGTAAATACCCTTGTGCTGCTTGGCAGGCGCAAAGCTTTGTAAAACGACCTTGCTGGAACTTTCATTCCCATCGGAAACAAATTCTTCGTATTTTTTTACATCGACTGCTGTACGTCCCAGGGACTTAAAAATGACAGAATGTCTTTTAAAGGGACCGAAGTAATAACTCAGATCTAAGTTTTGATAGTCGTCCCAAAGTTCTTGGACGACTGCTTGAAGTTCCTTTTTATAGATGTTTGGTGGCATCACCATGCGCCACGGAAAATTTTTTGGAAGGTAGAAACCCTTTTCATCCTCCGGGTTTAGAACCTTTTCATAAGCTCTTCTGAATGGAGCTGGTGGAAAACGTCTGTAAGGTCGTCGATAAAGCTGGCAAATTTCCCAATAGTCGCTACTAGGAATAACAATTCGCTCCTGCGATGTTTTTCCTACAAATGTAGAACGACGCTTTTCAAACTCTCCTGGGCTCTTTACCAGAAGGTCAAAATTGTTGACACCGAGAAAACGCCTCTGTAATAAAAGCTCCACTAGACAAGTATAGGGCTTGTTGGTTTATGTTTCAACCTTATCGGTCAGTCTCAACATGCTGAGGATATACCATTGCCTCAATTTATTAGGGACAACTTCTTGGAACATCCAATGTGAAT